TATAGTATCGGCACTGGCGTTGCAGATTCTGTATTAGGATTTTCTTTAAAATACAAAAATATTTCTAATCAAGCATATTATTTGTTTGAAAATTATTTCATGACTGATGTTAATTTTGTTGTCGACGGCAACAATTCTTACTCAGTTCCGGTGTCCAACGGCTTTATAAAAAGGAACGTTAATAGAAACGACTCCGTTTATATCAATGTGTGGACAGAATCTGCCGGATATCAAATTCCTATTATTCAATACACAGTTGCAGATTCTGTAATTACTGAATTGGAAATTACTGCGGTTGAAAACGCCGGATATCAAAATATTGAAGTAGATGTATTCGTCAACGAAGATAAAAAAGTTTTATTGGACGAGTATACATTATATGCATCTGGTAGAAGATATTTTGTAGTTTTTAAAAATCCAGTAACAGTCGGAGACAGGGTACTTCTTAAAGTTAAAGGGACTGGAAAGCCCAGTCTAACAGGTGCATACGAAACCTCTTTAGGATTTACTAATAATCCATTAAACGGACCCATTTCTCAATTTACCCTTTCTGAATTGTCTGATCACGTTAAGACTATGATTGATAGACATCCTAACTTCGTTGGAAGTTTCCCAGGGACTAGCAATATTAGAGATATTGATCAATTGCCTAGTTACGGCACTAGATTAATCTGCAACAAAAATCCTCTTGCATTTGCTGCATATTTCATTGCCAACGACAAATATAATTTATTGTCTGCAACAAGAACAGTAGCACAACATTACAATCAATTTAAATTAGGGTTGATTGATCAAATTACAAAACTTAAAGGTAATTATACTTCGGCGAAAGCATTAGATATTGCATTATACAATATGAATGTGAATAAAGAAGTATCTTTTCCTTATGCACTAACTGATATGGTTGCCTACGGTACTGATTTAGTTTCTAGATCGTATCCTGTAACCGACAGCAGGAATAAAAATTATTCATTAGCGTCAACATTTAATTTAACTGAATTGTCTTTGAGGTCTGTTGTAGTATACAGAACAGACACTGCTGGTAACGTAGTACAATTAGTTCACGGATCTGAATATGAATTTGATCTAGTTGATTCATCAGTCAATATCAAAATTGATTTAGTCAAGGGAGACGTTATTACTGTTAATGATTATCCTAGTACTAGGGGGTGCTATGTACCGCCTACGCCAACTAAGTTAGGGCTATATCCTAAATTTGAACCTAAGATTTATCTTGATGACACTTTTGCAGGCGAAGCTAGAAATGTTATTCAAGGACATGACGGCAGTATTATGCTGGCCTTTGATGACTATCGAGATGATATAATTTTAGAATTTGAAAAACGAGTCTTTAATAATATTAAGATTAATTACAATCCTGAATTACTAGACATCAATAGTATTCTTCCGGGTGCGTTTAGAACTAACAAATATAACCTTAAAGAAGTTAATGATATTCTTTCTAGAGAATTTTTAAAGTGGGATGCTTTCTACGGATTTAATTATTCCTTTAACACTACTGCTACTGAAGATAGAAAAACTTGGAACTATAAAACAGGCAAAGATTTAGTTACTAAATTGCCACTTCCTGGTAACTGGAGAGGTATCTACAAATATTTCTTTGATACAGATCGCCCTCACACTCACCCTTGGGAAATGTTAGGTTTTCCTATTATGCCTAAATGGTGGATTGATGCATACGGACCTGCACCGTATACCAAAGGCAATACTATTTTATGGGATGATATTGAAAAAGGTTTTATTAGAGAGCCTAACAATTCCACAGTTAATACAAAATATATTAGAACAGGATTGTCTAGAATACTACCAGTTGACGATAACGGAAATCTTTTAGACCCGGCATCAGCTAGTATTGCTACTGGACTAGATTATCTTAGCACAACCGATAATTGGAAATTTGGGGATATTGCTCCAGTTGAAGCTGCTTGGAGAAGAAGTGCTTTGTATCCTTTTGCTGTACAGATTTTAATGTCTTTAGCTCAACCTGCTAGTTATGCAGCTATGCTATTTGACACTAGTCGAATAACAAAAAATCTTGCAGGACAATACGGCTACGGTGAAAATAAAGAATTTGTCAGCTTTGATATTCTTAAATTATATCAAGATGTTCTTGACGATCAGGATACTCTTGCCGCTGGGTACAGTGTGTTTTTAATCGAAGCAGGTAAACAAAAAAACAGAAAGTATCTATCTGAACTTAAATCTGAATTGAATTTTATTTCCTTTAAACTAAGTCATAAATTGGGCGGATTTGTTAATAAAGAAAAATTTAAAGTTATTGTAGACAGTGTAAGTCCTAACAGTGTTAGCACCGGAGTTGCATTAGTTAACGAAGATCACGAGATATTTTTAGACAAAAGTAGTCCAGTTAAAAGTTTAGGAATTAGTGGAGTTATTGTCCAACGAACAGAAAAGGGCTACTCTATTAGAGGATACGATACAAAGAATCCTTACTTCAATTGCTTGATGCCAAATTTCACAGCAACTGATCCTGCAATTACAGTAGGCGGAAAATCAGAAGCATATGTAGACTGGGCGGCTTCTAGTGCAAATCCTATGACCGGGCTTGATACTACATCAGTTAGTACAAATTCTGGATATAGATATTACAAACAAGGGCAAGTAGTTAGATATTTAGGTGGATTCTATCGAGTAAAGATGGGTCACAATTCCGGAGCAGCATTTGACTCTGCTAAATTCCAACCACTTCCGGCATTGCCAGTTATAGGCGGAGTATCAGTACGCCGCCCTTCTAAATTTAGTTCAACAATTACAGAAATTCCTTACGGTATTGAGTATGAGAACCCTGAAGATATCCATGCAGTTCTATTAGGTTATAGCAAGTGGCTTGAAAGTCAAGGATTTGTTTTTGATGAGTACAACAAAGACCTTACAGAAATTTTAGATTGGACATTTAGCTCTAAAGAAATGTTATATTGGACTACCCAAAAGTGGTCAGTCGGCAGTGTAATTACTTTGAGTCCTTTTGCAAACGGTGTTAAATTTGAAGATACAACCGCAGTAGTTGACGGATTAACTAATGCATTTTATGACTATAGTGTTTTAAAAGCAGACGGTACTGTGCTTTCTAACAAGTCTATTTCTACTTCAAGAGACGAAAACGTTTTTACAATTAGAACGGTGAATACCACTGACGGGATTTTCTTTGCAAGACTAAATCTAGTACAAAAAGAACATACCTTGGTATTGAATAATTCTACTTTGTTCAATGATGTGATCTACGAACCAGAGACTGGATATAAGCAACGTAGAATTAAGTTAATGGGCTTTATTACTGGCGGCTGGAATGGCGACATGTTTAGTCCCGGCTTCATATATGACGAAGCACAAATTTCTACTTGGGAAAAATTTACAGATTATTCCACAGGTGATGTGGTATTCTATGCAGGCAATTATTATTCTGCAATTTCAAAAGTTTTAGGTGCAGCTGAATTTAATTTTAACGAATGGTCTGTGCTAGGAGAAAAACCTGTAGCAGAACTTCTTCCTAACTTTGATTACAAAATTGGTCAGTTTGAAGATTTTTACAGTCTTGATATTGATAACTTTGATGCAACCCAACAAAGTCTTGCACAACACCTTGTTGGATATAGTCCAAGAAGTTATCTTGATAACATTTTTACTAACGCAACAAGTCAGTATAAATTCTATCAAGGTTATATTAAAGAAAAAGGTACTAGAAATACAATTAGCAAATTGGCCAAAGCCAGTATTATTTCTCAAGGCGGATTTGTAGATTTCTACGAAGACTGGGCATTTAGGATTGGTAACTATGGGTCATTCCCTACTAACGAAACATTGGAGCTTACTTTAAATGAATTGCAATTCAAAGAGAATCCACAAATTGTTAAATTTGTTGAAACTGAACCAATCATATACAGTGAGTTTATAAGCTATCAGACTCCTGAAAATATTGCTATTAAAACGAGTGATTACTCTAGTACACCTTTTAAAACAACTAGCACTGCCCTTTCTGACAGTGTAGCTATCTTACCAACTGCTGGTTATGCTAGACTTGATGATGTTACGGCTACTGCCTTTAACAAAGACAGTCTCCTTGACATTGCTAATAACAGAAGTCTAAAAGATGGAGACACTGTGTGGGTTGGATTCCTACCTAACGGCAACTGGGATATCTACAGATATACTCAGATTTCTACAAGAATTGTAGATGTAGATGTCTACTCTCCAGGGTCTAGTTTACTAGTAACAACTGATTTTAGACATAATTTAGCCATTGGCGATATTGTCAGTATCAGTCAGTTTGACGGTCAAGTTGACGGAGTGTACACAGTAGATCAAATTATAGAACTTAATCAGTTTGTGGTTTCGTCTGTTCTTACAACATTAACAACTCCGTTTTCTCCAGCAATAGGATTGTTGTTTAAATTTGTCAGCTCAAGACTCGGACAGTTTGACGATTTAGAAAATTCTATATTACTTGATAAGATTGGAGTTGATGAAAAGATATGGGTAGATGATCGACTGGGTAAATGGGCAGTGTATCAAAAGACAGATAATTTTGCCTCAACAGAATTTAAATCTCCTTATGTTGCCTACACACTAGGACAGAATCAACAGTATGGTTATAAAGTTGCAGGCAACTCTGCAGGAACAAAACTAGTAACCAGTTCTCCTAATTTTTACTACTCAGCCGATGGCCGCTCGCTAGATTTTGGAAAAGTTTATACCTACAAAATCAATAGTGGACAGGCTTTATTCTCTAGTGCAGTGTACCCAAATATTTCTATATCAGACACGTACTTCACAGGAACTAATACTTCTTTATTTGGGCAATCAGTTAAATTTGACGACGATAATGATTTAGTTTTTATCGGATCACCGGGCACTTCGTATATTCGACAAGTTACTGCAACTAACAAATTCAGCACAGTTAACTTAACTACTGCAACATCAAACTTTTTAGAACAAGGATTTGTTAGAATAGCTAGAATTGATTTTGACAACGATGAAATTTTATTTAATGCAGCAATTAGCAGCCCTCAGCCGCAGTCCGGTGCAAACTTTGGACATGCTATGCATGTTGGAAGTATTTCTTCAACCTCTAAGGTACTATTTGTTTCAAGTCCTGATCACGATGGCACTGGTGCGGTCCATTATTCTGTATTGAATGTAACTACCAGTTCTGTCAGTATTGCAGCTAGTGCAGATACAAATGCAAGGATTGCAGTTAGCGGACTAACTGCTAACAGTAAATTTGGTAATGCAATTACTGGCAATGCTGCTGGTACTAAAATTGCAGTAGCGGCCCCCGGATGGTCTACTTCAACTGGTGCAGTTTTTGTTTACTCACGTGCAGTCTCTGGAACTTACACTAATGTCCAGACAATTACTTCTTTAGATGATGCATTTATTGGTATTGCAGGACCCGGAACCGGGTTTGGCGAAAGCATAGTAATGAGTGAATCCGGAGACTATTTGTTTATTTCTGCAACTAAAGCAAGTGATAAAACTACTCGTTCGGGTAAAGTTATTGCAATGAAATTAACCAGCGGGCAATATGTAGTAGAGCAAGTTATTGATAATCCTTATTTAAATAATGGTTATGATTTTGGTAGTACCATGGAATTGTCCCCGGACAATAAAACGTTAGTAGTATCTTCGGCAGGTGCAAGTCACAGACCTTTTGCTACATTTGACAGCTATACTTCTGCACTTACTGGCAGAGAAAAATATGTACTAGATCCTAATAGTAATCCAAAACCATCAAACACTACGTTTGATTCTGATACAACTAATTTTTATTCTGTAATTAAGAATTCTGGTGCAGTCTTTACCTTTGTAAAAGAAAATGAAAAATACATTTTTGGTGAAGAACTTTTCAATCAGTTATCAATTGCTGGCCAACTATACGGAAATAGTGTACATGTACACAACTCCGGTGTTGTAGTAGGTGCACCTGGCTTAGATAGGCAACAGGCTCAGATTGGTGCTTTATATTTTTATACAGCTAAATCTGATTCATTGAACAGCTGGAAACTTATTAGATCTGAGGAAGACCTTGTTGACCTAAGCTCAATTAAAACAGTTAAAACTATCAACACAAAAGATCAGTCAGTGGTTGATTATTTAGAAATTATAGATCCCTTAAAAGGTAAGATCTCTGGCTTTGCAGATCAAGAACTTTCTTATAAGTCTTTATTTGATCCTGCGGTTTATTCTATAGGTGTTAGCGGTGTTGTGACTAACACTAACAATAACTGGTTAGACGAACACGTTGGAAAATTATGGTGGGATCTGAGCTCAGTCAAATATGTTTGGTATGAGCAAGGTGAGTTAGAATTCCGTAGAAATAGTTGGAATACTTTATTCCCTGGATCAATGATCGATGTATACGAGTGGGTAAGAACATCTTCTCTTCCTAGCCAGTGGAGTGCTATTGCTGACACTAACGAAGGACTAGCACAAGGCATTAGCGGCCAGCCTAAATTTATTGACAATTCAGTCATTTCTGTAAAACAAATTTGGAATCCTGTTTCTAACTCGTTTAGTAATGTCTATTATTATTGGGTTAAAAACAAGATTACTATTCCTGAAGGGGCATCTAGAAGACTAAGTGCATATGATGTTGCAAGTCTTATTGCAGATCCTAAAGCAAAAGGCGTTAAGTTTGCATCTATGATTGCAAACAATGCGTTCATGTTAACCAACATGGGCAGTTCTATTATCGGAACTGATATCAATTTGTCAATTGATATAGATACAACCGGAAAAGAAATTAATAAACACACTGAATGGTTGTTGCTGCAAGACGGAAATGCATCTAGTGTACCTAATACATTAATGATTAGAAAACTAATAGACAGTCTATTAGGAAAAGATACGGCAGGTAACTCAGTACCAGACACAATGTTGTCTGATAGATTAAAGTATGGAATTGAGTTTAGACCAAGACAAAGTATGTTCAAAGACAGGATTGGTGCTTTGAGAACATTAGTTGAATATACCAACACCGTATTGAAAAATAACAACATTGTTGACAGTGTAAACTTTACCAAGTTTAATGCTAAAGATGAGATTCCTAACCAAGTATTAGGAACTTATGATGTATTAGTTGAAGACTTAATTGAACGAGATTTTGCAGTCAGTACTAGAAATCTTAAGAGAGCAGAGCTAACCTGCCAGGTAAGAAATGGTAAAATTATTTCTGTTACAATTATTAATCCGGGATTTGGTCACGGTACATTAGAAAAAGTTTTAGTTAACTCTAACCAAGAAGCAGTCAACTATGTTGGTCCAACTGTGGCTATTGACGGCAACGGTAGTGATGCAAAAATTGTAACTGAAGTTAATATTGTTGGCGAAATTGTTAAAGTCACAGTAGTAAATCCTGGAAAAAATTATACAGCTTCTCCAACATTAACTGTTAGACCGTTCACAGTAATAGTAAGAACAGACGACACAGTAAATGGTCGCTGGAGTCGTTACGAGTGGGAATATGATCTTAAAGTATTTTTAAGAAAGTATACTCAATCCTACGATACTGCTAACTTCTGGAAATATATTGACTGGGTTGATACAACTTATAACCCTGCACAAGATATACTTGCTACCATAGATGCACCGTACCAGCTAGCCAGTGTATCTAGTATCCCTGCTGGCAATTATGTTAAAGTAAGAAACGGCGGCGACGGCAGATATATTATTTTAAGAAAGCGATTGTCTACAGCCGGTGTCGGAACTTATAATGGCTCTTTTGATTTAATCTATCAAGAAAATGGTACTATTAAATTAGACGAGTCTATCTGGAATTATAAAGCATCAGTATACGGATGGGATCAAGTATCCGGATGGGATCAGACTTCTTGGGATCAAAATCCTGCTAAAGAAACTGAAAACATTATATACGGCTTACTTGAAGATGTATTTGTAGGTCCGTTAAAAGTTTACTATAACAGACTTTTCTTTAAGCTGATCAAATATGCACTAAGCGAGCAAAAATTCTTAGACTGGGCATTTAAAACATCGTTCATTAACGTGTATAATCATGCTGGAAGCCTGGATCAACGACCTGTTTACAAGTTAAACAACGAATCTTATTATCAAGAATACATCAACGAAACTAAACCGTACCATACTAAGATTAGGAATTTTACTAACAATTATACTGCAACAGACGTTACAAGTGCAGTCATTACAGACTTTGACCTACCGTCAGTTTACAGTCCTAGTCAAGGCAGATTTATTCCTGTCACATTTGGTAGAGCAGAGTTGAACACGTATCCTTGGAAATCTTGGCTACAGAGTTATTCGTATTCAGTTAATGCAATTGATGTGTATGACGGCGGATCTGGGTATGAATTACAACCACTGGTTGAAATTACTCCTCAACCGGGAGATACTACCGGTACTGGTGCCAAAGCTATTGCATATATTGCACTTGGTAAAGTAAGTCAAATTGTTGTTACTGACTCGGGTTCTGGATACACTGCTACTCCTATTGTTAAACTAATTGGGGGCGGCCCAACAACTCTTATTCCGGCAAGAGTATCTGTAAGAATTACTAACGGTGCTGTTAGATCAAATTCTATCACAATGAAATTTGATAGAGTATCTGGATACAACGAAATTACTACAGCTACCGCATTTGATTCTTACACCGCAACAGGTGCTAGTCGAGAGTTTGATTTAACATGGGCTCCTAGCCCTGATAAGAATAACATCACAGTTAAAGTAGATGGTATCCGTGTGCTGTCTGGAGATTATACAGTTGAGAAATATTCTGAAAAGTTTAACGGCTATTCTAAACAGTACGGCAAAATAGTACTTGCAGACATACCTAAAAAACTATCAAAGATTACAATTGAATATAAGAAAGATCATTCTTTATATCATGCAGTTGATAGAATCAGAGATTACTATGCACCGGTATCCGGAATGCCGGGCAATACTGCAACCATGTTAATGAATGGCTTAGAATATCCCGGAGTAACAATTGATACACTACCGTTTGAAGTTTCAAAAGGTTGGGATACTACCCTGTTCGGCGACAGTAATTGGGATGACTTTATACCAGAAGTTGGTGCGTATGAAACTAAAGGACCGAGAGTAACTGCTACCGTAGCAGCAACTACCAGTATCAGTGCTGGGTCAGTATTGTATTTTACATTAGCAACTAATAAAGATATTACAGGAGTTCGTATAGGATCTACAGTTACTATTGCAACAGTAATTTATACAGTAACTTCTTCTACAATAGATACTGCAAATATGACTAGATGGGTATTGCAGTTAGGTGCACCGGTCGGAGTAACGCCCGGTGCCTCTTTATCATTTGTAAATCCAAATCCATTAGTTTACACTTTGCCTTTTGTTCCGACATTGGGACAAGGATACAATGCATATATTAAGTATTCTGGTACTAATAATTTTGTAAGAATTGATACTACTGCTACAGCATTTGTTGGCAACGGATACGTTAGTACAATTACAGTTCCTGCAATTTATAATTCTAATGATAGAGTATTGTTTAGGTCTACTTCGAGCGACGGCTCTTTACCGGTTGTTGATTTAGATTTAGATACCTACATTAATCCTAACGGTGCTACTAGCCCGGGATGGTACTATGATAACATCAATGGTATGATGGTACCTACTAAGTCTGATGACTTGGAAGATATCAATATTGATGGTGATAAGTTAATCAGTGCAAACAACAGCTACGGTCCTGAAGAAAATCTTCCAGGCAGAGTTTCTGACAGTCTAGGAATCAACGTCTACACTTATCCTACAGCGGGTGCAGCATTAATGATTAACAAAAAATATTTCAAAGATGCGTTCACTAGCAGATATCCAATTGGATTTACACCTCCTAGTAATGAATCTGTTGAAGTAATGTTAAACAACAGATTGCTATCATACGGTGTAGATTATATTTTAGATTATCAAACTAATGAAGTTGTTTTCTTAGCAGACCCGTATGCAGGTATTCGTGGACCTTATTTTAATCCTTCGGATGTTTTGCCAAGGCGTCAAGGCACAGTAATTGAAAGTAATGCAGGTGATGACACATTTACCGGTCCGTACCCTCTTGGATTTTCCTGGAACATGTTTGGAACATTATACAATGAAGTATATGTTGGAACCAACGGCTATTTAACTTTCGGAGCCGGTGATAGTCAATGGACTCCTCTAGTACTAGGGCAACTAATAGCACCTGCGATTTATATTGAATATTGTGACTTGTGGCAAGACTATGGTATTAATCCTAGTACAGGGCTACGGAATACTCCGCTATCAACTGGCGAAACTCCGGGTCTATTCTTAAGCGGTGGCGAAGTAGGCAACTTTGTATACTGGAGACTGCGTTTTCAAGGTTCTCATTATAATCAAAGAACTTCAACTACAACAGTGCCCGCATACCAATTTGAAGTCACGTTATACAGTGATGGAACAAATCAGTACATCGAAATGATTTATGAAAATACATGGAGGGGGGCAAACTTCAACGGCGACCAAGGATTCATTACTGGAGTTGCATTGGGCCGTTCTGGTAGCACACCAGGTACCGGTATTCTAGTAGATGATGCTAATATTCAAAATAATACTAGTCATGTATTTTATAGCACTAGCAATGGTGGTAATTGGCAATATGCTGGCCGAGGAAGCTTTGATCCATTTAAGAATCAAAATCCAGATCCAGAATTGTTATCCATTACTACTATGAGCGTCGGTGGCAAGAACTTGCTAGAAAAAGCATCAGTTCCTATTACATATGCCAGTGGCCAGAAAGTATTTGATTTTGCATCTAGTTTTGCAGATATCAAGAGCAGTTATGTAACAATTAACGGAGTTAAACGCACTGATTATGCATTATCTGGTCTAGTTAAGGGAACTTCTGGTAGAGTAAAATTAACATTTGATACTAACTTAGCAATTGGAGATACTCTGCAAGTTTGGTTTTTTGCCAGCGATCACAAAGCCTTTAGCGAAATTAAAGAACAAATAATTGCAGCTACTTCGAGTACTACAGTGTTCACATTAACCTCACCTCCAGGAAATATTCAACCATTCCATAGTCAATTAATTGTTGAACGTAACGGTGTACGTTTAAGTCCGCCGGATACAGTTTATTATTCTGCGGCAAACGGAGTTAGGACATTCTCTCTAGATCAGCACATTGATTATCCGCAAGGCTTACCTGATAGAGCTAAATTAGAAGTTTATGTTAACGGCATCCGACGAGATTTTGACACCACAGTTAGATTAAATCAAGATGAAAACTTGGTAGAATTTAACACTCAGGTGTTAAACAATTCTGACGTTGTTGCTATTACACTGTTAAGAGATCACGATTATTATGTTACTGGATCGACATTAACACTAACTGATCGAGTTGACGTTGCTAGCTCCAGTACAATTAAAGTTACAACTTTTAATAATCACGATAACAGTTTATTTAGAAGAGAACGTTTCAACGGTAATTATGCAGGCATATTCAAATTAAGCAGAACTGTGGTTAACAGCAACTATGTTTGGGTTGAAGTAAATGGTCGCCCGATTACTAGAGAAACTGAATTTAAAATTGGCTCTGACAACAGAACAGTTATCTTGAACGAGCAATATAAATTAAAATCTACTGATACAGTAGTGATTATGAGTGTAGTAGATCAAACAAGTGAAGCACTTGTTGGATATAGAATTTTCCGCGATAATCTTGGTAGAACACATTACAAGAGAATTAGTCAAGAAAATTCTACTCAACTTGCAGCAGACTTACTGCCAACTGACACTTCCATTACGGTAGAAGATGCAGATGTATTAACATTGCCTAATCACAACAACAATCGTCCTGGCGTTATTTTAATTGACGGAGAACGAATTGAATTTTATAAAGTAGAAGGCAATAAACTTAGCTGGTTACGTAGGGGAACATTAGGTACAGGTATCAAATCTTTACACAAAGAAAGTTCTATAGTGTTAGATCAAGGGCCTGAGCAAAATATTCCAGTAGTTGAATATAAGAAACAAGATAAGTTTACTATCAATAGCACAACTAACACAGTACTAACATTGACAAATATTGTGTTTGATGGCGGAGTTATTAACTCTTATAATCATGTTGACGTTGTTTATCAAGGTAGAGTACTGCGTAAGCCGTTATCTGATACTTTCACATCGTTGTTTAACAACGGAGTAAAGGTTGTTAAAAATACAACTTCGACTTATCGAACTACTGATGTTAGTGTTGCATATGATTCGGGAGAAACTAATTCTTATAACACTGCAAGTACAGTTTTGTTGGCAGCTGAATACAGCATTACTACTGCAACAAATACTATTAATTTAAACTTTACTCCTAGAGTAGGGTCAGAATTAAAAGTAATTCAAACAGTGTCTCAAGAGTCCGGAATTGAATATTCTGACATCCATTCTAGAAATGTTGAGCAAGTTAAGTTCTTGTTGGAGAGACCATCTTTCCTACCAGATAAATATTACTATGGTCAGAATACTGCAACAGATCAATACCTAATCCTTGAATTTGGGGATACATTAGACAGTGAAACAGGAGATCCTTTAATAGGTTCATAATATGGCAAGAATATCGCAACTTACAACTTTAACCAACGTAACGGATCAAACAATATTTCCGGTTGTTTCTAGTGGGACAAATTTTCAAGTAACATTTGCAAATTTTAAACAACAGATCCAAGCCGCTGCACAAGGTAGTACAGGCCCGCAGGGATCGACTGGTGCAACAGGACCAACTGGTTCAACTGGAATTGGGTCAACAGGAGCAACTGGAAGTCAAGGTGCTACTGGACAAAGTGGGTTGAATGGAGTTGACGGTGCAACGGGCCCGCAGGGATCAACTGGTCCGATTGGTGCTACTGGATTTAACGGAGCAACAGGACCTACAGGATCTACTGGTGCAGGATCTACTGGTGCAACTGGTCCTTCGGGTCCTGAGGGTGCAACTGGAGAAACAGGCAGTGGCAGCACAGGTGCAACCGGAGTTGGATTTGTGCCCCTCTTTTCACTAACTACTGCAACAATCAGTTTGAACACTGTAACATTTATAACTCACTTATCATCTAGTACCGTTGCATATACTGCAAGTTCTAGGGTAAGGGCAACAGCTAGTTCTAGTACAGACCTTACCTCAAACTTTGACGGTATTGTTGAGAGTTTTGTTGGAAATCAACTTACTGTTAGACCATTAACTAGCTTTGGCTCTGGTACTTTTACCAATTGGACTATAACTTTAGTTGGCGGTCAAGGTACCCGAGGTGCAACTGGTCCTCAAGGAGTCCAGGGAGAAATTGGTGCCCAAGGGTATCAGGGATCTACAGGGGCTACAGGCACACTAGGTTCTACTGGTGCTACTGGCCTAAAAGGTGATGCAGGAGACCCGGGAGGTGCAACTGGACCAATAGGTAGTACAGGTGCTACAGGTGCAACTGGCATTCAAGGCGTTAACGGTACTACGGGTGCAACTGGTCTTCGAGGCGGAACGGGTGCTACTGGTCCACAAGGATCAACTGGACCTGCTGGAAGTTTTGGCGGCCTAACTGTTAACTATAGATTTAGCACTGCGGTAACAGATGACGATCCAGGTAACGGTAGAATTAAATTTGACAATCAAACTTTGCCTGATGCTACCTTATTCTATGTCGATGACCGGGATATTAACGGTGTTGATCTTCAGAGTTTCCTACGAACAATTGACGATAGCACAAGTCCTTTAAAAGGTCATTTTAGAGTTGGAGTTGCTAATACTCCTAGCACCTTTGCAATTTTTACAATCACTGCAATTACTGAAGAAGATGGTTATTTTAAAATAGACTGTGCCCATGTAGATGGTGCATTTAGATTTGATGATCAAGCTGAACTTATTTTAACATTTGCTAGAACTGGTGACATTGGTCCTACTGGATCTACTGGGCCACAAGGTGCAACCGGTCCTGGATTTGCAGGATTAATATCAACTAGTACAGTTGCTATCGGAACATCCACAGTGACATTTGTTACTAACAAATCTGCGATTTCTGAATCTGCATTTATGGGCGGCAACTACGTATTTGCGTATGCAGGATCTAGTGCAACAATTTACGGGCAAATTGTAAGTTTTACAAATAAAAACCTCACACTTAATCCAATTACTACAGAAGGAACTGGTACATACAGCAGTTGGTTGTTTGATCTAACAGGTGAATTAGGACCTACTGGTCTTACAGGTGCAACAGGACCAGAAGGTGCAACTGGAGCTACCGGACCTCAAGGTTCTACTGGTGCTACTGGCCCTACTGGGTCTACTGGCCCTCAGGGAGATCCAGGCGGTGCAACAGGACCAGCAGGTGCAACAGGACCAGCAGGTGCAACAGGACCAGCAGGTGCAACAGGTATTTTTGCAGGATTAACATGGACATTATCTAGTAACGGCACAATTGCCTATACATTTAGTGGTCCGGGAATTATTACCGGCAATACAGATGATCCTATATTGTATCTTTACAAAGGATTTACGTATAATTTTATCAACAGTACTGGAGCAAGTCATCCATTCTTAATTAGAGTGAGTAACGGTGGAGCTGCATATACAAATGGAGTGACTGGAAGTTCTACAGGTACAACTACAATCACAGTTCCTATGAATGCTCCTTCTACATTGTATTATCAGTGCGGAATACATGCATCAATGGGTAACACTATTAACATAGTATAAAATAATATTGGATAAGTATGAACATGCAAGACGAAAATAAATTAAAGCAGCCCGAAACTCCGGCTAAAACTCCAGACGAAGTTGGCGGTATTAGCCTTCAAGGGCACATTAAGATCTTTGATCCTACTACTAAAGAAGTCTTTGTTAATAAACGCAATGCTATCCATTATGAAAACTTTAGTCTAGCACTAGTTAACAGTGTTGGAAATCAAGGTTACGGTTGGGTCAGTAAAATGGCATTTGGAAACGGCGGCAGCAGAGTTGATCCTACCGGAATTATTACATACTTGACACCTAATTCTGTTGGTCAAAACGCAGCATTGTATAACAAAACCTATGAAAAATCAGTTGATGCTGCTAGTTCATCTAACTTAGATCCCACAAGAAACTTTATGGAATCTAGGCATTTAGTTGGTGCAACATATAGCGATCTTCTTGTTAGTTGTTTATTAGATTTTGGAGAGCCTAACGGTCAGCTAGCATTTGATAACAGTGCAAATTTAGACGGACAATTTGTATTTGATGAACTAGGACTAGTAGGATATGATTCTACTGGAAATGAATTGTTGTTAACCCACGTTATTTTTCACCCTGTACAGAAGAGCTTAAACAGAATGATCCAAATTGATTATACTGTTAGAGTTCAAAGTATTAGTGGAGTAGGAGCATAACATGGCCTATACAGTTTATTTTTCTGATCCTACAAAGTATAGCAGTGCTATTCTAGTTGATGATGGTCTTCCTGGAAATCCTGGAAATAATTATTCTACTAGTCTAACACTAGTTGGAAAAAATGCTTCAGGCTATGCATATGACTTTGCCTCTAATTTCTTACACTTGCTAGAAAATCATGCTAACAGCACTCCTCCAAATAATCCTATTGAAGGACAGCTTTGGTACGACAATGCTAATTACAAATTAAAAATTAATGATGGTACCGCGAACGGTGCAAATTGGAAATCAATTAACGGAGTGTATCAAGAGTCTTCAGAACCCCCAGAAGCAGTTACTGGTGATATCTGGGTAGATACAACTACGTTCCAGTTAAAAGTTAAGAACGAAAACAGTGAATGGATATTAGTAGGCCCGGCAGTTGACGGCAGCAGTAAGTCTGGACCAATTGCAGAAACGGTCTTAGATACTGTAGGTGTTGGTCATAAAATTATTGCAAACTATGTTGACGGCAACATTGTAGAAATTATTAGTCCTGAACAATTTACTCCACAGATTAAGATTGACGGGTTTGAATCAATCAAAGCTGGTCTCAATTTAACAGCAGTCAATTCTGCAATTTTAAATTCTACTGCTTATGCAGCACAGAATCTTATTGTAACTACACCTACTCGAGGTGTTATTAGTGGAAATTATTTTGTTCGTAATGATATCGATACATCTATCAATGGAGTATTGAACGCCAAGAACGGCTTTACATTAGGAGTTGACCCTACTTTCTTAATTCAAAAGGAAGGCACATTTAAAAATAAATTTGTCAACAGTAAACTCAATGGAACATTTGCATTTCAAGTTGTTGATGAAAGTGAAATTTATAACGAAATTTTAACTATCCAAGGAGAAAATAAAAGAATAGGAATAAACACTCCTAATCCTCAATTTACTTTAGATGTTACTGGTAGTGCTAGATTTTCCGGAACTGTCACAATTACTACTAATGCTGACGATGCATTGACTATTTCAGGTGCAGTTGCATTTGGTAAGAACACTTCGTTCAGTAGTACTGCAACATTTAATTCAACATCTACATTTTTTAATGGGATTAAAATAGGAAATACAGTTACTGATACTTCTTTATTCTCTAAAGAAATTATTCAACCAGCAGTTCACAATGTTTATACATTAGGATCTGTTACCAAGTCATTTAAAGAAGTACACAGTGCTGTATTTAAAGGAACACTTGATGGAACATCCACAGTAGCAACTAGATTAGCATCTTCTGCAACGTTTACAATGGCCGGCGATATATATAGTGCAGGTATTACCTATGGCGGAACAAGTGAAACTAGAACTTTTACAACTCAATTGCAGGCTAATGCAATTACTTCAAGAAGCACAGTTACCAGTGTTGCATCAACTGATGAATTATTAGTAGCTGTTAAGAGTGTTAGTTTTGTTTCAATACCTGCTAACGGGGGCTCTGGTAGCGGCATTGCATTTGATATTACTCGTCAAGCTGCTGGAACATATATTATTGACAGAGTTGCAAATAGCGGAACTAACTATCTTGCTAACGATGTATTAACAGTTCCCGGAACATTGTTAGGCGGCGAAAACAATATCAACGACATGTCGATAACCATACCGAGTGTTAATGTTTTGGGTAGTGCCCCAACAAATACTGCATTGTTTACAGCAGTTTCGGGTACAGGAGTTACTGGTCTAGCTAAGGCTAGTAGAGACGCTTTATTGTCCAGTGTGTTAGATTTCTTAATTCCGCCTGGTACAATTATGCCATATGCCGGAATTGAAAAACCAAATCCTGCAACACCTTTAAGCAAAGGATGGTTATTTTGTGATGGTGCGGTTGTTGGCCGCACAGACTATCCTGCCCTATTTGCAGCAATCGGATACACTTATGGTAAGACATTAGTTAACGGTCAGTTTAGATTGCCCGATCTACGAGGAAGAACAATTATTGGTTATGATAACATGACCAACGGACTTACCAGTAGTGGAGGAACTGCAAATAGAGTAGTAGGAGCAAATACACCTAATAGTTTCTTAGCATCCCAAGGAACAGCACCTCGAGTAGTTGGCGGATCGACTACTGCTACTATGACTGCAACTTCATTCTCGCAACAGTTTCCGTATCCGACTCCGGGCTTTGGCGGAACTGCAACAGGCATGGTAACTACTGTAATGAATCCGTTCCATGCTATGAATTATATTATCAAGGCCTAATAAGTTATGTCATATACGATTAAATTTACAAACGGAAAAACATTAGCAGTAGTAGCTGATCAATCAATTGACGACGTGTCAACTAGCATAACTTTAGTAGGTAAGAATGTTAATAATTACGGACAATATGTTAACGCTAATTTTGTTTCGTTACTTGAAAACTTTTCAAACTTAATTGAACCGTCTAGTCCTGTTGTGGGACAAACATGGTTTGATACAAGCGAGGGTCGACTAAAAGTTTATTCAACAGGCACATTCAAACCAGTTGGTGCTCCGATTATAAGCACAACTGAACCAGCTGGAGTAGTCCGCGGCGATTTGTGGGTGGATACTACTGACAATTTATTAAAATGGTATGACGGAACAGTTTGGCAACTTGCTGCTAAACAATATTCTGACAGCGTAGGTAAAGAAGGGTGGTTCGTAGATACAATATCAGACAGTTCAGGTTTCGATCACGAGCTGTCTATTTTCTATAGCCAGGGTGTTCGTTGGGCAGTGATGTCTACATCAACTATTTCTCTTCAACCTGAAACATTAACAGCAATTGCTTTAGGTACTAGCACTATTAGATCTGGTCTAATGATTAACAGTGCAATTGGTGCTAAATTTTATGGTGTAGCAACTAGTGCAGAAAGTATTCAGGGTGTTAGTCTTGATAGTGTATTAAGATCAAATTCTTCAACAGAAATTACTGGTAAATTTGATTTTGTTAACGATAACGGTATTTCAGTTGGAACAAATTCAAATGTTGAAATATTAGTTGACAATACTGGTGTAGTTACTAGTGTAATCCGTGGCACAATACAGGGTGAACCTTTAGAAATTAGATATAATAGTGTAACTACTGGTACTGATGCAGTGGCAATTCATATTGATTCTGATAATGATCGAATTGGAATTTTCAAACGAAATCCTACAGTTGATGTAGACATTGCCGGAGATGTAAATATTTCTGGAAACTTAACAGTACTTGGTACACAGGTAAGTGTAGAAACTACATTTATGCGAATTGAAGATAAAAATATCGAACTTGCAACTGGTCAAACTACTGCAACCGATGCTTTTATTGACGGCGGCGGCATTACACTGCATGGTACTACTGACAAACTTTGGGTGTTTAACGATTCGTCTGATTCGTGGCAATCTAATATTGGCATTGACACTTTAACTACTTCTGGATCTTATAAAATTGCGGGGGTTCCTGTATTAGAATGGGCAGGTGCTGCTGACTACAAATTAAGTTCATCAGTTAAGTTTGCTCCAGGATTAATTAATTTACCAGTTCTTCAAGGACTGACTGTTTCTAGTGTTGTTATCTACGATAAAAATATCACAACAGTTTCAACACCGTTAACTGATTTATATTTAACTCCGTCTAGTGGTTACGTTAATTTAGATAATTCTAACAAGATTGTTGGCCTAGCAGCCACAATTGACCTTGACACAGATGACACCGCAGTGTCTAAGGGATACTTTGAAGGACGACTTGCTGGTGCATTAGGTGGTTATAGTGCTAGAAAGCCATATACATTAGCCATCGATATAACTGATTTTGACACAGTAAATGAAGATATTATTGCAATACTAGATGTTACGTTGCCAGTTGACGGTTTTGGTGATCCTTATTATGTTCAGCCTGACGGTGCTAGATGTACTATATTATGTACCAAGTATGAAGCTACTACTGCAACATATTTGTTGAATAACTTAAACACTTCTACCGTTAGAAAATTATTTAATATTGTTACTGGAATCGATTACACAGCAACTTCAACAACTACTTCGTTTATTAATACAATAACAAGTACATCTACACTACTAGTTACCGACTTTGAATTAGCAGGTAATGTAACAATTGCTACTCCTATGCCTCGTATTGTTAGAACTGTAAAATTGTTTGCAGTTATTGCAGGTTACTGGACATTTATTGAAGATGTTGATACTACATATCTAACATCTGATAGTGCATCTACTCTAACTACAGGATTAAAAACTTTCACAGTTAACAAAAGTAGTTCTACAATTTATAGCTTCCCAACATTATGGGGCAGCATATTCAGTACCGGCACTAGCATAACAATTAGAGAAACTGATACACAGGTTAACTACCTACAGGGAACAATTTCTGAATATTCAGGAACTAACTTAACAGTTAATGTAACCGCTGCATACAATACTGCAACAACATCAACATTCACATCGTGGATTATTAGAAGAGACCTATAACGGAGAGCAACTAGATGCCTTATAATTTGAATTATTTTGACGGGAGAGCTTTTATAACCCTTGCAGACGGGGTAGTCGATCAGCAGGCTTCTTCTAGTCTCTATTTAATTGGTAAAGATGTTACTAGTTATGGTACTATTCAAAACGATAACTTCCTTTGGTTGACTGAAAATTTTGCAGGAACAGTAGAACCTGTTAATAAAGTACAAGGGCAACTTTGGTTTGACAAATCTATTAGTGTGTTAAAACCAAAAGTATACGACGGTGCAGAATGGAGAACTATTGGAATTGTTACCTCAGGTGTAACCTCTGCAACAAATGCAACACTTGGTGATTTTTGGTACGAAACTTCTGCAGGACAATTGTTTATTAAGAACACGCTATCCAATTATTCATTAATTGGACCAGAAGCAGTTCCTGGATTTGGCACTACTAAGTTTGTGTCAACTAAAGTTATTGATACTGCCGACGGATTGCATGCCTGTATTGTGATGTACGCCGATGGCATAATTTTAGGTGCAGTGTCTAATGATGACTTTGATGTTAAATCTACTGAAGCAGTATACCTTGCAGGAATTCCACATGTTGGTAGAGGCTTTAATTTTGCATCTGGTGCAAGTATTAGTTCCGACGATATATATTTAAAAGCAGATGTTGCTGAAGTAATTACCGCAAGATGGTCTTTTACTAATAGTAGCGGTATTGGAATTGGTACATCTACTATCTATTCGAGCGAAGCTGGCAATTTAACATTACAATCTACAAATAGAAGTGTTGTGGTTAATGCATCTGAATTTAGGCCGGGAAGTAATTTAACAACATTAGGAAATTCTTCAAATAAATTTGCTAAAGTTTACACAAGTGAAATTAATGCAGGTAGTAGTATAACTTCTGCAAATTTAGTTGGTAAGTTTATTTTAAGTTCTAGTAGTAAAATTGAACCAGGTACTGATGGTACAATTAGTTTTGGTGCATCAAATGCCCGCTTTGCTACTTTATTCTCTAAAGGATTAAATTCTGGAGGAACTACTGAAGAAGGCACCATTACTGGTGCTTGGAAATTAGGTGCAGGTAGTTCTCTTGATGTGTCAGGCGGCTCGTTTATTTCGGCTACTTCGGATGCTAACACTGTAACTGCAATAATTAATGTTATTTCACCAAAATTATCAGCAGGTAGTCCTAGCACTAACGGAACATTTGTAGGCCAGTGGTCGTTTGGCCCAGGTTCATCTTTAACATTACCAATTGGTACAACATCATACTATGCTGACATTGCAGAAAGATATGCAAGTGATGTGCAGTATGAATCTGGAACAGTAGTAATGTTTGGCGGGACATCGGAAGTGACTATTGCAAATGTCCACAGCACCGCCGCAGTTGCCGGAATTGTAACAACAGAACCTGCACAAATTTTAAATTCTGATTTAACTGACTCAGTTGCAATTGCTTTAGTTGGCCGAGTACCTTGCAAGGTAACAGGCAATATCACTCGAGGTAATTTATTAGTTGTGAGTCATATTCCGGGAGTCCTTACAACTTCGCTATTCCCAAGTCCGGGAACAATTGTAGCGAAAGCAATGGAAAATTATAACTCTCCAAATGTGGGAGTAATTGAAGTAATGGTAACAAGAGGCTAATGAATGTCATATATTATTAACAAATCAAACGGTGCAAAATTAGTTACTATCGAGGATGGATCTATTAACGTTTCTGTTTGTGATCTATCTTTAGTTGGTAAAAATTATGCCGGCTATGGCGAATCTATCGCAACTAATTTTGTTAAACTTTTAGAAAATTTCTCAAACAGTAAACAACCACCTAAACCAATTACTGGTCAAATTTGGTACGATAGCACTAATAGAAAAATTAAATTCTACAATGGTGCAGAGTTTAAACCAGTTCCTTCGTTACAATCATCAACAGATTATCCCACTGATCAATATAAAGGTGATCTGCATTACAACGAAACTGAAGGTAAACTTTACTATTATGATGGTACAGGATACGTTTTAATTGGACCACAACTAACAGGCAAATCTGCAATTAACACAGTAACACCTGTTCTTCTACAAGAATCAAACGGGCAAGTACATTATGTACTGAAGCACCAAATTCAAGATCAGTTCGTTGAAACAGACCTTAAAGATATTGTAATTGCTTCAAGGGCTCAATTTGTTCCAACATCTGGAGATTATTCAGATTATCCTATTATCAAAAGAGGATTAACATTACCCGGAACAAACAGTTTTGGAGTATCTTACAGTTCTGGAAGTCCTGAAGGTTACTTACTATGGGGCACAGCTTCTGACAGTATTCGATTAAACGGCAAGGAGTCTAGTGATTTTGTCACATACGAATCTCCTATTTTTACAGCACAGGTACAGGTTAATAATGTCAGTGGAGTTAACATTGCACAAAATCAATTAAGATTATTTTCCAATGTAAACGGTGCTCAAGTTACTTCAAGTTTATATAGAATTAGTTTAAATGTCACTGATACTAACCAAGAAATTATAAATGTTGTTAACGTTGATGCTAGCGATAATCCAGCATTGCTTGCAAGTAGAACACTGGGAACCTTGGTTAATATTGGCAGTGCTTCAAATCCTTTTAACATCATATACGGTAACGAGTTTAATACAGCGGGTGCTGACTTGGCAGAAAATTATCTTGCAGATGCTCAATACGAACCGGGCACTGTACTACGTTTGGGCGGAACAGCAGAAGTTACTATCTGTGCAAGTTACGAACATGAAGGTATTGCAGGCATTGTATCTACTCAACCTGGGTATCTACTGAATAGAGATTTGGTCAACGGAGTTGCTATTGCACTTAAAGGCCGTGTACCTTGTAAAGTAAAAGGACCAGTTAAGAAAGGTGATGTACTAGTTTCGTCTAACATCCCTGGACATGCTGAAGTTCGTAAGTACGGACATAGAACAAATCCAATGGCAGTGCTAGGAAAGGCACTCCAAGACTTTGACGGTGAAACAGGCGTTATTGAAGTAATGGTATATTAAAAAAGCCCCTTCCGGGGCTTTTTATGCTTCAGTAGTTTCTACTTTTGAAGTTTTCTTCTTTGGCGGATCAATAGTGTCTGCCTCTTTTCGTAATCTTGCAGCCTCTTTAAAAAGTGCATCTGCTCGGCTACGCATTTCTGTAGGAGACAACTCTACAGGTGTGCTGTCAACGACAATTTCGTTTTCTTTGATTTTGTCTTCTCTAGCTCTGTCCCATTTAGTTTTTACAGATTCCTTTGCAACAGGACTTGCTGGTTTCTGCTCAGTTGATTCTGTAATAGATAATTGATCAATAGTAATACCTTTTTGGTCAGCAACTAGTTGATTTAGTTCACTTAATGCAATTTGATTCTTATTATCAAATACCATAGTGACCATGTTGGTTGCAACTTTGGTCAATAGTCCATTACGGTGTAAGAATTCCAACATGTTGGAACCATCTGGGAACCTGCGTACAGCCAGTACATCTGCAAGTTCATTTGCTTGCTGACCGGACTCGCTTTCAATTAGACTCATAAGAGAATCGTGGAATGCATCAGGTAATGCATTAGTACCGCATACTAGAGCACTGGTAGCTTCGCCGGGCAGTGTTCTAAACACAACGGCTAACTTTGCTCCGTTGTTCTTCATTTTTCCAACATGTTTCATATTTTATCCTTATTCTGGTTGAGCAGTTTGCTCAGCAGCCTCTGGTGCTTTCTGTGCAGGTACAACAGCAGCCAAGAAGGTATCTAATTTATTAAATACACCTCCAACTGCGGCCATCTCGGCTGCTTTGAATGCACCGCGAGTTGCGGCAATATCAATAATAGATCTTACATTTTGTAGATCTGTAATTGTTAGCTCAGGGGCTTGTTTTTCTTGTTCTGACATTTTTAATCCTTATGCAAAAGTGGACAGGCTAACGATAGCATAGATAGTTCTTTTGCATCTTCAACACCTATCTCGATAGCAGTAGTTAGCTTATTATCATCCACGATGGTGCATTTTCTGACGCAATAACGACTATCCAAATTAAGATAAATCCATTTATCTAGCTCTCTAATATCGAGCATTTTTTTAATTTGGAGCTTGCTAAAATTAGGAGGAATCCGATCCAATCTCCTCATTGAGAGAACATTTAACGGATTCACCCTTCCTTTACTGATAGCCATAATATACCTACTTTATTTATAATAGGCAGTCTGGCCGAATGGAGAAACAATAGATTCAGTACCGTGGATCACAAACAGTGTTTCACAGTAGTTTTCGTCGCCCCAGCTACCGCAAGGATATCCGTCTGTAAACATAATAAAACGCTTAGGCTCAATACCTTCTTCTTTCATGAAGTCCCAGTTGGCATCAAAATCAGTTCCACCGCCACCTTTAACATCGTAGCTCATAATTTCGTCAGCAGTGTCACCAGTGAATTTTGCATAGTTATAGACACTGGTATCAAAGCACCACAGATCAAGTTTAAAGTCTTGATACTCGTCCATAATGCCCTTAACTTCACTTAAGAAGTCTTTTGCCATAGAGTCCGAAATACTACCACTCATGTCAATTGCAACAGACACATCGATAGTTTCTTCGTTCATCATACCTGGCAAGATAGCACCACAGTGCTGTGACTTACGATTAGGACGCTGGAAGCTAAAATTGCTCTTAATGATACTTTGGATATTCATGCGGAGCAGTTGACGCCAATCCATTTTAGGCTCAGTGAAGTCTTTGATAAGACGTTGAACACCTGCAGGAATACGGCCGGCACCTGCTGCCTGAGCAGCCGCTACCATTGCTTCTTTAATCTCGTCTCGGATAGCTTTCTTTTCTTCAGCAGTTAGTCGAGGACGACCTTTACCACTACCGTCTACTTCCTCGCCATCCTCGCCTTCACTCTCTCCATCGCCTTCTCCGTCCAAGTGCTCGTCGAGTAGTTCGCCGAGCTGACTTAGATCAATCTTTTCAGCCTTCTCGTATAACTCGTCATAAATCTGTTCGTAACTCCAACCGCGGTATTTGTTGTCTTGGAAGATTTTAATAAAATTAGGCACTTCCCCAATTTTCTCATCTTTGAGAATCTGATTGGCTGCATAATCTGCGGCAATGTTTGACAGTTTAGGATCTCGTCCATCACGGCGGCCCATGTGATCAAAAACGTTGTGAAGAACTTCGTGTGCAAATCCAAACTCTGCCTCTTTGGGTTTAAGTTTATTCACAAAGTCTAGATTGTAATAGAAATTACGTCCGTCTGTTGCTAATGTTGAACACCATTCTGATGCATCAATTAACTTCATACGTGTGGCAAGATTACCAAAGAACGGATGACGGAGCAACAGACCAACTCGTGCGGTGATCAGTTTATCTACAATTTTTGCCTTTTCGGCGGAAGTGTATTCTTTTGCAGGTGCAGTCTTTTTGACTTTTTCTGCTTTCATAACTGTTGACATATTGTGTCCTTTTGTTGTCTATGTATTATTATATACCCAAAACTGTTAAAAGTCAAGCAAAAAGGGCCCCGAAGGGCCCAATTTTAACCTTCCATTGCTTGGATAATGTACTTGCCGTACTTGTCATGGAACTTGTCAAAGTTCTTCAACTTAGACGCATCAAACGGCAGTTGATAGTTAGTCAACGCAACCTTTGCACCCATAACAACCAATTCAGTTGGAAAATTATCCATCATAAATCCAAAGAAGTTATCTGCCATACTGTCCCACTCTTTGACTTTCTTGCGATCTGCTTCTTGAAGCTCGTAGCACATAGAAGTTGTCAAAGAATACATAGCGGAGATTTCTTTGATATTGATCTTAGTAACCTTGCCTGACAGAATGTCTTCGGGCTGTGGCATCTGTTTAGCAACCTTGCGGTGTGCCATAAACTTAACAGCAAGACCTTCACCAATAGCACCCGACACTAGGTCAGTCAGTGTACGTTCATCCAAGTCGTCGTCAATCAACAGATCGGATACAAAGCTCCAAGAGCGAGGTGTAGCAAAGGCACGTGAACTAGACTTTGGATCAAAGTCATACAGGTCTTGTTTGGCAAACGAGCAGTATCCAACAACCTGTTCATGGATACGATTCTTAGTAGCCCACATGAGCCAGTCTTCGAAATCTGTACGGAGTTCTAAGTGCAAGAAACGGTTAGCCAACGGAGCAGGCATACGATAAGTAACACCCTTGTCAGTTTCACGGTTACCTGCGGCAACAATTGAAACACCATCTGGCAATTTGTAAGTACCAACTCGGCGGTTTAAAACTAGCTGGTATGCCGCGGCCTGTGTAGCAGGTGCCGCTGAATTCAATTCATCCAAGAACAAGATTGCAGTAGATTCTGGATCAGTGGGCAGTTCTGCAGGAGGTGCCCAAGTCATTGTGTTGGAAGTAGAGTTGTAATAAGGAATACCTTTGATATCGGTAGGTTCCCAAAGTGACAAACGAACGTCAATCACTTCGCGATTTTGTTCATCGCCAATTTGTTTAACAATATCGGACTTGCCGATGCCTGGAGCACCCCACATGAATACTGGACGCTTAATCTTTACGCACTTGCGAATAGACTTTTTTGCTTCGTTAGGAGTGACTGCACGATTACCGCTGAGAGCTTCTGCCATTTTAAAACCTTAAAAAATGTGTTGAAAATTTGTACGCTGTATCGTTAGCGTATGTATTGATTATACAGGCTTTTTAGTCAGTTGTCAATGGTTTTTGCTGTTGTGTTTTTGCAACACTCATAGCTTTAGAAAGGCCGTATTTTTGAATATTTCCGGAAAATAACACTAATTGCACAGCCATCTTTTCTCTATATACAAAGATAGCTTTTTTGGTTAGATAAAATGGACAATCAATAAATTGATCCATTTGGATAATTAACCGATTTGTCCATTCAATTTCTTTTGGGAGATCAATTTGATAGCATTTGATGTCAGCAAGTTGCATCCATTCTTGCCCGGAATCAGTTAGTCTTAATCCGCCTGTTGCTTTTTGTCTAGGATTCATCCAAAATGCAGGCAGCATTTTTTTAACATACTCGTCGTGATGAGGCTTTCCTAGTGTTTCTAAAACGTATTTGACTATTTCAGTCCGCTGATTCATTGCCTAGTTTTTCACCAGTTGTGAGTTTATAAACGGAGAAGTCCTGGCAATTAAACATTTTGTTCAGTCGTTCCGCTAGATTGTGTGCATGTCCGCTGTTGGAAAAACTAACTTTTTTATACTTTGGACCTAGGTCTTGTGCTACTATGCTGGTAGTTTTTAAGTTGACAGGCCTGTCTTTATAAAAAACTGCCCAAATGGCATCAGCTTCCAATACCTGTTCAGTCTTGTAATTTTTTTTATTTGTTAGTTCTAATAATACTGTAGGTTTAGGTCTGCTCATGATGCGTACATTCTCCGTTATATACGCATTTATTTAGTTGGGACTTATCGAAATCCGCCCCCGTCCATTGAGACCTGTATCACATCTTCTTGACTAGGTTGCTGTACAAAGTCTTCTAATTTTCCCACTAGTCTAGTCATAACAACCGCAAGACTGTCTGCTAATGCAGTGGCTTCATTTATGTCTAGAACTACAGTCTTTTGACCTGATTTCTTTGCAATACGAGCCTTTTCGAGATAGTTTTCGATGGCTAATGTGTTAATTTGTTTCATTTTCTTTTTTACTTAGAGTAGTGAGCATCTGTTTCATTTCAACTTCTGTTTTAAAAGGTCCGTGAAATGGATATCGATCTAATGTAATTAGCTTAGGACAAAAACTTTTAACCCACCCTTTGCGGAATTTAATTACATAGTGTCCTGCACAATATTGACTTTTACTTTTTGTACTCTTAGCATAGATAGGTAATCTTTTTCTAATGTCGTATACTGATCCAAACGGCCTTGATCCACACGGAAAATCATAAACTGCATATTCTGTAGTTTCAGATTTTACAGATTTAACAACGTCAAAAAATACAACGCCTAGTTTTTCTTTGACATCTTTTACTGTGCCTATGGCAATTTTATTACCGTTCTTTAAAATAGAATACGAACTGCGTTCTTTGTTCAGGGTACCTACTTTGAGTCCGTCTCTTTCTAATAGCCAACTTTTGTTAGGTATTAAAGGTTTTGCAATAGTTGTCATTTTTGTCTCCCAACATGTATCTGTTTTATTTTTACAAGTGTCTTCAAACTGACACGTTACTAGTATATCTTGCATTAAAAGGCTCCGCATAACTTTGTGCTTGGTCTGTAATTTTTTGCAAATCATAAGTTGCACAAAACTTCATAAGTCTAATGCCAACTTGCGGAACATTCTTTTCTGCGGTAATTGCAGTGTTAATAGTTTCGGTAATGAGATTGCGAATCTCTTCTGGCTGTTCAGTCAAGTCACACAATAGACGATTTCGATTATAATCATCTAGCACTTTATGTTCAATGCCTTCGTGGTCTACCCACTTCTGCAACATGAGATTGTTCCAAGAATAGCCTTTAGAATTACGGTCGGCAAATGCTTCACGAAGCCCTACTTTATTTTTAGTGCCTTTTTCACGCACACCGGGATATGCACTAAAGATATTGTCGCTAGTGTCGCCACGCATACATTTCTCAAACAATAGCCATTCTGGATCAGGTTCAGGTTTTATGAGTCCAGTTTTCTTGTCTTTAACTCGTTTGCCCTTTTCATCAAAGTACCCCTCGTGAGTAGTAGTTACTTGACTGACACCATTATATTGTTTCACATTGGGTGCAACTAATTGTGCAAAATCGCCATCTGTCGAAATGATAATATGCTGATCTTCGGGATGTGCTTGAATGAATCCTGCAATAAGATCATCTGCTTCTAATCGTGGATTTTGCAACACAGTACAGTTAGTCTTGTTAGTCACAAAGTCTTTAAACTGATCAAACGTTTCCCAAAATACGCGGTCTTCCTCGGCTTCTCGAGGACTCTGTGCCGCACGAGCTTCTGTACGTTGACGCTTGTAAGGAGCATAAAAGTCCTTACGCCAGCTACGCCCCTCGAGGTGAAAGATAACATGGTCACCTTTAAAATCACGCCACGCCTTGCGTACACTGCTGAGAATAGTATGCAGACTCATGCCCACTTTGTCTTCAAGACCGCCACGTACTACATGTCGAGCTCGGAAGAATGTATTTGCAGTATCAACGTGAATAAATGTCTGTGCCATTAACTAACCTCAACTTTCCCATTACCTAAATTGTTTACATTTACAAAGCCACTGCCTCTACGTTCCATATCTACACCTTCTTCGGCACCTACGCCTCTGCAAAGTTCTTGGAACCATTTATCTACAATGGCCTCATCTGTTTCGCCAGTATAACCAGCGGACCTTAATTGTAACACGAAATACTCATTCCAGTCAAGTTCAAAGAATCCGTTACGCACGTTTTCTTTATTGACATGAGTATCCAATACAGCTACCCAGGGCTCTTTCTTTTCGTTTGCTATTTCTTTTGGACTGAGTTTTGACAACCGTTCTAATTCTTTAGCACGTTCTGCTTGCTCAGTTGCTTCTTTAGCAATTTTTGTAGCACGTTCTGCATCTTCTATTGCACGTCTAGTTTCGGCTTCAATTTTATCGATACCAAATAATTTTTTAAAGATATTGTTCATTAAGTTCCCCACTCATTTTTAAATAACGGCACTTGTAAACGGTCGCTATAACGTAAGCCTGCGTTCATTGCCATAATGGCCACTGCCTTGTTGTTTAGTGCATAGACACTTTCTACACCACCCACTGGCATTAGATAAACGTGTCCTTTAAATCCTGCATCACGGAATTCTTTAGTTGCCTTCATTGCATCTGCAAAGTCTTGCTCTGTAGCTATAACAAACTTCAAATATGCTGTGCCGTAATTTTCGTAATCGCAAACAACTTCTGGCTTGATAGCATCATCCCACGGTTCTCCACTACAAGGTAGTTTTGCACTGACTGAGAAAGTAATTTCTCGTTCTAGATTCTCTGTAGTCCAAATACGTAGATAATTTTTAAATGCACTAGTCAGTCGCATTGTACCATTTGTTTCAAATGTGATTTCTTTTAACCCTACCATCTTGGGATGATCCAGTAAGTCTGGGTAAGCCTTCTGCCAACCCAACAACGGCTCACCACCCGTAATAACAAGATGAGCATCCCCCCATTCGTTGTTAGGAAGCATTTCTATAATGCGTTCTACAATTCCGTCAGCCTCAATCATTGGACTTAGATCTTTAAATGCAGGATGCCAACTTGCATAACTGTCACAACCTGTACTAACAAGAGGCAAAGACTTGTACTCTGTAAATGGAGTTATCATTGTATGCTGTGCCGCAATGTCTGTTGCTTCGTGACTTACCTCGCCTCGGGGCATGCCAAATCCTTGACAGGTAAAGTTACATCCGTATGTACGTAGAAATACAGAAGGCACGCCCATGTAGCGTCCTTCTCCTTGAATCGAATAGAATAATTCGCTTATTTTAATTTTGCTCATATATGTTTGACCATTGTTTTAATTTTTCGATCTTAGCAGCTTTTGCAACTTCTAAGTGTTCTAATGATATTACATTCTTTTCCAGCATGATGTCAATCATTGCCAGCATGTCGCCCAATTCTTCTTCAAGGTGTTCTCGATTAGTTTTGGGCTTGCCTGGCTTGAAGTTGTCAATGCCAAATCGACTAATCTTGCTCACCGCTTGAATTACTTCTGCACATTCTTCTTGTAGAATGTCCATTACTTCTTTTGTTTTACTATCCATTATTTGCTCTATCAGTTAGATATTTGTCGTTGTGGATCCATTTGTTATTAACAAGGAATCCCCATTCACGTCTTTGTGGTCCAGGCATGAACATTGTCCAGCAGTCTGTTCCTGCTTCAAGCTCAACACGGTGATAGCTAGTAGCAGGGCAAATGCGGAAGTGACCAGGCCCACGCCAATGCCGTGTCTCACCGATCTTGGCACCTTGTGAATTAAATTTAGGAGTCCATTCATAATAACCACCTTTAAGGATTAAAGTAGCGTAAGGCCATGGATGATCATGCACATCATCGGGGTCTGACTTAAGGAACTTGTGAAGAAAGATATTAAAGGGGAAGTGCTTTCTATCTTTAAGAAATAAGTAGTAGCGTTCGAGATACGGTTCATTTTCTTGCCTGTCCATTACAATTCGTTTACGACCAATTTGCTCTAAAAAGTTTAGGAACCATTTCATTTGCATGTCTCCAGCCAGTCGTTTAATCGATTCACTGCTTCGTCAAAGTCAACGCCGTAAACTTTGGCCTCTAATATATTATCTGCAATATTAATATCAAACGGTATTACTCCGTTAAATCTAAAGTCTTCCGGCACGTCGGTAGTAACAATAAATTCTTGCAGATGTCTTGCTCTGAAGATTAAGTTATTAGCCATATCTACTGAATTCATATTAACCGCCTTGTGTTGAGCCTTTAGTGAATGCCGCACGTACATCACGTAACAATGCTTCATCGTCCCACTCTAGTGTTGTTTTACCATCCGGATGAGTGGTAACAGTTAAGTGACTACCTTTGACAACTTTTGTTTCTGCAAAAACTATCTTAGCACCGCCGATTGTGCCGGGCATCTCTATTGTTGTTTCTTTCTTTTTACGTGTTGCCATAATTACCTCGGAGCAAAGTCTTGCTGTAGTTTGATGTTGTCAAAGAATTCTTTCTTTGTACTTTGGTCGTCTTTAAACGCACCTTTAAGCACAGTAGTCTGCGTCAATGAGCTATGTGCCATAATACCTCGATTCTCACAGCATCCATGCACTGCTTGAATGTAAACGCCTACGTCTTTGGCGTCAGTGGCTTTTTGGATTTCCCTAGCAATGTCATTAGCAAGTTCCTCCTGGAGAGTACCTCGACGGGCACACCACTGAGCGATCCTTGTATACTTGCTAAGTCCGATGAGTTTCTCAGCCGCAATAATACCAATATAAGCAACGCCACTAACGGGTTGGTGATGATGGCTACACATACTGCGAAGCTCGCTACGAACAACCAACATACCTTCGTAACGGTCCTCCGAATCATTTGGAAACGCTGTTGCGTCTGGTGCATCATCATATCTTCCTGCCATTATTTCGTTGTAGTACATTTTGGCCAGTCGACGTGCTGTGCCTTTACTATTTGGATCAGTTTCGCGATCAATAAGCAATGTATCTAGCACTTTTTCAAATGCGGTTGTCGCTTCGTTGATAAGGTCTATTTTATCCATGGGTTTGATATATTCTGAAATATTATCACCAGCCCAGAATCTTTTTCCGTTTGCTTTCATTTTATCGCGTATGGCTTGCGATAAGTTTTTACTTGTATCTGTCATTGTAGTTTTTCTCCGATGTTGAGGCAGTGGATTGCCATGTATATATTCTATACTATTATTTAGGTTCAGTCAACCGTAGTAGCAAATTTTTCTGCACGGCTGATGAAATTACATTTAGGTTAACATTATGTTCTTTGGCATAGTTTATTAGTGCTTCTGTATCTTTTGGAAAGCAGTATCCACCAAATCCTAAAGAACCATCTATACCCGGAACACGCATATGACTTTCACCAATACGTACATCTTGTTTAATTAAATTAACAATCACGTCATAATTTAATCCAGCTTTTTCAGCTAGTTGATAAAGTTCATTCATGAACACTACCTTAGTAGCAAGAAAGTTGTTAATAGCATATTTGGCCAAGGCAGCATCTCCAATATTACAGAACTTAACTGATTCTAAATTCGGCTGCGTCATTTTGATAATGCGTTCTGCTTCGTTTCGATATGCTCTAACATCACCGCCAATAATACACCACTTTGCGTTGGCATAATCTCTACTGGCATTAGCCGCGGTCAAAAATTCTGGACTGTGTACTAGATTAGGATAGACTTTATTAAGACGTTGATATACATTTGGCGGTGCAGTTACTTTAGAAATAATAACACCTCGAAAGTCTTTTAGTTTTTCTAAAACACTTTCTAAAATACTTGTATCACAACTTCCGTCATCATTCATTGGACTTGGGACACATATAAAGATGCCCTCACATGTCATCAACTCTGCGTAAGTTCCAACGTATCCTTTACGTACATCTGAGTCCACACATACAACATTATCTGGTACAAACTCGGTAGAAGATCGAACAGCTTCACCTACAAAGCCTAACCCTACAATTCCTATTCTGGGATAAAAAGAGTCATTCATTTTATATTCTCTAAAAGAATGTTAGCACTGAAAAACAAACTGGTTAGATCCTGTGCTTGTTTGTTTAATTGAGGAAGGAATTTATTATAATTTTCCATGTACTGCATTATCTTTTGACATATTTGCGGTCGATAGCCTTGATAGTTTTCCCAGTTACGAGTCCAGATTTCCGGATACTTAAATGTATCGAAATACATTTCAGAGTAGCTAAGACGATCTGGTACCATTGGAACGGCATCTACTAAGGCACCTTCGTAACAGCTAATGCCAAGAGTTTCCTGCAAGTTAGCACTGAACACTATTTTTGCTTCGCCTAACAAATTATGATATTCGTTTTTAGTCAGTTGTTGATCCTGACACACTACAAATTCATATTGTGGCAAGTGTTCTTTTAAGTCACGAAAGATTTCAACTTGCTTCTCGGGTGCAATACGATGCGGAAATAAAATTAAGTCACGCTTTGGCATACCCTTGTATGCGGTAAGTATATCATCCATATACTCCATGGGCCAGCCTGTGCGTACAACCTTGTTGTTGAATAACGTATCGTCAAATACAGTCTTATACATACTTGCTTTACGATCCGGATCTGGTTGGATCAAGTTTTCGTAAAACATGTGAATATGAAAGTCTGTGGCAAAGTAGTTGTGATCAAAAGCATGGTAGAAACTTTTTTCAGCGTGTCTGACCCAAGGCTTGTTGCCAACAAGACGTCCTAGGAAGTCTTGTGGATCATAACTGCCAGCATGCCAAAGACCGTGTGTTGTTACTGGAATACCCAGCAGTTCACTCATGTACTTGAGATTGATGATACCAGGGTGCCAAGCATCAGTAAATATAAAATGATCACCTGCATGAACGGCTCCGTCGCAAAATAGCCGACCCATCTGCTCAACCTGCCGAGCTTTGTAGATGTTTGTGCCGCCAAAATTAAGAAAAGCCCCAGGGGTAGTAGCACTAGGAATATCTGCGGGACCAGAGATAATTTGAACATTGTGTCCTGCCTTTCGTAAGAGATTAGGTACATGAGTCTTCCACTGACCCGTGTACCTAGTCTCAACTGATTCTAAATCAACGAGAAAAACTGTCATTTCTGTTGTATTGTGGACGAGGGTTTTTACCCTTGTATTCAGTGCGAGGCCGACGTTCACCTCCGCTGTTCCAACGCTGATAATTCTTGTATTCTGGAGAGCGATACAAGTCTGCTGGATTAAAATCCAACAAGTTGAAACGGCAATAATCAAGCCACTTATCGAGATCATCAAAGATCTTTTCAACTTCGGGTTTCATGAACAGGGTTTTTTGAATGTAATTTGGCTGTGCCATTTTTATAATACCTAATTAAAGGGTTGAAGGAAATTTAATGAAGCAGCCATTCTCGCCGTCTTCACTTACGTCAATCCAAATCTCACGACCTGGATATCTTGCAGAAATAGTTCCGTGAAGATCACGGCTTATCATTTCGCAGGATTTATGGTTAAGTTCGAGTGTGCCATCTGTGTAGCAGTGCTCTAACCAACGCTTAAACTGAATAAACTCAATATCACGATCATCGTGAAATACTTGAATATAGATTTTAAAATGGAAAATATGACGGTGCGGAGTACCAAGGAAGCTAACATCATACATGTCGCCTGTTTTAAGTTTAGGATCTGTGGCCGCTGCGGGATACAGATGAACACCTTCCTTGCGAAAGGTAACCCAAATCATATTAAGATCAGTCATTAACTAATTCCTTTGCAAGAGATTTAATCTCTGAATCGGTTAGGAAAAATTGATAGTTTGAAGTAAAGTCAACTTCACCATCTTTGTTAAAACATTCTTGAATAAACTGTACATGGTTTAAATCTGTAGGAGTAAGACATTTTTTACTTTGTACTCGAAGTCTAAACGCTTTATTTTCTTTAACTGTAAACTCTTTCATTTTGCTATTTCGTCCTCTTTATATTGATCCCAATCGGTAAACTTATTACTATCCAACAAGTCGTGCAACCTATGCGTCCAAACTCCTGCATTAGTTGCTTCAAAATCTTTGTCGTCTAGCTTTATTGTAGCATTATAATTGAACTGTGTCAAGTAGGGTAGCTTAACAGAAATCATCGAAATGAATTTTCTTTGCTCATTCAGTCCCGTTTCCAAAATATCTTCTGCATATTTGCAATCAAAATCTAGAGTACACCAAAAATCTTGTTTCAAAAGAGCCATAATCATTAGTTTCCAATTTTCGAGTTCTTCTGTACTTCTTGGTTTAAAACTTTGATTTGCTCCAAAGTATACATGTTTTACTTTTTCTTGTTTTGCAAGCAGTAATACTTCGGCTGGATTTTGGACACCTGTTACAAACAAAGTGTCCATTCCATATGCCGCAGTATGTTCAATTTCTTTTCCTGTAAAGAAAATTACCTGATCACTAGTGCCCGTTGCATAATCACGATTCATTAATAATTCCTTCTTCTAAAGAACGTAGGTCGTCATCGTCTGGATTTTCTAAATCTACTTCCGACGAAGTAGTAACTTCTTCAATTTCGAATAAGTTGTTAAACTTGTTTTGAGCAGGACCGCCTTGCAAGCGAGAACCTTCTAAACTCTTTAAGAAAGGCATAGCTTGTTCGATCATTGCAAATGCTTCTGCTTTATCCTTAGTATTGAATAGATCCTCTACAAAGGTATTAAAGTATAACACATTTCTAGGAACCCAGTCACTGTGTTCGTCGCTCATATCAGAGCCCTTAACTTTTTTCCAATGTGTCCAATGTAGCTTGCCGGAAGTCTTGGCAATCTCAATATCCATTAACTGTTGAGCACGTTGTACCGCAACAATATGACACTCAACATTATGACCCATCATCAATGCATAGGCAAAACTATCCCACGATGTTTTGTTTGGAATCTTACCTAGTTTATTAAGTCTCGGCACAGTGTTATAGTGAGCAGGATTTAAGTGATCAAACTTAGCACCATTTAATTCTGCGTCAGTCTTTCTCTCGCCTAGATCATAGTAGGCAATATCCTTCATTGTTAGTCTGCGACCGATTGACGATTCGAATGGGAACGGGATATCTGATCCTGAAAGTGCTTTGTTATCTGGGGCTTTGTCCATAATAACACTCCACCTTTTTGGCGTGTGGACTGCGTTTGTGTAGACAAGTCCGTGTGCTGTTGCGATGAACGGTGAGGCACAGTCAAAAGATATGGTAAGCTCTTCATTAATATGTTTCCTAATTTGTCGTTGAATCAAAGTTAAGTAACAACTCCAGTCGAGTTGTGCTGTACCCAAGAAGTGGATCCAGTTTTTGCCCTTCAGCAAACCATCTTCACGCAAGGTCATTAGACGCTTGAGTGTAATATCCATCTTGCACATATTGGCACCACCGAAGGCCCAACCTTCTGCTTCGCGACCTGCATACTTACCTTTAGGATCGCTGAATTCTTTTACACCTGCATACCACTTTTCAGCAGTGTCCCAATCTGAACCTTGTAAAACATTGAGCCATTTAGTTTGGCCTAATCGATTCATTAGGAAGTAATCGTTGTTGTAGCGAGTCTTGTCTAAACAGTCATCGAATGTTTTTAAGCCTGTCTTTGGACTATGGATGTGATCGCAAGCCCATGTAGGAACGTCTAACATCATTGACCAGTCGGCTGTGAGCTCGAGCCATTCTAAAATACTTTGGCGTGTCTTAGTAGCACTTTTACCTTCAAAGTCTAACCAGTCAAACTTTAGAACGCCCTTACCAATTTGGTATCCGCCGGAGTCTCCCAGAATCATTGTATTCCCGCGATCACGTTGTTGGATCATTGACTCCTGCGTTATACTCTTATTCAAGTCCAACTGTGCGTGACCCGCAGAGTATAGACCGTACTTGTATGTGAAATATCCTTGTTCAGGATTTAAAAAATTCATACCTTCAATACCACGATCAAATCCTGCCGGAACTCGAGCTTTAGGCACGAATTCTTCTAGTCGTTGTTTGGCAACATAGGTACTATAGAAACTACTAATAGCTGGCAAATAGACAGCATAGTCTTTCTGTAATGGTGTTAGGTTAACTTGTTGTTTCGTCATGTTCTTTACTTAATATTATTGTAGCATCTAATTGTATCTTGGCCTTCTTTAAATTGCCCAAGGCAATATTAATAGCAGGATGTTCTCGGGCCAATGCTTCAAGTTGCAATTCTTCGTCACGCTTCTTTCGAGCCCAGTCAAGCAATGCTACTGCTTCACTGGTCATTGATACACTAGCATAGCTGCTGGCTAACTCTTGCCACGATGAACCGTCATACACTTCTATATTATGATTAGAGGTATTATATCTCATCATACCTGCTGATTGGTTTCCGGAAGGAATGTAAGGATTCATTGGACTGCCTCCAGTTACCTGGAGGTATAGTCCACTGTGGGTTAACCCTTTTATCATGCCTGTGCTGGAATAATATATTTGTAAGTAGCTAGACCGCTATCTAATGTAATCTGCATAGCACCTTCATTGCTAAAACTAACTTTGGCATTGTTTGCATCGGCAATTTTAAGAATGCTCAATACACTTTGAACAGGCCATGTCCATCCTTTATTTAGGCTACCAGTAACACCTGTTGCAAAAATAAATTCACCACCGTGTGTACTTTGGTCACCAAATGTAAACTTTAAATTACCACCATCAGTCTTTGCAAGGAATGTAGTGTGCTCGTTGTTTGCAGCCGCCTGGAACTGAAAACGTTGTACACTTTGAACGCTGGGCTCGATCTCGACATCCCATCTAACTCCGCGAAACTTAACAGTCTTTAACTTTTCGTTAATGATGTCAGTGTTCATAAAACGGTAATCGTTCTTAAAATCCTTGGTCTTATTTTCAAAGTGCAAACCAGTTGGGATAGTATCGCCATTACGGTCTGCGGTAGTAACTTCAATCTTAGCATCTTCTTTATACTCAGGGCAATCTAGCAAATACTTGAGTTTGTTCATTTGTGGCATACCAAATACGCCAATCATATCTGGATATGGGTTAGCAGTTTCGGCGTACATGATAACTGAACGGTCATCTGCCATACTGTCAACGGAGGTCTTTTTATCGTCTCCAGTAATTTTCACAATGTTTAGGAAACCAAGGTTATGTGTGTGACCTACGATGTCTTGAAGAATGTCTTTCATTTTAAATCCTTTTGTTTAGTATATTTAGAAATTTGTATAATGTCAAATAAATTTTATTCAAAGCTGAATAAACTGCCGAATGTATTATTTTGTGTAGTGGATTCTAAATCCCACTCTAGTACTCCAATAAGGTTTTCTAGCTTATTGTTAATAATGGTTGCCTCCATCTCCCCATGATCAAACGGAAGTTCTTGGAACCATTTCGGTAAACGCATTTCGTCAACTGGATATGCAATTGAAGTGTATCCTAATGGATTGTCTTTCATCTTGCACACAATAACTTTCATGCCGTCTACAATACCCATCGAGTATTTGTCACCGTTCATACGTTTAAGAGTATTCCAATTAATACTAGCACGAACATGTCCGGGCATGTTGGTTCTACCCGCTTTGACTTCTTTGGCCTGATACTCTGCAATGTTATTTGCACGTTTAGGACTACCCTTCTCCCACCCAGGCCTCTGTTTGAATTCACTTCGGAACTCACCGATACGTTCTAGAATTTCTTCTTCTTGAGCATTGTTAAGAACTTTGGTTAAAATCTCGCTTAAAAAGTTTTGCATAAATTCAGGAGTATCACTACGTTTCAAATCTAAGCCCATGGCTTTGATTTTACCTGGCTTGCCATCTATATCTTGCCTCTTACCTTCCTTGTCAAAGTACAAGATAGCGTATCGCTTCTTGGTCATAAAGATGCCTTTGATAGCAACAAATTCTCGACCGGCCTTAATAACATCTCCTCGAGTTTTTGGGCAATGAAAATCGTCCAACATAAATTGTGGAAATGTTCCATTTACTTCTTCAGAGATAGTATCGTATAGTTGAACGACAACTTCTTTGTTCCAGGGAATTACCCCTTTATTGATATCATTTTTTAAAGTAGTGTATGCACTAAAATATACAGAGTCAGTATCACCGTATATCACACTCTTGCCGGTGTAGTTATAGTCTCCAGTAATAACTTCATTTACTTTCGAAGCCATATGCCTGGCGATCCGTCTACCAGTAAGAGTTGTGGATTGCCCAATACGATTATCAAAGAACCTACAACCAGCGTTAAGAATAGCACCGTATAAGCTATTAAGGTTAATCTTTTTAACCAGCTGTCTTTTATCCCAATATTCTTCTTCAACTTTATTCCCCGATGCAATACATTCTTTTAATTTTGCCTGCATTTCTTTACGTTCGGCATACCAACGTTTCAACAATCCAGGAATGATCCCTTCTTTCTCATAGGTAAAGATAGTACCGTTTGCTGAGATAACCCACGGCTGATTACTTTCAAAAATCAGTTCATAAATTTGAGCCCCACTTAGCACATCAACTCTGCCATCTTCCCAATCAACTGTGATATCAGTTACACGATCTTTTGCCATGACAAGTTCGTATTCGTTACTGCCGAACTTGCCTTCCCAAGAGGCTGCAAAGCTAGAACCCTTTGCTATCTTACCTTCAATTTCAGCTTTGGTATAAGATTGACGTAACTGCCCAACAATAGTTTCTGGTCCCATGTTTAATGCACGAATAGCTGACGGATACAATGAGTTAATGTCCATTGATCCAATCCAGTCATGCAATCCTTTCTTAGGATATGCAACATACGCACCAGCGGCTTGTGTTTCTAAATCATCATCACGTTTAGGACGACCCGGAACAATTAGTCCTCGATGATGAGCTTCATTTACAATGGCCTGCTCAGTTACAGCCACAGCACCCATTGTGGTCTGTAACAACACAGTACATTCATGTGCTAGTGTATTTGCTAGGTCAATAAATTTTAATTTATTATCTAGTTTATTCAGCAATGCAGTATCTTGCCTGTTGTATTCAATAAACTTGCGGAAGTCATTGTTGTACAATTGATCTAGGGTACCTTCGTACTGCGTCTTAGTTTCACCTACCTCCATCTCTCCAATTGCATCCAATCGGTATGTATGTCGCTCTTCATAGGTGTACTTGCGGTACAACTCGAGACTGTCCAAATGAACACGACCAACAAGATCATAAGTAATAGCCTTTTTTCCATACTTCTCGTACTCCCGTTTCTTGGGGAACTGGTCCCATAGACATAACCTACGGGTATCTTCTTTGCTAAGAACTTTAATGATGCGGTTGACAGTATAAGGCATATCGTATCCTTCACTGTTCCATCCGCTTAAAATATCTGCATCTTGAATCAAGCCCAGGAATGTTTCCAACATTTCGTATTCTGTTTCAAACAGCATTGTGTTAGGAAAGTCTTTTACCTGCTCTACTGCTTGCTCCATTGTCAGTGTCTTTGGGGGGACTGCAAGACATACTAATGTATCTAACCATTGTAGGTGGACAGAAATCGCAGTAATTGGCATGAACGCATCTTCAGGAGTACTGTAACCACGTTCTGGATCAAAGTCTACTTCAATGTCCCAAAATGCTACATTGAGCTTAGGAGCATCTTTGCCTAAATAGTTTTCTTCTAGGCATCGGAATACAGGATTAATATCATTTTCAAAGAGTTTCTTTCCTGAATGAATTCGGGTTTCTTTTTGGAACTCTTTGTAATTTTTGACAGAAACTTTGCTAAGAGGATCACCGTAAATTGAACGATATTTTCCTTTAGAGTCTGGGTAGTATAATACATATTTGGCAGGATAATCTTGAAAGATTCTGCCTTTTTTGGGATCACGCTCAACGACGCGAATAACGTCCTTGTCGCGATCCCACATTGAATCGACGTAGCTCATTTTTTTCTCCTTTGTAGTTTGTGGCCTACAAATACCAACATGATCATTTATGGCTGATCAAACCTTTCTCTTATATATTTAATAGTCTAACGTATCCAACAATGTCAATAGTGACTAATAGTAGATAGTTTGCAACCATGCCAGTACTCTTACGAGTCCAAGCAGCCCACCCGAATATTGCACATTGTAAAATGAATATAGGATATAGATAGAAAAATAAAGGATCAGTTGCTCCTGCGGCCAATGTTAAGGAACATCCGAGACTCATTAGCCAGGCAGCAATTTCTAATGAAAATCGAGTTGGCCACTCTCGATAATCAGTTCTCGCCCAATTATATATTTTTTGGACAAGGCCCATTAATCTTCCTTACGAAAACTGTGACCGCTAATATCAACAATAGTTTCCAAATCATCAAACTCACGGAACACTTGATCCCATGTATCTTTTTGTGCAATCTTGATAGCCTTCTTGATAACGCTTGGCTTGACTTCAAGTTCCTCTGCAACAGCTTTGATTGTTTCATTCAATCCTTCTGTTAAGTCTTGAATTTCCTGCATAACTGTCATACCTTCTGCGACAATCTGCTTAATCTTTGCTTGCTCTGGTGCACCGAATGCTTTTGACATAAATTAATCTCCTGTGAACATTAAGTATATACTAATGCAACCACAGTGTCAAACTTTTATTCGTAAGTTACTGTATCGGAGTCGCCCAATCGCCATTTGGGGTTTGTTTCTACAACCCATTTTTTTGTAGCAACTTTAAAATCTGGAAATAACATTTCTTTAGGGTTACTGGCTGCATCAAAGAATCTGCAACGATTATTGGGCTGTGCGGCATATTGTCCATTATCTAGTTGTATAAAGTTAAAACTTTTGTGATCTTCGGGCCACTCTGAGTAGCTAGTGTCTATAACATTGAGATCTGGACTAGCATTGTCTACGGTAAACATATAGTCGCCTTTGTGTAGCTGACGATCCTTGGCATAGAACTCGCAGGAAAGATTACGTAAGAACGCCTTTTGTATTACAGCAATATCATAGCTGAAGCAGTCCCATATTTGCAGTGTATCGAGTGGTACAAACTTGTCTGGCTCTAAATCGGTGTTTCTGCTTACATAGGCATGTAAAGGTAGTTTGTCGTACAGTGCTCCGTATCTGGGCAAATAGCTTTCTATACGGAATGCTTGACTACGCAGGCTTTTGATTGACACCCATATGCACGGTTCGTATTCGCCCTGTCCTGACTTAAAATCATACAAAAATTCTTTGCGTACAAAACAATGCACCGGAGGTAAGTTTGCAACTAAGAAACTCATTTTATTCTTCTAGATTAACAGCGTCGGTATTAAAAAATTCAGGGTTCGCTTTATTAAATTTACGCATCACAATACCAGCTAGTTCGTGTGCTTGATTTTCTTCAGGGCTACCGGTAGCACCCGCACCTGGCTTCAGTCCAGTTTCTTCGTTTTGTTTGTAATGTACCATCTCGTGTGCAAGAGTTCTTAAAATATCTAAAGGATGTCTATCTTCAATTGCAATATTGATTATTTTAGTTTCACTGTTAAAACTACCAAAACTAGGTTGATCATCTACGCTGCCAATACGTAAATGCATTTTAATTTTTGGAACAGATTTTAATTTAAGTTCATTGACTGCAAAGGGAAGAAACTCCTGAAGTATTTTCATAAAATCAGGTTTTGAATTTACATCCTCTAATAGGTCTATGATTTTCATTACTTGATAATTCTTCGATCTAATGCTGCCCATAGCTTAGATTCGTAAGCTGGCTCTTTAGCCTTGTGTTTTACATCACCTTGCTTTTGTGCTTTCTTTTTATCTTTGTGAGCACCTGCACCACTTTGTACTGCGTTCTTGGCAACAAAGTTTCTAGGCTTAACTGCATGTTTCACAGCACGTACACCTTTCTTGTTTTCTTCTACACTTTGTTCTTCTACTTTGCCGGCATTGTGTGCTTTCCATGCAGCACCGTATGCCTTGCTTTTTTCAGTTTTAGTTAACTTACCATCTTTAGCATATCCCTTTTTAATATGCTTGACCATGCGTTCGGCTTTGGCTCCCGGCGGTGCTACCTCCGCCACACCTTCATTGTTTTCATCTTCAGCATCAAAATCATATTTGTCGTATTGAATGTGACCGTCGTGTCCGATGCCAGACAGCACCACCATAACATAGTCGTCGCCATAATCGGGTTCCCATCCTAATGCTCTTAATTCATCTGCATTGTCGCCGTCAGTCCAGTATTGGTAAGCCAATGGAAATAATTTTGCCTTGTATTTTTCCATACTTGGCAAGTATGATGGATCAAGATCAACTGGTTCAAATTCTTGTGTCGGCCACATCTCGTCAGCATCGCCTGGAGTAATTTTTCCAGTCATTTTTCTCATTGATTTATCAAATTTTTCGTCACCTGTGGCCTCCGCCACACCTTGCTTTTTATTATCCAATTTGGTAAACGCTTTAACAAAATTAGGACCACTTTTCATGCGTTTTGTGTCACTGCGTTTTGTGGGATCCATTCTGTGTTTAAGATTATCTTTATCTAATTTTGTTAGATAACTGGTTAGCGTAGCATCACTAACCTCCGCCACACCTTGCTTGTATTGTGTATCTAAGTGACGCTTGATCTTTTCAGCCTTTTGACGAGCAGCCTCACGCTTTTGTGGGCTTGTTTCATTCTTGCTCCAATGCACTGCGGTGTCATGGTCTTTCTTTAGTTGAGCAATCTTATCTTCCTTGCCTTCCGCAGCGTTAGTTTCTTGAAACAACTTTCCACTATCCAATGCATTGTCAGTAGGTTTCTGACGTTTAATCATTCCCTTACTGCCTTTTGCAACTGTTGCTACTGATGCTGAGCTTGTGCCTCCAGTAGTTGCTGATTCTAAAAGTTGTTTAATTCTCATTTTGTTAGTTTCTTTCTATCTGGTACAGGCCCGTATATATTAGTCGAGTCTAACTCGCAACTATCCATATCGCCGTGATTCATATCTTCATAACTGGCACCGGCAGCTTTGTATGCTGCTTTGAGCATGTCTGCTTCCACTTGAGTGTAAGGATGTGCAGTCTTTTTCTTTCCTGCCCAACTCTTTGAATCGATGTCTAATTTATTTTTTCCATCGCTCATAGCTGCGGCCATGCCTACTCTAAAGCTAACATAACCGCTATCTGCTTTTTCGGCGTCTGAATAACGATGCAGACCCCTAGTAGATTGTTGCTGACGTTTTGTTATCTTACCTTCTTTTCTTTCAGCGATGAATTCTTTTGCTCTCATAATGTTATTTATTTTTTACCAAACCAAAGTTCGAACCAAGCCGGTGTACCCGGTTTAATTCCTTGTTCACGCATTATGCGAGCATTTTCATTACCGTGCTGACTATGCAAAGGTGTGTCTCTCTTTTTTAAGTATTCACGCATACGCTGTTCTGCACCTAACTCTCCTAACCAGTTACTAGATTGTAGTGCATGTATAGGATCATCTGGGCTTAGAGCACAGTCTGGATCAGTTGAAGTATCTACAGGAAATCCTGCTATTCGATATTGCTTCATTTATTACTTTCAAACAGCTTTAGAATAGCCAGGGTCATTTCAAGTTCGTAGGCTTCGCCAATTGGCACACACTTGTCTTTACCGTTCTTAGTACCTGCGTACTTATAACCTTTCCAACAGGCTTTGCCGTCTGCACCTTTAATCTTTTCTTTTAAGTTGCCCCATTCGTCTTTACTGGTTCGATCATTCTTAGCAATCTGTGTGCCCATGTACTGACTATCGCGTTTCTTATCACCAGCTGCTCTAAGTTTGGCTGTCATTCCATCTTTAGGATCAGTTAAGCGTTTAGATACAGTATCTATAGCATTGCTGCCAGCCTCCGCCATACCTTGCTCTCTATGCTTTTTAGCATCATTATCAAACTGCTTGTTAGTTGCTTTAACAATTCCTTTGAAACGTTTATGACCCTTAGCATAGTCGCCCGCTTTGTCTGCGGCAGTTGCTTGATCACCGGCGGCCTTTTTATATTGTCCTAATTTTTCATTGGACAACTCTGCGACAATCTGTCTTAAACTTTCTACAGCCTTGCTTTCGTTGATCTTAGGATCCATGCCCATTTCTTTTTGGCTTAACAAATAATCCCAGACACTGACCAACATCATTTCTGCTTTGGCAATCTTTTCTTGTCCCCATTCTGGCAAGTTATCGTTGCTCTTAATAGTTTTTAATAAACCATCAACTGCACGAGCCATTGTGCGTAGATTACTCTGTGCCATTCCTGCTTCGTCGTCGTATTCGCCGTTGAAGTCTTCATTCTTAGCTTTTGCTTTACCTGCTTTCATATTTGCCATCCAATGTGCTAATTGTCCTTTACGGCCGCCTTGTTTAGCTACTTTACGTAGATTGCTCACTGACGATTTTGTAGGAACGCCGTGACGTTTACTGTCGCCCTTGTCTTGTGGATTACGTCCATCCGCAAAGTTTTCTGCTACAGATCGATCTCCGCTCTGTAAAAGAGATACAATTTTAGGTGCTCTTCTACCAACTTGTGAATACCATGCACTATTTTTTAATGCATTTGCTGCTTGATCTATGTTTCCTGCTTGCATGGCTTTTGTAAAATTAGGCCAAGCCTTCCACCATCTTGGACCCATGTTAAATGTTAGATCAATTAGAGCAGCCTGTCCGTTCATGTTTAAATTACTAAATCCAGGAATTTTTTCTGCTGCCTGTTTATGATGCTGATAATCCTTTTTAAACAGATTCATTATTTCTGCGTCTGAAAATGTTCTTTTCCACTCTGAAGGGAGAGTCTTGCCATCACCAATTAAGTGACCTACTCCTACAGTCCATAATCCTTTTGTATCTTGGTATGGTTTATTTTTTACACCTTCATGATCTTTAACCATATTCATGATATCGTCTTCACTAGAAATTTTAGTAACAGCCGCTTTGGCCCTATCTCTTGCTGGTTGATCTATGTTTGTGTTAGGACCACTTCGAACTCCGGTTTGGGTTGGTTCGTCGGGCCGGACGGTTGCTGGATTAACGACCCCCCTGCCACCACCCATTTCTGGTTTTTGTTGACCAACAAATGCCTGTGCTTTATCTCTTGTCGTTTGATCTATGTTAGAGTTTGGACCTTGTTTAACTGAGGGTTGGGGCATTGGAGAAGATTGATCTTTCACTTGTCTTGCCGCAATTGTAGACAGGGTATCTCCAGGCATTACTTTATAAGTTGTGCCGTTAGGCAATTTTAACATCTGCCCTGCATTAATTTTGTTCACATCTTTAATATTGTTTAATGATGCAATTTTTAACATTTGCCGTTTACTGTTGCTGTTGTCTTGTGGATTACGACTATCAGCAAAGTTTTCTTGATTCATGCTCTCACCACCATCACTACCACCATCTCCACCGTTACCACTATAACCTGCATCAAATCCGTACCAACCATATGGCCCTGGACCCCATGCTGCACCTTTACTTTTTTTACGTTTACGTTCTTCAATAGTCTTTTCATTTACAATTTTTTTAGGACTCATTAGTGCATTAAACAATCTCATTTCACCTAGTGCAGGTTGTTGAACAGTCTGCGGAGTAGGTAGTACAGCAGGCTTCTTAACTGCTGGCTTTGGTTGAGGTGTGCTCATTCCGGTCTTTGACACATCCATTAAATGTTTAATCCATTGTGACGGTAATGGTTTTGCTCCATCCTGGCCGCCATTGAATGCATCATTCCACATTTGGAATGCTTGTTGCTCATCTCCAGTTTTTAACACGTTACGTAGCTTAGTAAAGCTCATGCCAGTTCCTCTAGGAGTAACTTCTAATTGTACCTTAACATGCTCGTATCCAGGAAACTTATTAACTGCCTTCATTAGGGCCTGTGCGATAGGCATCTTGGCCTGATCTTCACCTACCATAATAATAACATTATCGTAGCGTGGTGGCTTGCCTGGCAACGGGTTGATTAACTCGTGCTTGATCTTTTGCATCAAAGATCCGCCCTCTTGTGTTACAGCACTGATATTGCCTGCATACTCGGGATACAATTGTTTCCAAGTTTTAATTTTGTCAGCAACTGGAATAGGATCGTCTGCACCTACTGCACTGCCCATAAACAGATAAGGATCGCCGCTGACTTCTTTTGCCTTATTAATTGTAAGACCAAATAGCTGTTGATGACCTTTGTGTCCCACAAAGCTACCGATAGCAACTACCGCAGTTTTGTTTTCACCACGCGGCTGTTCTGCACGAGCGGCAGCTTTGGCAGCGTTCTTTTGGGTAATAATATCTTTTTGTTGTTGGCTAGTAACTTTGATAGGGCCAAGACGACTGTTGATAACAATACCTTCGTAGTCTTGACCTAATATATCTTTGCCAATAATGTTAGGATCTGCATCAATTGCCTTTTCCAGTGCAATCTTAACAGGCATTAATTTTTCTTCTACTTCGCGTCTTAGTTGCAAACTGGCACGATCTCTTTTGCCTGCTGTGTCAGATACAATTTGTTTTAGTTCTTCGATATTATCTAAAGGATTAATAATCTCAGTAACATCAAGTCCGTCTTTTTGTACTAGACTATTACTAAGGAATCTAACACTTCCTTGTCCGCCTAATTTGCTTAGACTTGTAACAACATCGTTAGCATCAGGTACATCTTCTCCGGAACTAGCATCTACTACACGGAACGGCACAAGAACTAATTCTACACCTGGAGGAAACTTATCGTATTGAATTCCTACAAATTTTAATTTGCCCTCTGACGTTTCGGCTGCAAACGGCAAGAACAATACTTCACAGGTGACCTGTTTATTAACAAGAAAGTCTGCACCTAGCTTGCTATCAACCAATTTGATAGCGTTCATCATTTCATTAAACAGTTCATCAAACTTTTCTGCACGACCTAAAATTTCAGGATCAGTTGTGCCCTTGTCTTGATGATATTGTACAAATCCTGCTTTATATCTTGGAGGAGTATTGCTGGTAGCCATAAAAGGCTTGCCTTCTGCATCCTTACCAAAACGTCCGCCAAATCCGTCAATCTTAACATTTAACGGAATGTTTTGTAATTTAAAATTACCATTACCATCGTGAATCTCGTCCAATAGATCTAAAAAGTCAATAGGCTTTAGATCACGTAGGTGTGGCATGTTCTTACGGAACTGTGCTTTAACTTCTGCTTCTTGCAAACTTTCAGCAGTAACTCTGTACGATGCCTTGTATTGCTGCTTCATCTGTTCAAGATCACTAGGTGTCTGAACTCCTAATTTATTGATCATTAAATCCAATGCAGCAGATTTTTCTGCACTATCACGCTCTGGATCGCCTTTGTAAAGACCTTGGGCACCCTTGCCAAATATTTTGTCAATAAATGCAGACAACACTGACTGCTTTTCTTCTGGAGTTACTAGCGTATTCATTGCATCAACTAAACCAGTAAAGCTCCAGTACTTGCTTTCTAATTGTGCAGCTTGTTTAGGATTTAATCTCGAACCAAAGATAGATCCAAAAATCTTTCCAATGTCTTGTTCGTAACCAGTTGCTGGTAATGCCTGCATAACTGGCATACCGTTACTAATTAAAGGCTGTCCGTTTGCATCTAATACTGGTTCGTATTTGGCACGTAGGCCGCCGCCTTCTTTACTGGATACTGCAAAGCTGACCATGTTATCAGTTGTAGGAACATCTTGTATTTCTTTGGCCTTGCCTCGTCCTACAGCTTTGCGTAGTAAGAAATCTTTTCTACTTAATGATGCTAGACTTTGAATTAAAAACTTGTGGAATACACCCTTAACTCCTGCGTTTAGATCATCCCAGCTGCTGCTATGACTAAATTTGCTCCATGGAGTGGGTTCGTCTTTGTCAAACTCTACAAATTCTAAGTCAATTTGCACTTTAATAGGTGGGTCTTGTAGCTCCCATAAACTGGAGAATTGTTCGTTGCCTCTTTGGAAACCTAAGAACTTGGCATTGCCTACCATCTTACCTTGACTAGCAGATAACCATTGTTCTAATTCTTGTTCGTTTTCTTTGTTGACCTGTGTGTCAATGTCGCCTACTTTTGGTTTCTTTTCTACAAATTGTTGGTCAGTAATACCTTTGGTATTAAAGAAGTGTAGACTACTTCCACTTAGAAATTGTTTACTCTGTAGTAGTTGCGGATTCCACAAAGGTTTTTTGTATTTTTTTGCAAAAGAACTGTTGATATTAATCAACAGTGTATCTAAAATTGGTACAATGTAGGAACGATTATGCACTTTAAGATCGATTTGCTGTGCATCGTGCCCGCCAGGTAGCGATAAATTTCCACCTTCTGACACAACTTTCTTTTTGTTACTAAACAGCTCATTTAAATTCATTTTATTTTCCTAATTGATATAGGCCTTTGAGAATGTCGCCGTTATAGTGTTCTGATAATCGAGTGCATAAAGACTCTCTAAACTCTTTAGAAAATAACTTTACAGGATCTTCTTTAAGATCAAATTTGTGATAAAATTTCATGCAGCCTTTGTTTGCCAATGGCATCCAAACTTTTGGAGTATGCTCATCAGTCGGTTTGTTTCCAATCTCTTCTGCGATTGGGAAGAAGACCTTTTTATGCAAATTGTCGTCATTTATGATATACTCTAGTATATCCTCTAACATCTGTGTTTCTTGAAGTTTGTCAGTTTCTTCATTTCTCGACGGCTTGTCGTTTTTGATGTTTAATCGTCCAAAGAATTCATTTAATAGCATATGTTTATAGGCCCTAATATAACCAATAGAGAGGCTAACGCTCTAGTAGAGTATTTAGCTGAAATGTTTGCTTAGTAATTGTAGCTGACTGAGGTCACAGCACCGGAATTTACAGCAAATATTGCACGTAACCATGCAAATTGTCCTGTAAAATTAAGGTGTTCTGTGCGAATAGGACCTTCAATGGCACCTACTCTAGCTGGAGGTATATAGCCCGGGCTATTTGTAGTATAGACAAACTCCGCATTGTCTATATTGAACCAGTCAGTATCCGCCGGACTCACTGCTAACGTAGCTTGGATAGTTGCTGTTCCTACAAATGTAGGAGTAGTATTCACTATAAGCGTGTGTAAACCTGAAGTAGTTCCATAATAACCTGCTCCGTGTTCCGGAACACTGGTAAAGACTTGAGTACCTGTGGTACCAATAGGATAAAGTGGGTATGCAACTGCTACACTGGTACCAGTTGATCCTATTCCTGTATATACGGTGAATTTAAAACTCTTACTTAGTGATGGCATATTACGGCTCTAAAGCTATATTTAGCCCTTAACTAATGTATCTCGAGGTATGTATTCGTACACTTTACGAATGTTATTACCTAAGAACAAATGAGTCATGGTTAACATCTTACTGTCCTTGACATAAAAGAACGGATCTTGTTTATAAGAGTATCTTCCAGTCATCCATTTTTCGGTTGTGGGACTAATTTTAATATTGTCGCCGTATTTTTTAGCCCACTCGTAGAATTGAAATTTCACATTAGATGCTACACTTCGCATAACAACTTTATAAGCGTATTTTTCATATGGAATAACATCACATAAAATTCGTTTGTTTTCGTTATCTAATAAGAATGTTAATTGGTCCGGAGTTTCTGGTTCGGATATTGTCCATACCCAAGGAGATAAGTCTTTTACAATACTGTCATAGACAGCAGGGTCTTTACAGAAAAGGCAGAACTTACTGCCCTCTGCTCTGACCTGTATTTCTTCTTTGCGACCTAGGTAAGATATAACTGCCTTGGTAAATTCACGAAGTTTATCCTTGTCAACTGCAATCTTTGAATATCCCAGATTAGCAACCTTACCGTCACAATAATCTAAAACAGTGTCAGCACCATATCGAACTATTCTACTAGAGGCCGATACAAGACATTCAATCTTGTAGGGCCACTTGTTGTAGAATAGCTTATCGACTTTCTGTCGCTTTATCAATTTCAACATTTTCTACTACGGGTAAAATTTCAGGATAAGTTAAGGTAAGATCATTACTGTTAGCACCTACTTCAACAACTCCACCGTTTACTAACCGACCAAATAAAATTTCCTTACTCAGCGGCTTCTTAATCATATCATCAATTGTACGTTGTAGTGGACGAGCACCCATCTTACGATTAAATCCTTTCTTGATTAACAATTCGGCAGCGTCAGCAGTTAACTTAACAGCAACATTCTTATCTTTCAACAAACTGTTTAGTTCGTCAATAAACTTCTTGACAATCTTAGCCATGGTATTGTGATCTAGTTTACCAAACTTGATAATACCGTCTAATCGATTGCGGAATTCTGGTTTAAAGAAACTGTTAATTGCACCATCAGTTTCGTCACCTCTTTCTAAACTACTAAATCCAACTGCATTACGATCGTTATCGGCAGCACCTAAATTACTAGTAAGGATAAGAATGGCATTTCGACCATCAGCCTTCTTACCATTAGATCCAGTAACATAACCATTGTCCATCATTTGTAGTAGTAAGTTAGCAACATCAGGATGAGCTTTCTCAATTTCATCAAACAGTAAAATAGCAGTTGGATGCTCTTGCAGTTTGGTAATCAACATACCTGCATTGTCTTCAAATCCAATATAGCCGGGGGGAGCACCAATAAACTTAGCAATTGAGTGTTTCTCTTGGAATTCACTCATATCAAAGCGAACTAGTTCTACTCCCATACTTGCAGCCAATACTTTTGCAGTTTCAGTCTTACCTACACCGGTTGGTCCTGTAAATAGGAAACTACCTACTGGTTTGTTTAAGCTCTTTAAACCTGCTTGTGCAATAAAGATTTTATCTAACAATATTTCAATTGCAGTTTCCTGACCAAACACTTTGTTACGCATGTTCTTGTCAAGGTCTTTAAGATTCTTGTTTTCTTTTTGTGCAATTTGATCTAAAGGTAAGCCAGTTAACTTTGACACTTCAAATAAAATTTCATCGTGATCAACAATGCCTGCTTCTTCGTCTCTGACTTTGAATCTAGCACATGCACAGTCAATTAGGTCAATTGCTTTATCTGGCAGCTTCTTATCAGTCATATACTTGATAGAATATTTTACGCTGTCAATAACTGCCTGATTAGTGATCTTAACACCGTGATGCTGTTCATAGTACTTCTTAAGACCTTTAAGGATTTTAATAGCAGTAGCTTCATCTGGCTCGTTAACTACAACACGTTGGAATCGACGCATCAGGGCACGATCCTTTTCAAAGTGCTTACGGAATTCTTCCCATGTAGTCGATGCCACAACTTTGATAGTACCTTTACCTAATGCTGGTTTCAACATATTTGCCATGTCATTAGATCCGCCACTTGCTGATCCAGCACCGTTCATCATATGTGCTTCGTCGATGAACAAGATACAGTTCTTTTTCTTTTCAAGTGCAGTAATAACCATCTTTAAGCGTTCTTCAAAGTCGCCACGATACTTACTGCCTGCTAGTAATGCACTGATATCTAGACTGTAAACAGTATGACCTTGAATAAACTTAGGAACCTTGCCTTCTTCAATCTTGCGAGCAAGGCCCTCTGCAATAGCAGTTTTACCTACACCTGGGTCGCCGATCAACATAACATTTGATTTTTGACGGCGTGCTAGTGCAAGTTGAATTTCTTCAATTTCTTTCTCACGACCGATAACAGGATCAATCTTTTTCTGCTTGACCCTATTAGTTAAGTTTGCACAGTATTGAACAATCATTTTTTCTAGTTGATTGCTACCTACTTCGCTAGCCTCACCGTCTTCGTTTAACGCACTGTTATGTAGAAATTCAATAAACTTGTCTTTATCAATTTTAGCCTTGCGTAGAAAGAAGTTAGCAAAGCTCTTCTTTTCACTAAAAATACTAATAAAGCAGTCAATTGGTTCAATTACTGTACGGCCGCTAAACAACACTTGTGTAAAAGCACGATTCAACATACGCTCTACAGTGTTTGTTTTCTTTGGACGATAATTTTCTTTGTCAGTTTTAATATCGTTAAGATCATCTCGAATAAACTTTTCGAGACTCTTCTTTAACAACTCAACTTCGGCACCAAAATCTTTTAGCATCCCTTTGAAGTTTTCATCAGTTATCATACTGTACAAAAAATGTTCCAGCGTGATATACTCATGTTTATGTTTAGCGGCAACTTCGATCGCACGTTCAAACATTCCTTCGAGATCGTTATTTGGTTCCAGCATTATTTGTATTTCCTTTTGATTGATTTCTTTACTGCCAACGCCCACTTGAGAGCACTTGTTCTATTTTGAAATGTGATTCCTTCTAGATGATCAAATTCATGTAAAAAGCATCGACACTCGTAACCAAAAAATTCAGCTTCTTGGGTCTCACCTTTTGAGTTTTGAAACCTAACAAGAATTCCTCTTGGTCTTTTTATTTTAGCATAAATGTTGGGAAAACTCAAGCATCCTTCCTCTTCTTCGAGCAAGTCGTCTGTTACTCTCGCAATGATTGGATTGAAAAATGCCTGTGCATGATCTCGATATTTCTGATGTCCCATAACAAACATACGAGTTCTAACACCTATTTGATTAGCAGATAATCCAATGCCGCCATTGGCAAGCATAGCTTCAATCATGTCTTTTTCAAGTTGAACAGGATCGGTTAGTGGATTTTCAAAATCAAATTCTGGCATTCTTTCAGCCAATATTGGGTCTGGATTTTTTATAATTGTCAACATAGTAATATTTAAGATGCAATTGATCTCAGTGTATTCTTTTGATACTCTGTAAGGTTATTAGGAATTGATACTTTAATCAGTATCATATGATTGCCTTTAATACCGGGATTATTCATTACTGGCATTCCGTAGCCTTGTATTCGTAGGAACGAATCTGGTTGAGTGCCTTCTTTTATTTGAACAGTTAGTTTATCTCCTCCAACTGTAATTACTTCAAGGTCTTTGCCTAACATTGCATCCCAGGCAGTGATATTAATCTGTTCAACAAGATCATTTCCATTTCTCTGAAATCTTGAGTGAGGGCGAATTCTTACTGACAGCATAGCATCACCGGGAGGCATACCTGCAAATGAATTATCTCCTGCACCTGCAATCCTTAGTACTATTCCATCATTAATACCAGCAGGAATTTTAACTTCAAACGTTCTTTCTTGATGATTTATTAAACGATAGCTTGCAATAATTTCTTTACCAGCAAATGCTTCTTCTAGACTAATAACTGTTTCAAGATTTATATTTTTATTACGCTGAGGCCTTCTGCCAAACACTGCACCCAGGTCTGGACCAAAGTGATGAAAGAATTGTTCAAATCCTTGCGGAACTCCGCCGGTATTTGCCTGTTGCCATCCTCCAAATGGATCTTGTCCAAACGGACTGGGATTATCATATGCTGCTCGTTTTTCTGGATCTCCCAGTGTAGCATATGCTTCTTGAATTTTTTGAAAAGAGGCAGTATCACCTCCCTTATCTGGGTGATGTTTTGAAGCTAGACTACGAAACGCTTTTTTAATTTCGTCTTGTGTTGCTTCTTTTGAAATGCCTAAAGTTTTGTAATGGTCCATAAGAAAAGGTATAGTTTATTATACTATACCTTTTTCTAATTGTCAACTAAGATTATTTCTTAGGTGCTTTTTCTGGAACTTTTGTTCCTTCGTGCTTTTCGTGTATTTTTACAGTTTTGCACTTTTCAACTTCTTTCTGAGTCTTTGCATCTGTGGTTTTAACACACACTTTTTTAGTTTCTGGTTTAGCTTCTTCAGCCTGGGCTCCTGTAGCTAATGCTAATGCTAGACCTGCGACAAAAATAATATTTTTCATAGTTTTTCCTTTTATAGTTCTGGATCTGGGCCCTGCATAGGACCCGGCTTACCGCTGCTTGAAACAAATGTTGAGCTAGGAGTAAACGATGGTTGAGTTACTGGTGACCTTGCTGCTGGTGCTCCAAAACTTGGGCCTGCTGCCGGTGCTCCGAAACTCGGTGTTGCTGCTGGTGAACCAAAGCTACTGGGTGTGCCGAAGCCTCCTGCTGACGGCGAGCCAAATGCTGGACCGTTAGTTGATGGTACGGAGATGCCTCCATTGTTTGCTCCATTTAATTTCTCCTGAGTTCGACCAAATGCCGCAATACCTAAAACAGCACCCATTGCAATATGGAATAATCCAGCACCTTGCAGGGTTAACGGATTCCATTGTGTGATTTGTGTGCCTGTTGTAGTTTGTAATAAACTCCACAGAATTGGAAATATAACCATGTCCATAGTACAGACAACCATATACATCCATCCCATCATTGGACGCCACTTACTGTTCATCCAATCTTCTTTTTTCTTTTCGCTTTCGCTTTGTTTAACTTCTTCTGTCATGATCGCCCCTTATAGTGATAGTGGTAGCCACAGCCACAGGCCCTGACTTAGTAGTAGAGAACCAAATGCACCTACTGCAATACTGCCCCAAAACATGGGCATACTGACAGCTAGAATACTTGCACTTAACAACACGATTCCTAGTTGGAAAGCCATGCCAGCAAATGTTAGCCACGGTGTATGTTGTTTAGCCTGATCTCGTTCTGCTTCGATGCTGATAGCTTTGGCCATCAGTTCTTTCTTTCCTTCACCTGACTTAGGATCACTTTCGTATCGATCAATTTTAGCCTGTAGTGTGGCCTTACGTTGGGTATCATTAGTAGCTTCTAATTGACCTTCTGCAATACTTTGCTTGATACTTTTTGCCTGATAAAAGTTCCAAGTATCGTTAGCTTTAATAGTATTACCTAAAATTTTGCTACTAAATCCGCTAGCAACATATGTGTTGCCTGCTAGTAACAGAGCAATGACGGTAATGACCCATCCTGCTTTGTCTTTAATCTTTGCTTCACGCTCTGAACGTGATAGTGGTTTCACTTCTGACATTGTCGCTCCTAATAAGTGTAGTGTTAATTATTTATTTGAATTATCAAATATTCGTTTTTGCTCAGTGTACCATTCATTCCAACCTTCTACCTTCAAACTGCATTGATAATACAGTCCGTAATTTTCTACTACAGTTTTTAGCAAATCTGTTATAGCAGGCTTTGAAGGGTCTGCTTTTTGCAAAGCCTGGCACTTGTCTAAAAGTTCTTTAGGTGCCTCGGGCCATTTTTGTTTTACGGGTACCGCAGTAGAACACGCTGCTAGAAAAAATACAAGTGCTAAAATACTGTATTTCATTTCTTTGCTCCTTCTGCGGCTTTGTTCATTTCAGTAGCAGCATTATGTAGCTCAATAATTTCTTTTGGAACTGGACAAGTTTCGATATATTTGACAATTTCTTCTTTCTTGATAATTTCTTTATCAATATATCTTGTAATATATTCAGTTTTGCCTTTGACAAATTCTTTTTGTTTTACAATCTTTTCTTGTATAACAGTATTTGTCTGTTTGCTTTCTTGTTCGGCTATTACTAACTTAGCTTCTAATTCTTTTACTCGTGCTTCCCACTTTGCTTCATTGGCAATTACTCCTTGAAAGTAAACTCCCACTAACAAAGCTAAAATACCGCCAACCTGTAAAGGCAAGCGGTATGTAGAAACAAAAGGAATGAACTTGAGAACAAATGATGCTAGCACCGCCAGCACTCCTGCTATTAATACTAATGCCCAAAACCAATCAGGTAATAGACCTAGCATCCAAGTTAATTGCCACATTTTAGTGTGCTCCTAGAACATGCAATGCGTGATTGTAATGCTTAATACGATCTTCTAAACCAATAAAACCGCCGTTGATTTTTTTGGTCATTGTTTTAATATCGCCAGCATCTGCTTCTTTATTCAATCCAGTGCTTTCCCAGAACCAACACGCTGATTGTACAGCACCTTCAAATGTTGCCAAGTATTCAGGAACCTCTTCGACAGACATTTCTAAACTAGCAGCAAACCAAGAATAGTTTTCTTTACCAGTTAACTGAATTAATCCACGACCACAATAACGGAATCCGTCTCCGCTTGCTTCGCTACCGTTGCCCATACGATTCGCATAAACTCTGTTAGCAATTGCTTCTTGCTTGTTAGCGTATTGTGCGGCCATTTCATCACTTGTGAAATATTTAGGAAATACTTTCCTTAATGTCACTGCACGGTAGTTTAAGTTTTCTTTAAGTGCTCTAAAGCCGCCACTTTCGTGAGCACATTGAGCAACAAATGCTGCTACACGTTCTGGTGTGTTGATCTGGTATTCTGGCAAAATTGCATATAATGCATCATACCATTGATCCACATACGGATTGCCGTGAATCATTTCTTCTAGATGTTCTTTTTTAAAATCAAATGTAAAGCTCATTATTACCTCTTATGTTTTCCGCCGCATTTAGGGCATTCTTCTTGATCCATTACCATCGTTCCTTTTTAAAAACTAACGCTGTATCTCCATTACGAACTAAAAATTTATCATTAATTTTATGTATTTCGTAAGGACCTAAATATTTTTCTAAAAAATTAACCTGACTTTGGCTAGCTTCGTCTAACTGAATAGCACCTTGTAAGCTGTCTTGTATTTCTTGATACGGCCCCATTGCTAATAGTTCTAAATTAACAGATCCTGAAAATGGCTTAGAAATAGTAACGCTGTGATTCTCGTCAATTTTTACAGAATCAAACGGAGTTCTATCAAAGAATTCTTTAATAGCGTCTCCTTTAATTTCTAGCATTTTATTTTTGTAATCTTCTTCAGACAACGGAATGTCTTCTTGGATTGCCTGTTCGCTAAACGCTCTGCTTTTTCCGCCTTTATGGTATCGGTATCTCCAATCAACACTGTCGACCAGTTGACCAACGCCACTTAACAAATCTCTAATTTGTCCAGGCAAATGTTTAGTTCTTTGTATTTCTACAAACACTTGATATTTGCCATCTCTCTCTTCTCCGCTGCTCATGTCAGCATCGAGTACAAAAGGATAGCCCTTTTCAATAAACTCCATCAAATCGATAGCAGGATGCTTATCGTTAACTTTAAATCCTAAGACTAGTACATCGGAGTCTTGCCCCATCTTGCTAGTATATTGATCAATAGTAAAAGTTGTATCTACAAATCCTTGCAGATCACCTCTCCTAAGACCTTCAAACAACTGGTGCTTCATTAGGTGCTCCTCCTGCAACTTGGCCGCCTGCTGCGGCTTCTTCTCCACCTCCAGCAACAGCTGATTGATTTGCCTGCTGTAACTGTTCGTATTTTAGTGAATCTGCCAACGCACTATTCTCTCGATCTTCGTATCCTTGGAAGATATCCTGCATTAATTTTTTAGGAATAGTGATAGTCACAATCCAAACAGGATGTGCATCTAGTTTTCCTTTTTTAGTATTAGGTCTAAAATCATCTGGACTATATACTTTTCTAGGAACGAGTAGATTGTCTTTCTGATAAGTGATTTTGCAACCATAGTCTAACAATCTTTCGCCGCCACTAGGATCAGGCATCTCTTCACGAGGCCACATAAACTTGCAGGTAACTGAATACCTGTTTACAGTAGGACCTTCGATAAGTTCACCGTCTTCCCAGTTTTTAAACACATAGATATCTAACTCGTCGATTACACGTTCAAAATCTTTTAGGATTTGAAATGCAGTGTCGTTAGAGCTTAGAGTCTGTACGTTTTTAATAATATCTACAATATCGTGCATAGGGGTTCTCTTTGTAATATTTATACGATTCGAAAGAACCCTATTTGATTAGCTTTTTTATACTCTTGAGTAAATATCTATGCAGGTCGCTCACAAAGGAGGCATAATTTGTCTAGAGCAAAACGTAAGGAAAGAGTAATGGCTCGTCCCGAACAAGGTCAAAATCTGATTCAAATGAATCAATATCTGCGTAAAAAAACACAGGTCAATATAGTTCCGCGAAATCTTTCGCAGGAAACATACTTAGAACTGCTGAAAAATCCTCGAAAATACATTGTTTTTGCTATTGGTCCAGCCGGCACGGGTAAAACTATGCTAGCCGTTCAAATGGCCATTAAGTTGTTTAAAGAGGGTGCAATCAGTAAGATCATTGTAACCAGACCTGCGGTTAGCGTAGATGAGGAACACGGTTTTTTACCGGGTGATTTGAATGCTAAGATGGCACCTTGGACAAGGCCCATTTTCGATGTATTTGAAGAGTATTACCATCCAAAAGAAATAGCAGAAATGCTAGAGGATGGAGCGATTGAAATATCGCCGTTAGCTTATATGCGAGGCAGAACCTTTAAGAACGCCTTTGTCATTGCTGACGAAATGCAAAACGCCACACCGTCACAGATGAAAATGTTATTAACTAGATTAGGCGACGGCAGTCGCATGGTAGTCACAGGAGATTTGAATCAAGCGGACCGTCCTAGAGAGAACGGCTTGCTAGAATTTTGCAGTTTATACGCCCAAGGAGGTGAGTATCGTATGATTGCGATGGCAAGGTTTGAAACAAAAGACGTTGAACGTCACCCTGTAGTTCGAGAAGTATTAAAGATCTATAAGGAATCAGATAACGAATAAACACCACATTCGCTAAACATAAATCGTACGATCAGGTAGTGTAACCGTTTATCCGGCCTGCACACTACCTGATTTTTTTATTGTATTCTAGCTAATTTAATTATAGTTGCTGCCAGATTAATTTCTGGATCTGCAATAATAGTGTGGTCAACTAGTCCTTGTTTGATAATAAGGATAGCAGCATCCTTAGTATCTTCGTCAGTGCTGAACAAGTCTAGGTTATCATATAGCCATCTAAAGATTTCATCAATCTCCTCAGGTCTAGCTTTACTACATACTAGTGTTCTTGCTTCTTTAAACTTTTTCTTTTTAAAGAGATCAACCATATCAATCTTCCAATCTGATGTAGTGGAAGTTTCTGACGTTGGCTTAACTAATTGTCCGCCCTGCACATGTTGTTGTACGGTATTAATACATTTACGCAAGTCCGGGTATGTTGCTTTGACGAAAGTATCAAGATCGTCTAATTCAAATTCAATATTCTCTTCTACCAGGATGACCGCAACTCGTCCGGTGAACTCGGTTTGATCGACTCTGTCGATGTGGAATCCTTGACATCTACTGTGGATAGCAGGGATAATACGAGCAGGATAATTGCAAGTAAGTATGAAACGAGCGGTCGAAGCAAACTGCTCCATAACTCCGCGGAGGGCAGCTTGTGCATTAGGTGTAAGATAATCTGCTTCATCAAGTAGTACAACTTTAAAAGGTCCAAAAGGAATCATTGAAACAAAGTTTGTGATTTTGTCTCGAACATCTTCAACTGAGTTAGTACGACTGGCGTTGATTTCCAACACATCAAATTCTTCAATGCCTAACTCGTTAATTAATAATTTAGCCATAGTAGTCTTGCCGATTCCGGCAGTACCACTGAGCAACAGATGAGGGATACTCTTGTCCTTAATCCATGTATTGACCTGCCTGCGTTGCTGTGCATCTTTGAACACATAGCCGTCAACTGTCTTTGGTCTGTATTTTTCTACCCAGAGTTCTTTGCTCATGATTTTAAATGTTCCATAGTAATAATCTTATCAATCTCTTTACCAAAATCTGCATCGTTGTTAATGACGTACAAACCGTTTGTATTGCGGTCTGTCTTCTTGTCATAGCGGCGTGTCTCAATAACTCTACCACCATTAGCATTATACACAGTGAATTGAATTGCACGTTCTGGCTGATCAATATTTGGAGGGCCTACACTAATTAAAGAACCAGATAATCGACTTATTTTCTGTGCTGATTCACGTTCTTGATTCTGACGCTTTTCAAAATCGGCACCTTCTACCAACTTCTTCATGAGCCATCGAGAAAAGAATCCTGGCTTTTTAACTTTCTTTTTTTGTAGTGCAGATTCGATTCTGTACTCTACATCTGTTTCTTCTGCGTATTTTGCCGACGCTATTGCTGCACCGTAGTTCATTATTGATATTCCTTATCTAAGGTAGTGTTGGTAAGTCCGGCAATAACTTGGAAGTTATCCCACGCTTTCTTAGCGGCTGGATTTGTTTCCAGTTCACTACTTGGCAAGACTGCTTCTAGCCAAATTTCAGGACGGCGGCGGGGATGAGCTCCAAACTGTCGAGGTTGATGCATCTTGCCATCTGCGTAAAGCATAATGCTGACGCTACGGAATTTGTCCTCGTCATCTTTACTATGAAAATCGTAATCACTCCATTCGGGATTGCTCAGCCCGCCATAGCAATATCCAGACCAAATTCCTGCCCATTGTTCGTCATCACGTGGATCAAAATTTGTACGAGTAATTAAAACTAGTACATCTTCTATGCCAACTCGACCTTCTACAATGTCCAGGACACACCGGCTGTAACTTAATCCGATTTTCATTTCTTTTCTCTCAGTAGTTCTTGCTTCATTCTATCCCGCCACCTAACTGCGTCTTCTTCGTAGTCAAAATGCGGGCTCAATTCTAAGTCTTCATTTAGGTCGTCAACCCAAACATATATTTCTTTATAGTCGTCACAGAGTAATTTCATTCTGCAAACCTTGCTTTACGTTTAGCTTCGTATTCTTCAAAATGTTTATCACATACATTCTTAATCCAACCCGATGTCTGTTTAGTAGCAGGTGAACCGCAATCTTCGCAAGATCTTTGTGCCCAGCTTTCTGCCATTCTAACCATTCCGCTAATTTCGTCGTCACCACCATCGTAGTAGAAACGTAGTCCGCCAAATTTTTCTTTAATTTGACGAACTACAACTTGTTCTACTTCGTCTGGAATATCGTGATTATACGGATTGTCTTCTAATAATTGAGCACGAGTCTTATTCTTCCAATCAATATGGCCCTGAATATTAACACACAATGCTTCAAGAATAGGCCACCAGCCTTCACCGCAGGCAAATCCACCGTATCCTTCTTCGAACATTTTTGGAAAGCGAGTTTCCATTTGTTCAGCAAACACCTCATAAGGTTCTAGTTCTTCATCACCCATTTTACACCTCAAAAATAAAGTTATCATCAAATTCTATTTCGCCAGGATAACCTCTAGGGTTGCATACAACTCTAGTGTCCCCTACCATATAGTCAAACTTCTGATGCATGTGGCCGTGTGTCCATACTTTGATTCTAGGATGATCTAATATAAACTCACTCAGATTACTTGCATAACCACCGTTCATCAATGTGTCATCTTTGTACTGCTCTCCGATACTGAGGAAAGTAGGTGCATGATGTGTACATACAACTACTTTAGCATCTTGAGGTAGTCCTTGTATAACTGTTTGAAGGTATTGCTTGGTCTTAATATGTTCAACTACTGCTCGCTTGGGCAAGAACTTTTTAAAGTTTTCGTTAGCAATGCGAATAATTCGGAAGTCGTTCATCATATTCTCAATATGATACAAAGTAAGTGCATCATGATTGTTCATGTCAGTCCACAAGGTTCCCCCAATGAAATGAACTCCGTCAATTTCTTTAGTGTTGTTGTCTAACAGATGAACATTGTCCAAACCCATACTAGTGAATTCGTCCCTCAAATAGGTTGCACTACGATCAAACTTACCATGATAGTGTTCGTGATTACCCATCACGTAGATAACATGAGAGAATTGAAAACTAACACGCTTGAAGAAGTCTCGGAATCTTTGTGCTTTACCTGCTTGACGTTTAAGGTCTTCTAATGCTCCGGGGCTCCACGGATCAAACTGAGCCGCAGGATGATCATGAAGATCCTGTGCTGTGCAAATGTCGCCAGACAGCACCAGTACATCTGCACCGTTTTGGTTTTGGAGATTCAAATCATGAAACTCTAGATGTAAATCTGACGCTAATTGGATCTTCATTTTTTACTTTCTGCTTCTGCCACACGTTTGCGTAGGCTGGATGAACTAAAACTGTGATCTCTACCGTTAAAAACTAAGTTAATGCCTCTTTGTAAGCAAATAGCTTTACCAGTAAATTCCTTCTTTTCGTACTCTATACCTAATATTCTAACATCAATTGGCAAAATGAGCAAGAGATCTTCAAGGTCTTTTTCAGTATTATACACCACAATTTCGTCCACGTACCGAGTTGCAGCCAATTGTATTTGTCGTTCTACAATACTTTGAATGGGCTCATTCTTTTCTGGACGATCCCACTTGGCATTGTTTTGCAAACCTGCAATCAGGTAATCGCAATGGTTGCGGGCCTCACTTAACATGGCAATGTGTCCTGCATGTAACATATCAAATTGGCTAAAGGTAATGCCAATCTTCATTCCTTGCTTTTTAAGTTCTTGTATTTTGTTGAAGATCATACCACTTCCTCAACAATGCCTAGAATTTCTGCTAGAATAAGCAAAGCACCGCACACAACTAATGACCCCATAATAAGGGCTGCACCTGCGGCAATACGTACTGCACTCTTACAAATGCTGACATAAAAATGTCCCTTGCTAGTATCTTTTGGTTGTACTTCAATTTCCACGTTTGAAAAATCCTTTAATAGTTTGTATTAGATTGTAAAATCTAAAATGATAATTTGTCAGCATAGGCTCACGATAGGGGCAGCGGCCCTGATTATAGTCGCAATCTGGTGCGATTTCTTTCCTACAAAAATTACACTTCATTCTTCTTCCTTTAACATTTTGTCAACAATTACATCTTCTCCAGGGAAGGTAGTAACATGATATTCTGTCTCACCAATTATATAGTACTCTGTAAAACTGTGCTGATTGTTAGTAGCCTTGAACGGCTCCATTAATGCTAACAACAATAAAACATTGTCCTTTTCTTTACCTTCCAACGTAATATGAGGCAGCCCCATAATTTTACGCAAAAATGTTTTTAACCGTGCAGGGTCTTTTTGCAGTTCATCTGTAAATTCTTTATACAGGTTTATCTGTGCTAAGGATGTTAATGATCCGTTTTTGCTCTTGCTCATGTAACCATTCCTCTTCCGGACTAAATGTTGGACATTCTTTTAATAATTTGTCCAACTGCCATTTCAGTTGATACAGGTCTTGTTTAACACCCCAGGCAACAAATCCGTCATTGCGTGGATTACTACACTCACGTGCCGCAGCACGTATTTGGTTAGTGGCTTCGATAATATCGTATGAATGTTTATATCCCATACAAATATTGTAGAGATTAAAAAAGGGTCTGTCAAGACCCTTTGGTGTTATTTTACAAACGGTTTTAAATCCGGCGGCGTCCAACCTATTGGCTTGAGAACCTTACCATCTTCACGTTTGCGAACCTTGCCAGTTTCTTTGTCAATCTTGGCAAAGTTTGTGTTCATGACTTCTTTCCATGCACCTTCGGCATCATAACCTGCACTGTGAATAGTACCAATAGTAACAACTAGAATGTCAATCAATGCATCTAGCGTTTCTAATTGATCATGATTATTAATAGCTTCTTTGAGTTCTTTATACTCTTCTTCAATTAATCCGAGATACATTTTAAATTGTTCTTGGTTAAACTCTTCGACCGTTTGGTCACAGGCCCGCATAAACTTTTCTTGATCACGAAATGGGTTGGTCATTGTTTTCCTACATTAGAAGTATTTTCAGCCGGTGCTCCTACTTGGAATGCAAATAATGCATCGTTAGGAACTTCGTCAGCTGACATTAGTATAGCAGCATTATCTACCATACGCAACTCGATCATCTCGCCATCTTCAAGTTCATATTCGATACTTCTGGTCCAACGGCCGTGCTCTACTAAAATCCATTCGCCTACTTTTACTTCTTTTTGTTCAGGACCGACTGCAAAGACCTTAGCCCATCGTGGATGAATGCCTTGCACCTTACCGTTGTCACTAGGAATGATAATACCTGAAAAAGTTTTCTGACTGTCAAAATTCATGTCCGACACAAGTACCTTGTCTCGAATAGGAACAATCTTTCCTATGACTTTCATTTTTTACCTTTATTCATAGTGGCGTTTGGATTACTTTCGTAATACGAATTAATAGTGTCTTCACGCTTCTTAACAATCCTGCCGCCTGGTCCTAATTCATCTCCACGAGCATTCATTCGCACATTGCCTACTGCTGGCATTAGTTGATTTTTTTCTAGAAGTTGGTCCATGTCAACTTCTTTGCCCTTCATTGTTCTATATACTTTACGTGTCATTTTTGACTCCTTATTTTAAAAACTCATGTATATCGAGTTTGTATTTGATACTATCTACTTTATGGATACCTATTAGGTACAGCACATAACTGGCCACACTACTGCCTCTGCCTACACCCCAAATTAGTTGATGTTCACGCATAGTGTCTACCAAGTATTTAAGGTAATACAATAGGTCCAGCATGCCATGCTGAATAAACAGTTCTAGTTCTGAACTTACTCTATCTCTTTGTTCGTCAGTTTTGCACATTCCGTAAATTTGTTGTATCAAATCCGGGCAGTAATTGTCGGGCATAAACCAATTACTTTGATTAGTTTTGTCAAATAGCTCTACAGAATCAACATCTGCAGGTTGTTGGTAAATCTTTAAAAGGGCAGTATGTTCAAAGTTTTCCTTGACGGCAGCATTGAATTGTTTAATTTCTGCGGTATCGTCAAATAAAATCTTATCAAGACTTTTGATTTTACCAGAATACAATGCCTTAAATGCATCGTCTGTGTTTAATATTAACTGTCCGTAGTTGTCAGATCTCATTTAACAAGTTTAACATATTAATCTACGTTAATCAAGTCGTCAATATTGCCATTATTCTTCTTAGTTGCACCCTGTAATGCTGCTTGATTCCGTTTGGCCATTTCTTCTCTATAGGTATTAAGCACAACAATAATTTGTGGTAATACCTGATTCATTCCTGTTCTTGCTGCAATACCGTACTTTCTAGAGAGATCTAAAATTCTTTGTTCTAGTTCTGCATCTTTTAAATCAGCAGGATTTGCCAGCAACGGGTTAAACATTAGTATATGTGCCGATAAACTTTATGAATACAGTGTCTCCTGCATCAGCAGTTGACATTTCAAATATGTGAGATACTTCTGTATTAGTTCCTAAAACGTGCGGTAATGTTAAACTTGCTTCCTTCTTTAACACATTACTACCTTGTGTAAAACTGATAGTTCCTGTTAACGTAGTTGCGTTTAAGATTTCAAACCTTACTGTTGAATATATGTTGCTATCAGATGGCCAGTTGATCACTGTTAAGGTTGCAGCACCGTCTACAGTAACTTTATGATATCCACCTAGTTGATAGTTTATTTGAGTACTTGATGATATGTCATCAATAACTGTTCCTGCAATACCTGTTGCTTTGAGCACTCCTCGATATATGCTGCCTTCGTATCCGTAGTCATTTACATCGTTTAGTTTTACAGAAGTTAATTCTAGTTGAGTTAATTCTTGGGCCGCAGATTGCAGTGCATTTTTGATGCTGGCAAAGTTATCTCGAAATCCCTGAGTATCGTTATCTACTCCTGGCACAGGATATAAAACATTGATATTGTTACTAAAATTGGTTACGGTGCTTGACATATGTTTCTCTCTAAGAACAGTAGATATTTATCCGAAGATTGTGAGGGGTGTTGCAGAATTAAAAACCTGATACAATGCTTTAGCTGAGCCACCTTGTAAGCTGCCCCAGTTAGTGTAGCCAGAACCGCCGTAATAACTTTCGTTAACTTTCCATGTGCTGCCTGTAGAAGTTGTCCAATTTAAACACTGTTGTTGAGTCATCTGTGGTCTTGCCTGTAACACATTGGCCAATACACCCACTACCTGTGGACATGCTTGACTGGTTCCGGATACGGCATTTAGATAGTAATTAGAATTTCTAGGATCCGCTACCGCAGGATATGCATATGCACTATTTGCATATGCACCCATAATATAATCTCCTGGGGCCCATATATCTACCCCGGGTCCTGTGCAGCTAAAATCTCGTTTATGTTCGGGATTAACCGCAGCAGTTGCATAGGCTGCAATTGCACCGACACAGATTACTCCATTAGTACCTGCAGGAGTTGATCCTCTATGGTAATAATAAGTAAAGCCCGTATATTCAGTCCAATAGTTGTTATAATCGAGACCACCGCTGACATCAATTTTATGACGATCGTTACCGGCAGCAGCTACTACAATAACTCCGGCATTGATACAACTTTCTATTTCAGCATTTAATGCAGGATAGAAATATCCGTGTACACCTATGCCACCTTCGGGAATTCCGATAGTTCCGTATGCCGCAGTAGTAGTTGATACGGCATAGTTAGTACTACGATATCTAATACCTGTTACTCTTGTGTAGCTATAAAAGAAACCAAAACTGCAATTAACAATAGTAGGTCTCTTGTAACCAGTTGTGGGATCTACAGACTTAGCTACATGAAATGCTCTGATAGTTTGCCAAACTTCAAAGTCATCTAACAGTCCTAATTCTCTGCCATCTGTTATATCGTATTCTGTTGCCGCACCTGAACCAACTGAACGTAGACTATAGATATTTGCACCCGGTGCCCAACCCTGTGTATTGCCTGCCGCAATGCTGGCACAGTTGCTGCCATGTCCATCGCAGTCCCCTAAGAACCCGCCTGTGGGTGCAGATGTAATAATTCCGTGCTGTGTCCAGTCGTAATCTACAACTCTGCTACCTCCAGTACCGTCTGCATTAACTGCAAATTCTGGATGGTTAGGCTCGACACCTGTATCGATAATAATTATATCAACTCCTGAACCATTTAGATTAAAAGTAAATGGACCAGTACTAGACCCAAACCCTGTTGGAAAATTAGTCACTGTGCTTAGGCATCTAATCAAACCCCAATTTTTTGAAGTCTGAAAAGGCTCAACTGATTTGTTAAAAACACCAGTTCTAATACCTGTTGTTCTTTTCTTAACGCCCATTTCAACAGGATCTCTATGAACTTCTTTGATCCTAAGATCGGACATCAGTGCCGCCGCTTCTTCGTCAGTTAGCATCACAGTAGAATTGTGCTCACTGTGCAGCATTGGGTTAATGATTTCTACGGCACGTTCTGGAATGGCTTCGTCTGAATAATCCGTAGTCAAATCTGCATGAACGCCGGGCTTGTCATTTGGATTTTCAACTACGACATAATATTTTCGTAACATTGACATTCCTTACGATATCACTGTTCTATCAGTGAATAGTCTCCAATTGGCTCCGTCATAGAAACAAGGTTGCCCACCGCCCGCAGCATCTACTACATAAAGTATTGCACCTTGTCGTGTAATTGCACCTAACGCAGATAATTGTGCAGTAGTTGCAGTAGTTAATACAAAAGGACTGTTAACAGTAATTTGTCCAGCAGCCCGTAAATTAAGATCGTTGCCTGATTGAATAGTTGCAGCAGTGCTTACTCCGGTAACAGTTAGCGTTGAGATGTAAAGAGTCTGCACAGTGTAAGTATTGCCCACTACTGTAACAGCCCCAGTTGCTCCTAGATTACCTGTTGCACCAGTTAGTCCAGTTGAGCCAGTTAGGCCTATTTGACCCGTTGCACCAGTAATACCAGTAGCACCTGTTGCCCCTCTTAGACCAGTAGCACCAGTAGAACCGTCATTGCCAGTACCAGTAGCACCGGACGAACCAATTGCACCCGTAGCACCTGTGGCACCTTGACCAGTAGCTCCTTGTGGTCCGGTTGCCCCTTGAGGGCCAGTAGCACCTGTGCTGCCCTGTGCTGCCGCAGTTCCGGGGATTCCTTGCAATCCGGTAGCACCACCCGGTCCTGTTGATCCACTTTGCCCAGTTGCACCAGTAGCACCTGCAAACGCTACAGTTCCGTCTAATCCTCTAGGACCTGTGGCACCCGGCATACCAGTTGCACCTGTGGCACCTCTAGGTAATGGGCCTGCAACCCATGCTGTTGATGTGCTGTTATAAACCCAAAGACTGCCGTTGTAAGTGTAAACTTGACCAGCTATCGGGCTTGATGGAAATTGAATTGCCATTGTGTATTCCTATATTTCTAATTACGCACCACGCATCATGCAGCCGTTAAACCATGTAATGTTTCCGCCAGCAACGGTAATATCTTTACTGCTGCCGCTAGTCTGTTGAATATAGACTTCAAAATAATCTCCAGTTCCGTTAGCATAAGCTATAGTGCTTACGCCCATGCTAAAGAAACTAGCACCTACTTCTGTGCCACTTGCATTCCAACCACGCTTATACTCTGATCCATTTTTCCAAATAACTAACATGCTTTCACCAGTACCCATAGTACCGCTTATGCGAACTGCGGCATTTAGTTGATAATAACCTGCAACAGTGGGCGTAAATCTTGAACTGGCAAAATTTCCATTAGTGTCAAAATCTTCAAGTTGGAACAACACTTTTTGTTGTGTTCCAGAAGTAATTGTCTGCGTTACTCCCGAGTCTGGATAAACTGAGAATGCAGGGCCGTTTACAGCCTGACTATTATTGACTGAAATATTTCCGCCAACATGTAAGTTTCCGCCAATGCCAGCACCACCTACAACTTGTAGAGCACCAGAGTTTGTTGAAGTTGCACTGGTAGTATTTGTAATTGTAAAGACGCTACTTAATGGATTTGCAATTGCACCTGTTGCACCAGCAGGACCAGTGGCACCTGTAAATCCTTGAAATCCTCTTGCACCAGTAAGACTAATAGACCAATCTTTAAATGTTCCCGGCCCGTTAATGGTATATGGAGCAATACCTATATTAGTGCCAGTATACCATTCAACGTAGCCGTCAATAACTGTGCTAAATGCAGTACTGGTAAATGCCACTGCACGAACACGAGTTGATGTTGTATACGCATTAGTTCCGTATGCTTTATCAACTTGAAATACAAAAGTCGAAGTACTGGTAGTTATAACTAAGGTAGTTGATGTAGAAATTAGTTGTAGGTATCCAGGTCCAGTTGATCCTGTTGGACCAGTGGCACCAGTAGATCCCCATAGACCAGTAGCACCAGTAGATCCCCATTGCCCTGTAGCCCCAGTAGACCCAAACTGTCCGGCTGCACCTGTAGCACCGGTAGAACCACTACCAGTAGCACCTGCTGGGCCAGTAGCCCCTGTTGATCCTCTAGTTCCAGTCGGTCCTGTAGCACCTGTTGCTCCAAACGCTCCGGTAGTGCCTTGAATACCTGTAGCACCTGTACTACCGAACTCACCAACGGCACCTGTAGCACCGATGAATCCAGTTGCACCAGTTGAACCTGTGGCACCCAGACCAGTTGAACCTGTTAATCCGGTTGCTCCTGTTGATCCTTGATCACCTTGCGGTCCAGTTGAACCTGAAGCACCTTGACCGGTGGCACCGTTTTGTCCCTGTGGGCCTGTAGCACCCTGTGCACCGGTTGCACCTGTAGCACCAGATCCTGTAGCACCTGCTGGACCAGTAGCACCAGTAGCACCTGTTGCTCCAATAGCACCTGTCGCTCCAGTTGCACCTGCTCCGGTTGCACCAGTTGATCCCTGAGCACCAGTAGCACCAATATTTCCTTCAGATCCTTGAGGTCCAGTAGAACCTGTGCCGCCTTGCAATCCAGTTGCACCAGTAGATCCAATTTCTCCCTGAGCACCTGTTGCTCCTTGACCTGCAAACGTTCCAGGAATGCCTTGGGGCCCAGTAGCACCTTGAGGACCAGTAGCACCTGTAGCACCTGTAGCACCTGTTGAACCAACTGGCCCAGTTGCACCTGTAGCACCTGTAGCACCAGTTGATCCAATATTTCCTGTAGCACCTGTACTACCACTACCTGTTGCCCCTTGAAGTCCAGTAGCACCGGTAGCACCAGTAGATCCAATTTCTCCCTGAGCACCTGTAGCACCTGCACCAGTAGCACCTTGAGGTCCAGTAGCACCGGTAGCACCAGTAGATCCAATACCCGTTGCTCCGGTAGCACCATCCGGTCCTGTAGAACCTCTAGCACCTTGTCCGCCGACTAATGTTATAGTCCATGCTTGGAATGTTCCTGCACCAAAGCTAGTTAACGGTCTAATAGTGAGCTGATCTCCAATAAAACTTTCAACAATGCCGTCAAAGTTTGATAAAATATCAGCGTCCGCAGTAGCCCTTACTCTAGAACTTACTGTATACGCTACAGTACTAGACGATAAATGAGTTACGAAAGTTACAGTGTTTAAACTGATAGTTGCAGTAGTTTGAGAATACAAAGGAATGAAACCAACTCCGGTTGCACCTGTGCTACCACTACCAGTTGCACCAGTTGCACCGTCTACGCCCGGCAATCCGCTTGCACCAGTAGACCCTTGACCTGCAAATGTGCCAGGAATGCCTTGGGCACCAGTTGCACCGGTTAAGCCTGTAGCACCTGGCCCGCCAGTAAATCCGGTAGCACCGGTGGCACCCTGATACCCAGTTGCACCCGTAGCACCGACTGAACCAGTTGCTCCCGTTTCTCCAACAGCACCACCAGGACTTGCTGATACCCAAACAGAACCGTTGTAAGTAAACAGTTGTCCTGTTTCTTGAGTATCAAGCCACATGTCCCCAGCCGCTGCCACCGATGGTCTTGAAGTTGAAATTACTGCGGTCAGTCTAGGACCAGTTGCACCAGTCGATCCTCTAGTGCCAGTTGCACCCCGAGCACCAGTTGCACCCATTGAAACTACATTGACTACACCTTCAACAATTTCTAAACCGTCGCCTACTATAATTGTTCCTAGAGTAGAAGTAGTTGCAGTAGTAGCAACAGTTGTTACATTTAAAAATCCTTCTTGGTCAATATTTAAACCATCGCCAATTTTAATTCCGCCAATAGTGCTAGTAGTTGCCGTTGACACATTGAATGTGACTAATTCATTATTAATGAATTCGCCTAACTGCCCTACAGTCATCTGTTTAGTTAGGTTGCCGTCAGCAACAGGCATACTAGTTGCCGTTGTTATTGAACCAATAACGGGTAGATTACTAATGGTACTCATTTAACTAAACACTCCACAATGCCTGAACCGTTTTCTAATGCAAATGCAAATGGTTGTCGGCCATTGCTAGTTGTACTGCCTTTGCCATCCATGTACGGCCAAATAGGTTCGCCTTTTAACACGTACCCTTCTACTTTAACTGGTACACGACCAGTTAACGCAATATATGTTCCGCCTTCTAATTCACTATTCATCATATATGCAGGCTTACCGGAGACTACACCGATAACATAACAGTCACTAGTTGTTACCGCGGTAACTTCTGCAATGCCACCAACTGTCATCACAGTACCGACTGAGTATTCTCGGTCTGTTAGATATTTTTCTGCCAAGTCAGCATACACTGCAACAGTAGCAGTTCCTCTAAAGAACGATCCTCTAATATCACCTAGGTCATCTCTTGCAACAATAGTAGCAGTAATATTATCTTCATATCCTTTAGCATAGTATGTAAATCCGCCTGCATAAGGCACAATTTCTAAAGCTGCGGCCTGTGCATTACTCGAACCAGTAGCACCAGTTAATCCAGTGGCACCAGTTGATCCTTGAGCACCAGTTGCACCCGATGATCCTTGAGCACCTGTGGCACCTGTGGCACCATCATATCCAGCAGGCCCAGTAGACCCCCACAAACCAGTTGATCCTGTACTTCCTGGAAGTCCGATATCTCCTTGTGGACCAGTTGCTCCCATTGATCCAGTTGCACCAGTTGCTCCGGTCGCACCTGTTGATCCTATTCCAGTAGCACCAGTAGCACCCATTACACCTTCTGCTCCAGTTGCACCTGTAGCCCCACTAGGACCAGTAGCACCGGTTATTGGACCAACACTTATTACGGAAGCATCGCTTAATGTAAATTCAATTATTGTATTGCTAGAAGTTAATGTAGCAGTGGTAATATATTTGCCTTGAGGACCAGTTGCACCAGTAGCACCAGATGCTCCTTCACTGCCTTGTAAACCGACTGCTCCGGTAGCCCCAGCCGGCCCTGTCGCACCTGTCGCACCTGTAGTTCCCGGTATACTTGGACCTTCTGAACCAGTAGCACCTGCAGGACCAGTAGCACCGGTTGCACCGGTTGCACCTGTAGTTCCTAACGGGCCAGTTGCACCTGTGCTGCCTTGTAATCCAGTAGCACCTGTTGCACCTGTTGCTCCAATGGCACCTGTTGCACCTGTAGCACCTTGTCCTGTAGCACCTGTAGCACCCGGCTCTCCTTGGTTACCAGTAGCACCTGTGGCACCAGTTGAACCAATGCCTGTAGCACCAGTTGAGCCTAACTCGCCTTGAATACCAGTTGCACCGGTAGCACCGTCACCGCCAATTGGTCCAGTTGAACCAGTAGCACCGTCTGGACCGGTAGCACCGTCTGCTCCGGTTGCACCTGTAGCACCTAATCCAGTTGATCCTTGCGGACCAGTTGCACCTGTAGCACCTCGGAGTCCGGTAGCACCAGTAGCACCAAAGTTACCTGTAGCACCTGTTGATCCTAACGGACCAGTTGCACCTGTTGTACCTAAGTCGCCAGTCGGTCCTTGAATGCCAGTAGCACCAGTTGCACCAAAATTGCCAGTAGCCCCAGTTCCGCCAACTGGTCCAGTAGCACCCGGACTGCCTATACCAGTTGCACCTGTAGTTCCTTGTCCAGTAGCACCAGTTGCACCTGCACCGCCAAATGGTGCACCTGCACTCCAGTTACCATCTCCGTTTTGTTTAATGTATAATGTTCCGGTACCTAGTTCTAAAAATGCAAAACCAAACGGACGATCATCATATTGACTTCGTTCGTCGTACGGAGTTGGCCAATACCCTACAGCATCAATAACAAATGGCTGACCAATTTCCCCTGTTGCACCTGTAGCACCTTCGCCTGTAGCACCAGTTGAACCAATTGGTCCAGTTGAACCCGTACCGCCTTGACCTGCAAATGTTCCAGCAATACCAGTAGCACCTTGGGGTCCTGTAGAACCTGTTGATCCTTGAGCACCAGTTGCACCTGTACCGCCTTGGCCGGGAATACCTTGTTGACCAGTGGAACCAGTACCGCCTTGGAATGCTGCTATTCCGGGAATACCCTGGAGACCGGTTGCACCTTGTTCACCGGTTGCACCTTGGGCACCTGTAGAACCAGTAGCACCGCTACCAGTAGCACCTGCACTACCTGTAGCACCTGCACTACCAGCAGGCCCTTGACTTCCGGTTGCACCAGTTGCACCCATAAATGCAGCAGTACCTGGGATACCTTGCGGACCAGTAGCACCAGTTCCTCCGGGATAGCCAATATCACCTTTTGGACCAGTAGATCCAGTTGAACCACCTTGCCCCGTAGCACCAGTTGATCCGCTGCCTGTGGCACCTCGTAGACCAATCGGTCCAGTGGCTCCGCTAGCACCTACCGCAGTTTCTCTACTAAAAAATGTTCCTAATGTTTCTACAGTTACATAGTATGTTTGTCTGGTAGAAGTATCCGCTACTGGTATCAGAACAGCATTGGTTAGTGTGTTTAACGGTGGTAAATTACTTATTGTGCTCATCTTTTATTCAACTAGTAGTGCGTTTCCATCAGAGTCAGTAATAATGATACCGTCTGGACCAGCCAGCACATTTAATGGTTGTACATCATCAACATTCTTAATTGGGAACTTGAGATATTTATCGCCACTGTAATCTAGTGTTTGATCAATAATTAATCTATCAACTTCGAAATCAATTAACTTAAAGTCAAATCCATTAAGCTCAATCTTTCTTTTAATTTTATAGCCTTCGCCGGGTAATGCATAACAAATTGGCATCGCTTTAATAAATCCTAAAGGTGCTCCAGTTGCCTGTTGAATAGTACTCATAAATCTAGGACGTAAATATTCGTCTACTTTAATAGTTTCGCCGTATATTTGAACGCTTTCTAGACTCTTTTGCCAGTTTTCAACGCTATTACTGTATAAATTAACCAGTCCCTGATTAATCAAGAAACTGATATTATCCGGACTTTTCCCTAATGTATTACTTTGGCTGTCAATAATGTCAACGTAGACAAAGTCGTAAACATAATTTCCTTGAGCGTCTTCTGCAGGAATTGTCTTGACATCTCCAAAATAGAATCTCTTATTGTAGAAATAATTCTGTAGCCCTAAAACGTATTCAGCTAAGTTTAATCGCTCAATGCCGTACTCTAAAGTCATTCGAATATCTTTTTGTAGCCCGAATGCTGGATCCGATGGTCGGTATAATACCTTTGGATCGAATACATCTCTATTGTTAATAAAATCTCTATAGACTTTTCTTCTATGTCGTGCCATGAACGGTCTCATGTACACGCTGCTAAACGGAGTTGGATCGTTGTCTCCAATAAGAATTGTAAACTCTTGATCAATTGTTGCCAGTCGATAGGCATTAGTAGCTTCTACTGTAAACGTATATGCACGGTCAAATGTAGTTCCGCCACCATCGATGGTAAATTCTGTAGGTTGGTAGTAATCAACTTCAGTAGTTCCACCATAAGGAATTTTCCCCACAATACTTCCGTCATTCTTAAATTCTAAACCTGCAGGTAATTCACCTTGTACAAATCTGTATTGAATTCCTAAGTCGGGTAAATTTTCATGTTGTGCTACTACTGATAGCTCACTTTGATATCCTGCTGCAATTGTTCCTACGGTAGAGGTAGTAATCCATTGTAAATCAGTGTTTACACTGCCTTGTAGTCTTAATTGAAATACTCTATCGCTTTTACTTTGATCTCCGGTCTTAGGATCAGTTTTAATCATCCTAATAGTAAATTTGTAATCTTCACTATATGCAGGTATGTACGGAATTTGTCCGTATAGGTCTCCAGACGTTTCATTTAAATTAAATCCGGGCGGCTTTTGACTCTCACTTCCAACGAATAGAATAGTATTATCTGGAATGTCGTCTCTTAGTGTAGTGTCATATACTACCGTATCGCCTACAAGTACTGGACTATGTTTAATACCAACTACACAAGTTGAAGTAGTTCCTGTCACTGAACTGATTGTATAAGTAGTATCGTATATTGCATCGGGCACATATGTGTCCAATCTAAGCAATTGTCCAACTTGAGGCAAGCTAGACAAGCTCTTTAAATGCACCTCACTCATACCAGCACGGTTATACTTAGGTAAGAAGTCTGCACTTTCCCAATCCGTTCCGTTCCACACATAGCTAACAGTTTCATCTACTACATTGTACAAATCACCGATGGTATTAACTAACGGTAACTCAGCAAACGTATCAACTACACCTCTTACAGTTACAGGTAAGCCACTTGGTCCTGTATTGTACTGAGTATCAGCAATAGCTCGTACTTCCGGATTTACACTAATATTATCCCAGATCCAATTAACTGCACCTAGTTCAGGGTGCGGATCATATGTTTGTATTCTAACAATTTGATAGTTCGCGGCACGACGAATACCCAAGTTCGCCGGACTTAGCCAAGCAGGTGCATACAAGTAACTGTCGCCTGCTTGAAAACATCTTGCATCTGCTGAAATATACCCAGTGTCTGCACGTAAGCTGTTTACATCAACAACTTGCAATTTAAATAATTTACGACTGCTATTAAAACTGTCAGTGGCAGTTACATAGAATTGATAAATTTTCTTAATGTATTTTGGACGATTAGTTTTATTTTCAATAATGAAAGCACTATCATACGGATAACGGTCATATTTTTCAGTGTCGTATCCGTTGCCTGAAACTCCAACCGGCTCTTCTTGCACAGTTATTTCATCAATAACGCCAGTTAATCTACCGTCTTCAGTTAATTTAATCCCTTTGGGTAGTTGCCCGTCTCCGTCTGCAATGTAATATCTTAGTTTCATATTTTCAAACAAGACATTAGCTACAGCAGACAATTGATAATCTACAATATGTTCGTTTACTGCAAAACACTCACCACTGGTTCCTACTGCTAGGAATCCGCTAGGAGTTACCCATACTGGATCTTGATTGCTAGTTACATCTACTGAAAACGTACGGTCAGCTACACCCTGTGCATTTTTTGCACGAACTACAAATTGACTTCTAATTGTAGAAGGCACGCTCATAGGGTTTCCAATAATAAACCCAGTTGTAGTAGTCGACGTAGCAGTAGTTACTAATTGTAAAACCATTCCGTCCGGAAGCTTCCCGCTTATAACACTGAATGTAGATCCAGTGCCTTCAACTGAAAATGGTATATTAATAGCAGTTCGTTCTGTTAACGTGCCCAGGAACCCCGCATTGGTAATCCATACTGGTGCTGTCATATTATAACCTAAACAAACTTACTTGAGCACGCCAAGAAATTACATTAGTAGCAGTTAGTCCGGAAACATTATAGGCCTGTACTCTCACTCGATTGTCATAGATTGATGTATCTACAATGTCCCAGTTGGCATTATTGGTGCTACCGTTTTCAAATAAGCTCACAATTCCTGTACCTAACACATGACTGGTAGTGCTATTCCAGGTTACCATATAGCTACTTCCGGAATCCTGTGTATCAGTAGTTTGGTTCTCTGCTAGAATATCTATGCTAGCACCTCTATATATTCTTTTATCAAATTCAAAAAGTTGCACAGCCGTAGAGTTGTCGCCCGGTAAGGTAAATGTGCCACCAAATGATTGTAGTTCAATTGCAGGCACTTCACCACTATCGCTGATAACAACAGATGACGTACTGGAACTTTGAACTTGTGAAAAGTTTTGATTAATTTTGTGGAATGCTACTCGGAGACTATCACCGTCTCCTTTGTTTGCACTTGTTCCAGTGTTGATGTATTGTAATGCCATTAAATTCTCCCTACTACAACTTCAATGACGCCAATTGTTTGACTATCATAATCTTCTAATGCTTTGCCAATTACTGAACCCATTGCAGGATTCTTTTCAGCAGTTGCAACACCCGGAGCACCACTAGAAATTAACATATCGCCTTTGCGTACTTTACCTACAACTTTACATGGAACACGACCAGTAAGTGCAATAAAGACGCCACCTTCTAGTTCGGCATTCATTTTGAACGCCGGATTAGTTGCAACCACGCCGGCGATCCTGCGGTCCATGAATTCTACCGCAGCAGTAACTTCTTTTGCACCGCCAAATACTACAACAGTACCTGGCTCATAATGTGCATCTGGCAAATATTTTTCTGCCAAGTCACCGTATTTTGCATAGTAAGCAGTGCCATAAACTGTTCCAAACAAGTTATCACTTTGACCAATGTCGCCAGTTCCGTTAGTGCCGCTCTTTGTGATGCTCGGAACAGTCGGAGTACCGGTTATGTTACCGCTAAATGTTGCAGTAACGGTCCCTGCACTAAAATTGCCACTACCGTCTCTAAAGACCAGTGTACTTGCACTATTAGAACTTGTACCGTTTGAAGTAACGGTGAATGTTTGAGTTTCTCCTGTTGTGCTACCGCTTAGACCATATCCGCTAGTTGCACCAGTAGATACATAATCTCCAGTTGTATCAGTACCTAATGCAACACTATTGTTTGATATAGTAGTCACAATGTTGATACCACCTGCACCAGAGAAACTAGCACTACCAGTAACATCACCGCTAAGTTGAATAGTTACCGCAGCATCTAAGCTCTGTGCAGTAGTTGCAGTACCTTGGAATCTGTTCGCATAGACATTAACGTATCGCTTGCCATTTTCACCAATGTCGTATGTTAAGTTAGCACTAGGTTCTAACTTTTGAGTAACTAACGTACCTACCATAGTGTCGCCACTGGTATTGATATAGTTTAGGTTAGCCCATTGTCTGTTAACAGCATCTTTATCAGCTGCTGGATCGGCCATATTAACAATACGGTTGTCGCCCATCTTGATAGTATCGAGCATTTCTAAAACGCCGCCACGATCTAAGAATCCATTACCGATTGGACTGACACCTGCGGTAGTATTGTTTCTGTTTAGGCCTAATCTACTATTAACATATGTTTGTATAGCACGTTCAGTTGGAACGCTGTTATTACTGTTGCCGCCTAACGTACCGTCTACGCTAAACACCTGTACAAGAGTCTGCCCACGTTTAAAGCTAATGCCATCAACGTTAGTTAAACTAATCGGAGCACTGATACTCACAGTACCGCGACCTTGGTCTACGCTGAAGAACTTACCAACTTTAAAGTTACCGTCTTGGTCAGTAGTGGCATAGTATACACGACCTTTTCCTACCTCTTGAGTTTCTAATGCCGAGTCTGGAGGATTGCTTGGAGGGCCGTATAAATCGTTTGGATACTTACTGTCAGCATAGCCTCCTGTACCTACGTTCAACATGTCGTGTCCGGTAACACGCATTGTAGAAATACGTACAGTAATATCACCCGGTTGATTAGATGTAATACCTGCTTTTAATGCTGTAGCCAAAACTTGATGTTGTAATGTAGCACCATCACTAACTCTCTCAACAACAATTTCTCCCCATTCATTATAAGTTTCGTCGCTGTTAATATAATCTGTAATTTTATACAAATTACCTGCATGACCAAATATATAATAGTAAGGAGTACTTGCAGTTAATCCCGCACCTATCCTTGCCTGATCATCTGCGTCAAGGTCTACAACTTTGATCCTGTTATTACCAGTTTCGCCATCTGGGTAAGCTGTTACAGTAGCTGTGGCAGATCCTCCAGTAATCGTGATATTACTAACACTGGTTCCGGCGTAGCCTGCACCCTGATTAGTTAAAATAACTTTAAAAATTTGTCCACTGCTGTTAGCCTTGCCGTAACCAACTGCCTGTGTTCCGGAGAATGTTAGGCCAGTACTGTTAGGCCATGTCCATGTTCGGTCAACTCTAATCTGTGTAGAACTAGAATTAACCCAAGTTACATAAGTTGCAGCACCGTTAGGATCAGCACCACCAGATGTTAAAGTTACACGACTACCTATCATTATAGTGCCGCTTGCACCACTGATAGTAATTAAATCAGTATCTGTTGCAGTGCCATTAACTGATGCAGTTCCTGCGGTACTTGGTGCAGGAATTGTTGCAGTATAGTTTGTGGTAGTCGAACCAAATCCAGCACCGCCGCTGGTAATTGTTAATTTGCCTAAGCCTTGTCTGTATAAACCGTTACTCTCAGTCCACGGAGTTAGGTTAATATAGTTGTAAGGAGTATCACTTTCTGCAAGTGCAGTATCTCCGCCAAGGTCTGAATATTTTAATACACGATATACGTATGTTGGATCTTCGTCTAAAGTCAATACAGTACTAGGACGGCTTAATGTTGCTGCATTTACATCTAATAATTCTTGATTGTAGTATATGCGTAACGTGGCTTTCTCACCGTTTGCAATAGCTGCCCTTAGTCCCTGTCCTTGCCCGTCATCTAATGATAGAGAATACACGGTACTATCAAATGTATCTTGTACTGCACTCTTGACATTATAAAGGACAACAGTTCCACTATGGTTAACTTCAAGTTGACTTTGTGCAATAGGTGCATAAGACAACCCAGTTACATACAAGGTTGCATCTTCAGCTTTGTTTGTGTATGTGCCTGCTGCGGTAATTGTGGCAATCTGGCTAGTAGAACGTTTGTTTCTAACTGCAATTGGAACCTCTGTTGGATCGCTCCCCTCTGACTTAAGACCATTTAGACCGTAGGAAGTAGAACCAGCAATACTACGACATTGAGCACCATTTAAAGAATAGTACGCACTATAGCAGTAGTAAGTAAACATGGAAACGTTTTCTACTAAACCGCCGTTAGTTGCAAAAATACCGTAGCCTAAGTCGTTGATCTGTGTGAAGTCGTTAGCCAACATACTTCTATTACCAGCTGTGATTAATGTGATCTCGCTTGGTAAAGGATGTGCTGCGGTAACAATGAATCCAGGTTTAACTGTGGCCACATATGCTAACCCAGTACCAAATGTTACTGCCGGATCTGAATTATAGCCGCTGCCTGCTGTTCCAATAGTAATTGCAGTAATTGTACCATTGCCGTCTACACTGGCCACTGTTGCGGCAGCACTTGTACCACCGGAACTTGGGAAATTAATAACTGTGCCAACTGCGTATCCAACACCACCGTCGATAATTTCGTAACCAGTAATTGCACCTGAACTATTTCTAGTCCAACTAATTCGAGCACCACCAATAACAATATTTGGGCAACCTTGAGTAGTTCCGAACGTGAATAATCCGTTTGTATACCCTGATCCTGGGAAGGATACAGAAACACTAGATACATTACCCGAAACTCCAATCACCGCAGTACCTGTTGCATTTAGACCACCTGCCTGTGTCGGAGCACTGAATCTTACAGGTACTGTTCCTGCGTTAGCTTTAAATCCTGTAGCAATGTTTCCTGCATTAGTAATAGTGGCAATACCACCTGGACGTAACGGATTTAAGTTTAAACTACCTGTACCGTTTGTTGGATTAAAGTTACTAACAAAGCTGACTTCGTATGTAACACCGCTATGAACAAAGAAGCAAGGCACTTGGGGACGAATATATCCTTCACCAGGCACAACACTCGGACGTCCAATGCTGCCAGTAGTCAATGCTGAATTAATTCTTACTGGATAGCCTGTTCCTGATGCAGTAGTAATGCTAGCAGGAGTCATCTTAGTATTGCCGGAGAATCCGTCAATAAACATACCACCTGCAAATACGTGCCTGTTCTTGCTCTTAGAGAAGCTAGAAGCAGTTTGAGTATATGGGGACTTGGCAAGAATTTGACCGTCTGGGTCAAGTACTTTCATGAAGCCGCCGTGTCCTTGACAACTAATATATCGATTAATTGTTGCATCGTTCATCAAGAACACATCCATTTGATCGTTATACTTGGGAGGATTAAAATCAGGATCGTTGTTGACAATGCGTGAGCAGGCCTGCACTAAGTCTGCTAAGATTAAATCAGACCCACTACTAACTAGTGTACCACCAACTGGGTCAGTGAACACTTGATCTTCGACCGCTTGATAAGAAGTAACAGGTTGTTGATTCTTAATAATTCGTTGACCAATAGTGTTAATATAGTTAATAGCCGCAACAGTCTCTGCTAGTTGGGATCCTTTAACTACTGCAACATTTCGATAGCTATCGCCTGCATTAATAGTTCTATTATTTCCACCGTTAGTTAAATCGTATGCAATTGAATCAACAATAATACCGATGTCTCTTGCACATTTATCTTCATCAAATACAAAACTAGGGTATGTAGCATTTAGGAAGCCAATACATTCTGCTTTGATAAATTCTCGGTTGTCTAGTAGAATAGAACCGGCATTATTATAACCACCACTGTTAGTCTGAGTAGTTAATGTGTTAACTGGACGACTAGCATCTCTTAGGTAATGATATCCGTATTTGAACGGTTCATATATATGCCATGCACCGTAAGCAATAGTATTGCCTACTGTATAATTGTAAGCACTCTTTTCAAAATTAACTTCGTTCTGTGCTAGAGAAACTGCAAAAGTATTGCTACTTACGGCTCGAACTTCACCTTGTGCAGAAACTGCACCGGTAGTTTTGAAAATCTTTCCAATCCAATTGGTGCTAACAACTCCTGCATCTACAGTAACAGTAACAGTTTGTGTAACTGAGTCATTATCAGTTGAGCTGATAGTAATACCTGCTGCACTTGCATAATCAGTTGCAGTGTTTAATTGTGTTACAATAATACCGTCAATTTGGGCATCTCTAAAGAAGTATGTATTAGCCCATTTAGAACTACTAATACCTGGAAGTCTTGTACCTTCTAAAGGTGCAGGTTTAATAACACTTCGGCGGAATTCATCACCACGGATAGAACAGTTTTCCGGAACCTTAATTGGGTATTGATCGTTATGCTCACCCGACTCTACCATAATAGTAGATTGATTCTTGTTCTGTTTTTGGCCCCATTGTAGCTCTTCGTTTAATTCAAAGTCGGCAGCATAGACGTGCCACTTATCATAGTCAACAACATCGCCATTTTGTAATCCGAGACCATCTCTAAACTCAACAACAATAGTGTCTCTAACGTTTTGATCGTCGTCTAGTTCTTGAATAATTCGAGAAATATATCCATAGCTTATGACACCGTAACTAGAATTAGTGATGACAAATTTGTAACCAATCCAAAAATCTGGAATGTCAATGCTGTCTGCTACGTCTAATAAGAACGCTACTTCGGTAATTTCACCACCACTGGTTACATACGCATTATAGCTGAACGGCTCTGGTTCAACTGCCATACGATATGGTTTAGCGTAATCAACTGGAGTAATATCATAGTATTCATAGCCATTCACGTCATCGAGTGTAATAGCTTCAACTAGACCTACTGCTTCACTGCTTGCACCAATGATGTAGTTTCCTGGGAAAATACTTTTATTAATAAAGGGATCTGATCCAATATTAAAACTAGCTGGATCTAGTGTTAATCTTAAGCGGATACCAAAAGAGCTAGTGTCTAGCAATGTACTAGTGGTTATGTTAGTAACAACAGGATTTGCTGTGCCGTTACTCATCGAAACAGTTTTTTGGTACGGTCCTAGTACAATTTGACTTGCTGCAATAAATTGTTCTGCTGCTTCTGCGGCACGATTAACAGTTTTAAATGCATAGGCAAAGGCCCGCCCACGTTTATAGCTAGGTAAAGAATACTGATGATCGTCACCACTTAAACTAACAAAGAAGTTTTGGCGACTTGCAAAACCACTGTTGTCAACAAGTTCGTCAACATATCCTTTGTTAACAATGTGAGTAGAACTTGTAGGACTTACTAATAATTCAACATTATCCCGAATCGTACTCATTCCGTCATATATGCTCTCACTTACACTAGTGTTATCATATCTAGTAATACCGTCACGGTTAACAAAGTTCTCATAAACCCACTTACGACTAACTGCATCCCAATCTGCATGTGGACCTGTGTTATCCATGTTAATGATACTAAATGCATTCTCACCGCTGATGTCTGCTGCTAGTGTTGGATTCTTATCACTTGATAGGCTAGATGCAGTATTAACGATCCTGATTTCAGTTGAACTTGTAACAAAGTCAATGTTAATACCTGTGCCAGCTACTAAAATTTTATTAAGAAATTTATTACCTTCTGCGTTAACTTGTAAAATAGCATTGGGTCTTAATGTGCTAGGAGCTTCCTTTAGTCTTAAAAAGCTGAATCCAGCACCAAAACCTAACAATGTATAGATGTCTGTAAAGTTAGAGTTAACTTTCTGAAAAGCTGCATAGACGCTGTCGCCTGTTCCATCGTTTGGTTCGCTACCGATATTGATAATCTGTTGATTTAGTGGCATAATTTCCTCTGTACTACACCATATTTATTCTGGTAAAATTCTGTCAAAATAACAGCAGGTAGTATTCTACAAGTATTTATTTTAAGTTACTCAAAGGGTGTTAAATGAAATTCCTGTAATAGTAAATAAAGTATCGAGTTAATACTTTTAAGGAGATATCGATGTTTAAAACAATTAAAGAATTCTTCCTAGGCAAGCCAGTTGAAACACCGGCAGCACCCAAGGTTGAAGAAACAAAGCCTGTACATGCAAATGATGTGGTACTACAACCGGTAGTTGAGGAAGTGCAACCAGTAGTAGAAGCTAAGGTTGATCCGGTTTCAGTCGCATTAGATTTAGAACCAATGGATTTTGCAACCGCTACTACTCCGGTAACTGCTAAGACGCCGCGTAAACCACGTGCTCCTAAAGCTGTGGTTGCAACTCCGGCAAAAGCCACAAAGCCTAAAGCAGAAAAAACTGCACCAAAAAAGGTAGCAGTAATTAAAGCAAAGAAGGTAAAATAAAAAAGGGCTCCGAGAGCCCTTTTTTAATTGGTTAAACTGTAATCGTACAGTGTTTTAGAAGCTAGGTTTTTAGCTTTAGACTCGCACATAATGTCAAAGTCTTTTCTAAAAGTCAATGCCCAATCATTAACAGACTTGTTCCAATAGAAGTTGCTGTGTGCTCGCATCTTCTGTTTTTTGTAGCCGTTCTCTAGCAATAATGCATGATCAGGTAACGTAATTGGACAATGCCCTATTAACACATCTTCTCGGCTGACTGAATAATGAATAACAGGACGAACGCCACGCCACGATTCAATCACACGCTGACATCTATCGTCGGTGGCTTGAATGTAGTCTCCTGTACGGATCCAGTGGTGGTGTATATCAAGTACGAGGGCACAATGTTTTGCGAGTTCGATACTTGAGTCGATTCCCCAACAGTTTTCGTCGTTTTCGATTGTGATGCAGTTTCTTGCTTCTGGGGATAACTTTCCCAATGCGTCAATGATGCCTTCGGGGCCGCGTTTACCCGAGATGTGAACATTGATTTTAAGATCTTGGAAGGTCTTACCGAATCCCATCCAGCGGGCCATATCCACATGATATTCAAACTCCTCAATTGAACGTTCTACAATGCCGGGATTTTCACTAGCCAGCACAGTAAACTGACCAGGATGAAATGACAAGCGAACGTTATTAGTGCGAGCCAAAGCACCCACTTGGGCGAAGTGCTTTTCCGCATAAGCACGAACGTCTGGTAGACGCCAAAAGTAGCTATAATCAGGTTGGGTATAGACAGGAAGTATATCACTGCTAATACGTACCATTCGGAGAGATTCATCAAGTGTGCCTACTTTTTCTACTAGTTTGCGTACAGCTTCAATGTTGCCTTTCATTAGGTCCCACAGTTTTTCTTCTGCTACCTGTTGGCTTTGACGTTTGAGCCATGCCACAGTAGTAGAACCTGTGTTGTATTGTTTAGCATCGTCTGTAGGCTTAATACCGTCAATTTGTGCAGGATTATCAATCCATTTACATGCAAACCCAATCTTACCCATTTTATTCTTTCTTAGAAAGTGAAAAACCACTGTCGTTATAATCTTTCCAAACTAGTACATCACCGTAGTCCCACCCCATTTGAGCCAATAGATCAGGAGGGAAAGGCATCATTAATTTTCCAGGATGCTCCGGATCTCCCTCTAGAGTAACAACCTGGCTAGTATCAGTCATTTACTTGTTCTTTCCAAGTTGTAAAAAAGTTTTTGATTTTTGTATCTTCATCCCAAGAAGTACCATAGTCGTTGTCTTTATCGCACAACGCCAGTGCTTCTTCCTTAGTAACAACACGATGAGACACAATTTGTTCGCCGATATGTTCTTGGCTAAATTCTTTAGCTTCGTTCATTGTTACAGTATCTAATGCCCATAGAGTTTTATCTTTACCGTACTGGTCTACACCTACTGGCACTTCAACCATATAGCGTTCACGAAATGTGCTAACACATTCAACTAGCACCCATTGAGTTGGTTCTTTCTTTTTAAGTTCCCAAGAACCGTCTTTACGATCAATCCACTCTATCGTGTCCCCTTCTTTCCATCCTGCCTTCTCTAGCAGTTCTGGAGGGAACATTAGGATAGCATCTCCTGTTGCGGGATCTTCTTCTATATTAAGTGTCCAGTGTTTCTGTTCCATGATCTATTAATTTAACGGTTAGTACACGCATAGTTTTGAAACTACGCCATTCTTGTTTGTCTGTATCAAAAACCGGAACGGTTTCTAAATCTAGCAGACGGGTTTGATGATGTTCGCGAATTGCTTCACTAGGCATCCAATCTTTATGAAGCGTACACTTCATGACTCGAAGCTCGCCACTTACTTTAGTAAACTCAACTTCACAAACACCTTGATAGAGGATGTCTTTAATAACTTGATACTGTGTTTCCACAGGGTTAGAGGTACCTGCAAAGTCAATCACATTCTCACCTTTGAAAATTTATAGTTAACGTATACAAGAGCAAAGTTAACAAGTGCCCAAATGTAGTTACCGCGAGCAATACTATCAATGCCGGCAAAAGTCAGCCATCCAATAATAAACCAAGTAATTTGATCTTGATTATAAATGTACCAATTACGAAATGAATTCCACATAAACACCTTTCTAGTAATATCTTATTGTACAGGATTTATGTAGCATTGTCAATCACCAATGTCTAATAACACCAGCAATAATGAACAAATTGGTTATCATGTACACAGATACAATTAGTGTACGAATAAGGGCAATACGATCAGCTTCTCGATCAGTATCGCCCATTTTTTCACCTAGGGCCTTGGCCCAAAGTCTCCATACTTTACGCAAATAGATCTTCATTCCATTCACGATGACCTTCACGGAATGCCATGTTACTTTGGGTTTCACGTACTTCTACACGATAACACCAAAGACGTTTGCTTTCACCGTCACCCCACATGTCTGGAATGTAAACACCATTCACATACTTGTACAGCATATCGCTCAGTGCTTCGCAACCTAATGCTGGCAGTATTGTTAGCTTTGCTAACTTACGGCGTTCCATCTCTTTATAGAATTCTAGTTCTGGATCGTCGGCACTAACTAGGGTAGTGTGATCAAATTGATCTTCTAAGATTTTTTTAAGTTCTTTTAAGCCACCGTAGTCAGCCGCCCAATTACGAACGTCTAGGTCGTTAGTTCCAAAATAGAACTTCATTGAAAAACTGTATCCGTGATTTAGGTTACAGTGACTATCGGCTCTCCATTGGCGATATGCACATGGAAAAGCATCGTGATACTCTTTTGTCGAGGTGTACTTATATTGTACGGGTTGTAGATTTGCCATCTCTAGTCTCCTTTGTAAGGTAGCAAGTTTGACGACATGCAGAATTTATAAAGCGGGGTGAAAGTCGTTAAAGACCGCTAGTAACTATTATATAGGCAGATATTTATTCTGTCAAGTGTTTAAGCTCTAATTTCACCAAAATTCTTCCAAGTGCCCGGAGTGCCAGATCTGACACAGACCCAACCAATGAAGCCCTGTGGTAGAGGATTGTCATTCCATACAATGTCTCCTTGTTGGTAAGCACCTTGTGTTGGAGGTTCAACTCCACGCATCTGTAGCTTTCCGCCAATTCGAACATTCCCACCAACTTCAAATGCTTCAGTTGGATTCTTCACGTTGATGGCCAGTTTACCGTATGCACGAATAACTGTGCTGTCACGGAGTTCATGTCCAAATGTAATATGGCCCTGTTCATCAATACTTACGCGAACTTGGTCATCTGTAATAATGTCCAGTGCCTTGGTATTCAGAGTACCGATGCGGCCACGGCCTCGATCGTCTGAATCAATAACTACTTCAACATTATTTGGATAATCGTAAACTGTAAACAATGCAGTAGGAGCATCTTGTCCTAGGCTGAATCTATTAGCAATGGGGTTGTAAAAAACAAAGTCGTTAAAGTTTACAGCACCACTTACATTTAAGTCACGGAGTGTTCCTACAGTTTTTAAACTGGAATTAACAATGCTACTGCCCAGGCTTTCGCTAGTAAGTACACTGGCACCACCAATAAGATAGTTTCTGCCTTTGGCAATTTCGATGCTTTCTGTACTAAAGAATCGATCAGGACCAGCCATCAACACCAATTGTTTATTGTAAGGGGCACCTGGCCATAACAATCCTGTACCTACGTTTGTACCGCTTTCTCCGTGTGCAAACTCTAGATATTGCTTTTCATAAATCTGATTTGTGATAATTTCTGTAGTACGAACAAATCCTGCATCTAGTACACCATAGATTTTAACATCCCCTCGGAATGTAGTGTTACCTTCGATGTTCTTTACATTCAGTGTCTGTACTGTAATTTTATCATCTTCTACAACTAACGTCTGTTTTGTAGCAAGATCTTTAATACCTGTGCTACCAAAATTGGTAATTGTTCCGCCATCAATAACATCGCCGCTAAAATCGTTTTCTACAATTAATAAGCTGCCGCGTGGAATATTTTCTAGATTACCTGCATCAAATGTCTTTACCATGGTGTTGTTCCGTAAATGTGAGAAGCCCCTAAGTGCTTTTGTGTATTTAGCACATAGGGGCTCTACAGTTTAGGAACGATTATACGGGTCTATTTTCCACTACTTGATCAGCAAGACCGTGCTGTACAGCCTCTGCGGCACTTAAAAATGTGTCAAACTTCATAGTTTCGAACATTTCTTCGTATGTTTTCCCAGCAGTATTGTGTTTGACATACAGCTGAGTCAGCCGTTCGTTTACTCGTTTAGATTCTTCAAAACTACGTTTAGCATCTTCAAATTGCAGATCTTGTACATGAACTGATCCGCTTGTGCCCCGTGTTCCTGAACTAACACGATGGATCATTGTTCGAGCCTCTGGAAGTACAAATCGTTTACCCCTGGCACCTGCTTGTGCAAGGAAAGAGCCCATAGAGCAGGCTTGTCCCATAACATAAGTGCAGACATCTGGTTTGATAAACTGCATAACATCGTAGATGCTAAGTCCAGCGGTGACTACTCCGCCAGGACTGTTAATGTAAAAATGAATGTCTTTGGCTGCATCTTGACTTTCAAGATGCAGCATCTGTGCCACAATCAAATTGGCACTATGGTCATCAACTGGACCATTTAAGAAAACAATTCGTTCGTTCAGCAGTCGACTAAAAATGTCAAATGCACGTTCTCCCGAACTTGTTTTTTCGATTACCATTGGTACTAGCATAATTTTTCCTTTGTTTATTGTAGCAGATTGTTTATTTGTTTGCAACTAAATTTTTATCTAAAAATTCTTTTGTTCGTTTTCTTGAGAGCCTGTCTGCTTCTGAATTATACTCCATGTAATATCCGTATGCAACTCTTGATGGAAAATTCATATCAAACGCATGGGTGGCATTTTTATACATGTGTGATTCATATTTCTCTATATTTGTACATAATTCTGGCGGCGTCCATGTGTCCTTATCTCCAAAATGTATCTGCACAGGAAACTGTGGTCTTGACCAATCTCTTCCTATAAAATTGAAATACTTATTGTAACAGCTCGGATAATATGCTATTGCGGCATCTACTCCGCTGACCCGATCGTTATTTGCTAGATTTAACACAGTACTGCCTCCGTGGCTAAATCCTATTACTGCTATTTTTCCAGTATGCCAAGTTTGTTTTTTAATATAATCAACTAACTTGCCAATATCGTATGCCCGTAATTCGGGATTAACTGCATATCCTCTATGACAGAGGTTAGAAAAACCTCTTGGCAAAAAAGAATCTACCATAACTCCATTGTAACCCCAACGACTAACTTGTACTAACCATTCTTTATAGGACTGATTTTGAGTGCCGTCACACCCGTGTGCAATGATAACAGTTGGCCTTGGAGTATTTTTTACTTCCTTAAAAACATACTTTTCCTCAATAGGAATTCCGTTAGTGTGATAGTTAGTGTCCTTTGTTGGATAATATGACTCAGGAACTGTAGTACATCCAACTGCCGCAGAGGCAAGACACATTATTAAAATAATATTCTTCATTTAGTTACTTTAATTTTTGTCGTACACGCATCAATTACTTGTACTACTACAGGTTTTAATCGAGGGCTAATTTCAAAACTTTCTTGAACTTCTTTACATATAGTCACACATCGATTGTTAGTTAACTCCACAGCCATGTTAATGTATTCTAGCTCTGGTCCAGTGTTTAAGTCAATGGAGTATTTCCTCCACATAACTGTTTCTACAACATTCATTTAAACACCTTTAAAATCATAATGTCCACATTCATACGCCCGTTCATAATAGTCTCGGTAGCTTTAATCTTACCAAACCAATCTGTAACTCGTCTCTGAGTGTTCTGTTCTTTAAACTCACGTAGTTGATCTGCCGGCTTACGCAGAGTTTTCTGGAAGCTCTTTTCAGTAAACTCAGCAATACTAGTACCTTTGACACTCAGCCCGGCTGATGTCTTAGCAATATAGATACCAATTTTTCGAGTCTTGCTGTTGTAAATAACTGCCGCCTGTGCTCCGATCAAGCCCGCAGCCGGCACTGACACTACACCTAGTTTATCGTCAATAGGTTTAAATTTGAGTTTTGCCACTAGCTCTTCTGCTGGCTTAACTTTCTTAGCACGTGGCTTCTTTAGAATTTTCTGTTCGGCGGCAATCTGTTCACATGCAGCCATAATCATTTCGTAGAACTCAATCAGTTTCTTAACATTCTTTCGACTGTTGTGCTTATACGCTTCACGCAACTGTTCATCGGCATTACCACTAGCCAGTTCGGCTAGTTCATCAAAGTTTCGCTGAAAATACTGTTTAATAAAACGTGAGTGGGCGGCCTTGGCACCTTTACTACGCAACAGATTAATAATCTTGATATCCTTGGGATTGAATGCTTCTGGGTCTAAGATCCAGCTGTCGATGGCGGCATCGAGTTCTTCGCTCATTGTGCCAGCAGCCTCACGCATACGATCTTGAATAGTAGGTTGTGCTACTGTAATTTTTGCAGATTTTATTTCTTTGTCATCTTCAACTTCGTCATCAGCACCTTGCTCAATTACCTTGGCAATTTCGTTTCGCAACCATTGTGCAGTGTCTCGACCTTGATTAAAGTCTTCATGAACTTCTGGCATACCACGAAGCAGGCAAGCGGCAACACTGCCCATAGTTGTACCGCAACGACTGTCCTTAGTGTCTTTAAATGCTTTGATGTCTGACTTGTCGTAGCCGTTTGCTGCCATCCAGTTGATAACTGCTGGCTTAAGATCCTTATTAGTCTTTTCCAAACGGTAGTAGGCCATAGCACCACGGAAGTGACGATTAAATTCTTCGCCAGTTAGCTCTGCGGTATTGTCCCACTTTGGGCTATAGTCACGTTTGGCATTCTCACGAATGCTTTGGCTAGTGATTTTTTCTTTTTTAACTTTGGGTTTGATCTTGATGCCTGCAACTGTTGCCATGTGTCGCTCCTTTGTGTTTCAGTATGTTATTATTATATAGCCAATTGGGGGCTTTGTCAAGAGTCGGTAATACCAGTTTTGTCCAAATATTCACTATATTTCAGCAGAAACATGGTGCGTTTTGGCTCGTTGTAAAAATCCAAGTGTATAGATTCTTTCAGGTATTTGTGTCCAAAATCTGAATCCGTTTTCCATACTGCATGTCTCCTAACAGTAAATCCTAAAACAGACTTCATCTTATCTCGAATAAGCATTACACTGGGAGGGGTATCTTTAGTCAGTTGAGAATGCAGACGGAGCCATTGCTCCAAATTTAATACAATTGGTTTGCTCATTAGAATTCATCATTTTGGTCCACGACTATCCAACCAAGTCGTTTTAGGTCTTCTCGAATCTCATCAGTAACTACCTTTTCCGGAACATATCCGTTTGGGAACTTGATGTTTATTTCTGGATCATAATTGCCGTCGTTTCGAATACCCGAACAATACCAATCGATGTAGTCGCCCTCTTGACGCATATCTGCAATAATGCCCCCAGCCGATCTCCAACTGGCACTCCAAGTTTTTTCAGTTAGGATAGGAATGACTGCTAACTTTTGGAAATCGTTGTTGCAGATTGCGGCATAAAGATTTTGGGCATATGATTTGTTAGCACGAACTTTTGCCAAAATCCAATCAGTGGTTACTAGATCGTATTCCATGTTATCAATCTTGGACTCTGGAGTTTGCCATTTTAGATCAGCTTCTTCTAAAATCTTTTGAAACATGTCCAAGTAGTCTTGACTAGGTTCTTCGCCTTTTTCTTTCATACGTTCGACATATCCTTCTTTTTGAAAGGTATGTCGGTCTGGACTTTTACTAGGTTTCATATAGTTACTTGTTTTGAATCTGAACGAATCTTACGGCACTCTTCTTTAACCGCAATCGGGTAATCGGGATGAAACTCTGCAATTTCGCAGTTATAATAATGCACTCTAGGCAACCTATTATTGACTAAAATCAATATAGGAATGCTTAGAACTATTGCAATAGTTATTATTCTTAGGATCATGTCCAAAGACTGTCACGTGCCTTGATCAAACGGATCATCATGGCTTCGTCTTCAGCCGTATAGTCAGCTTCGATCTTTTGCAGTAGTTCATGTGAACGTGTGCTGAGTTCTTCAAGTTCGGGAGTCTTCTTGCTGCCAAAGAGTCTGCCATCGTTAAGTAACCGAGACTTTTCGCAGTATTCTGTCCAGCCACTTACATCGTAGGGGTCAGGACGATTGCGATAGGTTACAGTCCACCAAACATAAAGCTCTTTAAGCTCTTTGGCACGGATAGCTTGTCCAGTGGGCTTGCCAAAGTTTAGATTGTCTTCTTCCACACCCCAGTCTGAGCCCATGGTCAATGTCATGGCCCAGTCAAGGTGATCAAGGCCAGCTTGGGGACAACGCCAAGTTCTCCAACGCCACCAACCACTTGCATAGAATGGAGGATTGTATTTGGCACGAGCTTCTTTGTCGCCCCAAGCAATATGACTCCACGCTGATTCTATCTCAACAAAATCAACCAGCTCATTGAATAGGCAAGGCAGAAAGCGGTTCCCCACGTCTTGCCACTGGCCAGGCTTAATATCCCGGGGATGAGCGGTAAGACTATGAGTCCGACTAACCCAACGGTTGTTAATGTAGTACTTGATAGCATGTAGTTTGTCCGGAATAAAATAAACAATTTTTTGTAAGTAATCTAAACCTTCTTCTGCTAACCAGTAGCGGAAGTTGTGTCGCATTTGTGCAGTAGTAGTCCATTCGTCCCATTCTTCTGATGTGCCAGCCTTGAGTTTGGCTGTGCCGCGGATCCAATCCGCAAACTTTGAGCATGTCCAATAGTGATTACGCATTTACTTTTCCAAACTTTAAATAAAATTCTGACAGTTTTTTCTTTTCTAACTCAGCTATTATAGCATATTCGTGTCCCATTGTCAAGTGACTAATGTTCCTATGCCATTCTGGTTTATCTATAGCGTGTTCCATTACATATTGTCCAGCTTCGCTTTTTTCCCATTCCCATAATGGCTGAGCCGCATACAAGTCTGGGTCGTCAACATCACCCATCATAAATCGGTGTACTACTACTTTATGTATTTCTACTACTCGGCTAGTACCGTTTTCTTCAATAACTTGACATCTTACTGACATGACCATTTTAAATTGAATATGGTTAAAAATTTATCGGCGTCTTCACGTTTCCAAAACTTCCATTCTTGATAACTAAGGCGATTAACTAACTTCCAATCTTTTAGTTGAGTAGCAGACCATTCGCATCTTGTATCTAAATTGCCGTAATCTGCTGTGTAATAAAGATACTGTTCGTCATCAGATACGTGTTCCCAATCTTCTTCGATTCGCACACGCCATGCTAGATTAACTTTACGCAATACTAGTCTAATCTTAGGTGCGTGTTCTGACATATACTTAAGGTCTTGATAATTGGGCTCTAATTGCTCAAGGACACCAATCCAGGGATCACTATTCATTATTTTTTCTTTTTAAAGTATCTACGCTTAGGTTTATCTGTTTTTAAATTTAGAGGTTGGTGCTCAGTGTCTTTTAAACTCTTATCAAGTGCTGCATGAATTTCTTCAATAGTTGGACCTTCGTCATTTCTAGCAAGCTCACTATTAATTTCATTGGCAATATCTTCAAGAGGATTTGGTCCATCTACTGGCATCTTAATGCCTACTTTATTCAAGTATCGTTGATTCTTTAGGATATCAGTTTTACTATTCCTAAACAAATTAATGGGACCTCTAGCATCAGGACTAATCTGATCGTAATCTCTAACTTCGTAAACGTCGTCAATTCCTGTTTTAAGTTCGATAATGTATAGTTCACGATCGGAACTATGTCCTTCTTTTAAATGTACTAGGTCAATAATTTCCACCACTCTACCTTCTACAAGTTTACGTTCACCTAAATGAATCCAAACTCTGTCTTTAATGTTATATTCTTTTTTCATACTATTAGTACTGCTACAATTACTAGGTAAACTAGTTGGTGGGCCATTTGGTCAAGTCCTAGATGATTCCAGAACTGAGGAGTGGTGATGTCTCTATTGCCTTTATTCATTTTAGTCCAGTCAATATGATAATGCAATACGAAATCAATAAACCCCAATAAGATTGCCCAACTTACTGGAGTGAATAAGAACAAGATAGCCGCAGTAGCAACTCCGTGTTTAAGACTATGCTTAACACCTAACCAATTAAGGTAAATTCCTTTGTGCTGTACTTCTTCAGTTGTTTGGTTAACAAAGTCGATGTACCAATGCTTGATCTGTAACAATGCCAATATGATTAATACTTCGATCATGAATTACTCGCTAGTTCTTTGTAAAGGTCACTTGAATACCATTGAATAGCATCTTCTATAATTTTTTTAGCACTACTCATTTTTGGCTCCCAATCGAGAATGCTTTTTGCCTTGGCAATGTCTGCATAATTCATAGGGATATCGCCGGGCCTTCTTGGCGTTATGTTAACAGTGATTGCTTGGTCTTTTTGGTCTTGGTATTCGATTAACATCTCTAAGACACTCTTGCCGGACCCTGCACCTATGTTAACTGCATCAGTTTTTCCGCCTGCATCAAGATACTGCAATGCTTTTAAATGTGCATCTGCAATGTCCCATATGTGAGTAAAGTCACGAACAGCACTACCATCCTTTGTAGGATAGTCTACTCCGTAAATATCAAACGCATCCTTTTTTCCGTCGTATACATTTTGTATGCTAGGAATCAAATGCGTGGGTCTGTTACGAAATTCTCCGATCGTACCATCCGGACTAGCACCGCTGGCATTAAAATATCGTAAGCTAACTGACCTAATATTATGTGCTATGTCTACATCTCGTAGCATACATTCAACAGCCCATTTACTTGAGCCGTAACTAGTAACTGGAGTTTTAGCATGATCTTCTTTAGTAGGAAGATTATTGATATTGACCTCTCCGTAGACACTACTTGTAGAACTAAAAATAACTTTGGTTACGTTATGTTTTGCACAGGCTCGCAACAACTCGGCTGTTCCGCCTACATTGTTTTGATAGTATCTTAATGGATCAGTAACACTCGCACCAACTTCGCTACTAGCGGCAAGGTGTATAACTGCATCAAATTGCCACTGTTCAAATAACAAGTCTAATGACCATTTGTTGTTTATGTCTCCGCAAACAGCAGGCCAATGGGGACTTGCCCACGGCCTTGCTTTGGCCTGCATGTCAAATACAACAGGAAAATACCCATGCTCGAAAAGCATTTTTGCAACATGACTACCTACGTAGCCACTACCGCCAGTGACTAAAATAACTTTCACTTTACGTTGGCTACCTTAGTTTCTAACAATTCTTTGATGAATTTCAAAGCCTTGCGGTCAGTATCGTATACAAACTCTTTTTCGTTGTTCTCGTCATCTCTGATTAGAATAACAATACCGTTCTCGACTTTTCTCAATTCAATACTTTCGAACATGGTGATCTTTCTTTATTTAGGCACACTTAGGTTATAGTTGAAGTGGAATATGCCGATGTGGCTTATTTCACGACTCAACTCTTGATCACACCAAACTTCATAACCTGCCTTCTGTGCCTGTTGACAGAAATAGATATCTTCACCGATCTCAAGATTGAGCTCAGGAATATATTCTTGCAAGTAGTGAGGTTGAGGGATTTTTTCATAAACTGAACGATGTACTAATACACATCCGTGCGGTAGGACATCAATCAATTCCATTGGAGGGCTATCATCTCTAGTTTCAAATTCACGGAACTGACCATTAGACCCTAGCATACCTGTAAAGTTAGCATTAGGGAAACGGCGTCGACGATAGTTTACCCCGACAATTGGTTTGTTTCTCTTGAGCAAACGAATAGGTGCATCAATAGGAAACTTCATATCTGAGTCAACCCACCAAATATAATCGAAGTCGCTCTTGAGAAAGATATCAGTTAAGTTACGGCGAGCAATAGTAATAACTGAACCAATGTTGAATGCACAGTTAATCTTAATTCCGTTGGCAACAAGATTAGCTGCCGCCATTGCTAAGTGCTGTGCAAATTCAGCATTGACCATTTCCATTGCTGGAACAGCGATCATAATGCTAGGTGCTCTACCTTGTTGTGCCGGTGCAGCCGCAGGTGCTGCCTGTGCCGGCTTAACATTGAACTTGGGTTTGTTTTTCATGGGATCCTTTGTTTTATTCTTTTAATTATCTAAGATCAAGCACCTGCTATTACGTTCTTGATTATCGACGTGCTTGATCTAAAACTTCAGTAGCAGTTTGATCTAGCGTTTTGCCGCCAACCCTACCTTCAAGTTTTACCTGCTTGTTTTGATCATAAGTAGCTGCCATGGCCTTAACATCTTGTTGACTAATTTTTAGCATAACAAATACTCTGAAGTTATTTGCTTCTGGATTAAAGATGACCATCTTCTTTTCAACGCCGTAAGTACGTACTACACTTTCGGCGATCAAATTTACAATTACATCTTGGCTCTGAGCCCGACCTGATGGACGATCTGGGGAACCGGATTCGTCGTATCGAATAATTGTACGATTATTCATTTCACCGTTAACTCGATCTGCAATTTTTGCTTTTGCCTTAAGTGTAGCTTTCTTCATGGCCATTTCCATTGAAGGACTTACATCTTCGGCTACTGCATAATACATACCGTTTTGATCCCACGGCTTATACCATGCTTTCATTTCCGATCCTACATCAACATGATCGATATACCAAGTAGGTACAGTCTTTTTCTCTAAATTCTCAGTCCTCAGTTCTGTCATAGACGAACATGCAGACAACGCTAGTACTGCTAGAACAATTGAAATACGCTTCATTTTACATTCTCCTGAATGATAATTTTAGTTTGATCGACACCTCTGTCGATAATTTTTGCAATGCCAGATGCTCCAGCAGTGGCTAGGATAATTCCAAAGATTGTTCCTACAATAAAGTTTGTCATAACTACTCTTTCTGTGTGTGTTAAAATTTATCAACTATGATCCATTTTGTAGGACCATATCTGCAAACAATTCCTTGAAACTGTGTAATGTCCTTGCCATTCCAGCCAGTTTCGAGATACCATCTACATTCTTCTCCGTTGTGGTAAAATGCATTGGGATAATTTATATGGGCTCGTAATCTACGAACATCATCTATAATTGTTCCAATCTTAGGATTTAAAAGAGGTCTATCTTTTTCTTCCTGCTCTTTACAAACTACGAACGTCTCACTTGTTATTGTACTTGAATATAAGCCTGTGAGCAAATTTTTCTTTGCCAATTCAGTTGCGGCACCACAGGCTTTGGCATGACTATAGTCACCTGACCAAATAAATTCACCTTTACCTTGATGCCACTTCCCGCCAGTATAGCCCTCTAGACTAGCTGTGCATTTGTATTGTCCTTTGCCAAACGGATTAACTTCGGCTACTACATTTTTAATTTCATGTATCCGTCCGATTTCTTTTGATGTTGTTCGCTCTTTCATAATGCAATCTTGTGCGATCGCAGAATTAGTAAAGAGTACAGCAGTTAGTAAGATTTGTGTCGAAAGTTGCATCTGTAGTAAATCTCATCAATGTTTGCGTCAATCAAATAATCTATACGACCGTTTGCAATCTCTTTGTTTTTGGCAAACTCTTTAGAAAACCCACCCCAAGAGGTTACCTCAAGATAAGCGTCTCGACGCTCATGTAGAGTTGGCCGAATACTGCGTAACCATTCAACCTGTTCTTTGGCAATGGTGCAATCTGGTTTAAAACTACCTAGAGTATGCGACGACGGCAGAATACGTTGCGTAGTGCTTGCACACCCTACTAGACTAGCGGCCGTTGCAATCAGTACGAATTTGCCAAATTTTGTGCTTAATAGCGTTAATGCTGGCACCATTTGTTTTTGCATCTTTCTCTGCAAATTGCAGTTGTTCAGTTAACCATCCGTTGATTCGATTTTTATTCCAGCAATCAATTGGAATATTGCTAACTTCCGTAGGAGTTAGAATTCTATAGCTGGTAGTAGAACAGCCAGCTAACAAAATGATCACTAAAGAAAAAACCTTAAACATGTGTATATAATACAGCACATTTAAGGTTTTGTCAAGTATCGACTTTACCAATTATCTGTTTAAGCGATCTAAACTTTTATAAACTTTTTTGATTAATTTACGTAAAACTGGATGATTTACATCTTTGGAAAATGCGTTAACATATGCCCAAAGATTAATACTGTCTTCAATTGCAATGTCTTTAACTTTGTTTAATTTTTCAATTACTTGTGGATAACTATTTCTATCTAACAATTCGTTGGCAATGTTATATGCATAGGCATTAATCTCATCTGGGCTACTTAGGTACCAGCGATTTTCTTCTGCTTCGTCGTATTCGTCATCGCCTTCTTCGTAGGCTGTTTCAAAGTCCCATTTTTCAACTTCTAAGAAATCTCTTGCACGGAATTGCTGCATATGGATAACTTCATGACTTAAGGTATCTGCAATTTTTCTTGTGATAATATCGAATTGAGTTTCGTCAATTAACATGACGTCCTGCATTGGGTTAGTAACTAGGTATATCTCAATAGCAACATCGCCGGCTTCATCTAAGCCGCCATCGTAGTATCCATTGAGTTCAATGTCATTTTGATCCACTTGGGTAGCTTCTGCATGTTTAACATCGATATTAAAACGCTTTCCAATGAATACTCCGAGGTCTTGAATTAGTTCATCAACTGCATAAAATTGGTTAACTATTGTAGGTTTAATATCATTAAATATTTCAAGGACTTCTTTTCTTGTTGGGACTACTACTTTTTTATCTAACTTTGGGCAGCAGTTGAATTTTTTCATTTTTGTTCTTTTACTCACTTTTTTAACCAATCAGATGTTTTATAAGGCTTTGCTATTTCCTGGGCATTAGGAATATAATTCATTACCTTCTTTTTTAATTTACGGATTACTCTGTGACTGTGATTGTGATCAAATGTATCTAGATACATTCTGAAGCCGTCCTTTTTTAATCTCCTATCACGGAGATCAGTGTTTAGATAATTTACTATAGATGTTTTATCTTCCCCAAATCTGTCAAGCAGCTGACACGCGATGTTAAAGCTGTATGCATCAATCTCGTCCCCATTTCCTAGATACACTTGTTCGTTGCGTTTTCTTGCCAAATTAGCAGAACTTTCATATCCGGGAATGTCTTTATAACCTCGTCTACGATATTGTCGCATATGAATAACTTCGTGCATTACTGTGTCTGCTATTGCTATACAGACTCTGCGAAATAAATTTTTATTTGCTTTGATAATTACGTCGGAGGAATGATATTGGATACAAAGCGTGATGGACGTTTTGCCCTCTTGATCTAACACACTGTCGTATAATCCACCTACCCATACAGAATTTTTTTCTGTTTTAGTATTGTAGCAGGATCTAACCTTGACAGGTATTTTAAAAAATCTTAAGATTTCTCGTAGTTTGTTAGAAAAGCTAGTCGGAGATAAGGATTTATCCACAACATTGTAGCTTATAAAATTTACCATTTCTGTTATTAGATTTCTATCTAACGCAGACCAATCAAAAGTAGCAGCTTTAGTCATAAACCCCTCAGCTATTTTACATAATTATTCGTAAATCAGTCCACGTTATCAGGGTAGTTAATTAAGATAAAATGTTAACCCACTTGTCAATAACGTGCTTCCAATCGTAACTTTTAGCATGTTCTTGAATTTCCAAGCATCGTTGTCTGTACTTGTTAGGGTTATCTTTATAATAACTTAAAATTTCCACAGTTTTTTCTAAGAATTCGTCTTCTGCTACAGGCACAGCATATCCGCCTGCATCACCAATTCTCTGAGCCCAGTGTCCAACATTAGTACCAATTACCAGCTTGCCCGCTGCACCGCCTTCCATAACAGGTAGTCCGGCACCTTCTTCTGTACTGGCTGCAATAACAGCATCTATGCCTTTGTAGAATCCTGGCATAGTGATAAAACTATTATGGTATTGTTGGGCAACTCTAAATTCTAATCCGGCACGTTTCACTGCTTCTTCGACTAACCAACCACGTTTATGATACTTAGGTTGTGCTAAGTCACTCGCAACCATATCCTGTGCAAATTCTTCTTTTCTGTGGAAGCTGCCTGTATATCCTACAACTTTTAAATTATCGTTAGGTGTACTGTAGAAGGTATTGTAATTGATTGCTACTGGCGTTAGTTCAGCCGGGCGTTCGATACCTAGCTCTTTGCTAAGATCAACTAGCCATTGACTGACACAACCGTATCTACGGAACCGTTTAAAATCCTCATATCCGTGATGATGAATAAGTTCAGTCATGTCTAATTTAGCGTGACTTATAATAACACATTGTTCAGGTGCAACAGTTCCGTAATTATATCCTAAGAATCTCCATCCGTGCGGGGTAGTTACAAAAATATCAGTTGTGGAATTTAATTCCAACATTTCTTCTCGAGTGTAACTTTTATTCCAGGGTAACAGATGACAGTTAAATCCGTGTCCCCATAGATATTTGAACAGCTCGTAATGCACTGTGCCGAATGCCCAATTGGGCTCAAAGTAAAAAACTACTCTTTTCATTTCTTGTCCATTGGTGGATAGTACTTACGCAACCAATCAAGGTTTTCTCTTTCTGGGTGATCCTGGTACCATCCTTTGCCGCTATGCACATCATACACCATCTGGAAGTATTCTTCATACATCGGTGCTACTCGTTCTAGGCTAAAGTTCTCACCAAACGCACGACATGCAGCCGGATCGATCTTATCAATGTTTTCAGCGGCCCAAACAAACTGATCAAATGTTCTGCAACGATATCCAGTGACACCGTGTACATTGTTCTCTGTAAATGATCCCCAATCTGTTGTGATAGTAGGAGTACCACTCAACAACATCTCTACTTGCACACCACCAAACGGTTCGGTATATAGACTAGGAACAAATGCTCCTTTGGCACGGCTCATTAATTTCTTACGAGTTTCAACATCTGCATACCCTACAAATTCTACGTGGCTTGGAGTTTCTGCGTAACCCATTGATGCCAGGTTATTCTGACCAGCCATGATTAATTTTGCACCAATCTTTCTAGTCACTTCAATGGCAAGGTGTGCTCCTTTGCCTTCATATACTCGACCCAAGAACAGGAAGTAATCTTCTTTCTTTTCCGGCTCATAGGTAAAGTCTTCTAGGTCAAAGTAGTTAGGAACAACACCGTGATACCAATCTTGATTACATGTACCCACACTTTGTAATCCAAAGAAGGCGTGCATAATAGCATAGCTTTCAAAGATCTTCCAACGTGCCCAATGACCTCCTGCGTAGCCAATACCCGGCTCAACAACAATTAGGTCGTTGTGTGCATCACATACTGCACGAACACCAGATCCCCAGAATGGTAAGATAAAATCTTTAGGTTGTTTGCGTAGTCCAATTTCTCGGATAGCATTTGCATAGAATGTTTGATATGCATGATCGCCTGTATCAAACTTAAAGAAGTTTTTACGCCAGTCATAGCTGCCGTAAGCAATTTCTAAGTCTTTGTTTGTAGTGACCGTAACATGCTCGTCGCATACTAGGTCGCTGTCTTCATGTCCGTAGTGGATAACATAATGCCCACGCTCTTTCATCATCTTGCCGAATTTAACGACTTTCTGAGTATAAGCACAGGCATTATATTCTTTACTGGATACTGTGTGGGGCAAGCCCAATATGTGGAATCTGAATTTTTGGCTCATAATTTAATTAGTTGGTGCTGCCTGTCGGAATCGAACTGACGACCTTCGGATTACAAAACCGGTGCTCTACCAACTGAGCTAAGGCAGCAATGTTTTATTTAAGTAGCTACTATATTAGCGTTATTAGATCTGAATGTCAAGTTTCTCTGATCTCTTTGAGCTTACTCCAGTATTGAACAGTGAATCTATCGTACTCTGGATTTTTATCTTTTTTCACTACAGGAGTTACACAGTGGTAGACTCTGCTAGGAAAGATGACTAATCTATTATTTTTAAATTGAATAGTTTTAAGAGGTTGTTTAGTTTCCCAATCGCCGAACACAAAATCCCCACCTGTAAATTTAGATGGGTCTTTAGCAAACATATAGTTCATTGTAGCAGTGGGATTATAATCTCTATGCCAACTGTAATGATCTTCGTGGGTATATTTGCTCATTAGCATCTGACTAGAATCAGTATATAACATACTAGTAAAGAGAGAATCATTTGCTTCAAGTAATATCTGCTTAACTTCGTTGGACCAAATTCTCTGTTCAAGGTAAGTTGAAATTTGAAAATTGTTTGGTCGGGCAGCGTATTGCTGGAACAGCCACATATTCTTACTGCTCTTCGAGCCGGGACTAATAACAATGCCTTGATTACTGTTGACCTTGCTAGTAATCATTCCAGGAATTAATCTACAAGCTTCGTTGATAATCTGCAAATTGTACACCCATGGTACAAAATCATCTATCACAATGTGGACAAATGGTTCTTTAAAAATTTCGTACTTCATTTAGGATACATGTATAACCAGATCATTGTGCTAGGCCTTGCTTCCACACATAGCAACATTTTATCATAATCATCTAAATCGTCAATTAACGGCATATAGGGATTTTTATTTCCTTGCCTAATCAGTTTAATATTGTGTGTTTCTGCAAATCGTGCAACTAACTTATCAGTTAGGCCAGGCCTATTACAGTCATGACTTTCAACCATTACTGCGGTCTTGGTTAGTTCTGGCATCACATTGAGGTCAAGTATTTCTTCTTCTGCACCTTCGCAATCCATAAAGATAAACGGATTATTAGCCGAAGCAAGGAATGATCTATAGTTGTCTATAGTGCAGTCTGTACTGAATAGAATTTTGTTTACACCGTTGGCGGCAGCATTTTCTCTTGCAATGTCCACAGCAGTTTTGTTTACATCAAACACTATGGTTTTTGTCTGTGTTCTTTTTGCCAAACCAATACCATAGTAACCTTCAGCACATCCTATGTTTAAGATTAGGTCGTGCGGTTGATTAATAACTCGTTCAATGTCTTCAAATAGTTCACATTCATATAACCCTAGTAATTTGCTAGCACAGTCGCCATCGCCCCAGCTAAACTTGTGCAAAATTTTCATTGCTTGAAATGGACCTCGATGTACGAATCCCTGTGTTCGTTGATACACTAATTCTGTAAGTTCTGCTCTACGTGCCCATGAGGCTTTGATATAGTTGTTTTTAACTTCTGACATTTTAAGAATTCTTTTTTATTAGGTTAATTAGTTCGGGTGCTAAGATACTGTCAAAGTCTAGGCCTATGTTCATTCGAATACCAGTGCTAAACTTATGTACACTATGCCACTCGAGATGATTGAACACATACCAATACCCTGGCTCTATTTGGGCACTGACCACATGTTCGATTTTATCTAAGTCTGGTATTCTAGTAGTGTGAATAATCTCGAATGGCTCTTTTTCTCGATACCATCTAGTCTCTTCTCCGTTACCTTCGAGTAGCATAAACAGAGAACTTTTTCTTTTATGACCTTTATGGGGCGGCAGGATTTCTCCTCCGTGGCTAATTTGGAATATAGGAACTGGCTCGCCGGGAGTGGGTTCTTTTAAAAAGTCCGGAGTTAGTGAAAGGAATTCAGAAGTATCATGTTCTGTAAGAAAATATTGAGTAAAGTTAATAACATTACTTTCTGTAAAGTATTCCTTGATTTGCCTGCCTCGTCGAATCAATTCTCTTGAATCTTCAATTCCTATTAAATTAAAAGTATCTCTTGGGTTATTTCTAGGGTCGTTGTAGTTATTTCTAAAAACAAGATTGTCTATGCTAAGTTTAACTTGACCTAACAGATCCTGACAAAAATCATCTGCAAATTTTAAATTTGTTTTGTATATGTATTTGTCAGCATCAACACCTGATATTATAGTTTTAATCATACTTTACTAAATTTGGTACGGTCGGTAGGCTTCGAACCTACAAGGGCGTCGTCTAGGACCGTGCCCGTTCCCCTCAGTGGACCTTGGGAGCTTTTCCAATTTGCTCACGACCGCAATTAATTATAACTTATTTTCTTCTCCGACGCAAGTCCTAGAAATATCAAAATTTGGATAACGTATCGACCGGGGTCAAACTGCCACCATTCTTTTCCAATTTTCCAACTTCCGGGAGTAGTGTGATGGTTATAGTGCCAACCTTCGCCAAATGTTAAGTACGACCACCACCAAACATTATGTGACTGATCTCTATGGTCGGTTGCAACGCGAGTACCAAACATTGGGCTATGATCAATCCAGTTGCTCAACCTAGAAGCCATCGTGTTAAAAAATACAGGAATAATGTAGAGGAACACAGCAATTATTGGATCAATTGCTACCAATACTGCTACAACCAATAAGACTATCGGCATATAGTATTCGTGCATAAATCTATGAACAGGATCGTTGATAATATCTTTTACAGACCATTTGTTAAATTTGCCGCCGTAGTTACCAACAAAAGCACCTATTGGACCTAGTACTACTGGGCTGTGTGGATCGCCAGGCTTATCTGCAAATTTATGATGTTCTCTATGTACAAAAACCCATCCTACTGAGCTACCGGTGCAGCCTAAATTTCCAAAGAAGCTAAACAAATACTCTAAGGGTTTCCAAAGTCGATATGATTTATGAGTCAGCAATCTATGAAATGTAACTGTAATGCCTAAACATGTAATTAAAAAATATCCAAATAGAGCAAGCAACCAATTGCTCCAACTAACGGTTGTAGTTAGTGCCCACACAAACACTCCTGCAGATACGAGTTGCATTAAGATAAAAAACCATTCCCTTGGATAAAAATACTGCTTCATTGGATACCCCATATATAAATATTTAACCGTTTTTAATATGTCTGAATTTATTTTAATTGCCTTTTCGTCTTTGTCGGAGCAACAACGTCTATACTTTTTTGATTTTTGCAAAGCTGCTAGCCTAGAATCTGATCAACCTGCAGCAACTAACATGTGGGACGATAATTGGGAAGAAGCTCCACATACCTTACCGCATGTGTTACTAAAAACTGATCGATTTTCAAACGGCAATGGTGAATTTTATGTACTAATTAATGGAGAAACTATTGCTGCTTGCGGTGGAGTTTATCTAAGTGAATTTAACAAAGGCATCAGTTTAGCTGGAACTCGCACATGGACTGCAAAACAGTTTCGACATCGTGCGTTAATTAGAGATTACATTCTCCCCAAACAAAAAGTATGGAGTATGAATAAAGGCTGTAAACAGGTAGCATTATGCTTTAATGATTACAATAAAAATATAAAGAACATTTTTTACAGAACTCGCCTTGGAGAACAAACAGGTCGAGTATTTCAGAGATCCCCGGAACATTTATTCTTTTCTAACATAAACGAACTACCCTTCCTTGTAAATATACAGTACACTCCGCAATGGGTGCTGTACGAAAAAATAGACGCAACCTGGGAGTTTGATTGGTCAGTGCTCAAAGCATAATCTTTGGTATAATATATTTCCTAGTATGGACGCTACTGCTATACTGGATGCATCGTGCTGCCCATGTAGTACCATTCCTAAAAACCTATCATGTTGGACATCATCAGTTTATCGTTAATAATGAACCAACCTGGCATTGGACTAATATTTTTATTTTTCAGGATAACAAAGTCAGTACTATAGATGTTTGGTTAACTGAAATTATACCAACTCTATTGTTTTGCTATATTACAGGACAATGGTGGATTGCTGTGATATTTTATATATGGTCTGCATTTATTCAAGAAGCAATCGAACACAATCGAACCTTTGATATCTTTCCATTGAGTACTAGCGGAAAGTGGCACCTAGTTCATCATTTTAACGGACCGTATAATTATGGGATATTTCATCCCTTCTGGGATATATTATTTAGAACTTATAAGACTGTACCGTGAAAATATTAATTCCGTCATTGAATGCAAATCTGCTGTGCTGTCTACAATCTTTAAATGATTTGTTAATAGAGTACGATGTTGTTATCGCTACTGACAACACTGAATTTGACTTTCTTATTAGAAAACTAAAAGGACTTATTCCTCAAAACAATATTAAAATTTATAATAGTGAATTGACCTACGATTCTACTACCCATAGTAGGTTTGAAATATTTCTTAAAGAATTGATTAAAGTTGAAGAGTACTGTTACATATTGCCTACTATGCCTGATTATATTAATCATGTAATTGCATCATTAAACTCAAAATTTAATTTGCCAGGGATAAAACTAGAACAATCAGCACTGTGCAATAAAGAAGCATATTATAAAATTTTTGAAACTATTGGAATACCGTATCCTAAAACTTTTATAGATAACACTTCGTTAAAATTTCCTGTAGTTGTTAAACCGTCAGCAGGAACAGGTAGTATAGGTGTTAAAGTAATTTTTAATAATGAACAGTTGACGCAATTTTTTGATATTGATAAACACGCTTTACCAAAAATTGAATTCTGGAAGCAAGGCTACTTTGATTTTAATAGCAACTATATTATACAAGAATTTATAGAAGGTGAGTTAATCACAGTTTCTGGTCGAGTAGTTGGTAGTCAAATTACGTTTGATTCAATTTTTGATATAGAATCATCTCCCCCGCCGTGGTGCACAGAATTAGTGTTTCGATTTCCTTCTAAAATTTCTCGTAGTGTTATTGAAAAAATTAAAGAACAAGCAGCCCAATTTTTACAACATATTCAATTGAATGATTCACCTTTTTTATTTGATGTGATTATTAGTGATACTGATTTTTATTTTATTGATTTTGGTATGAGGGTCACAAACAATCCCCAAAAACCATTACATTCTTTGTGTAAAGAATACACCGGGTTATGGGTCATTTCTTTACTAAACAACCAACAGTACCAGCCAATATTTGACGGTGCTTGCATTTATCATAATTTTAATTTTCCTGCAGGAACAATATCAAACATAGAATGCAAAAATAACACTGCTAATGAATTAGTATTACCAGATATCGGAAAACGAATATATCCGTCTAGACACGATATGCTAGCGAACGAGAAAGGTTATTTTATTATTGCAGATAAATCGATCACTGAAGTATCTAATCGTGCTAACAAATTGTTACAGTCTATCTGCATAGAATATAAAAATGATTAATAGATTTTTAGATCCAGCTAATGTTGATGATGTAAAGCAACTAAACGAAATACTCGATCTTTATTTGCAAGGAGAATTTCAACGAACTAATCCTATATACGCATATAAGAATCAAGTAGGTGTTGTTACATGGATTAAAGACACGTTTAATAAAGCATCTCAAAATGATTTTATTATAACAGGACAGTTTATCAATGGCAGATTAGAACAAATATTTGTTGCGTACAAGTTAGAAGTAGTTTGGGGCATTAAAGAAAGTTACTGGCCTTATTGGTGCGTAGGGTTAGTATATTTCAGAGAAACATCCTGGGCTACACCTGCTGATAAAATTTTATCAATAGAAGCATTATCTACTTCATTCTTTGAAGCACAAGGATATTATACTGGGTACATGGTAATTAAAGCACCGAAGGGTTTAGTAAACATGACTGATTTTTCTAAGGCAGACGAATATATTGACAAAGTGTTTACAAAAACTATTCCGGGGCTGACTCATAATTTTAGAGTAGAACAGATATTTAGATCTCAACAAGATTTAGATTCTTTTAAATTTAAAGGTCTTAGTTTTATTTTACCAAAGTCTATTTTGGGCCCGGTAGTTTTATTATCATTCACGCTTAAACACCAATATCGACTGTGCCGGTAAATAGCAGCATGTTTAATCCTATCCTTAAAAACTTGAAAGAAGTGCCTAACCTTCTGCTAATATTAACACCGACTTTGCTGTTAGGTATGTGGGCCTGCTATGATATTGTTGCAAACTATGAACATATTAAACTAATATATTTCTTGCTAGGATATTTTGTAATCAACATTATCGGAGTGACTGCCGGACTTCACAGGTATTTTAGTCATAGAAGTTTTAAAGCAAGTAAATGGAAAGAACGCCTCATGTTGTGGGCCGCAGTGATTGCAGGACAGGGTAGTCCTGTTTGGTGGGTAGCGTTACATAGAGGATATCATCACCGGTGCAGTGATACTGAATTAGATCATCATAGCCCTATACATGGGTTTTGGCATAGCTTTATCCTTTGGATGTACCGCATTAAACCCTCCGCAGTTAATTTTAAATATGCAATCGATTGCCTTCGTAATCCAGATGTAGTATGGTTTAGTACTCACTATAACAAAGTTTGGGTAGTTTCTAATTTGATATTTTTAATTATCAGTTGGGATTTCTTTTTATATTTCTCCATACTGGCTGCTTTTGTTACCTTAATCACGTATAATATTACTAATAGTTTAAATCATACACCTGGCTTTGGATATACAAATTTTGATACTAAAGATAATAGTATGAATGTTTGGTGGCTCTGGCCATTTGTATTCGGGGAAACATGGCACAACAATCATCATGCCAAACCTGGAAAAAGCTACCTTGGTGTTAAATGGTGGGAAATTGACCCAGCCGGAACATTTATTAAGATGTTCCAAGATCGAAAAAAATGAAAATCGGATTTGTACATCTACCTATCAGCAACAACCTTATACATTATCCCTTATCCTGGCTAATAGTTAAGACCACTGTTGAAACTAAATCTAAAAATAAATTTAATTTTCTAGATCCTATAATACACAATCACGAAATAGATGACGCTTATCTAAAAAATAGTGACATCTTGATGGTTAGTCTCTATGCATGGAATAGAAATTTAACAATGAAGATTGTTGATAGGTACAGAAATTTAAATCCTAAGGGTGTGATTATTGCTGGTGGCCCACATACATTGGAAAATGATACAGAAATATTTGAGTTTGTAGTTACTAACGAAGCAGAAACATGCATTCATTTAATTGTTGATAAAATTAAAGGGGAACCAATTGATAGAATTCCCTGTACTAAAAGCAAATCATTATCAGAATATTTCGTAGAAAAGATAACTGATTTTTCTGTTAGTGCATATCTATTCCAAAAAGACACAATATTAGATCTAAAAGAAAAATTCAGTAGCTTTAATATGAGCATAATTTTAGAAACTAATAGGGGATGCCCCTATGGATGTACATTTTGTGATTGGGGATCTTCCACACTATCAAAAATTAGACAGCGGCCTTTTGATGTAGTTAAAGCTGAAATAGAATTTATTGCCAGTTTAGATCCGAACTATGTTTATCTAGCTGATGCAAATTTTGGTATCCTTCCTAGAGATGTTGAAATTGCAAAGATTATTGCAGATGTAAAATCTAAAACAAATCAGCCAAAAAATATGTATGTCAGTTATAGTAAAAATAATTTAGATAGGAATTTAGAAATTGCAGACATATTATTTTCAAGTGGTGCAACTAGTAACTATACGTTCAGTCTTCAGCATACTGACAAAGAAGTCTTAGAAATTATTGATAGAATTAATCCGCATATCGATAAACTTAGAAAACTGTCCGATAAACTTTTAGAAAAAAAGATACCTACATTTACACAGCTAATAATTGGCAACCCGGGCGATACTCCTAAAAAATGGCGTAAGTGTTTGTATGATGTGTTTGAACTAAACTTGCACGAAGAATTAAGGATGTACTACTTCTGTGTCTTGCCAGGAAGTCCAGCAGCAGATAAAAACTATATAGATCAACATGCACTACAGTTTTCAACAGTAAACTACTTTAATCAGTCCTCGAAAGAGAAAGACCCTGATCAAATGTCTGATATTATAATCGGGTGCAAAACATTTGATTCAGATGACTGGATTAAAATGAATATTTTTGGTAGGCTCATTCAAGCTCTACACGATTTAGGGTTAGTTAAAGTTATTGCCATTTATCTACATAATAAAAAAATTAAAAGCTATCAAAATTTTTATGATGATTTAATTGCTAAACTTGAAGAGAACTTTCCTGAGTTGTTTAAAGATTTAACTTTAGCACTCAATGAATGGATCACTACAGATAGAACAATTTTAAATTGGAATCCAGACGGAGTTTCTGGTCTTGAGATAGAAGAAAAGTTATGTTTTCATTTTGTAAAAAATAAAGATAAATTCTATCAATCTGTGATAGAGTCACTACATCCTATATTAAATTCTAAAATTGAAGATTTAATAAAGTGGCAAAATAATAAAGTTATCGATATGGAGTATGATCCTACTTCGGGTAAATTATGTTCTTCCCTGTTTGATTGGGACAATTGGTTTGACAATAGAAATTGGTCAGCATCAATTTCATTAAGAACTAACAAATATAGATATGTTGATAAACAAGTAGGAGTTAGTGACTGGGATAAACAAGAGATAATCTTTTACAGAATACCAATGGAAAAGAGACCACGAATGTTTGCATATCAAATGTTCACCGGAGTCTCTCAAAGAAAAAACAGACTCTTTCTTAAAGAGATAGAAATTGTAAAAAATTAAATAAGACATGCAAGAGACGAGAATTTTAACTGTAGATGACGCTAACGCATTGTCTAATATCTATCATCAAATTGAGCCCTGGCGTTCAGAACATCAGCCAAAAGAAAAATTTGACTTTTGGAAAAATTTAGAAAATGTCGAAAAAACATTGCTCGATAAGTCAGGAACTTATATTGGAACTTTTCAAGATGGGCAGTTAATAGCATCATTACGTATGACTTGGTGGAAAAGTATGCCGCATTGGAGTCTTGGTAATATTGTAACTAATATTAGAACACTAACAATTAATCTAGAAAAAAATGGTGTTGCAGCGGCCATGAAGCTAGCACTAGACTTAGCAGAGTCAAAAGGATATTTTAGGTTCTACACCTCAATTAGTGAACGACAAATGAGCCAAGAAATTTTTGATCTATGGCCTAAGTATGTTCCTGAACTAAACGATTATCTATACGTTGTTGAATTTGAGCATGATGGAGTCGAATCAACTGGGTTTCCTGTGTATGACATGTTACTCGAAAGTGCGAGACTTCCTCCTCCCTATAATTCAAAATACTACATTAGAAGTGCGACTGCAAAAAACAGTCGACGAAAACTTAAGATTCTCAAGGACCTAAATGAACATTAAAGAAGAATTGCTAGAAATTATTTCTTATCAAACGGCGGTTACAAAACATACTATTACTAGTAGTCAATCTTGGAAAGAGGCAGGAATAGACAGCTTAGACACCTTAGAGGTTATGCTAACTGTTGCAGAAAAATTTGGTGTAACTATCGAAGAAGAGGATGAAGAAAAGCTGGTAAATTTTAACGAGCTGTTATTATATCTTGAAGGCAAAATCTCGGATAAATATTGAATTATAGGAAGCCAGATATGCACCACATAGTTACTAAATTTTTTCACATCTCCGATCCCGATTTTAACCCGGATAGCGGTGAAAATTATGTAATCTTATTCTACAATTACATGATTCAGACGGGCGTTTTTTCTGCACCCGTTGTAGCAGTAGAGAATTTTTTACCAAAATTAAGACAAGTCCGTCAACAGTTTATCAATGATAATAAACTGTTAAACCATCTTGCAGAATTTACTGATGAGAGAAGTTTAACCTGGATTGGAATTTTTACAGATGAGGCTGCATATGACGAATATAGGGCAACATTGTTAACAGAATTTGGAACAGATTTTCACATCGAATTCGAGTCGGACAAGGCATCACTTACATTAGCTTAACATGAACTATGTGCTTAAAGGAATACATTTTTTAAATCACGTTGCTTTGGTAGTATTTCTATTATACTATCAGCAATACTGGTTATTATGTGTTTCCTTTATAGTATATCAATTTTTATTAGTAGTAGGAGTATCGGGCGGTCTTCATAGATACTTTACTCACAAAAGTTTTCAAACTTCCCAAGCATGGGAAAAGATAATGTTATTTGCTAGTGTTCCGGCAACAGTTGGTACTCCAATAGGGTGGATCGGTACCCATAGGTTACACCATGCGTATTCTGATACTAAAAAAGATCCTCATAGCCCTGTATCAATAGGTTTTTTACAAAGTTATTTCCATATTTGGAAACCATTTGTTATTCCCAGTAACCTTGTAAAAGATTTAATGCAAAACAAAACAGCAGTGTTTATTCACAAACGATATATGGAACTACTGTTAGGATTTATTGTACTCTTATATATAATAAATCCAATGATCGGAATATTGATCTATAGCATTCCGGCAGTATTAATGTTTCATAGTACTGCAATTACAAATGCAGTTAATCACAAGGTCGGTTATAGAAATTTTGCAACAGACGATTTAAGTACTAATATGTTGTTAGCTGGGTGGTTAATAGGAGGTGAAGGGTTTCATAACAACCATCATAAGAATCCGTCCTCGCCGAGTTTCTCAACTAAACCTTTAGAGTTTGATTTAACTTGGCAATTTATAAAGTTAATAAGGAAGAAAAATGATTAAGTTTGATGTTAGCACCACTGAGGGGGCAGATTACTATAAAGATTGGTACACGCCGTTCACTGAGTGGAAACCTCAATCAGTTAAGTGGAGACAGCTGCCAGAATATTATTCTTTTGATTTAGAAAAGTTACGTGCAGACTTAACTAGGGTTAGAGGTGATTACGACTTTAAACCTTTCGTAGTTTCTAAAAAAGGAAAAATACGAACTACTTATCAAGGTATTAGTTTAACTTCTAGAAAAGAAAGTGAAGATCCTGAGTATGATGGATTAAAATTATTCGGATATCAAGATGGAAAAGAAGTTGAATTAGACATTAATGATACGTTTGCTAAGTTCGGAAACGATCAAACTACTGAGCTAAATGAAAAGATCTTTTCTGAACCGACTCAAGCATACTCGGGATATTTTGCCGAAGTCGTTAATAAATTTCATAGTATTAAAACTAAGTGCAGAATTTTAAATTTAAAGCCAAGAGGAGTTATTTCTCCTCATGTTGATTTTCCTTATTACAGGCAAATTAGAGTTCATGCGGCATTGTATACTAATGACGATACATGGTTTGAAGTAGAAGGTGAAAGATTTCAGATTCCCGCTGATGGCAATTTTTATTGGTTCGATGTAGGCCGAGATCATGCAGTATCTAATAACGGTACTACTGATAGAATAACTCTTAGTGTTAATTTGTCAGTATATGACCATTTTAGTTCTAGCAATGACTTAATGACCTTAATGGATAACTGTAAAATTTAAGATGGAATATTTTGAATATAACCCGGAGGATAGTTTGTTCTATTCTGTTATTGCAGACGTAACACATCGATGCAATATGGAATGTGCTAATTGCTATATTCCTAATCGAGATATCCCTGATATGGATATTGCAAAGCTGGAAGAATGTATTAGTAAGTTTCCTAATAGGACTGAAGTTAGACTAATCGGTGCAGAGCCAACAGTTAGAAAAGACTTACCCGAAATAATCAAAATGATTAGACGAGTAGGGCATCGGCCGATGCTAAACACTAACGGTTTAAAACTAGCTAATGCAGACTACGTTCGTCGACTATTTGATAGCGGGTTACGTACACTTTCTATTAGTATGAATGGTGCAGACCTTGACCATTTGTATCTTAAAACAGATAATATGTTGTGTGCTAAACGAAAAGTTAAAGCATTAGAAAACTGTGTCAACATGAATATGTTCGTTAACATTAACTGTCTAATAATGAAAGGAGTTAATGAATCATCTATCCCGAGATTAATCGACTTATGTAAAACATTTAATAAAAAAGTTGTCATTAGATTTAGGAATATTGGACAAATAGGACGATATACCCTTGAGAAAGATGAGAACTATTCTTTTAATGATCTAATTGATATTGTATCTGCTGCAAGCGGTATGCCTGTTGAGGAGATTAACAAGCATCATAATGTCGACGGTTACGACGAAGAACACAATGTATTGTTTCCTATTCCTAATACTGATAATAAAATTTGGGTTAAAATTACAGACTGGTCTCCTGAAGATAGTGATATTCCCGACCCCGGTAGTGTTCGACGTGGACGCATTACACAAGACTTTAAAATAGCCCCATTCTTTGAGCATGTAAAATTAAACGAATTTCAATATTAAAATGGACATCCTTTTATTAACCACAGTATCTGGTTTAGTCTTTCAACGATCGTTAGGGGCATATCAACTTGCACATAATTGCAGGCAGCACGGTTTTAGTTGTCAAGTTATTGATTTTATACAAGACTTTTCAGAGCAGGAATTATATGATACTGCTAAACAATTTGTTTCCACAGATACATTGTGTTTAGGAATATCAACTTCGTTTTTTAACGAGTTTAAAATGATGGTTGACAACAAATCAGTCTTGCCTCTTTCAATTCCTGAGAATGTATCTAATGTGTGTATTAGATTAAAAAAAGAATTTCCTAAATTACGTATATGTCTCGGCGGAGCAAAAGCATTGCACGGAGTAGATTACGTATGGGTAGATGATATATTTCAAGGTTATTCAGAAGATCAATTTTTAAAATACTGTGAAAATCTTAAAAAAGGTAAGACAGATAAGTTTATTAAAACAGTGTCTGGTAAAAAGATATATGACAAACAGAATTCTTCTTTTGATATCCAGTCCCTTAATCATAAGTTTTTACTAGAAGACTGCATTTTAGAAAAAGAAGTACTGCCAATTGAGATTAGTAGGGGTTGTATTTTTAAATGTAAATTTTGTGCATTTCCTCTTAACGGAAAACGTAAACTAGATTACTTGAGAGATATTGAACAAATTAAAGAAGAACTAGAATATAACTATAAACATTTCGGAACTACTAGATATTTCTTTAATGACGACACCCTTAACGACAGCGTATTTAAAATTGAAGAGCTGCATAAAGTTATCACATCATTGCCGTTTAAAATTGAATTCAGCTGTTGGATGAGATTAGATCTTCTTTATAAGAATCCAGAAACTATCAACATGCTTAAAGAGATGGGATTGTCAACAGTATTTTTTGGTATTGAATCATTTAGGCAAGATACATTAAAAATAATTGGAAAAAGTCTAAAGCCTGAAATTGTTAAACAGTTCTTAATTGATTTATATAATGTACATTGGAATAAGGATGTTTCAATATTCTTAGGTATGATAGTCGGTCTCCCGCATGAGACTGAAGAAGATATTTTTAACAGCGTTAGTTGGTTAAAAGAAACTCCTTTTAGTTTTCATTTCGAGCCATTGAGATTGAAAGATTCCGGGGGAACATATTATCAAAGTGATTTTGAAAAAAATTATAATAAGTATGGATATACTGTCAAAGATGATGTATGGTGCAATGATGTTATGACACAACATACTGCTGAAAGAATTGCATCAATAATTAATACAGAATATGCGTATGGAAAGAATAAACCTTCAGGTTCTTATCTCTTTGCAATTTTAAATCACTTTGAACTAGACGAAATTAAAGATCTTACAATTAAAGATATAAGCTATAAAAAATTGTATTCTTCTAGGAAGAAACTTATTTCAAAATATAAAGAAAAAATAAAGAGGTTATAAGATGTTTCTAGCACATAGGTCAGATATACATAAGGACGGGTTGCGTCCACTATCTCAGTGCGACAATAAATTAGTGTTGGTCAATACAGACTCTCCTTATATGCAAAGCAATATTTGTCCGCATCAAAAGAGTTTAATCTCTACAACAGAACAGCAAGGCATTAGAGTATGTCCGTATCACGGTCTAAGTTTCGACTTTGCCGGCACGGTGATAGTAACAGAGCGTGCTAATAGACTCTGTCCAAATCACACTGCATTAACAAATACAGATGCATTTGTCTGGAAGGAATTAATATTTTCTAATCAAGTTGAATGCGAAGATTTGAATTTTATTGACTTTAAAAATTTTAGTCTAGTAGAGCAACGGGTAGATACTGTTAACAGTAATTTTAAAAACGTCATGGATCTATTTTTAGATGTCGACCATATTCCAATAGTACATTCAGGTGTTTATGATCGAATAGGATTTAAATTATCCACCGATGTCATTTGGAAATATTATTCGTTTGGTAATCTTCAATTAGTAAAGAATGATAGTCAGTGTCCTGAATTTGCGGGTACATTACTAGACGAAGATAAAAATAATCCTTATAGGGCAGCATGGCTTTCTATATATCCAGGAACAATGATTGAGTGGCAACCGGGTGCGTTGTTTATCACAGTTGCTACAAATCAAACTTCGTCTCAGGCAAAGGTGCATGTTTTTAAATACAGAGACAATAGATATAATGACACGAATTGGAAAATTAATGAAGAAGTTTGGGAACTTGCATGGAAGCAAGATAAACAGCAAGCTGAATTATTAACCGAATTTAATCAAGACAACTTAGAGAAATCTAAACAACATTTTAGAGACTGGCTACATGACAAGCAAATGGAATAAATTTAACTTAGATGTTAATGGCATAGGCCAGGATAATTGGATCAAATATCATTTTAACGGAAATCGAACTAGAGTAAATCCCAAAGATAATTTTGAAGTAACATTTACAAAGAAAGCAACATCTGCTCCTACATTTAATACTGCTTGTAAATTAGTAGCAGAAGAGCTTTATGAACTTAATAGACACCAAACTATATTTGTTCCAATGAGTGGTGGGTGTGATAGCGAAACAGTTGCAGATACCTTTTTGCAGTTAAAGATTCCGTTCACTCCTATAATACACGAAGTTTGGTCATTGGGACTTCAACTAACTTATGCAGATTCTTGGTGGGCGTATCGTTGGTGCAAAAAACATAATATCACTCCGATTGTAAAAAATACAACTACGTTGGAAATGTTTGCAGATATTAAGCCATTAATTGATAAAATTAAAGGAAGAAAATTATACCCTGCACAAAATATTATATTGTCAGAGTTTGCAGTGCAACACGACGGTGTTGTGATAAACGGTCAAGCATTTCCTGAATATTATCCCGACTACACATTAGAGTATTTGATAGATATTGTTAATGACTCTGGATTTTTTAATGAAGACGGTACAAAAAAATCAGGTTGGTTATTACACGAAGACGACTTCTATGTAGATATGTATAATCCTGGTTATCATACCTATAACTTTTTAAGCTGGAATCCTGAGATTGTTCTTGCTTACATTAAAGAAAGAGATATGTCGTTAAACAGCGAAGAAAACAAATTTAAGATAATGAAAAAAGATCCTCGTCCTAAGATCGGTGCTCCCGATGCAGTGTGGCATTTGTTAAAAGAATATCAACACAAGCTGAAGAAACAGTACGGGACCAGTGAGTTGTCGTTTATTGGAACTCACGAAGAAATGTTTAATATTTTAACGTGATCTAAATTCTAATTTAAGAACTCGCTGTTTAATTAGTGTTGCATCGGGTTTTAATTCTTCCCCCATTAACTTCCAATACAGTGATTGATCGGGTTTAGTATTTGGGGGGACAACATCTAATGTTGATAAGTGATACCTTCCTACCTGCATAAAAGAATTCTTTTGCCACTGTTTGTCGTATACTCTTGATATCTTTTCAGATATTGCATAGTAGTATGTATAACAATTTTTAGACTCTGCAATTGCAAATGCTTCTTTAATCATCATACTCAAATCTGGATGGTTAAAACTAAAATACGATTGTTGCCGGCTAGAAAAAAAACAAGGGACTACCCAAAATTTTCCTCGTAAGCTACTGTCATATATTCCCATCGATATCCAACTCACTAAATCATTATTTTCAAAATAGCCAATTGCAAAATTTGTATCATTTGATTCGAAGAACTTCTGATATCCTTCTATAAATGATTGGTCACTAATTGCCACTGTTCCGCCAATTTTTGGTCGTAACTGTTTGATTTTTAAACAGGCATCAAAGTGTTCGGGGCCTAATATCTTTATCATATCAACGTACTTATCCTTCAAATAAATACCAGTATGAAAATCTTCTCCGCATCTGCAGATACTATTACCAAGGTACAAATTACTACAGGAATTTTATCAATTATTGGACTGTTTTATTTTGATTTTACAATGACTAATATGTTCTTAATATTAGCATCGTTTTATGTATACGGAGTTTTTGGTATTGGTATTACACTGCACAGATACTATACTCACAAATCATTTGAATTTATTCATCCTGCAATTAAATGGCTCTTTACATTGTTTGCAATACTGGCTGGTAGAGCAAGTGTACTAGGTTGGGTATATGTTCATCGATTGCATCATGCATATTCGGACACTGATAAAGATCCCCATGGACCTAAAACAATAGGATTTAAACCATTCGGCTTTAAACATATTGAATCTAACAGCGGTAAAGTTAACGTGTTCATGATAAAAGATTTAATGAATAAAGAGCAAGTGTTCATCAACGAATACTACTATGCAATAATTATTGTATGGTTATCCATTCTAGCAATGATAGATATCAATCTCGTTTACTTTACATGGATAGTTCCCGTCTTTCTAGTACAGATGAGTCAGAATATCTTTAATTATGTTGGTCATAGTTACGGATATAGGAACTACAAAACAACTGACACTAGCACTAATAACGCATTACTATGGCCTTTAATTATGGGAGATGCGTGGCATAATAATCATCACGGTAATCCTAAATCAGCTACTACTCACGAAAAGTGGTGGGAGATTGATCCTGCAGGTATTGTGATTAAAGCTATTTCTAAATGAAGGCAATTATATTTGGGGATAATTTTATCCCCGCAGGTATACACAGAGTAGGAATTGCTAGGACAACTGGGGCTCATAGAGTTGCTACGTTACTGAGAAAAAAAGGTATTGACACAGAAGTAGTTGATTTCTTTTTAAGTTTTAGTCTAGATGAAATATTTCAAATACTAAGCCTGTATGATAACGATTTAAAATTTATAGGGTTTAGTGCCAGCATCACTTATTATCCTAAAGGCAAAATAGATTCAGTAGTTAAATTTATAAGAAAAAATTTACCGTGGGCAAAAATTATAGTCGGCGGAACTAATGTCTATGCAAAGGACGCACCCGGGGCCGACTTATATACAGAAGGATTTGTTGAAGAAGCAATAGACGATATCGTTAGATTTGTAGAAGATCAAGTACATTCTATGCAAATTGAATCGTTTAATGGAAAGCCTACTGTAAAAGTCACGCATACATATCCATTGGTAAACAATCAAAAATTAGAGACTATATATCAAGCTAGCGATTTTATTTCCCCTAATGAGACATTAGTATTAGAATACTCTAGAGGATGTATTTTTAAATGTAAGTTTTGTGATTTTCCGTTAATAGGCAAAAATAAAAACGATTATCTTAGAGAAGATGAAGATATATTAAAAGAACTTATCAGAAATTACAATCAATGGGGAACAACACACTACATTATCTCAGATGATACATTTAACGATAATGAATTAAAAGTCGATAGCTTATTAAGAATATCCAAACAACTTCCTTTTAAATTGTCTATCATGGGGTTCATTAGAGCTGATTTAATGCATGCCAGAGGCACTACTGTTGATAAACTAGTAGAAGCAGGATTTAAAGCCATGCATTTTGGAATAGAAACATTCCATCCCGAAGCTAGTAAACTAATAGGAAAAGCATTTAGCGGATCTAAAATGAAAGAATATTTAACTAGTGTTAAACAAAAACATCCTAACTTGTTCTTACATTCTAGTTTTATTGTTGGGCTACCATACGAGGATGCACAATGTTTAGAAGATACATTTAATTGGTGTGATACTTCAATGGTATTAGATGCATGGTCAACATATCCATTGAATATCCCTGCAAAAAGCGGAATGGTACTAACTTCATATTTTGCAGATAACTGGAGATTGTACGGATACAAAAAAATTGAAGAAGATGATATACGTATTATTTGGGAAAATAAACATTTTAATACATATACTTCTGAAAAACTATCAGCAGAGCTCAACGCAAAAAGATACAATAACAAAAAGATAAATCCGTGGTCAGCATTTTCAATTACTGTACACGGATACGATATAGATCAATTACTAAAAGAGAATAAAAATAATTTAGATGTTCCTGATCTTATAAACAAAGCCGCTAAATTTGTAGACGTTTACAAATATAAAAAATTAGAATTTTTTAAAAATAAATTTAATCTGCAAAAATAACGTATTCTTGATACCGTTTTGCATTCTCGGTTATGATGCTTTGATATGCATCTTCTTTTGGTTTTCCAAAATATGTGATTAAAATTTTACTGTGTCCAAAATACCAATCAGTTCCGTGTTTTCTTTTGTGGTCCCAATAAGCCCAAGTGTTTGTATCCGAAGGTAATAGTTGATATTCTCTTTTAGTATCTTTTAGGTAATAAAAATTAGGACGCACATTATTATCATATACTAGCGACCTTACACTTAAACTTTCTGAATCATAATCGGTGTGCGGAAGTACTGCTCCCATGCTAGAAACAAATCTTACTACTTCTATATCAATAGGAAACTTGTCTAGATTATCAAAGATAGATGGAAATAGTTCTGGACAGTTTAAATTTTTAGATTTGTATTTTGTAGTTTCTTCTGCGTCAACTCCGGGCTTTACCCAGATATCAAAACCTCTCCATGGTGCAGCATTAGTATTGTGATTAGTTTGTATTTTTTGTACAGGCTTAGATTCTTTATACCATAGTGACCACCAATTATCCCAATTAATTGGTTCAATCCTGGGCATGTGTAACGGAGTTGAAAGTATATTCTGCATTAATTATAGATAATGTAATCTTTGTACTTTTCAATACTTCTAGACATAAGTTCTAAATGTTTATCAGTATCTAATCTTCCTGCAATGAACATGGTAATTTTTCTATATTCTGCAGGTGCTATGAAAGATCCATGATAGCCTACATGGTTGTTTAATACAAACCAATCAGTGTCATTGGGTAGTACAGGAAACACAGGTGATAATAAGTTTCTAGGTCTTTGATCGTATTGTACAATATCGGGATTAGATGACGTTGGCAGCACATAGAATGTTTCTAACATGTCACGCATTACTAAATTTTTATAAGCAGTGGGTCCTAATTCTCCATCAGCTAACGATTTAGCTATTGGATCTTGGTGCGGCTTATTATTGACTATCTGCTCTCTAAAATCAAAATGTCCATTATTTTCATAATCTAACAGCGGCAATGCTCTTAATTTTTCATCAAGGTCGGGAAACAACTTTAGCAGATCCGGGTCTATTGGCTTGTTCATTGGTTTAAAATTTACCCAAGCCCAGTCTTGATGAGGTAGCTTTCTTGCGTCAAAGTATTCCAAAACTTTCTGTCTATCTAAATTTAACTTAGGCAAATCAATAGGCATTAGTATAATATCTTTTAAATTCATCTCCATCCTCGATTTATTATTGTTTTTAATTTTTCTTTATATGTAGAAATAAAAGGATCTTTCCTTGCCATTACTAACATAGCCCAATCTTTCCAACCGTATTGTTTAATTTCTTCCTTAGTATACCCTAATGAATAAAGCGAAGAAGTATAAAATCCAGTCATAGGCCAAGTCGGTTGCAAGATATCATTAAACTCGTGTGATAGTGCTTCGTGCAGTTCGTGATTATTTTTGGGGTCTCTAGTATCTTCCCACCCCATGACTTCTGCATCTCCAGATTGATCGTCAGAATTTTTCCAATATGCTTTCTTTTTTAGAAAAAACTTTTCGGGATTATTTGCAAACTCAGATTTTGGCAATATGACAAGTCCTCGAAAATATCCTCTTATAAAATTATTCTCTTTAATCCAATCTACTGTTGATCTAAGATGGGGTATATCTTCTCCAGGTAGTCCTGAAATAAAACTTGCTTCGATACCTACTTGATTTTTCCAGAGATCATTGTGTAATTTAGGTAAGTAATCTTTTCCGTGTTTAGCATTCCATCCCTTTCCTACCTTTCGAGCAGCTTCTGGATGAAAACTCTCCATGCCAAAGTATACCTGGTCTACTCCGCTTTCCAACATTAGATTGTGATTTTCATGGCTCCATATCAAATCTGCACGTACAAAGCCAGACCATCTAATTTTATAATCAAGTTGTTTGTTTATATTAGCAATCTCAGCTATCTTATCTTGATCTTCGTTGCAGGTATCGTCTAAGAAAACATAGTTAGTAGTTCCAAATACATCTCTGTTTCGTAGCATTTCATTTAATAAGTATTCAGGTTTCCTAATATATGACCCTTTAGATTTACCTAGATTTGGATACGTACAGAAACTGCACTTAAAAATACACCCTCGACCTAATTCTATAGGAACTGCTTCATCGGGCATAATACAATCATCTTCGTGAAATGTATGATCGTTTTGAGTTATATCAAAAACAGAATTTGGCAATGCTACTCCCATACTCTGTTCTTGACACCATTTTAGAAATTGGTCTTCACCTTCCCCGACAAATGCACGATCTAACATCTTGTAATTGTTAGAGTACGGCCCACCTCCTACAATTGGAAGATTTGGAAATTTCTTTTTAAAATACTGTATTGCTATCATAATAGCCCCGGGCGGATAAGAACTATCTGCGTTCCAAAATACTGTAGTGAGTGCAATACAAACAGTGTCTTTAGTTATTAAAGGCTCTGTAAATTCAATAATTTCTTTAGCAGTAAAATGTTGTAAGAAATCTATAACCTGACATTGAAATCGATTCTTCCGCATCCAATGAGCTAACGCATATGCGGCCATTGGACGCTGCATAGTTGGCAGTTTTTCGTAAGTAAAATTCGGCCAGACACCGCTCCAAAATATTATATTTCTCATATAACGTATTTAAACAGTTTGGTAACCTATGTTAACTTTTCTATAAGCTAGTTAATCTGGTCGCTGAAAGTATTTCAAAGATACTTTAGAACTTTTTAATTCTTTAATAAATTCAAAGTAAGGAATAAGCACAGCAGTCTTTCTATACAAATTTCCAACAGTTAGTTTTAATTCAGGATTAGATGGTTCGTTTTTCATAAAAGGAACATTTTCCCATCCGCCAAACTTTGGGAAGTATAATAATTCGTCTTTCCAATACTTTCCATAAATTATTGGTTTAATATAATAGTCCCATCTATCTACACTATCTAAGTGAAAGTTTTCCTTGCACAGCCCATTTCCGTCAAAATATCTATGAGTATGCATTGCCGATTGATAAACATCATCATTTAAAATACTATAAAGAAATTCTGATGGATCTCCGTAAGGTATATACTTTCCTTTTCTTTTTAATAACTCCATTGATCGCATTCTCGCTACCTCGGGACTGTGATATCCTTGATAAAAATAAAACTTATTGTCCGGAGTAATATGTACAAATGGATCATGAATCATTTGAATGACATCGGCGTCGTCAGGTAAAAGTCTAGTAAAAATACTCTGCATTACTTGCACAGGATGGATACATTGATCCTGTGCAATTTTCATTACTTGTTCCTCGTACTGTATCGGATCTAAATCAATAATATCGATGCGTACACCGTACTTCTTCTTAACTAATTGCAATTGTTCGTATTCTATATCATTATACCCCGGCATATAATAAAATACACAGTCGAGCGGAATGCCTTGAGTAAAGAAACTGTGTAATACACTCTGACTATCAACACCCGAACTCATTCCTAAAATCAACTTGTGATGATTTTCTGCAAGTTTTCGAGCCCTTCTATCTGACTCTTCTCGCATGTTTCCTGGCACCCTAGTTAATGCTGGGAATTCTACATAAAATTGATTGTTTTCGAAGCCGTAGTTCATGATGATATTTAAGTCAAAAAAATACCCGCCGAAGCGGGTATTGGATCTACAATCCTATTACAGATCGTAGCGTGGAACCATGATGGTTTTCATCATAATGCCTTCTGGAGTGAATTGTTCAGTGTCCGCACTCAAGACCGCTTTCACGATGCTTGGGCTAAAACCACTAACCAATGCCGCTCCACGTGTGTCATATTTGACAGGCACGTTGTCGCTAGCGTTCAAATTCCAGAATACAATGTTTGGAACATCGTATCCGGCGTCTGTGAACTTACGCTTGATCATCTGCATAGCAGAGTCATCGTACTTTGCACAGGCGTCAAACTGCATGTCGCTCAAGATCAACAGCATCTTTGGCATGTCTTCTTGTGGAACAGCACCATTAACAGCTACACTAAGGATCTTGTCCATAGCCTTAACCAAGTTAGTGTTCATATCCCACTTAGACTTAACCATTTGTTCAGCCTTTTGAACCACATTACCCTTCAGAGTCAACAGTTCTGGTGAACCGCTAAATGTTAGGAATGTGTCCTTGAACACACCTTTGTTCTTATCAGCAAGGTACAAGCCCAAGCTGACAGCAACATCCATACAAGAGAAAGAACTTCCCTTACCTGCTGGTGTGCTCATAGAGCCGCTAACGTCTACCAATGGTAGGATGCTAGCATCACCGACAAAGTTAGGCAGTGCTTCCCACTGTGCTACAATGTGGTCCAGTTCTGTCTTGTTGAACTTGACACCACCGTAGTGGTTGATCACGCCCTTCAAGACATCGTATGGGTAAACAGCTCCGGCGTTAACCTTGACACCTGCTTCACCCTTAGCCAATTTAGCCACGTATTCCGCAAACTTTTCAGTATGACGGCCGAAGGCCTTCTTGTAACGTGCTGCCGCAACGGATGGCACGTGGTTGAAGTTGATGTTATCCCAGTCGTTGGCACACATTTGTGTTTCAACAACTGTAGTCATTGCTACCAATGACTTACGGTATTGCTTAGGAGTCATACCAAAGAAATCACGGATTTCTGCGGCGACTTTACCCTTACGAGGAGTCCACTTTGCAGCCAAGCCATTGCGAGCACGAAGTGCATCGCCTAGCAGTGTGAAAGCCTTAGCCTTCAATGCTTTGGACTCAAATACAAACAAGTCGTCCCAACGACCAAGTTCTGGGATCTTGTCCATCAGCACTTCTGCGGCTGCTGGATCGTGCTTTTCCAGATACTTTAAGATGCTACGGAACAGTTCACGTTCACCGGAACCTCCACGAACGTCTCGTGCCCATTGTGCAACACGCAGGGCTAGATCTTTGTCTTCCACATACGCGGCAACAAAGTCCTTAGTGATGTCCTTACCACGGCTTGCACCGATCTTGAAGAACAGATCAACTACTGCGTTGGCAGTAGATTTGCGAGCCTTCATGCCATTGGCAGTACGGGCTTCTTGGTTTTTAACGGCTTCTACAAATGCGTTCATTTTCTTTTCCTTCAGGTTAAATGTGGGCTTTGTTGTTCCCACGGGTTTTAATGATACAATTTAAAATTGCTGTAATTAACCTAACTACAACAGGATGGCTGAGACGGATTTTTATTTTCTGCTTACCCCCATCCCCAGTATATCGGTTCAAGTCTCGCAAGCCTAGCATACAATTCATGTCGCCTAGATTGTGTTGTGTCTGTACAATCATCATACAAAGTCTTTCCAATGTGTCGTCTATTCCTTCGAGTCTAGTTTCCTAGAACAGTATTTCTACTGTGTCCTGCGACCATCTTCTATAGCAGTTAGTTCAGAGTTTATTGTTTAAGTTGCTGAATCCATCCTAGGATTTAACAGGTTAGTTGTTGACTGCTTTTATTTTACACAGGCCATCACTCTGTGCTCGTTAGTCTTGCTTCAATAGACCCCTTCAACGCTCGGTGTTTTTACGCACTCTGCTCCAGTTTCTACCACAGTGTCTAACAGTTCATAGTTAATGAATGTTGCTGTACCTAACCTAAAACTTCTTAGCTTGCATTACTGCTTGCTATGTATTAATTATATACTAATTAACTCTTGTTGTCAACAAATTTTTTAAGTTTGTTATCCAAAATGTCTGGCAGTGGGTAAGAGATTCGAACTCTTGTGCCGCTTTCGCAACCTGCACCTTTCCAAGATGTGCCAATAAACCGCTCTGGCAACCCACTATTTTATCGACGCTTCGGTGCCCCAATACGACTGGCTTTGTTCCAATCGTATGCAACACCGTCCGGGCACTTGCCGTCTTTCACACTGTCAACTCCGAACATGCCTACAATTTCAAAGTCAGGACCTTTAATTGTTACAAACATGCCAACAGTTTTGGCAAATATCATTGCGTCACTTAATGTTAGACATTCATTTAATGTCAATTTATTTTTGCTTATTACTTTATACATTGTTAATTTTACTTTCTTTTCTTACTCATCACAACAACGTTTGGTCCCACCAACAGGAATCGAACCTGTATCTGAGACTTAGGAGGTCCCCGTTCTATCCATTGAACTATAGCGGGTTATAAAAACTTTTCTAATATTTTCTCTAATTCTAAATGATCCGATCTTATACTGATAATATTTTTAAATTGATCTGTAGAATTTACTACAGTATGCCAATAATTGTACGCATCAAAAATACAACTGCCATTTTTCATACTCCATTGGTCAACTAATTTTGCGTTATTTTCATCTAATAAAGGTATAGAACTTTTATGAAAATTTTGATGAAAGGTATTAGTTGTATCATTTATCTGGTCAAAAATTTCTATCGAAACATCCTCATGACCTATTGGTGCTACTACTAATGACCAACGAACTCCCGTACCGTCTAGCCGTTGATCTTTATGTATTATGTCTTTCGAGTTTGGACTCAACCAAATAGAAAGGGTATATACATCATCGACTAAATCTTCCAATCCTAACATTTTTAAATAAGGCGAGGAATCTACAACACCCCAAAAATTTCCAACATTTGGATTTAGATGATATGAAAATACGTTTTTTGTAGTTATTGGAATAAAATACATATATTGGCCGGCCATGCAGGAATCGAACCCACACCGCTTGTTTCGAAGACAAGCATGATATCCATTTCACTAATGGCCGCATTTGGTGCTCCAGGCTGGGAACGATCCAGCTTCTCATCCTTACCAAGGAAGTGTACTGCCTTTATACTACAGGAGCAAATCTTTTTCTTTTAAATATACTTTAATTATACAACATTATGGAAATTCAGTCAAGGATAGATGGTAAACAGATCGTTGTGAATTTACAACAGAATACAGCTTACGGGTTAATGATGTCCGGAGGACTAGACAGTGCAGTATTGCTCTATCTAATGCTTAAAGATTGTCCTACTGCTAGCATCCAACCTTTTTATATTGCCAAACACGACGGCTCGTATGCGTACATTGACGGTATCATTGAGTACATAAATCTACTGTTTAATATTCGACTACCTGACCCTATCAAAGTAGGGTCACCGGATATTCATCATACCCAGATTAATCAAACAGGCATTAGACATGTTCTAATAAAGTATCCAGAAATAGAAAAATTGTTTATAGGCATCAATCAAAATCCGCCACAACCTTGGGGAGATCCAAAATGGCAGTTTCCTAACAGGCCTATATCTAATAGTAATCCTAGAATAGAGATGCCTTTTATGATGCTGTACAAGACACACATAGTTGATCTTGTTGATCAACTTGAAATTCAGGCACTCGCAAATCTAACGCATACCTGTACTGAACAAGTAACAGGTAGATGTTTAAAATGTTTTCAATGTAGCGAAAGAATGTGGGCATATCAAACACTCGGTCTAACAGATCACGGTAAACTCTAATCAGGAGTTTCGTAACTCCACTTCCAAGTGCGGCCGTCTTCCAATCCTAATTGTTCACATAGCTCGTCAGTAAACGTTCCGTCAACTCTTAAAGTATATCGAAATACTGGTTCTGGGTCAACTCCGTGGTAGTCGCGGTTATTAAAGAAGTAGCTACGAGCGTCACTATCTAGATAAATCTTTTTCTTAGCCTTTTCGTCCCAAATAAAACTAGGGCGACTTCCACTTGCAAAAAATAAATTGATATTGTGATCACTGTGTTCAGCCATAACACTGTCTCGATGTGTTACTACTCCGGCATTTGGGTAAGTTGTAAAAAATAAAACTCGACCAATTGTCTTAAACGGCAGTTGGTTAATGTACTCAACTACATTAGGAAACAATTTTGCAGCTTCGGTCCATTGCCCAAAGTCCTCTGTTTTCTTTCCAAAATCATTTTTCTTTAAGTACAATGCAAAGAACCACGGAATAACTGCACCCATGGCAAAATAAGCATATTTGTACATTGCCTGCATTTCTTTTCCGGGACTTCGATCAATAACTTCTTTAAGAGCTTCTCGATGCACTCCTGTTGGATCGTACTTATGCAGTTGCTGAAGCATCTCACTCCAACAATCGTGTCCACCAAACCTGGCAACTTCTTCTGGGGGTAATGCTCCGTAGGTCATCCCCATTTTATATTCTTCGTTTAATGCAAGACCTTTGCAACATTCGATATGAAGTTTTTGGTCTTGACTGTGATCAATATATTTGTCCATTGACAAAATAGGGAGTCGATTCTTACCGACTCCCTTAATGCCGTATTCTGCATAAGGATACGACACTATATTCTGTGTGTGAAACTTTGAGGATGTGTGTTGCTGATCTTTCATTAGTCTACACTTCTAAAAGTTCGCCAATCATCAATGTTTGGCTTTTCATCTGCATCATATGTCCAGCCTAATGACTTCATCATGCGATGCTTAACTAGTAAGTTAGGACTACGGAAGCGGCCAGTGTCTTCAAAGCCCATCATGACTCCGAGTTCACACACAGCACCACTACGGCAAACACCTGCATAGCAATGAACAACCACGTTCATCTTATTTTCCAGTGCATGTTGCAGTAATCGAACAAGCTCTGCGGCCTGCTCATGACTACACTTCATAGCTTCTTCCAGCACCTCATCCTTTTCTTCGACGTCCAAAAATTCAAAATTGTGAATTTCTTTGAACTTGTGTGCAGGAGTAGGTCGCCAGCTTGCTGGATCAACAATGCTGATCAGCATACTGTTCTCACCTGCCTCGTGATGAAATCTCTTCGGAATATCATCTGCGGCTACATTTTCAATCCATGGCATGATTGCCTCCTAACATTCGATATCTATATTTCTGCCCTTGTCCAAATCTAAACGAAGATTTCTTGCTACTCGTTCTGCTATGATTTGATCAAGCCTACGTTCTTCAATTTTTTTTGCGTAATCTTCAGTTCGTTGTTTTTCCAAGCGAGTCTGATCCAGACGATATTGTTCTTGATTGTACTTTATAACACTTTGTTCTGCTCTTGATATTTGCATTATATTTGCTCCGAATTTAGCCGTTCAATTTCGTTGGCGGCTTCTTCTAAGAGATCCGCAATACGATCCGGCTTGCCTTCTTCTACGCTTTTACGTCCTTGAATCTGTCTGCGGATCTCTGCTCGTTTACGTAAACGAAATATCAAGCTCTGTTCTGCAACAGGTAAATGGCCTTCATCTTTCATACTGTCTCCACAATATAGTATCCTGAATTAGGGTATGTTTCTTTCAACCATTCCAACATGCCCGGTTCATTGGGCAGTCGGATTGATTTAAATTTATTTGTGATATACATTATTTTCGTCCAATCTTTGTTACAACATCGGCCTTGCTCTGTAGCAGTTGGGCACGGAAGCGACGATATACTCGCAATGCGGCAATGCTCATGGGATCTTCCTTGCCTTCTAACTCTGCTATCTTAGCATCCAGTTCGGCTTCGTGAGCACGATGACGTTCGACATCTGCCTTGAGCCCTTTCGCATCGCCCCAAAAGAATTTCATATCATCCCCACTTTAACATAAAGAACGTAGCGTCCTTTTCATTTTTAAATCTATACTCAAAAGGTCCAGGACTCCAACGAGGATTGTTATATCCATTGTTTCTGTGTCCAAACTGCTTCGAGCACCACTCTGTCATCTTATCTTTTTCTTCCCACCAATCACCGCCCGAAAAATACACAGTGTATTTCTGAGGAGCAAGATCTTCTCGAACCCGCAGTTCTAAACTACGGGGGCGTTTAGTAAACCAGTTCATAGGAGTATGCGGATAAAAACTATTAACGTCTAAATCAATCATACACCTACGAACCGGCTGGCTTCGGCGTGCAACCCACGATCACCTCGAGTCATTACTTCTAACATCAAACGCTTTTCTTCTAAGTAAGTCCTAGCAAAAGCAGGATCGTGTGCCATGATGCTACGACTGTTGGAGATCAAATCTGCCAACTTAACAGTCTGTGCTTCAGCAGGTGCTTCAGCAGTGTGAGCACGGTCCATGGCCTTGCGATGAGCACGATTGCCATCTTCTGGCTTTGACACGTCAGTTAACCAACCAACTAACGCCGCAACCTCCGGACCAAAATTCATATGGATGTCAGTGGCGGTAACTCCGGTATCTTCTACTGTATCGTGTAACCAAGCAGCCGCTACCATTTCAGCAGTACTGCCAGGAACCTCTGCCACAATCCTTGCAACTTCTGCAGGGTGAACAAAGTAAGGTTCTCCGGTATACTTACGCTTTTGACCCACGGCACTGTGAGCAGCAATAGCGAAAACTTGGGCCTTATGGACCAAATCCATCCCAGTTAATTCCATAGTAAATTCTTCCATGCTACTCTCCTTGTTAATAAGTTATATTATAGCATGGTTTTACCATACTGTCAACCGGTATGATGTCCTTTAATCACATTATCTTTGATCATACGTACAGCACGATCCATAGATATAACAATTTCTCCGGTTGAATCCATTCCTACGTCCAACGCACGATACTGTTCGATTCCACTCTTACCACCATGTAAGTGACCATGAAAGTGTAATGCACCTCTGTGCATTTGGTCCCATTCGGCAATTGGATAATGAAACATCACGCACTTGTGGCCGTCATAGGTAATATCCAAATACTTGTGTATTTCCTTAAATGCACTACGGAACGTTTCGTCCATTAGTGTCTTGCGATCGTGATTACCTTCAACTAAAATTTTATCACCATTTAAGCGATGCATCATTCGGCCTGCATCACTGCCTGACATAAATGCTACATCTCCTAAGATGTAAACCATATCCTCGGGAGCGACCTTAGCATTCCATTCTTCCGCCATTGCATTATTCATATACGCAACATCGTCTCTAAATCGTGCTCTTGTCTGTGGACAGAACTTCATAATGTTCTTATGTCCAAAATGTAGGTCGCTAGTTATCCATATTTTCATCAATACGTCTCTTTTATAATATCATATAGTTCAGCAGGCCATGCAGCCTTAAATTCTTCAGTCTTAACATATTCATTGTAGGATTTAGCTTCAAAGAACACCTTCTTGAATACGCTCATATGCTTGCCCTTAGGCAATATTGTGAGATAGATTGATTTTGCTTTGCCTGCCATGATGTTTCCTTAAGTGTAGTAAGTACATATTATACAGTCAAAAGAAAGCCCTGTCAAGCAGGGCAGTAATTATTGGGCGAACCAAACTTCCTTAAAGCCTTCCTCTACAGTAGGCTCTTCCCAACTGGCAATCATGCTGGCGATAACATGCTCTGGAATGTCTTTGCCTGGGCGACTCCATAACCGTCTAAACAGTTCTTTATGTTCCGGTGTCTTAAACACCACAGCAATATGCTCGTAGTCAGGCAACATATTAAACTTACGAATACGGCTTACTAGAGTAGTACTGGTTTGATCCCATATAATGTCCTTGCCAGCTTCACGTGCTTGTACAACTTTGTCAGCCATTAGATTTACAGCCGTCGGCATGTACTCTACAAATACTTCCGAGTAGGTCTTGCCTTGTTCTACAGCATAGGCTTCAACAAAATCGTCAGTACTCACTACTACGCAGTCAGAAGCCCAATCTTGTTCTTTAATCCAAGTGCTCTTGCCCGAGGCAGGCACTCCGACCAATTGATAACATTTTGCCATTTTTACCTTACTTTGATGTTTTTAAATTGTTGTCTTGAAATAACGATTACCCTAATATCTGCACCAAGAAGTTCGAGAGGATTAGGAACTTTGTAACCGAGCGATTCAAACTGAGCCAAAATACTAATACATTCTTTAAATTCTGAAGGAGTCATTAGCCATGCTTCAAAATGAATAACGCTGGGCAGTATAGAGAGATTTATTAAAGATTTTAAAAATGAGTAATCAACTCCATCTAAATCCATTTTTAAATATGTACTATTCGGTGCAAGATTAAAAATCTCAACTGCGGCATCATTGCATGTTTTTGGATTTGCAATTGGAATGTTAACTGTTATATCAGCTTTGGTGGTTGTTCTAATTGAAGAAGTGTTTAATGTATCATCAAGATTTACTGTTAAATGACTTGGAAATTCTTCACGATCGATAATTGACATTTCGACTATATCTATATTAGCATCTAATTGTTCTGTTGTCAATAGACTTTTTGCAAGATACAGGTATGTAGGCACAGCATCGATCAGTATGTGCTTGTTCGGATTTACTGCTTTTTTAACCTGTGCTGATAAAACTCCTAGCCAACATCCTAGATCAACAAAAGTATTGCATGTGTGTGCAGTGTAAAACTCTCTGATAGTTTCAACTTCTGGATAAGTTGGTATTTTATTATACTCTGTTCGTTGCTGAGAAGCTAATACTTTCTCTAGCCATCCCGGTATATTTTTTGGTTTTAAGTATTGATCTATTTTCATATTAATTAATGCAAGTATTCACGCATATTGTTTAATATTTATTAGATCATTTTAACCATTTGGTAGAAAGCAATATTCATGCCAACTTTTTCTGCTGAAGATAATCGAATTACATTGTTTTTATGTACTTTACTAGAAATAGAATCGCAGTTCATTTTTTTTGCAAGCATTTCAAAATAATTATGTAACACTGAATAAATGCCGCGTTTCCGGCAATCACTACGTACTGCACTAAGTTCGATCCACAGGCAATTTTTGTGTAGGTATGCTCTACTGTAGATTATGGCCCCTACTATAACACCATTCTCTTCTGCATAAATGGCTCCACAATCATTGTCATTCCAACTAGTTCGTGCCATTGCGAACCCGGAATCTATCAATTCGGCCATGTGTCTGATAAAAAATGTATAGACTGGACTATTGGCTATTTGTTCAACGTGTAAAATTTCTAGCTCAACGCCGGTCTTATCGACTTCTTTATTAAGATAGATTGGCTGCATGATCTTTAATAGTGTTCACTCTTTTTAGGAGGCTTGCGAAGCTTTTCCAAATAATCACGTCCCACTTTACCTGCTTCAATTTCTCGAAGTGCAGTGACGTTGAATCCGTTATTACAGGTAACCATAGGCATATGCCCACGCTTTAATTCTCTAGCACGAATTGATGCAATCAATACTAGATCAAAACGATTACCTACCATCTCTACCGCTGCTTGTGACGTTAAACGTGCCATGTGTTTCCTTGAAGTTAAAGTTAAAGTTAAACAGGTTCTCTTTTTACGTGCTACCACTACACCAACGTGAAGACCAACTCACGCCCGGGATTCGAACCCAGCCCCTCTTTTTTACAGAAAGATTATTTTTAATTGCTGAAAAGAACCTAAAGGTCAAAACTTAACGAGTAAAAAGTCTTACTAGCCGCAGCCAGTAATACTTAATTCCTCTAAATGTCGGTAAATCAAATTGTATAAATGATACCGGCTCTTTGGGAATATTGCCATATGCTTTATCAAGTGTATCTTTTGTACTCATATAACATTCCTTTGTTGGTGGACCGAGGGAGGATCGAACTCCCACCCGAGGCTTGCAAAGCCACTGTGCTCCCATTATCACTATCAGCCCAAATATGGATGCGGGTGAAGGATTCGAACCTCCGATGCACCTGGCTTATGAGACCGGTGTGGTGACCACCCTACCCGCGTAATTCTTGTTGATGATTATTGTTGTGTCGGGAAACCATCAAACCCCGTGAGAGCAGCCCATCCTGTTTTCGCTTCAGCGGAACCGGAGTATGGATACAGGTCCGGTCTAAATTCGTTTACATACTACTTATCTCATTGTACTCCGTATGTAAGGGAGAGTTTATTGGTCGGTGTGACACGATTCGAACATGCGACCACTGCGTCCCAAACGCAGAGCTCTACCAAGCTGAGCTACACACCGATTATCTTGGTACGTCCTGACGGGCTCGAACCGCCGACAGCTGCCGTGTAAAGGCAGAACTCTACCAACTGAGTTAAGGACGCAAAAAACTTGGAGCGGGGTGCGAGAATCGAACTCGCGACTTGAACTTGGAAGGATCTCGTTTTACCACTAAACTAACCCCGCATTAAATCTATTTATTGAAACACACTAACACCGCTGGCAAAGTAGTTACACTACTTGATACGATACCTAATGCATTTCAATAAAGTGTCTAGCCACTCACACCACATGAGCCCCAAACTGAGCGGTTACTCTGTCCACTAATTTTTCCATCTGGACGGGTTTTGTTCCCGCCCCTAGGCAGTTTTCAGTATCTCCGAACAGAAGACTGTAAGGTCAGGTCCTAGTGTACCCCCTGTTCTATCGTTTCAGGGACGCTGTTTTAATAACGTAAAACAGTAAACCGGGTTTTCAACAGGTTAATACTAGTTTAAAGTCCTAGCAGACAGCCATTTTTTATTGCTGTAATTAACCTAAATAGGTTTTTGAGAGACCAACTATCTTTCTTAAGGACTCGCTGGGTTGTCTCGAATGAGAGAGTTTATGCAGACCTTGTACAATTCTACTGGTGTGTCATGCTCAAGAATAGGGCACTAGAATACAAGGGACTCATCTCATCGTCTATCTCAAAACTTGGTACCCCCGGCGGGAGTCGAACCCACACTAACCAATTATCTGTTGCATACGGGATATAAATCCGCTGTTCTACCATTAAACTACAGGGGCATAAAATAACAGGATCAACTTTTTATGTTTCAGTATAAATGAAATTTTTATTATGTTTGCTGAACTGATCCTAAAAAACTTGGCGGTGCGACTGAGACTCGAACTCAGAAACCGGCTTTCACCGATCGACGGATTAGCAATCCGCTCTAATACCATTATAGGACCGCACCATTTAACTTGGCTCCACAGCGTGGGCTCGAACCACGGACCAAAAGATTAACAGTCTTCTACTCTACCGACTGAGCTACTGCGGAATATTTTTTACTCAAACGCTAGTACTTGCAGTACCAGTGTCATTGGTCACGTAACTAGTGCCTTGTGGGCGAGGTGCGTTACGATCACGCTTTTCTGATTTTGGAACAATGCTTGCTGCCACTTGTGCATCAATCATTGCATTTTTAAAACCATGACGGTCTTGATTATTTTTAAACTTCATCAATGCTAACATTGTTTTTGTTCGCTTACTCAACTTAAAAGTTGCAGATGTTCTTGCTCTCATTTTGATCCTTAATAAAAAACTTGGTCCGGCGTAGAGGAATCGAACCTCTATTCGCACTTTAGAAGAATGCTGTCCTATCCATTGAACGAACGCCAGGTAATTGTTTGGTACGAGAGGCGGGACTCGAACCCGCATGCCTTTCGACGGGAGATTTTAAGTCTCCTGAGTATACCATTTCTCCACTCTCGCATTCACCATATAGAAACACACTATGTATCTTAGTCGCGTGTAGTTTTGGAGGGCTACACTACAGACCCAAATAGTTAGACCGCGAATCTAACCCAACCTATAGTATGTTTGTATATGGTGCCCCAGGTCGGACTCGAACCGACACGGATTTCTCCACTGGCTTCTAAGACCAGCGTGGCTACCATTACACCACCGGGGCAAATACCAACTTAACTTTTTAAAGAACAGTGCTAACAGTTGCTAGCGTATGTGTTTATTATACAGTCTATTTAAGACTCTGTCAAGTCTTTTTTATTTTTTTTTTGGTACCCTAGCGTGGGAACGATCCACGGACACCCGCCTTATCAAGACGGTGCTCTACCACTGAGCTACTAGGGCAATAAATACGTAATGCAAAACCATTACAAATTAAATATTCCTGTCAAAATATTAAAAGATAATATAGACATGCAACATTATATTGATTTGGTTTATTCTAAATCAGAGCACAATTGGGCTATGAAGTTAGTTGACCATAAAGAATTTCTTACAGATGAGTCTATTGAATTTTTTAAAAATTTCGGAATAGATATTCTTTCAGAATGTATTTTTTTTAGAGGTAATGCTAACAGCAATCTAGACATTCATATTGATACTATTAACGGAGTTACTCATTGTGTATGGGGTATCAATATAGTATGGGGGTCTGCTAATTCAGAAATGTTTTGGTATTCCCCGTTGCCCGGTAAACAAAATAATATTAAAATGTCAAGCGGCGGCACACCATATATTCATTTTGATCGAGCCGATGTTGTCTGCATTGAATCTGCTAGAATTGAAGGGCCTTGTTTAGTTAGAACTAATATACCTCATAATGTTGCTAATCGGGACATTGCAAATATTCGCTGGTGTCTAAGCATTCGGGCAACTGCAAAATTTTCTACTTGGGAAGAAATAGTTGAGCTTTTCAAACCTTTAATTATATAATTGGTAGTTCCTACTGGGATCGAACCAGTGACCTTCACAATGTCAATGTGATATTCTACCTCTGAAATAAGGAACTGTAATTGGTACCCCGTGTCTGATTCGAACAGACAGCCAACTCCTTTTGAGAGAATCCGCACTACCAATTAGCGTAACGGGGCATAAACAGATTTGTTATATTGTGGATTTTATCAGTTTATTGTTCCACAACCTCACGACGCAATGGCAACTATATCGCCGCACTGCTCGATACCCTACCCATTATGCGAACACTTTGGGATCAAACGGGATAACAAAAATGGTACCTTCGGGCGGATTCGAACCCCCAACCACCTGCTTCTAAGGCAAGCCGCACTCCCAATTAGCGTACGAAGGCATACATGGTTCCCGAGGAGAGATTCGAACTCTCACATCCTAGTGTTTTTCCTTACCTCAGTAAAGTGTGTCTACCATTCCACCACCCGGGCATTCAAATATTTTTTTGACTTCTTCGAAAGATAAACTGTTAGTGTGTAAACAGAATGCTACTCTATCAACTGCGGATGCAGCAATAACAGAATGCGGCTTCGTTACATCCAGTAACCAAACGTCTCCCGGCAATGCTTTAAAATTTGCAGCAGGAACTAGATCTTTTAATTTAAAGACACTTCCGTTAGTTTGATTTTTTATCTTTGTTAAAACCGAATCTTCAGTAAGCTGATTATAAAATACTGTCACAGCATCAGCAGTCTGTACATAAAAATTTAATACTGCGGTTACTCCGCTATCAGTGTGTGGTCTTGCATACGGTACATTAATTTTCATAATGCCCGATGTAAAATGTTTTCTATAATTTTCCGGAACGACTTCTAACATAGTATCAGTACAATACTGCGGTATTCTATTATATTGTATACCTTTAAATTCATTGCCGATTACAGATCCAAAATTTGCAAATTCTTCTTTTGCAATATTTGCATCTAGTGTTAGAAAAAATTGTTCTTTTAATTTAACAAAATACATAACAATATTTACAACTAACTTGGTGCGGGGTAGGAGAATCGAACTCCTGCTTAAACGTTGGCAACGTCTGGTTCTACCATTAAACTAACCACGCATAAATGGAGTAGGGAGTGGGATTTGAACCCACGAATCAACTGGTTTGCAATCAGTGCCATTAAGCCTCTCTGGAACCCCTACATAATAAAACAGGATACAGTTTCGATGGGCATGAAGCCCATTGCTCTACCATTGAGCGAATCATCCAAAGCGGATAATGTTGGAATCGAACCAACGTGTCGTTAGACATTGCTGTATGTATCCTTAAACTGGCACTCCCCTAGGGACTCGAACCCCAACGAACGGTTTTGGAGACCGCTATGCTGCCATTACATCAGAGAAGTATATGTATGCTGTACTAACCAAGATTTTAGATCTGTGTAGGAAAAAATTCCCGGTAGTACATATGAAAGTAGATATCTATCTTTTTCGTCTAGATTTATTACAGTATGCACCTGTTTTGAATTAAATGCATACCATGTATTAGGATCGTACTCAAGTTCAATTACTTTTTGTAAGAAAGGAGTTCCGTGATTCCCAACTGAAAACAATGTATGACAATGATATCGATCTAATGCCATATTTAATGAACACCCTATTGAATTTTTATCCTGGTGCCATCCATAGACAGATTTACATGGAATTTTATAAAGATTTAACTCTCCTAAAAATTCCTTATGAATTTTACTCAGTAATTGATCATCACCGATGTGCGTACTAGATAAATTTGTAGCAATAAACATAGACGGAACCCATTTCCAAATTGCATTCGGAATAAATTCTTTTACTTTAGGTAAAAAATTAATGTCAGTGTTAACAGGGATAAAATAATCTTCGTTCATATTATTGGTGGAAAGCAGAGGAGTCGAACCCCATCCCATTTCTGAGAACCCAGTTTTCAAGGCTGGTCGGGGAACCAACTCCCCTGCATTACTTTCCGTATTTATTGGTGCCACAATGTGGCAAAAACTTATTAGGGGTGACTAACGGGACTCGAACCCGTACTACCAGAGTCACAGTCTAGGTTGCTACCATTACAACATAGCCACACCTAATAAGTCTTTCGGTAAATAAATGATGACAACGTATCATCATAACTTAAATTTTAATGTTGACTTGTTAAAAAACAAACATAGTTTAACAAGTCTTCCTAACATAGTTAATGGCAAAAAATCCTATCATTCTTCAATTAGTATCAAGGAACATATTAACTCGGACATGCTAGACTTGCTAGCAGATTTAGATATTTTTCCAGATCATTGCGAAGTGTTCTACTCTACTCCTAATTTTTTTAGCGGTATACATGTTGATGTTAAACATGGAGACTTTACTAAAATAAATTGGATATTTGGAGGTGCTAACAGCATTATGAATTGGTACAAACCAAAAGATAATATTGTTCGCACTGAGCAAAGTTTATCTGCGGTTAACTCACATTACATAGGATATAATCGAACTGAAGTTGATTTGTTGTTTTCAGCCCCTATAGGATTTCCTTCAGTTGTGCAAGTCGGAGTACCTCATAATATCATTAATCCTATCGAAGATAGATATTGTATCAGTCTAGTATTATCATCTTTAAAAGATGGATGTGTATATAGACCCTCTATGCAACGATCTATCAATATGCTAACCAAGTACTTGGCACCCACGGAAGGATTCGAACCTCCGACTCCTACGTTCGTAGCGTAGTACTCTAGTCCACTGAGTTACGCGGGTATGAATTGTTGGCAGGCCTACCAGGGCTCGAACCTGGAACGACAGAGTCAAAGTCTGTTGTGTTACCATTACACCATAGACCAACAAAATAAAACAGGATGCTTTTTTACGTTTTCAATTAAAAGTTGAATGTATAAAGTTTGCTGAACGCATCCTAAAATTGGCACCGCCGACGAGAATCGAACTCGCCTTGATCTCCTAGACAGGGAGGTGTAATACCCAGATTACTACGACGGTATAATACTTGCTATAAATATCGGAATGGATCCGGCACTTTATAGATCAATCAAGTTTGAAAACATTGACACCATTAGAAATAAAATGGTTGATGTTGTTCTCAAACATACAAAACTTAATGAGCCTTTATTTCAATATGTTAAAGCTTCGGAGTTTACTGATATTCCAGAACTCAAAGAACAACTTCAAACATACGGACTATATCAATATCTTCATTATGCAGTTATTAACGTAAGTCTTAAAGGAACATATCCTATTCACAAAGATACAGGAGGGTTTGTTTATAGTCTAAACATTCCTATCCTTGGATTTGATAATACTTTTCTAAATTTTTATTCTTCAACTACAGAGCCGAGAATACAAGGTACAGGGCAAGGCAATGTTACCTACATGCTATACAACCACAGTGACTGTGAGTTTGTTGGAAAAGTGGAAACAAATGAGCCTGCAATTGTTAATACACAAGTTCCACATGCTTTTCAAAATTGTAATATCCTTCCGCGGGTTGTAATCTTGTTTAGGATTAATCAGCGTTGGGATATTAATGAATGGCTCCGTGTGTGAGGATCGAACTCACCTAATCATTGATTAACAGTCAAGTCCTTGCACCATGCTTGGATTTCACGGAATAGAAATAACAGGATCGTTTTTGTCGCTAGACACCAAAAGTTAGCTTTTTGTTTGCTGAACCGATCCTAAACTTGGAAGAGCTACGGGGAATCGAACCCCGCTTGCCTGGATGAAAACCAGATGTCCTAACCGATAGACGATAGCTCCATAAATTGGTAGTGATGGTCGGACTCGAACCGACGATCTTTTCCGTATGAAGGAACTGCATTAGCCACTATGCTACATCACCATATGTAAACACACTACAGACGACCACAACATACAAAAAGACCTGGAAGTCAAAATGCTGTGCAGTAATGTGTTTGCATATGGTAGGGGCACAGGGAATCGAACCCTGATAGACTGGTTAAAAGCCAGCTATTCTAGCCGTTGAATTATACCCCCATATGGTCCACAGCGTCAGATTCGAACTGACACCTCATCGGTTAAGAGCCGAGTACGCTACCGTTAACGCCAGCTGTGGATGGATCGTAAAGAATTGTCTTTCACGTGCCATCCAGGACCATACGGGGGTCTAGGATGACACTACAGTTTACCTGAACGTTTCATGTCAATTTTCCTTTTTGTTTAAGTTAGTATTATACAACCTTTTGCAGTAGTTGTCAACTGAAATGAATTTGTAAGTAGTTGCACCTCTGTAATCGCAACCATTCACCCGATTCATGCAAGTCCGGACGGGAGGAGGTAAGTCACTTGGAATACTTGACATAGGTGCACCATTGCATTTACGGTACTCGAACCCGCCCTACTTTAACACTAGGTTGACCTTCGAAGAATCTTCCTAGCGAGTCTTTCTCTTGCTGACACTTACAAAACTTGGCGGTCTGTGGGGGAATCGAACCCCCGTAAGCGGATAGACAATCCGCAGTAATAACCTCTATACGAACAGACCTAAAATGGTGGAGACGACTGGAGTCGAACCAGTAGTGCCTTTCGGGCGGCGGATTTACAGTCCACTGGGGTTACCAATTTTCCTACATCTCCATAAACTTGGTACTCCGAACGGGTTTCGATCCCGCTTCTCCAACTTGAAAGGCTGGCGTCCTAGCCACTAGACGACCGGAGTATAATTTGCTTGGTGCCCCTTGCAGGAATCGAACCCACACACCCTGATTACAAAACAGGACCTCTACCATTAAGGATAAAAGGGCAAATTTGGTACACCCTGTTGGAATCGAACCAACTTCAACGGTTCTTCAGACCGCCGCTATGACCACATCAGCTAAAGGTGCATTAATTGGTCTCCCTACCAGGATTCGAACCTGGACCACACGGCCCCAAACCGTGTACGCAACCTGATAACGCTTTAGAGAGATAAAATTGGTGGAGGCCGGGGGTATCGAACCCCTCTAGACAAGATGCTTGCAAGGCAACTCCGCAGCCCTCTGCTGCCCCCATTATAGAAACACATTTAAACAGTCCTTCAACGGTTAGTCGCTATCTCCCTTACTACTCGGGCGGATCTGTATGTGCTTCTATAATGGCTCCGTGTGTGAGGATCGAACTCACCTAAGTCGGATAGACAATCCGTTGCCCTCCCAGAGGACTACTGCGGTATAAACTTGGTCCTCTCGATAAGAATCGAACTTATGTCTACCGGTTATCAGCCGATTGCTCTAGCCATTGAGCTACAAGAGGAATTATTGGTGGAGCGTGAAGGAATCGAACCTCTTGTCGCCACCCTGCTTAATGTGACTACCGGGTTACAGCCGGCAACAGGGAACACGCTCCATTAATTGTTAACACTCTCCGGCTACGCCTGTCAGCTGATTCAGAGTCAGTGACTGGAGAGTGTATATTAAAGCACATACCAGTCCCGGGGATTCGAACCCCTTTCTCTAGTAGTTTACCACGACGTTTGCAGTCAGGCAAGTATATGCTTTAATATGACGAATTTTTTTACCCACATAAGGGTAAGCCATCCTCGTCACCGCCCGTTTGCTCTGTGTTTATAGTGCAGAGCCAGGACCTCGTTTCCTGTATATTCACACTTTGCGATTCAATCGGCAACCTTGATTACCTCTCGCTTCTTTGATACTGCTTCGTAATACTGTCTAGCACGAGCCATTTTGCCTTCGAGCAATTTTTTAAGTTGCTCTGGACTAAGCGTATGCTGTCTAGTAAACTCTGCTTCTCTAATCTTTTTCTCTATCATTCTTCCTTGCGGAAAACAAAAAACCCCAGGGTTTTAATCCTAGGGTCCTTGAAGTTTTGAAATGTAATTAAGTTGTTACTTAACCATCCCAGCCCTCCCGGACCCTTGTAATCTCTGGTGTGCGATCATATGATAGACTACCACACTCAATAGATAACCAATTGGAGGCGTTAAAGCCTGCCTGTTTGGGCATCGTATTAAATTGTTGATGTCTAAAATTCGATTGCATTTTGTTTTCTCTTTAAAAACTTTCTTTACATTGACAGCACCATTGCTGCCTATGTGTTAATTATACAGTTATTTAGTGTTGTTGTCAACCTCTTTTTAATCTTTTGACTAAAAAGTTTTTTAACAACTTTTCTAACTAACTATGCCTTAATTGTACAGTTATTTAGTTCTCTTGTCAACCACTATTTTAACTGTGGCTAAAAATTTCTCTACCTAACTTACAAACTAGTCTCTATTGTATAGTGTTTATTTAGTCTTGTCAAGATCCAGTGTTGTTTTTTGGCAACAATGCCTTAAATTTTTCTAGGTGTTGCAGTTATAATTAAATACAGCTATAATTTTAAGAGCTTATGAAAAATACAAACTATATCACACACTCAACTTTTGGAGACATTGTTTATAGTCTCTGCGTTATGCGAATGATTGGTCCAGGCGACCTATACGTGAGATTAAACTATCACGATGAATTTGCACAAAAAGTTTTAGGGTGGCCTAACGCAGGCCCAGCAAGTGGCAGACTAACACAAAAAGACTTCGACATTGTAGCACCATTGTTAGAAGCACAAGACTATATTGGCAAAGTTGCAGTATGGAAAGACGAAGTAGACGACTTTCCTCAACTGCTAGATCATTGGAAACAGCACCTAATCCGCGGTTGGCAAGGCAATCAAACAGAATGTTATGCACTTGCTATGGGTTGGAACATTCACGATCCAGAAATTAAAAAGAAATTGTTACACGAGCCTTGGTTGACTCCCGTACAACCAATTCATATTCCAGGCAAGCCTATTATTGTGAACAGAACTAACAGGCATCTACACGGAGCAGAAGGCGGCGGCGGATGGATTGAGCAAAAGTTCATTGAGAATCAGATCGGAGAATATGGTGCGTTTGTTGGCACACCTGACGAACATGCTAGCTTTGAAGATACATTCAAAACAAAAATACACTATCAGAAAACAGAAGACCTGCTAGAAGTTGCAAGACTTATTCAAGGCAGTGAAATGTTTATTGGAAACCAGAGTGCCGCATTGAGTGTTGCAATCGGTTTAGGCAAGACTTATTGGTGCGAAGTACGTGCTGATTACGAACAGACAAAAACACCACACGGTGGCTATGGAGACACATGGTTTCCCCGTGCTAACGGCTTTTACTTTTAAGGACATATATGTACGCAGTTGTAAGTTTAAACGACGAAAAATATCAACCGCTTGCTGATCTAACATGGAATCAGAACAAGCAACAGTATTGTGAACGTCACGGATATCTAGGAATAAATTGGACCAGCGGTTTTGATAAGAACATAACTGGAGGTTTTGAAAGATGCAGATTAATCAAAGAGTTGTTTGAAACACAGAAAGAAGTTGAGTGGGTTTGGTGGACTGGCTGCGATGCTATGATCACAAATTTCACAATCAAAATTGAGGATAAAATTCTTCCAGATTATGATCTAATTATAGCAACAGACTGCAATGAAATTAACAACGACAGTTTCTTAATTAAAAATACAGCCTGGAGCAAAAAGTGGTTGCAAGACATATATAACAGCTGGCCTAAGTATAAAACTGCAATGTTTTTAGAACAACAGGCTATGATTGACTCGTATCCAGACAATAAAGATAAAATTAAGATTGTTCCGCAACGATACTTGAATGCTTATAAGAATGACCTGTACCCGCATCAAAGCAAATACGATCTACTAGGTAACGATGGTACTTGGCAAAACAGTGATTGGTTAATCCACTGGCCCGGAACTAGTTTGGATCTTCGCCTCCAACTGGCTAGACATTTTATGAACGAAGTAGTAAAATAAACTATGAAAGAAATCTTAGACCAAATTCGACAGTTCATCGAAGAAAAACAAGAGAACAAAACATGGACTGCGGGCAAGGACTTTGTTAACTACGCAGGCCCACATTTTTCAGCAGACGAATACGTAGCAGCCGCAGAGACTTTATTAAATGGCTGGCTTGTTATGGGAAATAAAAGCATTCAGTTTGAACGCCAATTCCCTAAAGAGTTCGGTAAAGAAAGAGGCATACTAACTAATAGCGGTAGTAGTGCCAATCTGCTGATGATGGCAGCAATGAAGTCTAAACGAGGACACAACTTCCCAGAAGGTACAAAAGTGTTAATGCCTATTGCAGGCTTTCCTACAACACTTAATCCTACACTTCAAAATAAATTTACACCAGTATTCTGTGACATTGAGATTGATACATTGAATCTCGATTTAGATCATGCAGAACGACTGCTACAAGAACAGCCAGACATTAAAATTATTACGTTTGCTCACGTGTTAGGAAATCCTCCTAACATGGATCGAGTCATGGAGTTAGTTAACAAGTATAATCTAGTACTGTTAGAAGATTGTTGTGACGGCCTAGGTACTACATATAACGGCAAACCGTTAGGTAGCTTTGGTGAAATGGCTTCGTGCAGTTTTTATCCAGCACACCACATGACCATGGGCGAAGGCGGCTTTGTTGCAATGAATGATCCTCAACAAGAAGTTATTGTTCGCAGTCTACGAGAATGGGGCCGCGGCTGTTACTGTGTGGGTCCGGAGGCTAACAAGTTAAAATGCGGTTCGTGTGGCAAACGTTTCCAGGAATGGATTCCAGAGATGCCCGGCGAAATTTTTGATCACAAATATGTATACGATGAAATTGGTTACAATCTAAAGCCGATTGAATTACAAAGTGCAATGGGCCTTGAGCAAATTAAAAAGCTACCGGAGATTCATCAACTGCGTCAACGTAACTATGAATTGTTGTTTAAGATCTATGAAAAGTATGAACAATTCTTTCACTTGCCACGTGCCCGTGACAAAGCAGATGTCAGCTGGTTTGCCTTTCCATTAACTATTAGAGAAGGTGCTCCGTTTAAGCGAATGGACATTGTTGATTATTTAGAAGAAAATTTAATCCAAACTCGTCCTTACTTTGCTGGCAATATTATGTTGCAGCCTGCATATAGTCATTTAATGAATCCTGTAGACGCACGTGATAACTTTCCAGTAGCAACCTACACTATGAAGAATACTTTCTTTCATGGTACTAGTCCTGTTATTACTCCGGAACAGATTGCCTACATTGGTGAGAAGGTTGACGGCTTTATGAGTTTATTTGTATGAATGGCGTAGAACGTAGAGTAATTGATATTAGCTACAAAGAAAAGATTGGACATCTTAGTTCTAATCTTAATGCGGTTAATATCATTGAAGAAATTTATAAAAATAAAAAGATAGACGAGCCCTTTATTTTAAGTTCTGGTCATGCGGCCCTAGCGTTATATGTTGTATTGGAAAAATATGAAGGACAAAATGCAGAATCTTTATTCCACAAGCATGGGGTACATCCTCATCGTGATGTTGGCAGTGGTATCTATTGTAGTACAGGTAGTCTCGGGATGGGGCTTACTGTTGCCACCGGTTATGCCCTAGCAGACAGAACTCGAAAGGTACATTGTCTTATCAGCGACGGCGAATGCGGAGAAGGTAGTATTTGGGAAGCATTGCGTTTTATCTACGAAGCCAAGTTAGATAACTTAGAAGTATATGTAAACGTCAACGGGATGATCGCCTACGACTTTATTGACAAAGAATATATCATTAATCGGTTACGTGCTTTCTTACCACGCATTAACATTCGCGAAACAGAACCGCCTAAGTGGCCATGGGCTGAAGGTATTCTAACACACTATTACGTATTAAAGCCAGAGGACTATGCACAATTATGAGAAATAGATTTGGAGAACTGTTAGCTGAAAGTATATCAAAGGACAGTCGCCTTTGGCTGTTAACAGGTGACTTAGGATTTGGTGTATTAAACAAAGCTAGAGAAGTTGCACCCGATCGTGCATATAACGTAGGTGCCGCTGAACAGCTTATGCTGGGAGCCGCAGTAGGACTTACTCACCATAATAAAATTCCTATTTGTTACAGTATCACACCTTTTGTAATTTTCCGACCATATGAATGGTTGCGTAACTATCTCAACCATGAAGGTGCTCCTGTTAAATTAGTAGGTACAGGTCGAGATAAAGATTACGGCCATTTAGGATTTAGTCATTGGGCAATCGATGATGAAGATGCATTACGAGCATTTCCTAATATTAAGATTTATAAACCAAACAGCATTGAAGAGCTAAACGATATTTGGGAAGAGTTCCTTTATAACGACAGGCCTTGCTATCTAAACATAAGAAGGACATAAAATGAGTAAAACAAATTTAACAAATTTAATAGGCGAGCGTGGAGAATACTGGTGGCCCAATCACGATCAAGGTTGTTGGGACTTTATGCATAGCCATCCGGATGTACCTGAAAAGTTTGCTACACATGTTCCAAACAAAGGCGTTCTTGTACAGGCAGGCGGCAATGTAGGGTTCTATGTTAAAAAGTACGGAGAAATGTTTGATCGTGTCTATACTTTTGAACCAGATCCTTTAAATTTTTTATCTCTCACGCTAAATGCAGATACCTCTAATGTAGTAAAGTTTCAAGCCTGTTTAGGAAATGAACGAGGATTACACGGACTAGGACATTGGGCAACTGATGTAGGTGCTACACATGTATCGGGATCGGGAATCTTACCTACTTTACGCATTGACGACTTGGGATTAGATGCTTGCGATGCTATCCATTTAGATACTGAAGGATTTGAGTATTTTGGGCTACTAGGTGCAGAACAAACTATTGAAAAGTTTAGACCTGTTATTTGTATCGAATGGTGGGAGGAATGGGCTCATCGATACGGTGTAACGCTTGAAATGATCGAAACATATCTAGCTCGTTGGAATTATGAGTTTGTAACCGAGTACTGGTCTGATAGAGTTTATGTAGCAAAATGAAAAAAGTTTTAATTACAGGCGGCACAGGATTTATAGGCCACAATTTAGTTAAAGAGTTTTTAAAAGATCACAAGGTGGTGTGTCTTGTTCGTCCGGGATCTAAAAATTTAGATCGTTTGTTAGACGTATACAGTATGGTTGAATTTGTTAACCATAACATTAGAGAACCATTACCAAATATACACGACATTGATATTATACTACACGCAGGTGCTAATCCTAGTGCAGCCGACAGTATCAACGACCCGGTGGGTGCTGTAACAGATAATGTTATTGGTACTGTAAACTTATTAGAGTTTGCTCGAAAATCAAAAGTAGAAAAGTTTGTTTACTACAGTTCCGGCGAAGTGTTTGGTCCTATTCCAATCGGGCAAGATAGTTATGAAAACGATGCATACAATTCTAACAGTCCTTACGCCGCAAGTAAAGCAGCAGGCGAAGAATTATGTGTTTCTTATAGTAAATCATTTGGGCTTCCGGTAAGTATTATTCATATCAATAACACATTCGGTCCAATGTGCCAGTCTAATAGATTTCCAGTTATTGCTATGTCTAAAATTTTAAAGGGAGAACCTTTATCTATTCATGTAGGTCCTAGCAAAGCAATAGGCGGACGTAGATGGTTTCATGCAGAAGATGTTGCATTACATACTAGATTCATTTTAGATAATCAAAAAGACATTTGTGAAAAATGGAATAGTGCAGGTAGGAAGTTTGTTAATAACGCAGACCTTGCTCAGATTATTGCCAAGCTAATGAACAAAGAAATTAGTTTAGAATATGTGCCAGTCGATCGGCCTGGACACGATTTATGCTTTTCAGTAGATCCCTGGAAGTTATATGATAGAGGTTGGGTAGAACCTTCGAGTTTAGAGGATAGACTAAAACAAACAATTGATTGGTACTTGGCCAATCCAGAATGGTTATCAAGGAATTAAAATGATTAAAACAGTATATGTAACAGGGTGTTTAGGTTTTATAGGTTATCATGTAACACTGGCCTGTTTAGAACGAGGATGGCACGTTCGTGGCATTGACAAAGGCACCTATGCAGCCAATTGGAATTTGCTAGACGACTTAAAAAAATATAAAAGATTTATATTTGAAAACAAAGATATAAATGAAATAGACAAATTGTATGAGTGTGATTATTTCATTAATACCGCTGCCGAGACTCATGTAGATAACAGTATTACCAGTAGCAAAGTATTTTTAGAAAGTAACATTAACGGAGTTCATCATATTTTAGAAAAAATAAAGGCTGCTAGAAAACAGCCTATATTCTTACATTTTTCTACAGATGAAGTTTATGGAGATATTGAAAAAGGATTCCATACAGAAGAAGATCTATTAAAGCCTAGCAACCCGTATTCTGCTACAAAGGCATCGGCTGACATGTTAATTACAGCTTGGGCACGTACCTACGGTATATCTTATGTAATTGTTCGTCCTACTAACAATTACGGTATTGGACAATATACTGAGAAGTTTATTCCTCACACTATAAAATATTTGAGTTTAGGTAAAAAGGCAACATTGCACGATAACGGCACACCAAGACGTACATGGTTACATGCCAGTGATACAGCAGCCGCAGTTATTAAAATTATAGAAGTAGGCGTTGTAAACGAAGTATATAACATTAGTGGAAACTACGAAGAACAAAATATTGTAGTTGCCAGGAAGATTATTAAAGCAATGGGCCTAAAGGGAGATCCAGATCAGTATCTAGACACTACAGAAAAACGCCCAGGTCAAGATGTACGATATGCAATTGACGATGCTAAATTACAACACCTTGGCTGGAAACCAGTTGCTAAGTTTGATTCAGAGTTGAAAAGTATCGTTAAGTATTATACTAAAAACTTTATTTGGTAAAGCCGTTATTGTAGTTAACATTATCAAACTCTATTAAACTTGCACGAGGATTCTTAATCCAAAAGTCAACAGCATTTATAATCTGTTGATACGGAATTGAATCATACTGTGTCCAGTTTTCAAGGAATCCCATTTTCAGCAACAACATTGGAAATTGAGATTCCTTTTTTAATTTCTTATGTTCAATTTCAATAAGTTTTTTTGCAGTAGCATAACGAATAATGTCTGGATTAGGGTAGTCAGCAGCCATAGATCCGCAAGTTATAATAGAAGTCTTATTATATAAACGTTTTAAAAATTCATATTGTATAGTGTGAAGGTGTAAATTGTTAATGAACAGATCAGCAGTCTCTGCTAAGTTGACAACTTCTTCAAACTTTTCAGGCAGTGTATAACCATTTGATCTAGACACACCCACAACCTCGTGACCTGATTGTGTTAAGTAATTGAAAAAGGCGAGCCCGAGCCCGCCTGTGTGTCCTGTGATTACAACTCGCATCAGCTATTTAAAACTTTTGCTACTGAGTTCATAACAGAAGCGATTCGGCCAATGTCACGAAGTTGTTCCACTGTATAGCCTTCAGTCTTTAATGTTTCGTAATGTGCTTTTACACAGAAGTGGCATTTTCCAACAATACTGGCTGCAAGACTAAACGCTTCAAAGTTTGATTTGGTAGTTCCGCCGTGTGACGCAATGGCGTTCATGCGTAACTGTGCTGGCAGGCCTTTTAGGGCAGGATCATCTGCCATCTCAACATATGGATACCATACATTGTTCTGTGCCATGATACTGGCCGCAGTCATTGCTGACTCTGCATGTACTGGGGCATCTGCTAACAGGATGCTAAGTACTTTACCGTTGCCAGTTGCAGCCAATGCAGCCACAGCACACCCTAAGGCTACATCTGCATCCAGTGTGCTACGCAGTAGAACAGCATCAAGATTTAACTTGGTGTCCTTTGCATAGTCTGGCAACGCACCTTTTACTGATTCAATAAAACTCATTTTGTCATCTCCGCTAATTGTTTATATCCATTATATGTAGGATGTACCTTATCTTTCGATAACTCTGGGATTGTCAAAATAGTATCACCAAAACTGTTAGCAATGATTCTAACAATATCCTGCACCGCTGGTTTAATAGGCGGCATTACCCACATGACTTTTTTTGCATAGATTTGTTGCCTCAGTAACAACAATTCTTTAAAAGAGTTTATAGTATCAGGATCATTAGTTCCGAGACTGATAATCACAGTATTGGCAGATAAATCTTTGACAATATTTCTATTGTTCCAGTTGTAGCTGTTAATACCGCTCTTAACATAAGCAACACATTCTTTACGAACTGTGCTAATGCCTTGAGCAATACTATCGCCTAAGATAAGGCATTCTAACATTATAGAGTCTCGCCACCAACTGTACGGTTACAAGCACATAGCTCGCCTGTTTGTAACGCATCAAGAACACGAAGTGTTTCTTCTGGGTTGCGACCAACGTTCAAGTTGTTCACAGTTACGTGTTGGATCTCGTTGTTGGGGTCAACAATGAATGTTGCACGAAGTGCGGCACCTGCAGGTGCATAGAATACGCCCAACTGCTCAATCAAACTCAACTCACCACGCTGTGTGTCTGCGAATTGATTATGACGAATGTTCTTTAGATCAGCGTGAGCATTTTGCCAGCTGACTTTACAGAACTCATTGTCTGTTGACCCTGTGAGCAATACTGCGTCACGGTCATCAAAATCTGCGGCTAGTTTGTCGTAGGCTACAATTTCTGTAGGACAAACAAATGTAAAGTCTTTTGGATAGTAAACGATTACTTTCCACTTGCCTGGAAATGACTTCTCTGTAATTTCGAAGAATGCATCTTCTGGTTGTCCAAACTTTACGCCTGTTACTGCGAATGGGGCTAATTTGTCACCGACTGTTTTCATAATATCTCCTGTGTGTTAAATGAAAAAATTTCTGTACATCTTATGTACTGTACAGTTATTGTACATATATTTACAATAGAAATCAACTAAAATCTCATGGTTTTCCATTGATTGTTCCTATAACGCTAATAGGTTATTAAGTACCAGGTTTTAAAAATTATATACCTAGTAAATACGATTACACCACAACTTAGGACTAGGAGCAAAAATGGGCGATATTTTTAAAATTATCGGCGACCTCGGTATGCCAGTTGCGGCAGCACTTGCAGGCGGGTACTTTGTGTACTTAACTATCAAGCTGTTGTTGCAGGGCGTTCTTGGGTCAATAAAAGGAATGGCTGGTATTATCACAGCACTGGACAATCGTGTAAAAACTATGAATCACGATGTTATACGTATCGATACAATTGTATCCAATGCTCTAGGTCTGCGTCCTGATGCAGATCGTATTGCTCGTGCAGACGGCAAAAACGATGCAAGGAGAGATTAATGTTGCACATTGATTATCGTTGGGATCTACATCCAGACAAGATTGTTTTAGATGAAGAACTTAATACAGATAGATTAGGATGGCGAGCAGGCGACATGTTTAAGTTTATCAATGTCGACGGTAAGCAAATGCTAGTCAAAATAGATCCTCTTGAAAAATTCATAAGGAGTAAACAGTATGAGCAAGTATGAAGCATGGTGGGACAGTTTACCCCAATCAACCAAAATTTATTTAAAAAGCCAACCAATTTGGCACGATAGCGACATGTGGAGAGCCGGCATGTTCGGATTAGTAGTAGGATTCATTCTAGGAGTAATATTATAATGGATGTCGTTGAATTAGTTAACAAGTACGGATTCCCTATTGTTATGGCAGTAGGCATGGGATTCATTATCAAGTATGTGTGGGAATGGGCTACTAAGGAAGTGAAACCAGTTATTAGCGATGCTAACACAGTTTTGATTGCACTAATTGATCGTATACGTATGTTGGATAATGACCTTATCAGACTTAACCAAAAAGTTAATACAGTGTTACATCTACGTGGTAAGACAATTGAGTTTGAACGTGTAGAAGCAGAGAAAGCAATTAATAAAATAGACCGCTCTAAAAGCGAGGGTAACGAAGATACTAAGTCAGCTACATCAGGTGAAAGTTGATTTGAGAAAGTTTTGCTAGATTGTGAAGCCATACGACACCCTCTACGGAGGGTGATCTTATGATGTTTGCTGAGTTGCTCTGCACACACTTGACAGTAGGTATTTGATCTTCACTCTTCTGGGCTCTGTACCTTACCCAACCTACTACGACTTTTAAAGAAACTGCGGTGTCACTGTTCCTATGAGAGTATAGAAAATCTTTTCAACTATTATGACAATCCAAACGTTTCGTGCCAGTGGGCAGACGTTTAAGCATCCTCTCGGGTAGTGGATTGAAATCGCCCTCGCAATGAGGCTAGGTCATTGGGTCACACGTCAGAACCTTGACCAACAGAAAATTACCGGTGCTGTTTCACCTTAAGTTGCGAATAATGGGAGTGTGAATGTAAGTGTGTAACTTACATTATACAGGCTATCCAAAATGATTGCGACCGAAATGGCGATCTATTTTGGATAGTAGGCCTGCAGATATTACTTGCTTGTGGCTATGAATACGCCATTCCAGTCGGCTGGAAGTATTTGAGTCTTTTGAAACTCACAGCGTTCTATCCACATGCTGTAGTATTTTTTCATTTGCCCGTCGAACTCATCTTTCAGTTCTTCACACAGTGTAATGGCATCGTCCCATTTCTGCTGTCTATAACATGAGTGCATTTCATTATGAGTTTCTTGTGCTAACAAATATTCTGCGGCAACAGTTACGTCAGGGTCAAGTACTGTATAGATAGCAACTCCTACACTCTTACCTTTAACTGCTAGGTCGTCAATCTTAAGGAAGAAGAACTCGTCAGCACATCGTTGAACGGTTGCTCCACCTACTAATAACAGGCAACCGTATTCTTTACACTTGCTTTCGATACGTGCGGCTGTGCTAACGGCATCGCCTAGTACATCGTAACTGTGTCGAGCTGTACTGCCCATCTCACCGATGTAGCCCAATCCTGTATTAATGCCTGCACCCATACCAACTGGTGGTCTGCCTTGCGGAACAATCACGTCTCGGTTAAAAGTATCTACAGCTCTAAGCATCTTTAATCCTGTGCGAACTGCTGTTGACGGGTGATTAAGATCTTCAATGGGTGCATTGTGTATGTGCATACTGGCATCACCGATGTACTTGATAATCATTCCGTCTGCATCTAATACAGGTTGCGTAATAGCGTCCATGTAGCCGTTCATTATACGTGTAAGCCCCGCAACATCATCACCAAAGCTTTCACCTAGGGGTGTAAAGCCACGTAAGTCTGAAAACAGTATGCTGACTTCTTTCTTAACACCCTTCTTAATAAGGTCTGGATTTTCTTGCAGTAATCTAACCACTGTAGGACTAGCGTAACCTGCAAACTGTTTCTTGATTGCCTGCTTCTGTAAAAACTCGCTTACGAATTTAACTCCGTATGCATGTAATGCCACAAGCAATATGCCACTGACAAAAGCAGTAGCATCAAACAGATAAAGATACTGGCTATAAGCATACATGCTGACAGCAACACCACCCATAGAAAGAGCAACCACTGTTCCAAGTCCAACATATACCCACCTTGTTAAAAATAATAATAGTACGCCTGCTGCTAACAGTACAATAATTTCCACACCATCTGCGTAATCCGGACGCTGGATAGTTACATTGTTCATCATTGTGCCTATTACTGCGGCCTGTACTTCGTGTGGAAATACTGCACCCTTACTAGTGGGTAATGGATTAGCAATACCTGCGGCTGTTGGGCCTACGATAACAATAGCACCTGCTAGATCTTTTGGCAGGTTTACTGCACTAACGCTGTGACTTGCCTGACTCCAATCAATCCATATGCGACCTAAGTTATCTGTTGCTACAGGACCAAACTTAGGTATACGCATCTTCTCAACTCCACCTTCAAATAGCTTGACTTGGAATGTTGAATCGCCTGCCGCTACGCGGAGTGTTTCCATAGCTAGACTAGGATATAACTTACCGTCAACTGTGACAATTAACGGCAATCTGCGATTAACACCATCTACTTCTGGCAGTGTGTTTACGATACCAACACCTGCTGCTGCGTTCTCTAACACAGGTACGTTGGCAATCAAACCCGGATACTGTATAATTTGATCCAAGTACTCAGGACCTAATACTGCCGAACCGGGATTGCGTGGTTCGTTCTTTGTTTTCTGTGCAGGAATGCTGCCTAATACAACTGGGTATTCTTTTAGAGCTTTACCCAGTTGACTGTCACCACCTGTACGATCTGTTTCTGGCATGAGTACGTTAAGTACCACAAGGCCCGCTCCCCTCTGATATAAATCTCGTATAAGTCGGGAATACTCAACACGAGGTAACGGCCATTGTCCATATTTGTCTAAGCTCCCTTCATCAATGTTTACTGTAACAATGTTGTTAACAGTAGTTTCTTTAGATGTAATCAGCGTATCAAAATAGCGTAGTCTTATACTTTCTACAAAGACAGGATCAGCAATTCTTATACTTAAAATAAGTGCCAATGTCAGCAATGCTGTCCATGGACTTGTTAGGATTTTTTTCAACATCCAGTATTTAGTTGGTTAGCAAAGTCTAAAAGCAGACGGTGATGTTGTCCATTGTGATACTTGCCCGCCATCCATGAGTAGCTATCGTACCAATAGTTTTCACTTTCTGGATGGCAACCTATTACACCGATATTGTTTTGTATAATAGCCATAGCGTCTCCGTTTGCATATGTGGCAATGGTGTTAAACTTAGCAGAGTTACCTACTAAAGCACAACCATCATACCAAAACATATTCATTGGCTGGTTTTTCCAAGTTATACTGATATTTTTAGCGTGTGGTCTGCGTGTATCTGTATTGGGTTGCGTTGAGTATTGAACAGCATCAACGCTGTCCAGTATATCAAAATAGTGTTGGCCGGCCCAATACGCACCCATGCATATACCTAAATACTTACCACCACCGCTTACAAATGTTTTAACTCTATCTTTAGTATATTTAAATGCACGGTCAAATGTACTAGCATCACCAAAGCCGCCAGGAATAACTATCATGTCTACATCATCAAAGAAGTTATCTTCTAAGGGATTGATGCTGAATATTTTAAAGTTATAATGTGACTGTAATGATCGTATAACTCCATTGCCTGACTGTACGCTACATTTAGGATCATACAAAAACAGGGCAACGGTAGGTTTCATAAATTAGCAATTCCATCGGCGTAGTGCTAATGCTTTTGGTGTAGGTTTTCCGTTAGGCTTTTTCATAGGACCTTTATTGCCACTCATACGGGCACAGAAACTCTTACGGCGTTTAGCATCCTTGCTACCTGCTTTTAATTTGCTAGGCTTAGTAGTTACTGCTGTCTTTAACTTACTACCCGGATTCTCTCTTCGGTAAGCATTTACTGCCTTTTGGCTTAGACCATCAGTCTTATCTTTTCTGTTGACTTTATTCCAGTCTTCGTTAATAAATTCGTGTGCTCTCATGATGTATTTATTTTAGTTTATCCGATATGTATAGTGCAGCACCCATGCTTGACCCTGCATCGCCTGGATTTTTTGGAACATAGCTGTGTTTAAATGTAGATGAAAGAAGCCTTTTTGCAGGCACATTATAGGCACATCCGCCTGTAAAAACACAAGAATTACTGTGAAAAGAGGCAAGTTTAAAGCAATTTTTTATCTGTTCCATGAACACACGTTGTACGCTGGCAGCTACGTCTGCACGATCTTTTTCTGCTACTTCCCAATCCCAGATTCCTTTATGCAGATTCTTTGTTAGGTAGCCGCAGACTGTTAAGTAGTTTGGTTCCCAATCACCAGATGTTGCTAGCATAGTAAGTTTGCTCTCTTCTTGGACAGGTTTAAATCCCAGTAACTCTGTAAATGCTGAGTAGAACAAACCAAGGCTATAAGGATAACCTTTTGAAAATACTTTTTTAAATTTTTGATCTTTATAATGCCAGATACTCACAGTATCCCACTCTCCAATTGCATCGGCTACTACGACCGCAGTCTCAGCTAATCTACTTTCATATACTGCATTGGCTGCATGACTTAAATGATGCGGCACATAATAAATTGGAACAGAAGGTATGTTAAATTTTTTTAGATAGTAATGAGGTAGCTGATCAATGCTGACTGCATCTCTGTATTGCCCTGCGTATAGCTGCCGTGACTTTTTCAGCCAAGGCCTTTCGTACCAAGCAATTGCATCTACTGCTCCGTATGATAATGCACGATCAACTAGTTCAGGACAAAGGTCAACTCCACACAGGGATCGTTCATGGTGCAATATTTGACCATTGTCCACAACCGCAATACTAGCATCGTGGTTAAGAGCGTTTATTCCTACTACAGTCATTTGTAAATGAAAGGGTCTCTTTTACGAAACTCTTTTAATTTTTTACGTATGCGTCTACGCTCTTGGAACTCACGGAATAGAGATATGATAAAGTTCATATCTCTATTTATTACTGTCTAACTGTGGTGTTACATCCTGATAAAATTGCACAACTCTGTATTAGAGTAAAACTCTTGCCGCCGCTTTGTTCTAGATCTACAGTTGCGGCCCCGCCGGCATTGGTCACATCAATTCTTGCATTATTAGCCATGGAACCAAATTGATTAACATTTACATTGTGCCCGTTGCCCGTCATCTTAACATCGAGATAATGTTGTCCCGTGCCTGTTTGGCTAGTGACTAGCGTATTGTTATTACCGCTAACTGTGCTGAATAACAACTGACTGTTGCCCTGTGTGTGATTTGCAGTGTTGTTATTGCCGTTTATCACAGTTTCAGTATAATTAGTACCAATGGTATTTGTCTGGCTGGATGTCAAGTTATTTTGATAACCATTAACATCTGCTGTTACGTAGTTTGAACCAACTTGTGTGATGCCGATAGTATTAGTTCCAGCTCCGTCTAAAGTCAACTCAACTCGGTTCTTTGTTCCTGTTACGTTGATAGTTATGTTATTGTTGTCCCCACCTATCTGATCAACATGCACCGAATTACTATAAGGTGAAGTACTGTTAACCCAAGTATTGATTCTAGTCTGTTGTGCAGCTCTACTAGAATTATTAACATAAGTACCGCCACTTTGTATAGTTTGATTTGATGGTGCATTTGTCTGTGTGATTGTTCCGCCTACTACAGTTGGACCGCAGTCAGCACAGACGCTGCCAGCAGTACCCGGATTGTTTGGAGTACTGCCCGAACCTGTTGCAGTGCTAGTGACTCCGTCATTTAAGTCGTAGTAAAAAGTGATTTCAGCGATCTGCATACTGTCGCAGTTAAGGCCGCATCCGTCTCCTGATTTAGTAGTAGGGAATAAAATAAAGTAATAGACATAGGCAGTAGTGTTGCCTGTTTGTATCTCCGGACTGGTCCAAAATCTTTGATCGCTTAAAGACACGGTATCCTGTTTAATTAATACCCAATTTACGCCGTCATTGCTTCCGTAGAGTTTGTAACTAGTAGGATCGCGTCCTTCAAAGTCGTTAGCAGTAGTTAAGGTAAATTTTTGTACTACACGACCTTGACTTAATTTAACTGTAACTCCTGCATTCTTTTTATCAAAATTTAAGTATTTTGTACCAGTATTACCGTCGAACGCATTGCCTGCACCTTCGCCTGCTGGACTGTTATTACTAGTTGGGTAAATGTTACTAATCACAACAGGCGTGCTGTTAGTCTTGATTGTTTTCCAATCAGTTGTAGGCGGAGGAGGGGCTGCTGTTTGTCCTGCTGATAACGGAGTTGAACTCGCATAGGTATAATTGTTTAAGTCTGTGCTAGTAACACTAGTATCCATGTTAGTGAAACTGGCACTAGCACCGTAGTTATAACCCTGAGCAGTAGTAATAACATTGCCAAAGAATCCCGAACCGATATAAAAAATGGCACCATTGCCTAGTGCTGTAATGTCACCGTGGTCGTGAACAATGCTGTGTTGTGTTCCATTGCTGTTCATTAACTTCAATCCGTGCTTACCTGGATTGGTTGTGCTGTCAAAGAATTGGAAGTACTGTCCTGAGGTTACGGTTACTGTTTGAAAGTTTTTATTATAAGGTGCAATAAAGTTGCTGGCGTTTAGTGTGTTACCACTCCAGTAATATTGAACATCGAATATTTGATTGATACCAAACTTACCGTCAGTGATAGCACCAAAGGCATTTGAACATAATAACATTAATGCTAATAATATTTTCTTCATCTTTGTACTATGGTAATAATAGTATTACCGCCCGAATTTACTCTGTTACTAAATTCAATACTACCTTGTATCTGCGTTATCAAACTGTTCTGTGTCAACGGTGTTGTTACGCATTGTATATCGCTACCGTTATCTCTACATAACCCAATTTGACCCTCGTCCTTAGTCACAATAATACCGCTTGCTCTTTTCCAGTCTGGCAATATGCTGTCCGTTTCGTCTTTTAGATAATCTTCATCTAAGCCGCTACCTATTACATCAAATATGTTAGCTAAAAAATTATTATCTAAAAAGTTACGAGTAAGTCTATCTTCAAAAAATTGTGCATTTTGTTGATCTAATTTGTTTTCAAGTCCTTGCTCTCTCAAGAAGTCAGCATCTAATGCATTATGATTTAGACTTGTTTCTCTTTTACCGCCCTGCTTTAGTTCTTGTGGAGGACTTATGATTAACAAATTACTAATAGCATCTTCACTGAGAGTAAGGATAACAGGTTTAGTAGGCAGTGCAGCCCTGCTAGCTACTTTGGTTGCTTGGAATGCTTGATTAAGAATAACCTGACCAACATCTGTTTCAACTATGATAGTCCCTACAACACAATTGGCTTCAATATCTCTATTTGTACGAGTAGGACGATCATTTGGGCAACTTGGTAACAAAATTACAGTACTGCCACCCATTTCATCTACGGTGGCGGTAAAATCAGTTCCACGAACTGAGATAGTAGCAGTGGGTGTGTTAACTGCAACGTTCTGCGGTGAGTTCTTGGCAATTTGTCCACTGGCGTATCTAACAGTGCCCAATGCAACTTTAACACCCAGCTTACCGGATTTTGATTTTGAATCGTATACAAAGTCGTCAATGACCAATCTAGAGTTTTCATTAACCTGTACTCGAGTCTGATCCTCGAACGTTATGCCCACTTTGCCCGCTGCTGTTTTCACAGAGTCGTTCATTTCTACTCCCGTGCCCTTGTTGCCTGTTAGAGTTGAATTCTTTCTCTGTATGCTGGGAGGTGCGTTCAGCAACTCCGTCACTGTTCCGATGCTGGCTTGACTGTTCAGCGAGGTACTGATCAATAAGCCTAATAAGATTAAGCGACATACAGACATCTCACACCTTAATTACCAGTAGTAATGCTGACTGTGTTTCCGCTTCCTGCCACAGCAAGATTAACATTGGTATTGATAGTACCACTTTGTACAACTGTGGTATTGTTATTAGATCCATTGATATTCAATGTTGCAATGTGTCCGTCGGCACCACCACCACTTTGAGTAATATTCGTTGCGTTACTAGCACCTAATATGGTTAAATCTACTGTGCCTTTTGCACCAGTTAAATTTAGTGTAGTGTTATTTGCAGTTCCGCTACTCTTATTGATGTTTACAGTAACTTGATCCGCATCAATTGTAGCAACAATTTGATTCAAGTTACCGTCTGTAACAGCATTGAATATGTTATTAGATCCTAGTAAATTAAGGTTAGCAATAGTATAATCGCCTGTTTGATCAATAGAAACAGTATTACTATTTGCAGTACCCTGCTCGCTATTGTTCATATTGATAGTACCGATACCGCTATTACCTGTTACTCGATATATAACACTAGTATCAACGCCGCCACTAGCTGTGGCAGTTACAACACCCAAGTTTAAAATGTTAGCACTACCAATTTGTTCAACAATCAAAGTTAAATTATCACCTTTGATTTTTGACGGAGTAGTGTTGCCTGTGCCCGTGCCTTGTATGCCGCGGACGCGGTTGGTTGCACCATCTTGTAGCATAGTGATAACAGAGTTGTCACCTGTTTGATCAATATAGATACTATTGTCTGCTGCGAAAACTTGTAAAGCGACTAACATCACAATCGCTGTCATTACTTGATTTAGCTTCTTCATGTTTTTATCAGTTCTTTTGAAACTGCTCCTTGGGGTGTTATGTATTGCTCCCCGACTTACTTGGCCCTGACTTCTTTGCTTCCTTCAGCATCTTTTCTGACACTGGACTGCGGCGTTGCGGAAGGGCCTTCTGGGGCTCTTTCGCTTTCGGTGTTCTTTTGAACCAACTCATTTTTTGCTCCCTTATAATTCCAAAGCCCCTTACGAGCTCCTTCTTTGATAAGTTCAACCACTCCGGCTTCGATTGCTGATTTTACAGCATATGTTCCTGGCTCGTTTATTGTTAATCCTGCTTCGCCTTCAAATGCCCTAGTGCCTAGGTCAAAGAATTTAAGAGCAGTTATTGCATCAGCCGAACTAAGAATTGTTTTTTGCACAGTTACAGATGCTAATACTTTTCCAGTATTAACACTCACTGCTCTTAGGCTTATGGTTACAATATCCTGACTCCACTGAGTCTGTTTTCCAATACCAAAGACTCTTGCACCAATGCCGCCACTCTTTGTTGAACTGTCATAACCTACTATACCACCTTCAATAATCATGCCAGCAAACTGCATTGGCATTAATGGCTTTGCAGCCGCTCCTTCATATGCTTCACGCATCTGACGAATAATTAATCTTTCTTTGGTCAAGTTATCGATACCTACCCGCTCAACAACATCAAACCATTGTCCTCGACCTACATCTTGCAGTGCTTTGATCAAGAAGCTTTCTGCACCTTGTGTAACTGCGGAACTTAAACTGGCAATATTGGCCTGCGGCTTTCTCTGACCAGTCATATCTTTAAAACTATACACCGCAACACTAACAGGTTTTCCGTGTGCAGGCTCCTGTATAGTATCAAATTCTTTCTGCATCATCACTGCGGTAACTTCGGGCTTGTCCGCCTCTACTAAAGGATTATTTTGATGTATTGCACACCCTGTTAGAAAACTTGTAAAGACTAGTACTAATAATATTTTTTTCATATTATATCCCCGGAACTACAAATTGACTTAACGGAATATCAATAGTGGTATTGATATCTGGACCTACTACAGTTAGACGAATAAAGTTGCCGTCTACTAATATAACTTTTTGCCAGCTGATTTTGCTGCCTTGGAAATCAACCTCACCTTTACAATCTGCTGTAGGAGTAGTACTGGTGCATCCGCTATTAGAAAACATAGCAGTTGCTACGTTTTGGCTAACTTGTGCATAGATTCTAGACTCTAAGTTGTTTAAAAACTTAGCCAAGTTAGTGTTCTTTTTGTCAGCAGCCTCTTTGTCTAATGCTGCTTGAAGTCTATCTTGTAGAGCTTTTCTACGAGTCGCTTCTTGATTTTCGATAGTTAAGACGTGACTACTGTAACCTGCTCCGTTGAAGGCCGGACTTTTAAAAGTAAAGTCATTTATTGGTGCAGCCTGTACCGTCATTGCAGACAAGGCCAGGCCGAGAATTAAAAATCGCATCCTAAGTCCCCAGTATAGTGTATTAGTATTTACAGGGTCAGAATGCGATATTTACATAGCAGTTTATTAATCTAGATTAAATTCCTGGTTTGATACCAGTTTGGGGTGCAGGAGTTGAGCCCAGTGTGCCTTTGGGCTGTACCGGTGCTCCTATTTTGGGCTTGCTTACCGCTAGTGCAGGCTGTTTTGGCGTAGCTACTGGCGGTTTTGCAACTGGGGCTTTTGCAACAGGCATTGAAACAGGTGCAGGCTGCTGCATAGTATCTTCTGGATTCTTTTCGAGATAATTTTCGATATCTGCTATTTTCTTTAACAAAGGACCCATATTGATTCTATTTCTAATTGCATTAGTTCTGCTATCATATTGAGATCTTAGATCAATTAATCTTGTGGGCTCACCTTGTTTTTTAGGAATAAATTTACTAGCCAATTGAGTTTTTGGTAATCCGTAAACAGAAAGAGCATATCCTGTTGCCTGTCTAAAATCCACTACTAATTGAAGCTGACGTAATGCATCTTCAAAATCTTTACCAAATTCTAATTCAGAGAATGCTTTTTTACTATCAGGATCTAAAATAACCATTTCGACTCCTGCTTCGTTTCTAGTTAAATGATTAAGTAGCCCTCTATAAACATTTTCAACAAATCCGTCGGGATCTCTTTTTGCCTGTATAGATAACTGTTTAGCTATAAATTCGTATGATACTGCAAAACTATTTTCAAAGTTTTCTTTTTTCTTAACATTCCATTCTGCAGGTGCTTGTTTAGGAATTTCATGAAATTTCTTTCTAAAAGTTTCTGGTAAACCTAATCCTACAATTGAAGTAAAAAACTCATTTAAGTTGTTAAAATTATGTCCACCGGCCTGACCAAACTGTTCAACGTTTCCGGCCTTTACACTTAATAATCGTTTAGCAGTTTCTTTACCATCTATTAAGATTTTTAAGTCAACTTTGGTTGTATTTTGATTTTCTTTTTCAGCACCGTCACTGATAACGTCGATCTTATTTTTACCCGGATCATCTACTGCTTCACTAACTGCACTTAATATTTTTTTTGATTTGTTGGCGTACTCTATTGCACTCTTAAGTCTTTGATCGAACATTTTTATACTATCATCGGGAACTTTATAGTCTTTGAGAGTTTTGCCTCTGCTATCCTCGTTGAGCCAGGCGTAAAACGCCTTTTTGTCCATAAAAGGAATAGTAACTTTAAATTCTAAAACATCTTTGCCTGCTTGTAAATTTAGTTGCCCTCTATTTTTTGCTAACTGTTTTGCTAAATTAACAACCTGAGCTTCGGTTATCATGCCGCCTTGATTGCTAAATTTAGCAGCAACGGCACATCCTAGAATTGCTTCGGAAACATTACCCATGTTAGGTTTTAATACCCCGGTGACCTTTTCATCTTTGAAAATATTACCCGGCCTAACATTTTCCCAAATCTCGCCATTAGGTTCCAAAGTTTCGTCGTCGACTTCCTCTACATCGAAATACACATCACTAAAATCTTTATTCTTAATTGCACGTTTCATCTGTGCAACCACATCTTGCGGATTTTGTACTATACCCATGAAGTTTGTTGGACTACTAGGATTCTTTTTACTAGTACTACCACCTACTCCGAAAGAATAAACTTGATTGTTTAAAATACCTTCAAAAAATAGAATATAGTATTTGTCTTTTAGCCAGTCATTATCTGACCCGCCCTGGCTCATTAGTTTTTCAACTAGAAAAGATTCTTTTAAAAATTCACGTGCTCGCATAATAAGTTATTTACCAATTTCAGGGAACAGCACTTGCTCAACAAACTGTCGGATAGTTGCTTCCGGCACTCCCATAGCAATCATGCTGCGATACACATGGGGATTTTGTTTCTGATTTTGACAGTAGTAATTTTGTTGGTCAGTAACATCGACCCCGTTAATGCGATCTCCTACATTGTGTAGATAGTAATCTAGGGTTTTAATTCCTAGATCTATAATATTATCTAACTCGTGCTGCTCGCTAATATTACCCGCTGCTACCATAGCAGGGCTAAAAATATTACGAGCCCACCCGGGTAATTCTCGTTTCTTGTTCCAAGTTACGTCTTTTACAGTATCTGCAAACCAGTCGTGCAACCAATGGCTTTTGCTTACTAGACTAAAATCATGAAACGCACCTGTGATCTTGTTCTTGCCGCAGACAGCATCAAAACCCCAGATAGGACTAGGATCGTCTGGGTGTGGGAATACTGTTGCATGTAGGATGTATATTCCGTGTGTTGTAGTCTTGTCTACTACTTCCACGTGTCCTCTACGAAACAGATTACTATGGTATACATGATTTTCCCAGTCGTATTGATCTAAACTAGGATCTTCTGCTCTGTACCCTGCATGTTCCATCATGGCCTGCATAGTTTCAGCACACTGCTGCATCTGTGTCCATACTGTGCTCATTGATGTGTTCCTATCTTAGGAAACAGGCAGTCCTGTATAAACACACGAACGTCTTCTGGATTCAAACCCAATGCAGTCATTACTTTAGGAGTATGGGGATTCTGTCTTTGATTTTCACAATAGTAATCCTGTGCAGGACCAGTGTCTAATGCAGTTCCGTTTGTCTCGCCTACTGTGTTAATGAAATGCTTTAAGTTATTAATAGCAGTAAAATACAGTTGTTGAAGCTCAGTTGGATCGTTAACGTTTCCCGCACTGATCATGCTAGGAGTAAAGATACGCTCTGCCCAGTCGGGCAAACGTCTAACTTTGTTCCACTCTAATTTTTGTGCTTCGTCTGCAAAATAATCTAGCATCGGATGCTCTGGATCACCAGCAGGACTAAAGTCGTGAAACGCACCTGTTACTTTGTTTTTGCCAGCTACTACATCAAATCCAAAGATAGGTGCAGGATTATGAGTATGCGGAAACACACAGCAATGCATCATCCATAGGCCCTTGGTTTCTCTAGCATCTACTACATCGATGTGTGCTCTGCGATATAAGCTACTGGTCCAGACTTTGTTGTACCAACTGAATCTTTCTAAGCCCGGCTCTTGTACTTCTGTACCACTGAGATTGAATTGTCTTTCAAACTCAGTTTGTATATCAATTAGACTGTTCCAGACCAAGCTCATTGTTATATGACTCCATAATTTTGATAGCCCATTCAAAAGCTACATTGGCTTCGTCGCCCATGCTGTCATCTAACTTAGCACGAATGTTAGTTTTTAATGTGTTAGCATCTTCAAATTCTAAATTGCGATGCGGACCCGGAACAATCTTCTTAATCATTTGTCCGCCGAACATATCTCCCATATGCCACACATATAAATGTGCCATAACCTTATTAGGATCTTGACTGATGCTTAATATATAGTTGTAATAATCAATAACCAATGGGCGATATGAGTGACGAGGATTTTGCCCGTTCATCTCATTGTAGTCCATGTTTAGATAAAATTCTCTACGCAGATCGGGCAAGTCGCCTAGTAATCTGTTAGCACCGGCTGCACCTTCGATTGCACCGTAAAATAAGGACTTTTGTAAAGTCCAGTCTGTCCATATTTCTCTGGGTAATGTCTTTGCAAACACTGCCTTCATAAAAGGTGTGTGTTCTGCACGATCGTGATTTTCTGCTGTTAATTCTTTAAGACTCATTTAATCCTCGTAACGTTCTAATACTGCACAAGCAGCCCTGCCGCCGAATGCAAAATTGTTCTTTATTGCATACTTAGTTGCAATCACCGTGGCCTTGGTAGGAATATTGATTCCTACATCAATTGGGTTAGTTAAATTTACAGTAGGGGGTGATATTTGATCTCGTAGTGCTAACACAGTGTAGATAGTTTCAACAATTCCGCTTGCAGCCAACGTGTGTCCAATTTGTCCTTTATTTGCCGTCATTGTTGTGCCTGGCAACAACTCACGCATGGCATAAAATTCAATGTCATCTCCGACTTTAGTTCCGGTAGCGTGTGCATTAATATATCCGACATCGGCTAACTGTATGCCTGCTTGTTTTATTGCTCTGGTTACTGCTAACTTTGCAGCGTCACCGTTTTTATCTGGGGCAGTATCATTATTACCAGCTGTGGCAATTCCCACAGACTTGATTATTCCGTAAATCTTTGCACCCCGTGCTTTGGCTTTATCTAACGGTTCGATAATTAGTGTGCCAGCAGCTTCTCCTGCTACAAATCCTGATCTATCTTTGTCAAAAGGTCTACTGGCAATTTCTGCTGGTTGTAAACTTAATGCACCGAGATTTTGAAAGTAGTATACTTGGAAGCCTTCAATGGGTACGTCGGCACCTCCCACAATGACAGCATCGAGATCGTCATTAAATTCTAGTTGCTTAATAGCATAATCAATACCAGTTAGTCCAGTTGAACATGCAGAGTGCATCGAAGTTGAACCACCGTTGCATTCGTATATCCTAGCAATCAATCCGCTAATGTAATCCGCAGTTGCTTGTATTACCTGCCTTGGTGAAACTCTTTCGCGGCCATCTTCTAGTTGTCGCATCATGTATGCTCTACTATGTAAACTTCCACCAGTGGTACTAAACACTACTGAAACATTTTTGCTAGTAAGATTGCTGTCTCTGATAGCATCTCTAGCAGTGTGCATTGATATTTTAACACACGGATCCCAATACTGGTGATGCCCTCCAAATTCTGCTTCTTCAAACGCAGGTAACGGACACGGTGCTCCAGAAGAGACAATTAAAGATTTATGTGTTCTTGGAAATTTTGTCGGATTATCTTCAGGCCATTTGATCTGTTTAATTGCAGTTTCTCCTGCTAACAGATTTTTCCAGTTTTCTTGAACACTTGCACCTAGCCCATTAATGATTCCTATTCCAGTAACGGCGTATTGTTTCATTCTTCTTCGATTCTAACAGCTAGTGGCCAACCATTTTGTCTAGCAAGCATTGTGCTTTCTACACCTTTTTGTTCTGCAACTTCGTAAGTATAAACACCGGCAACACCTGCACCCTGTTCATGTACTCGCATTGTTATTTCTTTTGCACTAGATTCGTTGTGCTTAAACACATGCATCAATAATGCAATGACAAAATCCATTGGGGTGTGATCATCATTTAGTACAATCACTTTGTACATGCCGGGTGTTACAATGTCAAAATCTTCTTCAATATCAACAATATCTTTAGTTTTGGTATTTGCCATATAGACTTTCTAAAAAGGGGCCGGAGCCCCTGAACTTACTTGATGGCAATCAAACGAGGCTTGAGTGCTTCAGGTACTACTCGTGTAAGTTTAACACGAAGAATGCCGTTTGTCAACTCAGCATCGCCCACTTCTACGTGATCTACAAGCGTAAACGCCCGTTCAAAATCACGAGCAGCCAGTCCGCGGTGAATGTACTTTTCCGAATCTTCATCTTTAGTACGGTTACCTTTGATGATTAATTGATCCTGGTCAACTGCAACTGTAATATCTTCTTTGTCAAAACCTGCTACTGCGATTTCGATTTCAAAGTTATTTTCGTCACGTTGAATGACATTATAAGGCGGATAGTTTGTTGTGGAATTTACGTGTCGGTTTTCGAAATCGTTTGAAATACGATTGAATCCGATAAGTGCTCTATTCAGATGTTGTAGAGCTGTTGTGTCAAAGCGTGAAAGTGCGTTCATTGTTTTTCTCCTTAATAAGCAAGAACATTGTGGGGAACTATTCCCCATTTGTAGAACCCTAACGGCGTCCTACAAATTTATTTATCCCGAGATTTTCGAGATTTCTTCACAAGTGGGTGAATAATTTCCGCGATGTTGCACAGTAATACTAGCCGCCTTGTTTGCATATATTATAGCTTTTTCTATATCTTTTGTGTATAGATATTCAGCAGTTAGTGCGGCTAAAAATGTATCCCCACAACCGCACACATCCATGACTTCAACTGACTGAGTTGGATACAATTGATCTTTATATTGTGCTCCGCGATCCCCTAATGTAACAATTAAATTTTTTGGAACACTGAATCTATTTTTGTATTCAGTTTCGTTAATTTTAACATAGCAATGATCTGCCCTAAATCTTGACAAGTCTTGTTTCTTTGTATCTATAAACACTGGACATTTTACCGACCCTATAATTCTTTCAATGTGCTCATAGGTTAAGAATCCTTTATTGTAATCTGAGATCACAATAGCATCATATGACTCTAGTGGCTCAGTAGTTCTGCCAGACCATTGAACAACATCATCTTCATCGTCAACTCTAAGCAGATGTTGACCTGACCTTTTATCTATGAATCTAGTTTTGGTAATAGAAGTTTCGTTGTGTATAAAATCTGGTTCAATATTTAGATGTACTAAATTACTATGGACATTTGCACTCATACCAGGCAGTGAAAATGTTTCTACAATTTTAACAACAGGTACAGGAGCCTCCGGGCTCAATCTATCTACTGTACCTATATTATAGATATCAGTACAACTATCACCGATCAGCAATACGTTGTATGATATTGGTTGTTGAGTATTCGCCGACTCTGTCATAATAAATTACTTCTTTTGAATATTGGTGTGCAGTTCCAGAGTTAGATTTCCAGTCACTGCCCTTTACATAAATGTCAGGCTCCCAACCCTTCATAATCTCAATTAGTTCTTCTTTGCTGTCAAATAACATTACCCCATCAACAGCCTTTAGATTTTCTAAATGAAATTTACGATCTTCTTGATTGTTAATGGGACGAGCATCGCCTTTTAATTCTTTCACTCTTCGATCAGTATCAATAGCAACTAGTAGAGTGTCTCCTTTGCTTCTGGCAAAGTTTAATAATTCGAGGTGGCCGCGATGCAGAATATCAAACGTACCATTTACCATGACTCGAGTCATTTTTGACTGTCGCCTTTGCCTACACGGTAGTTGTCTTCCACGCTGTCTGGTGTGGATACTTCGATAACAGTTCCGGCTTCGATACACTCTAGTTGATGTGGCATACAGGGTGTATTGTGCCATACTGCACCATCACGCAATTCTTTTTCGTATAATTCAGCAGTCTTAGTATCAATCCATCGAACAAGAAACTTGCCACTTTGTATATACCAAGTTTCTTCTTTGTCTTTATGGAAGTGCATACTGAACTTTGCACCCGCGTTAAAGTTCATAAACTTGCCGCAATACTTGTCGTTTGTGGCCCAGATAAATTCCGAGCCCCAACCTTTTGGAACCAGTCCTTTAAGTTGTGTCATTTCATTTTCCTATTAACTTGATATTTAATCTTACACCGTCTCCGGGATAGTTTTTTATTATACCTGCTAACTTATCACCGAACTCTGAATTTTGTAAGGGTGGAAAGTGATTCCTAGTATCGTTCTTTTTCCACAATGCTGAATATTGTTGCAGATCGATTAACGGAGTTTCTATAGTAACTCCTCTGGCAAAAGTATGATTATTATAGTCTCCCCGAAAACAAAAGAAGTGTATAACTTTTTCTATGTTATTGTCGACGGCAATTTTATCTATTTCATTAAACCATTGTTGGTATGCCCAAAGATGATATTTTTCGGATATAATATATTCGTAATACCCAAGGGCTGCTTTGATAAAATTTTCAGAAGGTTTCTCAACACCGGGAGGAGTTGTTATATTCTTAGTTTCGACACTTAATGTATTAATACCCAGTCCTCGATCGTTTGGAATTCTGTAAGGTTCTGTATGACAAACAACCAAAACTTTTACAGGTCTGTGTTTTAGTTCTACTAATAGTTTTTTCCTAGCCGACCACCAGCTTGCACCCTTGAATCCTTCACCCCTAACTTGTAGAGTAGGATGAAATAGCTGACCTGTAAGGGAAGATGTAAATATATTTGGCCAGTCACTTTTCTCAGTGCGGTCTGCACAAAAACTATCCCCTACAATTAATATATCATTCCATTCATATGTCATAGCTCTTTAAGCCGCCTAATATCTTTATGCTTTACAATGATAAAATTATAAATTTTGTCTTGATATTTAAAGGGTAGATCTAAGTGTATAGTTACTTCTGGACCAGTAATATGATTAATCAAGCGGTCGTTACCCACAGTTCCTACAAATGGAATCTTATGCCATTTACCTATGACACGATCACCGATGTCATAAGTGTGTTTATATCCAATTTTATTAAAGTAATCAGTTTGATTGCCCATTTGACTCTCCGGATATTTCGTCATACATTACCCAACATCCTGTTTCTGTATTCCAGTGGCGATTGTCATATAACTGAAAATGTACATTATATCCAAACAGGCCGACTTCTAAATCTAAGCCTGCGTGACTTTGCCTAATGGTCCAATTAAACATAAAAGACACTAGGGTGGAATCTCTAGTAACTTCTAGTTCAATAAATTTGTTCTTAAAGAGAGTGACAAAACTTGTACACCACAAATTCTTAAATGTGTTACTCCAGGGATTTCGAATGTTAAAATTTAAACTGATCATTCGTCTTCCTCTTGCAGTTGGTCGCGGAATACTTCCAATTGTTTAATTAGATTATCAATGCCGCCTGCGTTCAAGGTAATTTCACTATAGCCCATTGCAAAACTAACTCTGTTGTTATTGGTCATTCCCAGCCGGTAATATGTAACAGCAGGCTTTTCTTCCTCAGGAGGTGCAAGCGGTACTGATTTTAGTTCCGGAAATGGAATAACCTTGCTCATGTCGTTGCCAATCTTTTCCATGTCAGTTCGACTATCAGTAGGATATTCACGACGACCAATATTTTTAAACCAATCAAACATTTTATAAATCTTTCAAGCAGTGTATGAAAATATATTGTAGCACAAAAGAAAAGGGCCGTCAAGGCCCTTATTCTTCTTTTTATCTAATCAGCGACCGCTAATGTTACCTAGAGCAGTCATATTGCTTGGAACAACAATAGTCTGTACCTTGCCGTTTTTAATACCTTCGGAGATATTAAGTTCAGCCTGTGCCCGCATAAACGCAATGGAACTAGTTGAGTTATTAGCCAATGCTGCCATACGACGCGATTCAGCTTCGGCGGTCTTAACTTCAATTTCCTTCTGCTTCAATTCGTTCTTGGATTTGACTAATTCATTAGCACTGGCAACAACACTGTCAGCAGGTACTACGTTACGAATCAGCACTTGACTAATGGTGATAGAACCATCCAACTTTTCTTCTGTCAAATTACGAATAACTTCTTCTTTGATAAAGTTTTCCATTTCACCACGATTGTCTGCCATGTCCAATGCTTCGTACTTACGTGCTGCCTTGTAGATAGCATTACGAGCATTTTGAACAATATAGTTATACATCACATAAGTGTCGCCTTTGAAATCAGCATGGAAACTCTTGTTCTTCGTTGAGTACAACTCTGCTACCTGAGCAGGGTTGATGTTATACACAACCACAGCATCAAAGTCTTTCATTGTTGAGTTGTCTTTGGCCACAGGGGTCATGTCATTGAGTGTGACATTGACGTCCTTGATAGGGAACGTCAAGATAGTACCAATTAGACTTTGGTTAAAGCTACCTGGCAACAGTTCGCCTGCCTGTACCTGCTTGTCGAAACCAACTCGAACACCGACCTCACCAGTCTCAATTCGAGTACATGCAGAAGTCAATGCAACTGCGGCGATAACAAAACCCAATTTAATCAAACGATTCATTTTAAATAACTCCAGTAGTAAAAAGAAAGAAACAAACACTAAACCCAAGAACAAAATAAAGTGGCCGAAGCAACACATCATTAATCATATAAGTCCTTAAAAAATAATTACAATTCCAAACATTAGCAACATTGCTATTGTTGCACTAATTATAGCATACATTCCTGCTTTCGTCAAGAACAATGCCTGACTCCCTGTCATCTTTTGGACTCCTCGAATGCCAAAAAATATCAGCACTGCGAGGACCAAAAAGAGTAAAATTACTCCAATCATTTTTAGTCCTTAGTTGGGAAGGGCCACTGTGCGGATTGAGCAGTGAAGGTAGTTCCTGGAGGAGGACTTACCTTACCGTCGGCAAACATCCAACCTGTCGGAGCAGTTGGTGCCTTGGCCTGATAACGCCAACGTTCTGGAGCACCGTCATCACGATCTTCACAGCCCAAATTGTAGCCGTTGTCGTAGTTGTTGTAGTCCTTGCCAACACGACGATTGTGATAGTCCAAATTCATAAAACCATCGCTGTAACCTTTCTTGAAGGCACTGTCGCCTACTCGCACGTCCGGAGCAGCCATTGCAGGAACACTTTCCGGAGTCAATGCTGAGATAGGTTGGCGTGTACCAGCAGTACCATTAGCACCGCTTTGAACTGATCGATCAAAAGCCTTGTCTGGATCAACGTTCAACTCGCCAATAACTTCATAGCGGCAAGCACGACCTTTGGCATCGTTGTAGTCACTTGGAATGCTGACAACATCGCGTGGGTTGATCTTAACAATCACAGTACGCTCGCCACCAAAGTGACTCAGGTAACTCATACCGCAGAAGTGCAGGCCAGTGGAACAGGTTTGATCCTTGTTGTCGTCAACTGCATTACGTTCCATTTCCACAACACAACCAGGTGCGTTCAACATGGTGTTGCTGTGTACGTCCATGAATGTGTCGCGAACTTTCTTGTAAGCAAGGAAGTGGCCATCCGGAGTGATTGGCAAGTTGTTCTTTTCCAAGAAGCCATACAGTTCGGTCACGGCTCGTTTGCTAGGGTTAGCATACAAGTTCTCCATAAAGTTAACCATTGGCTCAATTGGAAAGCCTTCCTGCAACATTTCAATCATGCGTCGAGCAAGACCAGTGTTAAGCACTTCGCCCTTCCAGTACAGAGTCTCACCCTGGATAGTAACATTGCCAGCACCGTAGTTCAACACAACCTTTTTAGGTTCGATGATGTCTTTAACTGTGTCCCAGTCACTGGCCTTAATGGCATCTAGTACCTTTTGATAGGTAATATGGGTTTTGGAAACAGTATGTGACTTATTTCCAATTACAACAACAATGTTTGATCCTTGGATCAGGAATGGATAACTCATTTTAAATGCCTTTCTTTTGGTCGATTAAATTAACATATTCGGCAATATCGCTTGCCTCTACGCGGTAAGTGCTCAACTTACTTAACAACGGATAACGACTGTTCACTTCGTCAACTTCTTTCTGATACTTGATCACAAGTGATTCTGGGCTAAGGGTGGCACTAGGAGCAAACTTACGGAACAGTCTATCTATATTGTAGCGGTTTCCTTGAAACTTGTCAACCTTTTCAAACACTGTGACCAGTTTTGCGTAAGGACTATTGGCATCAATTTTTGCCAAAACATCCTTATTGTGGATACCGTTGATAACATCAGCCTTTTCCAACCCGCTCTTAACCAAACTCATCAACAGTTTGGAATTGTCATTGGCGTTCAGCTGGTCCACAACATAGTCTTCAAAGTTCTTCCAGTTTGCTTTCTTCTTGATCTCTTCGATGTCGCTCTTACGAACACCATAGATCTCACCGTGGTACAAACCGGACAGGCTCTTAACATCGTCGTGCAATTCCTTACCACTAGTGTAGCCTTTGGCACTCAGCATTGTGAAGCCGCTCAATGGCACATAGTAGTAGGTCTCTGTACTAACAAACTTGCTAGTATCACCAGCGGCACGCCAAACCATATCCTGCTCATCACGACGATGGCCACCGCCTCCTCGACGTTCTAACTTGAGGATGGTAACGTTCCGTCCCATGTTCTCACGCTCACGTTGCTTCAAGGTACTTGCGGCAAAGCGGCGAGCAGTAGGAGGTTCTTGGATTGCGGCAAAGAATGCTTGAGTATTCATTGCCTTGGTCTTGTCTACCTTTTCCAAGATCCAGATAGCACGGCTGTACACATCGCAACCAGTTTCTTTGTAGTGGTAACGAGCACGTTCGCCTGCACCGGTCTTCAAGTCGTTGACAACAAAGTGGCAAGTGTCATCTACAGGGATCTGCCATTCTTGCCAAGTGATGTAATGCCCGTTGGCATTTTTAGCACGATTGTCTGCATACTCAGTAACACTCTTACCATTGCTCACAGTCTTGTTATGACGAACTTGTTGCAGTTGACGGATCTGAATGTTCCAGTTTGTAGCAAGGTCTTCAACTTTAAAATTGAACTTCTTCAAACGGTTGTATTGCAGTTCATCGTAAGTAGGCAGTTTGGTATCCTGTGCATACTTGCTCACAGCCGCAGTCCACAAACGGTGCTCTTTCTTCTTGTACAGAAACACAGCACGGTCCCACAGGTTCTCAATAGCATCTGCTTCTTTGGCAATCACAACTGCTAATGCCGCATTGACCTGTTCCAGTTTGGCCTTGATAGCCGCAACAGTTGATGGAATGTAACTCAATCCTTCACGGCTGGCTTGGAAGTCCAGTTCGCCAATACCAAAGTGCATTTCCAAACCGCAACCCAACAACTGCTTCAACTCGGGCGGAATAGAACTGTCAGCGTTAGGCACTTCGATAGGGTAAGCAATATTGCCCATAATGGCTGCACTGTGATTGCCGTTCTTGAAACTATGCACACCCGGAACAATGTCGCGGCTTTCGTATTCAGCATCAACAAACTGGAAATCAGCACTGCCCGAAACAACCGGACGCAGAGCAAAGTGTTTGTAGACAACTCGAGCCTCTTGACGGAACTTGTCAAAGTCATAACGTTCATTAACAGAGAACTTAACTTCAACACCTGCTGGCTCGTCAGTAACTTCCATCATCATCAGGGCAATACTCGGAACCCCTTGTGCGTTGATAAAGGCCGAGTAAATGCCTTTGCGTCCGGCTTGGATAGCGGTGACTGTAAAATTGTCAGTGTAGCTAAACGGGCTTTTAGATCCCAATCCAAGAGCTCCGATAAACTCGTTGGAGTTTGTTTTGGTACTTTCGAAGTAAGTGGTGTAGATTTGTGTAACTTGTTCATGTGATAGTCCTGTTCCGTAGTCGCGAATAGCAAAGTGCGGTTCCAAGGCATTTGGAAGATGCACATCAAAGGGAGTATCTTTGCAACCTGCGGCTGCATGGCTGTCCACCGCATTACAACTCAATTCACGGATAATAGCACGGACCTTGTTAGCATACAAGCCCGAACTCAAAATAGAGAATGCTTTGGCACTGTTTCGAATACGGAACTCGCCAATTTCTGACACGTTAGAAACAATGGCTTCGTGTTGTGGAGCATTGTTAAGAATCATTTGGAACCTTTCAGTAGTGTGTTGCTGTCTATGTATATATTATACAAGGAAAAACCAGTCCTGTCAAGAACTGGTTTGTCCAATTTAGTCCAAAACTATTTAGAATGCGTCCATATAGTTATAGCTACGGTCTTTGATCCTGCTCAAAACCAACTGTACGCCTTCCGAATTGGCAAAAACAAACTTACCAGATTGGCTGTCAATTTTTGTAATATGGCTAGGATCAAATTTAATGCTTTTCCAATTCCAATCAAAGTCGCCGTCTTCGTCCTTTTCTTCCTCGTACTCTTTGACATGAATACTGACCTGTCCTTGAAGTGGATTACCTTTCCATTCAAAAGTTTCCATGTCCGATGTTTTGACTTCTTCTCCGTCCTTGATAACTTTCATAGTGAAAGCGTTGCCCGAGTCAAATTCTGGCTTAACGTTCAACATACGCAGAGCATCTTGCGGTTCTTCGTCGTATCGATTCATTTCTTCAACAGCCGCTTTTAACATGTCAAAGTTGAACTGATTAAACAAGCTGGCAATTTGACATAGCTTTTCAGCGTGATGCTGAAGCTCTGATTTCAAGTTGTCTGCACAATACTCCATAATGAAGTTAGCATCAAGGCCTTTGTAGTCCAACATGTAGTACAGGCGGCCTGGGCGGTTTCGCATGTTTTGATCAATACGCCACTTGTCGTTACAAGTCAGAATGAACAGCTTCTTGCTTGGGAATACACCATCAAGCAAAGTCAGTGCCTTCTCTTGGTCATCTGAATCATAAACTTTTTCAAACTCGTCAAACAAGACTACGCAAGGCTGTTCAATCATCTGCATGAATGCATTAAACTTGTCCCCGACCCATGGTGCATTGATAACAATAGTAGGAATGCTCAAACGCTTGGCTGCTTCGATGGCCAAATTCTTAGCCAACAGTGATTTGCCGGAACCTTTTTCGCCTGCCAGCATAACACCAGTAGATGCAGAGCGATCCATGAATGTATTTAGAATACGATTAGTGTTCTTGTCCAAGTCGCCATAACGCTTTCCTTTGATTTCAAATGATTCAATATGTTCAAGGTAAAGGGGACCATCCATGGGCATCTCTTTAACCACGTAGTTACCTGCTGGTAATGTATCGTGAAGATCCATAGCTTCTTTTGAAGAAACCCGGAATGTATTACCTGACTTTAGAAAATATGACATCGCATTCTTTCAGTGTGTTTGTTGCTATGTGTAAATTATACAATAAAAACAAGGGGTTGTAAAGCCCCTTGTTAATTTTTATTTGCGAGCGTTAGCTCGAACTTCCTCAAAGGTGTAATCTTTGTGCAGGTTGCCGTTCCAGTAAACTGGAACCAGTGCGTTGGTCCACCCGCCGATTCCCCGATCAGTCCAACCAGTAGGTTCAGTTACCCCTGATGCAAACTCGCCACCACTGTTAGTCCACAGTGTAACACGGCCTGCCTTAGACTTCTTGCCAGGATCAGTGACTGGGTCTTTGATCACATCAAACCATTCAGTTTTAAAACCAGATCCGAGATCACCATCTTCAACTCTAACAGTACGGCTCATTGCAGAGCACTTCATTGCAAATTGTTGAGTATCACGATCTACAATCTGTAACAGAGCACCGCCCATACCAAAAGCAATGTTATCGGCACTCCAGCCCATGGCCATGAACGCACCGAGGATACTGCGAACAGTAAGTTCGTTAATACCGTCACCTTGGATCAGTCTGACGTTGTTCAGGACTTTGAAGCCTTTGCTGTTAGTAGTGTATCCGAACTTGGATCCAAGGATCTCAACTAGCTTACGGTTGACTTCAACAGGATCGCCGCTATCAGGGCGAATGACAACAGTAGCACCACTATCGATAACTTGTTGGCGAAGTTCTTCGCCCCAGAGCTTAGAGGCTGCGTTGTAGATATCGTAACTATCACTAACAACAGCGAGGATAGTACCGGGACGAGCGAACTGAGTAAGCATATTTCTGTAAGCATCTACTTCACCGTCGCGACCCCAAGAAGTGATTGTGCTATGTTCGGCAGCAGGAATAGAAAACCCAGCAATGCCAGCTCCATAATACTCACGAGCGTAAAGAATACCAGTAATGGTATCCGTTCCCATAAAGTTAACGAGGTGAGCCGCAGAACCGATCCCAGCACTTTCGAGGCTAGATACACCGCGAGCACCAAAGTCGTGCAGTTTAAAATCAATAGTAGTAGGGTCACCTGTACGCTCCAAGTAGTCAAGAATGACTTGTTTAATTTTCCAGCTTTGTGTTGCCACAGTAGTACCGTACCACACTGCACGAAGCAGAGCAGTTTCCAACCAAGTGGTCAACCAATAACATTTTGGATCGGTATTCTCAATGGTAGCGAGTACGTTTTTGACAGGGACAATAGTTCCTTCAGGGACTGCTCGGATAACAACGGGCAAGAATCCTTGGTGCTGGTCAAGAATATACTGCCATCCTTCTCTGTTAAAGGGTTCACCGTGTAGGGTAAGAATTTCTTCAGCAATGTCAATATCTGCTTGTGTGATGGGTGCAAGTAGGTATTCCTTGATAAAAGCCTGTAGTCCGAAGAATACAGTTCTATCGTAACGCCCACCGCGTGATTCAATATATGAATATACACCTGTGGTTCCTGCTGGGTATTGTTTGAACATCGAGACTTTGTACGAGTCTGTGTTCAGGATAAGATTTTTTGCGAGTTTCATTGTAAAGTTCCTTTACTTGTTATGCCAGGCGTCTATCGCTTGGACTTGTTTATAGTATAACACAGACCTATTTCTGCGTCAACTAATTCTTTGGCTAAATTCAACGAGTGTAACCTGACCACTTCGTTTAGCAATCTGGGCGGCAAACCGTTCGATCATATCCAAAATAGTTTCCTGGTCGCCACCGGCAAGTCCGCATCCAATGTAAGGCAATCCAATACGTTTGTTACCGTACATAAATGTTAATTTCTCAAGTATCAATTGAAATGCAGTGTACTCAAACACATCAGTACCTTGACTCATATTGTACTGAGTGTAGGCATTGATGATAATAAAAGTACCTTGGTCAAATTCTGTCCAGTTACCTAGTTTCATATGATCGCCTTTGGCAGTTAGATTATCGATCTCTGCACACATTGGAAATCGTTCACGGATCTCTCGGGCAATGCCGCCGCCCATTGTGTTAAAGCAATTACAGCCTTGTACCACAACATCGAACTCACCTGCTTCTGCTAGGTCGAGTAGATTACCTTTAGTATGTTTTAATGTCATTCTTCAACTCCGAAATGTGATTCTAATCTGCTGACAATGTCCGGAGCCACAACATCAGCATCCCATTCATTCTTAAAAATTATGGATGGATGGTCCTTACATTTTTTAATACATTCTCTCACAATCAGTTCAGCGAACTTTTCCATCTTAAAAGCTAATACAACTGCATCAGGATCAAACATAAAGCCCACTCCAGCCTGTTCAGCAAGTTCTCTAATTCGTTCGTTCATAGTTTCTCTCCACAATGCGGACACTTCTTTGCTGAAGCATTACGCATTTCTTTCAGTGTCTTGTTGAGTTTACGAGCATCGGCCAGCTGATGTTTAATCCACTTACGGTCTCTATCGTGTTTGGCCTTGCTCAATTCTTCTTTAAGGTGTAGCTTCATTTTGTTAAGCCTGCCCTCAAAGATTTCAATAAAGCCCGTTATGCCCGGGCTTTTGTCTGCCGGTGTACCATTCATTCTTCAACTCCAAAATGTTCTCTAATCTCTTCGTAAATGTCCAAGGCATCATGATCAGCGGCAACATTAGCACATTCCCGAACAATCAACTCGGCGAACTTTTCCAAATCAATGTTATGTTCACTATACCGATGGTGGCACTGTTCGGCAAGTTCTTTAATTCGTTCGTTCATATTATGCTCCCAAGAAGTGTTGTATGATTTCGTAGTGGTCTTCGAAACATTCTTCACTGCGAACTTCGGCAATAGGAACCCAACGTGCTTTTTCAGCATCATCGCCGCCTTTTACCTTTGGCAGCTCGCCGTCAGGCAGTTCAATGTGGAATGCGTGAGTGATAATACGACCTCGCGGACTACGGTCAACTGCATCAAAGACCTTACTACGTTTAATACTACCACGCAACACCGGAGCAGGAACTTTAATTAGTGTTTCTTCACGCAGTTCACGAATGGCTGCATCCTCTACGCTTTTATCCGTATTGGCGTTAACATAGCCGCCTGGCAATGCCCACAATCCTTTACCGGGTTCAGCACGACGACGAATCATTAATACATGTCCTGAGCAGATAACCACAGCATCAGCAGTTGAGAAGATCGGAGGATACTTCAATCCAGCATATTGTTTATTGTGTTCTATGATGAACTCACGTTCGCGGATGATCTGTTCGTATTGATCTGTGGTGCGGAACTGCTCCAAAAAGTCTAAAGTAGACTCTGGCACTACACCTTTAATGAACTTCATATTGACATCACGCTTGAAGTAGAGATCGCGAATGTTTACAGCACTGAGGAATTCTACTAATTCAACATCTTCATAGCCCCACTGTGGGAACATATCCAAGTAGAATGAGCTGTCATCTTTTTTATGACCGATAATGCCCACTCCGGCACCACCTAGTACACGGTATTTAGAAACAATACCTTGGACACGAACAGCCCATGCCTGATCGTTATAGATAGTGTCAATATTTGGCTCAACATAGATCTGCATAGCAAGTCCAGCAGTTGCTGACTTGATCATTCGAGCACGTTCATCGAATGTAAATGGGTTTTTATAAGTTCGGGGTTGTTTAGCACTACCGCAGATGATCACAAGTTGATCAGTTAGTGCTGTGGCTCGCTTGATAATCTCTAAGTGAGCTGAGTGAAGCGGTTGAAAACGTCCGATGAGGACAAGGGTATCATATTTTTTTGACATTCAAAAATCCTTTGAATAATGTACGCAACGAGTCTATCTCTTTGCTGTATGTATTTATTATACAGGTTTTCTTTCCTGTTGTAAAGTGATTATTTTACCAATTTAGAAATCAAATAGACGTTTTTTTGGAACAATGAACTCTTTGGCTATTCTTGATCCTTCTAGTCTTACTGCTGGATCCGGACTATTAAGCATTTCGTTGATCAATGCAGTTTTTGCCATATCGCCCATTGTTCGATCTCTGCTGATGCTTTTTTCTAAATCTAGATTTGAAGCACATCCTGTTAGCATCAATGCAAGAATTACTGCAAATTTCATACTGGCTCCTCTGCAGGCTGATCACTAGGTTTTGTAGTTTGTGACACCACTGGCTTTTTAATATTCTTGCTGGCAATCTGCTTTTTTGCAATGTTGCAGCCATTGTTAAAGCTGGCGTTTTTTGAATCGCAATTTTTGTTAGCGTGTTTCATGGACCATGCATATCCAGCACTGTGCCCACTACAATCTTTAGTGCAGGGGCTACCCTGAAAGTCTAGTTCAAAAAGCAATTCGGAAATCTGCATCAAGTATTTATCATTTATTCTGTTGGTCTATTACTGGTGCAATCTTTGTAGTTTCTTCTTCCGTCATAAAACGAGTAGAAGGATGTTCTGCCCATTTAAAGAATTGCACTGGTTTCCAATACTTATGCAGTAGATTGTTGATTACCAATACTGCACCAATTACTACAATAAAACCTAACATTGTTAAAATACTGCCTGCTAACCAGGTCGCTGCTTGATCCATAGTCATGATAAAATTCTTTCTGTATGTTTATCTAATACTTTAACAAATTTTTTTAATTTTGTCAACTCCATTATAACCACCTTAATAAAAACATTGTTAAATGTTTAGCATCCTTGAAGGCAAATGTAGTATTACCAAACATACTATGCATGACCCAAATCTTACCATTCATGCCTTCCCAAGTTTCAGGAGTCTGATAGGACCAACCACCGGTTCCTACATGTTCGTGGCACCATTGTTCCATGTCTGGATGTTGCCAATACCGTTCTTTACCAAATGTAATCCAGCTTGCTGTATCACTCACGACCACCTCAGAATAAACATAGTCATGTCCTTCTCACTTTTGAAATAGAATTTACGTTCTTTTTCAAACCAACGAGCACCACTCTTACCAAACTGATCTCGACACCATTCAGTGGCTAACTCAGTTGTGTTTTCGTATTTGTTTTGATCAGTAACAGGAAGACTAACCCAATGATACTCACCAATCCAACCTTTGGCCTTGCCAGTTTGCATTGGCTGGATTTCGGGCTCTGTTTCAGCACTGCCAATAATAGTATTAATACTGGCCATTATGCCCACCTCAGAATAAACATTGTACGATCCTTTTCATTTCGGAACCAAAATTTAGCATTGTTAGCATACCAACGCATGTTAGGTGTCCAGACTCCGTCGTGTGCTGTGGGTCCAAATGTCTTTACTGTCCAATCCATCATTTCATTCCAGTGCCAGCCGTTGTTAGGATGTACAGTTAGATATCGAGAACCGTAAACAGTACCTTCGCTTAGTTCTAGTTTGTGCCACCCCATTGTGGTCATTAGTAACTCATCGTCAATAGCTTTAGCCATTTGGCGAGCTGCTTCGTTAATTACACTTTGTTCAATATTCATGACCACCTCAACATAAACATCAGCTTGTCTTGCTCATGGGCAAAACAAAATCTATACTTGCCCGGGCTATCTCTTCCGCCCCAAAACATTGACCAACGCCCGGATTGAAAACCTATTACTTCCCAACGCTGTCCGAACTGTTGGGCACACCATCGTCCTGCCTTATTGTGTAGTCCGGAGTCTAGAAATACTTCATAATCCAAGTGAGTACGATTCATGACCACCTCAACAAAAACATCATGTGATCTTTTGGATCTGCAAAATAAATTTTAGGATGCTTGTACATCCAACGGTAACCGTCACCCGGACCGAATTTAAGTTGTAGCCACTCAAACATTTCTGCAGGTGGTATCTTAAATGTGTGTAACTCAACAACATGATACTCGTGATCAACTAATATCATCGCAAATCCGTATCTGTTATGTTATTGTACATGATTTCTTTGGCAATTTTAAGTCGCTCTAATTTATTTCTAGCACCTAAAATTACTATGACATATTTTTGTCCACCCTGTTCTACAACCATACCTAAACACCAACCTGCAGGATTAGTTAGTCCTGTTTTAGTCACAACAATATTGTCAAACTCAAATAATAATTCTTTGTTGGTATTTGGTAATTCGATCTTACGTATTTTCTTTTTAAATCGATGATCAAACAATGCCTGTTTCTTTACACTAATTTCTCGGATAATAGGATACTCTGAACTTGCCAACAGTAAGCGTTTAACTCCGAGCAATGTTGTAACATTCTTAGAATCGAGTCCACTCGGATCTCCAAAATTAGCGTTAGGCATATTGAGTAATATAGCCTTAGCGTTCATAGCTGCCAAAAAGGCACTGCGACCTCCGGGGTAATCTGCTGCTAATGTTTCGGCAGCATCGTTGTCACTGCGAATCAACATGGCGTGCATCACCTCTCCTCGTGTCCACGTACCTCGAGGCAGTATTCCTCCGACTTTGCCTGCAGATTTTAATGTGCGGGTAAGGTCTTTGTCATAATCTAACGTAACCATAGCAGTCATTAGTTTAGTAATACTGGCAATAGGACGAACAGTGTCTGCATTAGATTGAATTAGGTGGTGTCCGGTAGTATCGTTGTACAGCAACACACTTTGAGGTAACGGTTTAGCCCAAACAGATCCGCAAACTAGCATCAATAATAAAAAGCGAGTCATTCACGTTCGTTTTCTTTAACCAATTTACACATTAGTTGGAAATGATCGTAGGCTTTGCGTACACTTTCGTGCTCCATTAGTTTGTCGGCTTCATCAATCATTGCTTTAACTCCCGCTTCGGCAATTTCTCTTGCACTAGGGATTTCAATGTAGTAGCGATCATTGTCAAATGCTTTGGCCAGAGATTCCCAAGCCTTACGTTGCTTCTCAGTAATGGGTGTACGGTGGGGACGCATCTCGCTGGCTTTGACCACTGCTTTACTGATAGCATCTTCAGCAACACGGCCAGCCGCAATCATAGGTGCATAGTGTGGATCGATGTTGAATCTGCGGCTAGATCCACCAGGGTAACACATAACTAGGTGGTCACCTTTCGGGAAACTGTCTAGCAACATGTTATCATATTCGGCTACTGGAATATACCGGCGGCCAACTTTCTCATAGTATATCTTCTTTGTCATCTGGAGGCAATCCGTTACTGTGTCGATCGGAAGTCTTTTCCACATCTTGGAATAGACGCTTTTCTTGTGTAGTTAATTTGTCTTTGTGCGTTTTGCGTGGATTACCGCACATAAAGCATTCTGGGTTACCACAGTCCATTGCATGCCGTTTATTGAAACGATGTGGTTGCTTAACTTCACCAGGATTGTATTCGCTTACTCTGTGCTGTTTAGCAATCTTGGTCTGTTTTTTAATAGCAGACTCGTCCTTATGTCGTCGGCGACTGTTTAGATATTTTGCCAGTTCATTTGCCACGTACAAAATCCTTTGCCCGTTGCTTCGTACCCTCCGGGTCACGATTGTAATCTTCAATGGCAGCTCGCAGAGCTTCTTCTACAAACTGGTTGAAAGTCATATCACGTTCGTGTGCCAGCTTCATATACTTTAACAACTCTTCGTCACTAAAGTCAACTGGCATCTGGACTCGTTGATCATACGGCTCTCCGTTATATATAGCAGTGGCTTTTTCAAACCAGTCGTCAACTACTTCGAGATCTACATATTGAACATCTTCCCAAGCCTCATCAGTTATGCCGCGATTTGAAACTTCTTGCGTAAACTGAGATTGATGAGTAGGATCAATCCAACGATAGGCACGATCATTTGAGAAGTCGTGAGCTTCTATCATAAAAACTGTTTGATCCTTTGTGTCAAAGGTAATATTAAAACTAGTGCCAGCTTGATCGCCATCCCATGATGATAGTGTATAGGCATTATAACCAAAACACTGCCAACCGTAATCACTGCCTTCAGTGATTCGAAACTGAACCATTTCCATCCAACGTTGCATAATTTCACTGTTCACGGAATTCTCCTATGTTGATAAACAAGTATAGCATTAAGAATGCTATTTGTCAATAGGGTTTTGTATCCAAATGATCTCTTTTGGCTCGTATGGAAATAATTTACCTTGTGTGTCATGGACAGGTTTGATAGCGATTAGGCAACGACCATTAAACTTTTCTAATAGTATTTCGTGTACTTCTTTAGCATATTCCAAATTACCCGGGTCTACCATTAAGCGGATTCGAATAAAATTCTCAGCCTTATTTCGAATAGCAGCATCTATACTTTTTACAAACTTTTCAATCCCTAAAGTTTTTAAGTAATTCAAATGTAAACTAAAGCATAGATCGCTAACCTGTGCCAGCTCTGCATAATAGGCAGCATCTCTACTACCGTTTGTTGTAGTGATAGATCCATGACCGTCTTTTCTTAAGGTTTTAACAAATGGCAGATAGTCTTTATATACAGTCAGTTCTCCGCCTAGCATACTGAACTTAGTAGGTTCACCTTTGATCCATTGAGTTGATAATATATTGTAAGCAGACATCAAAGTGTCGTAATCTTTGTGTGCTTCAAAGTTATTGTGATCGCTTTCTGGACAATACCAGCAGTCAAAGTTACATCTACGGCCTATGGCCCATGTTATGGTTTTATAATTGTAGTTGGTTGAATATACAACTTCTGCGTCTACTTTGGGCAATTTGTAGTTAAGATCGAATTCTCTAATTTTATTAGAATCAAAAAATCTCAGTATGCTTTCTTGATGCTTTACCTTAGGCACAGCCATATCTGCACCGCAAGAACATATCTGCTTTCCGCAAACTGTCCATTTATTACCTATTGCAATGTCTAACGGAATGGATTTCTTGTATACGTTAGCAACTACCCCACCTTCCCTGCAGGTTCCTCGTACTACATTTCCTTCATAATCAATATAGAGCGATCGAAGGCCAATTGCACAATGCCAGCCCTTCCAAAATGACAGATCTTTACTTAATACAGATTCTACTGTATGCGTAGTGTAGTTTAAATCGTCGTCTAACAGCACTATGTCTTTACCGTCAAATTCAATTTCAGTTGTTTTAGCCATTGCTTACCTTTTGAATATTTATATGGTTAAATACTAACATTATGATAAAGCCAAAAACACAAGACGCTATAGGACAGAGTTTGGAAAAACTCAAGACTGAAGGAAATTATCGAGTATTCACTGATATCCTTCGTGAACGAGGAGAATTTCCGAAAGCGGTTTACTATGGCAAATACAATATCAAACACATAACCAACTGGTGCTCAAATGACTACTTGGGCATGGGCCAGCACAAAGTAGTATTGGACGCAATGCACACAGCATTAGATACAGCAGGTGCAGGTTCGGGAGGCACACGAAACATTTCAGGAACTACACATTATCATGTAGCACTTGAATGGGAGTTAGCCAAGCTGCATGACAAGACCAGTGCGTTATTGTTCACTAGCGGATATGTGGCCAATCAAGCTGCATTGAGTGTTATGGGTCGCATGATACCCGGAGCACATTACATTAGTGATAGTAATAATCATAACAGTATGATTGTAGGAATGAAAAGCAGTCAAGCACCTGTTACAGTTTGGCGACACAATGATCTTGCACACTTAAAAGAAATACTACAGACTATGTCTATTGACGCACAACCTATCATTACAATGGAAGGTGTATATTCTATGGACGGAGATAAAGGACTGATTAGTGATGTTTGTGATATTGCTCGATTATACGGTGCAATGGTTTATGTTGACGAAGTACATGCTGTAGGACTATATGGCAGTCGCGGTGCCGGAGTTGCCGAAGAGCAGAGATGCGTAGAAGGTGTTGACGTGTTTCAAGGAACACTGGCCAAAGCCTACGGAGTTCAAGGAGGCTATATTGCCGCCGGGCGTGACTTAATTGATATGGTACGCAGTTATGCACAAGGCTTTATCTTTAGCACATCCATGAGCCCGGTACTATGTGCCGGGGCATTGGCCAGTGTTAAGTACGTTGCAGATCATCCTGAACTTAGAACACGAATTTTTAATGTAGCACAACAAACTAAAGAACATTTATTGTCAAACGATATCGACGTGATGCCAGGTGATACGCACATTGTTCCTATTATGATTCGCGATGCTAGAAAATGCAAACATATCAGTGACTGGCTATTAGAAGAACGTGCTATATATCTTCAGCCCATCAACTATCCAACGGTACCTTGGGGTGCAGAACGACTTCGTGCAACTCCAACTCCTAATCACACAGAAGCAGACATTGATTATCTAACACGAAGTTTAAAGGAAATATTATGAATAAAATTAAAAAAGCATTTTGGGTAACACTGGGATTTATATTCCTAGGCATTGCCTACATCGGAATCGTAACTCCGGGTATCCCGTGGTCGACTCCCACAGTGATTGCCGCATTCTGTTTTGCTAGAGGAAGCGAACGTATGCACAACTGGATTATGAATCACAAGTTATTTGGACCGTTCTTGAGCAACTGGGGCGAGAAGCGTGTGTTCCCCACTAAGGCCAAATGGGCCATGTTCATTACTATGGATTGTAGCTTACTAATTATTTGGTTTACTACCTATAATTGGAAAGCGGTAGCAGGCACAGGATTGTTTATGATGCTGTGTGCTGTGTGGGCTTGGCGTTATCCAGGCAGCGTTGAAGAATGGCAACACCGTATATCAAACGGTCTCAAAGTCGGCTGGTTCAAGTAACTCTGCGTTCCACCTAAGAGACATAAGGAGTGCATCTTTACGGCTCTTAAAAATGAATTCCATGTAATTGACGTTTGCCCGGGTTTCAAATCGATCTCCGGGCAAACCAAAGTACTCAATTGCCCATATACATACTTCGTTCCACATCTTCTCGTTTTCAAATTCACGAGACCAATGAATTTTAACAATTACTGACACTGTTTAATTCTTTAAGAATTTCTGCCTCGTTAAAAGACCACGGAGTTGGCAATGGAACTTTGATGTGAATACTGTTAGGCAGCTTGGTTAAATTTTTGTATTCTTTATAACAAGTAGCTTCGCGTTTGGCATTGCCGTTAATACGCTCACAGACCACCATGCTTTGATCACCTACTTTTGCATAGCCAGTTACTCCGTAACCTTCTTTAGTCCACTTGATAGTAGCTGGATCAATAGGAGCATATTCGTGCCAGTAAAGGCTGACAATGTAATCGCCTTCAATTGAATACCCGTGTACACCTACAATCTCATAACTCTTATCAGTATCAAACTTTTCAAAACTTTCTTTAATGTTAGTTTGAAAAGCTTCGAGAGTTGCAGTTCCAATTTTAACTGCTGCCGCTGTAGCATCTTTAAACGGCAATGCTTGTCGACGCTGTACAATTTCCAATCCTGCCCAAAACTTTTTATGTTTTTTGTTTTGTTTAGGACCAAGAAACATAGCAGGGTCTGTTTGAAAGTCTCGTCCTTGTTTACGCTTTAACAAGTGAGGATTCATCATGCGAGTTTTGATACTAGCCTGCATCTTGTCTTTAACGCCGTCAGCATAAAAGTTACCGTCGCCTACGTGTTCTAATCCAAAGCTCTCACAAATTGCTACTTCAAGGAATCGAGGAGGCAATGTGTCACCGTCACTGAGCAGACTTTTTAAGCCATGGAAGATACGTGCCCGCAGGCGATCAATATTGCAGTTCATTTTGGACGAATTTTTAGTTTAGCATAGCAGTTTTGCACACCCACTGATTGACGAATAGCATCTTGCAATGCATCGTGCTTGCTGCCTTTAGGCATGTCCGGGTCTACACCTAGATCAAACAGTGTACGAGTATCACGTAATTGCCAAAAGTTCCAAGGCAACGGTTTGTTCAATGAACGATACAAGTTTTCAATAATAACCAAGTCAAAGGTTGCACCGTGTGACCAAAATGCATCGCAGCCCCAAGCAAATTTATGAAACTGGTCCATTGCATCTACTAGACTAATTCGATTATCTGGACTAAACGCTTCTTCCATAATAACTGGATCTTGTTTAGACCACCAATCTAAGGTGTTAGGATCAATTTCTCTGCCCAATGCATCTTGATCATCTAAGTTAATCTTAAAGTAAAGTTTATCACCGTAACCATTGCCGTGTGGATTAAAGTGTACAGCACCTAGACTTAAGACAACTGCATTAGGTGAGACCGCCATGGTCTCCATATCGACCATTAGGTGTTTTGGCATTTATTGTAACTTTCTTGGTTCTGACGGAACATCGTTGATCTGACGCAGAAGTGCTTCTGCAAATTCTGGATCCTCGTCAATCAGTTCATCAATATCTAAAGGTTTCGATTGTTCGAAAAGCTCTCCGGTTTCTGCCATTTTTTGGATTTCGGCCATCAGCTCGTCGAGCTCATCTTGGGATCCTGAGAAGTTATCAAAACATCCAGGGGCAAATTTGATTTCAAGTTTTTTGCTCATGTATATATTGTAGCAGATAATAACGAAGGTGTCAATACATTTTTTTAGGAAGACTTTCATCTCTGAGCTTTTTAAGCCAGCGAGCTCGAGCGGCTCCTTTTTTACGTTTCTTCTCAGTGGTGGGTTTTTCAAAGTGTTGACGTTTAACTACATCAATTAGTTTTCCAGAGTCTTCTACTTTCTTTTTGAATTTTCTAAGGGCAACGTTAACATTGTCATCCTTAACTTCAACACTAAGACCTTTATTATTGTTTCTTTTCATTTTCTTTTTTGTCAAAAATTAGCACAGCCGGCTTTCCTTCGACTGTTTCTTTACTTATCACAATTTTGGTTAAACCACGGGCTACAAGATCCATGGCTTCGAATTGATAACGTAAAAGTATTTTTTCCAAAATATTCTTGAGACCACGTGCGTTAGTCTCCATTAACTTTGCCTGTTCGGCGATTGCACCTAATGCACTATCTTCAATTTGAAGTTCAACTCCGTCTAGTTCAAAGATATACTGATATTGTTGTAATAGACTGTTTTTTGGCTCTTTAAGGATTTGCACTAATTGTTCAGTTGTTAGCTCATCAACTGATGTAGCTGTACCAAAACGACCTACAAATTCTGGGATTAATCCAAAGCTGATTAGGTCTTTAGTAGTAACTTCTTTGAAAAGATCTTTCTTTTCATCTTTGCCTTTTAGTTTGCTGCCAAAACCTACTGAGCTAGTAGTGGTTCTACGTGCTACAATTTTATCCAGTCCCACAAATGCACCGCCGCAAATGAACAGAATATTTTGAGTATCAATTTCGTTCATCTCACCGCGTGGATGTTTGCGTTTTTCACCTGCTGGCAGTCTAACCACACTGCCTTCAATCATTTTCAACAGCCCTTGTTGGACGCCTTCGCCTGATACGTCACGAGTGATACTGGCACTTTCACCTTTGCGGCTAATCTTGTCAATTTCATCAATATATATAATGCCGTGCTCTGCTTTCTTGATATCACCATCAGCATTGCCAACTAGACGTACAAGAACACTTTCGACATCGTCTCCAACGTATCCTGCTTCAGTAAGTCCAGTAGCATCACAGATTGCAAATGGTACATCTAAGTACTCGGCTAGTTTTTTAACCAGCATGGTTTTGCCGCAGCCAGTTGGACCCATCATCAGCACATTAGTCTTGTCAATTTCAATGTTACGATTATTTTTAGCAATACGTTTGAAGTGCTGACATACTGCTACCGCCAGTGCCATTTTAGCATCAGCTTGTCCGATCACGTATTCATCGAGATATTCTTTAACTCGAACTGGATTAAGCAACTGAGCAGAATCTGTAGGGAATTTTTTAACCTTGTCGTCTTTGAGAATGTCAAGACACAGGTCAACGCATTCATTACAAATTGCAATGTTGTCACCGCCAACAATTAGTTTTTCAACTTCTTCTTTACTCTTACCGCAGAAACTGCAACTGGGAGTGTGATCTTTATTTGCCAAAATTAACCTCTAGAAATTTAGTAATATTGTTAACGAGTTGTTGGTTAATATAACTCATCAACGCTTTGAAATTCTCATCAGCAGCCGAATAAAAAACATGCGGCTTGCCGAGTACGTAACTAGTTATCCATTTAGTAACATCGCTGTCATTGTTACAGTTGATGTACACTGCTTTGGATTTTGAAATTGCATGAAACAACCAACCTATATCAGTCTCGCCTTGATAGTAATATAGGTTGATAGGTTTCTCTAACAAGTGATCCGAGAACCATTTGCTTGCATCTTCTTGCTCTTGGTCTGATATATTCATAAAGAGAATACTGTCGTTCTCGTTTTCAAATATATCAGGCGGCGTTATCAGTGTTATCATTCTGCTTACGTATTTTGTCTATGTATTCTTCTTCACTGATCTTCGAATTAATAGCTCTCCACAATCCACTTTTAGATTGTTCTTCGTTCTGCACATATTCACTAGATCCTGTTAGCTTAGTTTCTAATTGATGTATTTTGCTATACAAACTTTGTATTTCAGTTTTCTGTGCATTAGATAGTTTAGCTTCAAAGTCTGCCTTTTGCAAGTCTTCTAACTGATTTTTTAAGTCGTCGTTTTCTTGTTGCAGTCGATTAACTGTGCCTTCTAGTGCATCAATTAATGCAGCCTCTACAACATATTCTTTTGGCTTTTCAACCACTGGCTCGGGTGTATACACCATAGGCTCTAAGCCTTCAAAATGTGTAAAGCCATTATTAAGATAAGGATGTTGTTCTAGTATAGATGTTGTGACAGTGGATTCTGGGGAGACTATGTCAACAACCGGTCCTGGTGGGCTGTCACCCTCCGTAATTTCTTCAAATGTCGGAAACAGGTCGTCCTTGATTTTTTCTTTAGTAGGCGGTTCACTGACATCTGCAACAAACGCAGGAACTGTATTGTGTAATAAGAAATCACCTTCTTCATATTCACGGAATTTTTGAAAGCTAATTTGGCTGGATAATAATAAAATAACAGCCAGCGGATCAAACACTATGATTAAAATAACAATTACCCAGGTAACTGCTTTTTCTAAAATTGTTTCATCTGTTTCGCCATAGACAAATGCCGCAATGTATTTGATTGGCCCTACTTCGGCTTCAACCTTTCGTACCTCTGCCGCGATTGGAGCACGTTCTTGGCTAATAGCGGCAACAGTTTTCTGTTCGGCTTGGATCTCAGACTGAAGGCGGGCACGTTCTTTTTGTTGTGAGCGTCTAATCCCAACAGCTTTGTCGGCACCCGTTTCTGAACTGCTTCTTGCCATGACTTGGTCCACAGCCTCATCCATCTGTTTAAGAGCCTTACGGTTCGCATCTATATTGTCCTTGGCTGTTTTAATCTTTTCGTCATAGATAGCAATCTTGCTTTGTACATCACCCGATACTAGGCTTTGATCTGAGTGTGCTTTAGATAAGAATCCAAAAATACCCATTGATGTGATCAGCATCAATACTGCGATTGCAGCCAGCAAGTAAGTTCGAATACTCCAGGGTGCAATGTTCCAATTTTGTTTTAGCCATAATGTAGCAGTGACTTTTCCTATGCCTAAAGCAATACCCATTATAACAACAGGGATAACTGCGGCTGAGAAAATTGCAGTCAGGCCGAGAATACTGTAGTACTCTGCTACAATCGAAAGAGTTATACCGCTTAGTAATGCTAGGTAGGCGAGAAATTTTTCATTTAATGTTGGTTTCATAAGAGATATTTATTAACAGCGTCCTGCATTACAATCAGGATACTTACCTATATTAGCTTTAAAATAGTCTAACAAAGCCTTTTCTAATTCTTTGTGAATTTGAGATTTGATAATTTTTTCTTCATTACAGATCTTAATAGGAAAATCAATCTCAGGACATTTCATAGCATATATTTCAATAGCATGAATGTGAAATTTATTTTGTGTTTCTATCCTTAGGATATCTCGAATATCCTCATCGGTGCCGCCGCCTTTCCTATATCGACCGAGACGGCACTGTGTGCCTAGCTTAGGTTGTCCATCTGACATTTTTATTCCTAACGGATTACCTGTTTCTCCTATCTTGACAATACGACCATGTTGAGTAATAACGTATACCCAACTTCTATGTGAGTCATACATTACTGATTCATCAATATGAGTATATTCCCAGTAATTGCCCACTCGAGTACTTCTAACTGAGCATACTTTTTTAAAACCTAGATCTGAGTAATGATCAACGTTTTCTGCCGCGGGATTAATCCTTGCTTGTTCTTTCTGTAGTAGATATTCTTCACGTAATTCTTCGCTAGATCTAGGCATGCCGTATTTTTCAAAAAATGTCATATTATCTCCTCATGTTAGAAATTGCAACTGCTTCCTCATCTGAGAAAACCGGAACAGCATTAGACTTGTGCATTGTTGCAATGCCCTTGACTTTTGTGCCTGTATATACTTTAGGAGGTGCAAGAGTTGCACTGCCCATTCCGTCACCCCGACTAGGGGCTCGTGATGTGTTTTCTCTGCCCGGTGGTGCAGATAATTTGTAGGACAACGGTTCAGCTGACAGTGCCCGCTTACGTTTTTTGTCCTCGGCTTCTACTGCCCATTTCTTTTGAAGTTCTTTCCAAGACTCGTCGAGGTCACGTGCTTTACGAGCCTCGTCTGCATTACGAAATTTAACTTTGCCCTTCTTCTTGCCATTGAGACTAAGGCTAGGGTGATGTAGATGCATTGACATTATGCTAACTCAGTTTGGGGAAAGTCAATAGGATTAGCAGTGTTCGATGCGTGTGGTTCAAATGACTTTTGGACCTTGCTAGGAATGCCAGTAAATCTCAGTACTTGACCGTTAGGTGCAATTTTGAGAGATCCTGCTACTACCCAAATTTGTTTGCCAGCAGGATCAATGCCTGCTAACTTTCGTACTACACCATTAATCAATCCAGTAGCAGTGTCTTTGCCCCTAGTCCATTGATATGTAGTATCTTTATTAAACCAAATCTGTTCATCTTTAGATTGGTTAATGCACCATAGTTTCAATTGTGTAAGTGTGTATTCAGCGTTCATTATGAACCTCCTATAGACATAGTATACACTCGGTATAACCAATAGTGCAACCATTGATTTTACCAAACAGTAAATATTATTATGGAACTAGTATATGGTAACTTTCGAGCTTTTCAATGTTCTCTTTTGGACTGCGAAAGTATTTTATCTATCTATCGATCCAAATCACATATACAAGGTTCTCTTAAAAATATCAAATCTGACGAGGATTTCGAAAGGATACTTATAGACATGTTGTTAGATAAAAATTCAGAATACCGTGTCTTGGCTGTTGAAGATTTATCTACTAATGTTTTAATTTCATTTTCTATCTATTCGTTTCCGAACTCTAGTCAGTTTGGATTTCTAATGCTAGCCGGAACGCTGCCAACTGATAATTCTATACCCGAAAGTAGGAACACTGGTGCAGTTGCATTATTAACATTGGGTGTGATGATTGGAGAAAGTTTAAATGTATTTGATATTTTTATGAGTGTTAAGATAACTGCTTATCTTCCTTTATGCCGCCTCATTAATTCACACGAAACTAACTCCGGTGAAGAAAACAGAACTTATTGGCTACTACATAAAATAGTACATCCCACTGACTGTCTAGTAGCATCTATAGAAAAATATCTATTAGGACATCCACTGGTTGACAGATTATATCCGGTTGCAATAGTGCATCTCAGCGTTAAACAAAAATTTAGGATAGCACATTACAAACATAATTTTAGTGTTTCCGAAGAAACACTAACAAAATATACTGTACCTAATTATGCTTGTTCTACTTCAACAACAACATCGCCGGGCACTAGCTCTTGAATGACCTGTTCTATTGTTGCAGGCAAGTCAGCAAATGTATTGCCGTCGCCACCTCGATCTCTAACCAATTGACTTAGTTTAATAACAAAAATAGTTTCTTGAATTTTAGCCATTTGTTTTTCCTTCGGCTGCATATTTTTCTTGTGCAGCTTTTAATTGTTCTTCATTCAGTCCATGCCACCCAATGCACTTACCTGTTGGACTACGACCACAACCGCATTGCCCAATTTTACTTTCATCTTCTTTAACTCTTACCTGCATATCTTTCTTCCTAAAAATTGCATCATAGTTTGTGCTAAATGCTTTTAAATCTGTAGGGCGTTGTCTATCGCCCTTACCACCGTGACCCATATTATTCCTTTGTTCCGAATGCTACTGCTACCACTAGATCGTCTTCATGGCTAAGTGTCATTGTGTAGTTATACTTTAAGGTGTTATCAACATCCACAATCTTGGGTGCAGAATTTTTTGGAAACAGCACTCTGATTTGCTCACTGTTAACATTGCCGCCTTCTGCTTTGTAAACTGCTTCAAGACAAGCCCAGGTCTTTGCGGCCGCTAGAGCAGTAGTACCGTCCACATTGAATCGTTTGATAAACTGTTCTAAGTTTGACATTTTTTCAAACCTAGATATTCTTGTAATATCTATACCAATCATAAAATATTATAACATAAAAAAAGGCTACCAGAGTAGCCTTTTGGTTACTAAAGTTAAGATCAGAACTTAACTTTTAGTCCGGCGGTAACTGTGTTACCGTCAAATGCGTTAACACGGTCTTGACCGTATTGGCGACGAGCATCAACTGTGAGGTCAACAGTTTTGTTTAACGGAACACTTGCACCAACACCGAGTGTTAGAGCATAGCCGTCAACTGCGGCAGAGTTTCTGAGATGAGCAACCCCGACTTTTGGAGTAACTGTTACAGGACCAAATTTTGCAACATCGTAACCAGCTGTTAGGCTCAATCGATCTTGGTCGTTGACTTCCTTAGTGAAACGCTCAAATCCAGCAGTGACACCAACTTTGCCAAACTTCTGACCTAGTGTAATACCCATACCGTCTGTGTTTGTACCTGTGTACTCACGTGCGGCTGTTACACCAACTTCTAATGCGGATGCAGACATTGCTGCCATTGCGATTAGAGATGCGATTGCGATTTTCTTCATTTTTAATTTCCTTTAAAATAGATGATTAATTCATCATCTACTATTATATATCAGTATTAGCACCGATGTCAACTAAATCTGAGTCTAATGTTGCCAAAAGAAAACCCGCCAAAGCGGGTTTACTGCTGACTACTTATCACATTGTACGCCGTCAGCAGGCGAGTATCTTATTAGTTCCAGTACTTTGACGAATCTAACCGGTCCCAATATTCTTGATTATTACGATTGATAAAGTTTTTAATGAGATACCATCCCATTCCAAAATATCCCATCTTCTTAAACCTTCGACTATCTTGTCCAAAATAATGATTTAATATTTTGAATTTTTTAGGGCTATACTGCCTAGATAAAAAATAGTCCTCAGATGTTACTGTTTTTTCAGGAAACCCACCTAGTTCTTCAAAACGATCTCTACGAGTTAGCATAAATGCACCAATAGCAAACGGTGAGAAATATTTTAGAATATTGTTTATAACGTTAAAAAGTGTAAATCCGATCTTTGCTCGAATGTCTTGATCATAGCATTTGAGGTTTAGTCCGATAAGATCTAAGTTCTTTGACTCTATTTCAGCAACAGCATCCCGGATAACCGTATCCTTAAAGAAACGTACATCAGCATCAATGAATAAAATATATGGAGTAGTAACTAGCCGTGCTCCGTTGTTCTTGGCAGTAGAAACAGGGCCGCCTTCAATAACTTCAACATTGAGATTTCCCTTGGATACTTGAATAACTTCACGAGTGTTGTCCGTTGAACAATCTGCAATAATGATTCTGGTACTACCTATCATTTGATTACGTAAGTGCGTTAATAGATACGGAATGTAATTTTCCTCATTCTTACAAGGAATTACAATAGTAATTTTATCACTGAATTTCATTGTTTCTTGCATTCGCCTACTACCTTAAAATTTTCAAACTTTAGTTGATACGACATTGTCTTCAGGATCGATTCGCACGATGTCTGATCCGGAAACATTAATGTTATTCTTCCCGGGATGTCGTTTGGATTTTTTGAATGTATCGCTAACAATAACATTATCCACATCATCTTTCTCCTTGGTCCAAGTAACTATTTCCCAACGTCCGTCCCAATGTTCTACAAGTGCTGTGCATGACTCGACCCAATCACCGTCATTCATGTATGTGACACCGTTGATTTCTTTTATCTCTGCGTGATGTATGTGTCCGCAGATAACTCCGTCGAAGCCACGCTTCTTGCAATAGTTGGCCAAGTTCTCTTCAAATTTGAACACGAAGTCTACTGCTTTTTTAACCTTGTACTTAAGATACTGGCTAAGGCTAAAGTACCCAAAACCCATACGGCGACGAATCCAATTAAACTTATTGTTGAGTGTAAGAACAACGTCATAGGCTTTGTCTCCCAGGAATGCTATCCATGGTGCAAGACGGGTAATGCCGTCAAACAGATCTCCATGAGTGACTAGATAGTGTTTGCCGTCTGCACCTATATGTTCTATTTGATTGTGTATTTCTACTAGACCAAAGTTGAAACCATAGGGTATCATTGGTCTTAAGAATTCATCGTGATTGCCTGCTATGAATACAACACGGGTGCCACGCTTGGCGTGTCCTAGTACTCTGCGTACCACATTAGTGTGGCTCTGTTTCCAACGCCATTTGTTTTGTTGTATTTTCCAAGCGTCGATGATATCGCCTACAAGATATAGTGTATCACAACTATTATGCTTGAGAAAATTATTGAGCTGTTCCGCCTTACAGTCTTTTGTACCTAAATGGACATCACTCACAAAAATACTACGATAAGTTTTTTGCATAGCAATATTTATCGTAGTATTATGTTTAAAAGATTACAGTTGTATTACAATCTTAAATCCTTACCAAAGTCCATTTGTGTGTAAACGGTTTGCCTTCGGCCTTGTGTTTCAAGATTTTGGCGAACTCTTTTAAACGAAGTTCGTATTGTTTCTCGGCATCGTGGTCGACGCAAGCCCTGTACAGTTTAGCTACTAGCTTTCTCTGTTTCATGGTTGTGTCCTCCTGACAAATATTTAGTCAAAAGAAAAGCACCCGAAGGTGCTTTCTGTTATTTTCTGTTACGAGGTATAACTACCCTAAGCTGAGTTTAGGCAGCTAATGCGAACTGTGAGTCGTTTGCGGTTACTTTGTTTTGCTTCTGCGACCGGGTCACCCCAATCCTAACGGCTTCTACATTGCCGGACTGTCCATTTCAATACTTGTGACCCAATCGATCCTGTGTCAGGCCCATTATAAAACACACTACTGAAATTGAGTATGAAGGAATCGAACCTTCTTCCACGTTCCACGTACTCGATGCCCGTTTCAGTCAGGCTAATGTGTTTTATGGTGGACCTGGCGGGCACTGCCCCCGCGTCTTGAATCCTTTTCTGTCTACTTCATACAGTCTTAACTTAAATTATACTACATTTTGACGAGGCTGTCAAGAAGTCCTCGCCCAACATGTCTAACTGGACTATGTCCAGATGCTTGACAGGCAAATTATTTATTATCAACCTGTTCTACTTTTACTCCGGATTTTTCTAAAAACTCGATCCCCGAAATATCACGATAGCTACTGCGATAGTATACACTACTGATACCGCTTTGATATATGAGTTTTGCACAATCGATACACGGAGCATGAGTAATGAAAATACCAGCACCGTTACCACTGTTGATAGACTTGGCCAACTTAGCAATTGCATTGGATTCAGCATGAAGGACCTCTGGTTTAGTTTTAAGTCGATAACGCATAGATGTTTCAAAACTTTCATTGTCGTTTGCGACTACTACTGTTTCTTCAAAAGGCCATCTTTCGTAAATTTCTTCAGGGTCTAACCAGCCACCCGCATCGCGACTCATATAGTCTTTGTCTTCACAATCGTTGTCCCACCCAGAAGGCATGCCGTTATAGCCGTAGCTGATAACACTATCGTCTTTAACAATCACAGCACCGACTTGTAGTCTACGAGCGTGGCTTAGTTGAGCAGTGCGTTCTGCCCAATCCATATACATATCGATAAATTTTTGTTTCATTAGGCTACTCGCCAGATACTGTCAATGTTGTTATTAGTTAATGGCGATCCACCAGCGTAACTGATGGTAACATCTCCGTCACTGGGGTTATTATTCTTGCCGGACGTAGGAGTTTGATTGCCACCAACAAATGTAGCTTTGCCACCATTCAAGGTATAGATAAAGTTCACATGACTATACTTCCAAAGTACAATGTCACCCGGCTGTGCTGTTGCAGGTGTAACTTGTGTAGCACCCCATCTCTCTGGATTTTGCTTAATAGCTTTTGCACTGGCTGTTTGCACATATTGTTTACCTGAGCATTTTAATGCAAAGTTAACAAATCCCATACACCATGCAGTTTGGTCGGTATTCCAGGGACTGCCAGAGAACCCCAGTGCTGTCCATATCTTTAAGATATTTTTATTACTGGTCCCGCCAGCCTGGCCACTTTCTCTCCACATACCTCGACCTGCTTCTTCTAGAGTAGCTGCTAAGAAAGGAACAATACCTGAAGCAGTAGCAACATCTGTAATACCAGTTGACGTAGTAGTATCTTCAGGAGTACCGGGAAAGTTAGCTTTTACACCGTCAGTCGCAGCCGCTGGATTATAAAAACTATCAGGATTGCTGGTATAGGCAGTGGTAAGGTCAACTGCCGCAGCAGCCTCTGCTGGATCTAACGATGGCGGTGCATTAATAGCAATACCAACAAAGCCAGCACTGGTTCCAGCTTCTAACCATAATGCTGTTGCAACATTATTTGTAAAAACATTGGGGCTACGATACACATCAGCAATGTGTACTACTCCGTGAACTCTTGCACCTTGTACGTATGGCATTTCAATTCCTTATAAAAATCTAGGCAAATTATTTGTTATAGTACTAATATTTGCAAATAATGTATTAATAGTTGCAGTTGAAGAAATCAACGAACTTAAATCTTGCCTATACCAATCATAAATTTCTGTAGGGGCCACCCAATCGTACGGGCCGACATGACGTATGCCAGTGGTAGTAGATGCTGTTGCAATTCTTTCTAATGATGATGCAATTCTTTCAAGGTACGGACTGTAGTCATATGCGATTGATATACTTCCCGTGCTTGTAGAAACGATTGTTGGCTCCATAATAATATCCTAAACTAGTATTTACATCAATGCAATGCCAGTGGTGCCTTGCATATACTGATCTGCTGCTTCTTTCTTAGCTGCCATCACAATAAACACATGTTCTTTTTTCAAAGTCATTGTTTCTTTTGCACCAAGAAATACCCAAGGAATCATACCTAGGCCGCCGCCACTCATTGTGAGTGCAAGCGGTCTATTAATGGTATAACCGTGCTGGTCATCTTTTTCTAAACGTGCAATTAGTTCATCACCGTTGATTAACTTGATACTGACTACGTCCCCTTCGGACATTGGTTTTTCGATTAACATTATGTTTCCTTTTGATTAATTTCTATCCAAGTATGGTCTCCCATAAACTTGACCTGAGTTACATATTCGTAATCGTCAGGTTTTCCTGTGCTCCATTCTGTAGGTCCTAAATGAACCAACAGTGTTTTTTGTTTTCTTGTATCCCACACTAACCAATAACATTGACCTATACTTAGTTGAAACTGATATTCAGCTGCATGAACAGCATCAGTAACTTCTAATCTTCGTTTAATCTCGTTTGCTTGCTTTTGTAGCACAGTAACTAATTCCATAATTCTGTTATACTCTTGCTGGGCAAAATGCCTAGCGTTATTGAGCATAATATCTTTATGTTTAGTTACTGGAACAAGATCAAATTTAGGACCACCTGCTTCTGTAGGATACGGAGTAATGTTCCTATTAATGAAAGCAATAGTTATGTCAGTTGATGTCGAATCAAAACTATTTCTTCCCTTAGATACATTACTCATAGTTCTCCAGACTGAGCTAATTTTAACATTAGACTATATTGTTCGTACGCTTTACGAACTGCTGGATATGTATCACGCAGTGCTCGCTCACGTTCTTTTTGTTCCATAAGGGTTTCGAACATATTATAATGACCCTTACTTTTCATATGGTTGAACACCTGACTTTCAAACTCGGCAATGCGTTCTAATTCACTTTCACTGATCTCAACTGTGTAAAGAGTTTCAGTTTCAAAAGTTATATGCTCTTGAAGAAACTTGTTATAGTCAGTCTCATAATGAAATAGATTTACATTAGCCCGAGTATGTTTGTAGGCACGTTTATTTGAGTCAATGACTCGAACATTGTGTTCAGCCGCAAACTTTTTCAGCGTATCACTGGGGCTGGACATACTCAGTAGCCATTGGAAAGATTTCAGCAATTACTCGAGCACACTCACGTGCAACTTCCATGTGCTCTAGCTGGGTACCATTGCCGCTACGTAGATCAATAAAGTGAATCCATGAGCGTAGTGTGCCGTTCATATACAAGCGACTGACTGTGTTGCCTTCTGGTAGAATAGCACGGGCCTGCTCTTTAGCAATGCCGTTTTCAATGGCCCATGCATAATTTTCTTTGACAAGGTTGATAACCTGATGTTGTCTGCGATTCCATTCAGCCATTAATTCATGATCATCAGTGGTAACACTGTTCTGGCGATTCTTTGTATCCTGTAGTCGTGCTTCACGGATAACAAAGTCAAGGTCTTTGGTTGGATCTGCATAGCGTTGACTAAACTCCTGGAAGCTGAAACTACGGTGACGCAGGATCTGTCGAGCAATGTCACGGGTAGTTTCGATTTCTAAACAGGCTGATACCATTTCAAGTGGCGACCAATGTTTATGCTTGATCAAATAACGGATCAGCTTGTCAGCAGTATCCATGTTGAATTGGTTAGAGGGGTTACTAACCCGAGCACAGAACGCAATCAGCTCTTGTGCATCCATCAGACCTTCGTCGTACATTTCGCGACTGGGCTTGCTTGACGAAATTAATTTAACTTTCATTTATCTTCTTTCTTTGACGGTGTTTCACACAATGCTTCTAATGTCTTGTAGTGTTGATATGCTTTTTGTAATGACTCGTAGTGTGCTAACTTAGCAGGATCCGGAGTTAGGATGGCTAACCTCTTTTCAATAGTAGTTAGCAGGTCTCCTAGACTACGACCTTTCCATTTGATGTCTCCATCGAACTCCGCATCGCTAGTAACATGTAGTCCTGCATTTGAAATAGTTCCTATGTTTGTATTGTTAGTAGTAAAAACATAGGGACTAGAATTCCACGAGCCGTTAGCACCAGCACCTGTAGATATAGTATAAGAATTTTGACTCGATCCTTGAGCCCCTGTGGTATAACTTGACATGGACGTTTTTAAGAGATCATCTATTTCTTGTGCTGAGAATCCAACATTCATTGTTAGATCATCCTCTTTCCACTCATACTCCACTGGCTTGATTTTGGAAATGATTTCTGAGCTCATTAAATCCGCCTACTAATTGTTCATTGATAAAAATCTGTGGAACTGTTCTAGCATTGGGCACAGCTTCTAATAGCTGTTCTTTGGTCCATGTGCCTTCAGTGATGTTGCGTTCTTCATAGTCAATGCCACGCTGCTTTAACAGAGCTTTAGCTTGATCACAAATCGGACAGGGTGTTTTACTCCATACGGTTACTTTCATAGTTATAATTCCTTTGTGTTAAGTTTAGACGAAAAAAGGCCTCATAGCAAGGCCTTTTTGTGTTTTGGTGAAATTAAAGATCAGGTAGTTCTTCGTACTCAACTGTGTCTGACATCACGCCGATGACATAGTTAGTTGATTCATTTTCCTGTAGTGCAGTCTGCTTCTTGTTGATGTTTACATGTTTGTTAAACCAAGGGATAGGACTAAATTTAGGATGCTCTCCTAGGTACTTGATTCCAATTTCTTTTAGTCTAGTAAACGCTGTAAAATCTACAAAGTCTTTCAATATGTTGGCGTTCAATCCGATAACTACACCTTTCTTAAATAAGAACTCAGCCCATTCCTTTTCTTCGCGAATAACTTCTACGTATAGTGAATATACTTCGTCTGCACATTCTTCTTCTAGTTTAACAAAGTCTGGATCATCTTTGGTTACATTGTTGATAAGCCAAGCAGTCCATTCTGTGTGTAACAACTCGTCTTGCAGGATCAAGCTGATAATATTGCCGTTGCCGATATAGATCTTGTTTTCGACCATGGCCAGACTGGTAGCAAAGCTCACCATGAAACGTAGAGCCTCCAATGCATAGCTTGCGTGTAATGCCATCCAAATGGCTCGCTTGTGAAGCATTGTATCAACGACTTCTCCCAACTCTTTACGACAGTTAAGCTGATGTAGATCCTCATAGTAACGACCAATGTTAGCAGCCATACCAACAATTTCAGCCGTGTCGTGAATCTTGTTAAACTCTTCTTTAGGTACTCCATATACGTTCCTAATAATATGACTGTAGCTCTTACTGTGAATGTTAGTTTCAAAGAAACTCCAGTTACTCACAAGTGCTTCGAGTTCAGGCAAGCTAATTACGGGTTGGAATACTTGATTAGGAGCACGACCTTGAATACTGTCCAATGCCGTTTGTCTTAACAAGTTGCTGGTAAAGATATGCTTGACTGCATCACTAGCTTCCTTGTGATCTATCTTGTCTTTGGTAAGACTGATTTCTTCTGGTACCCAAAAGAATCCACGTGCCAGTTCTTCATACTTAGCAATCTTAGGATATTTGACTTCTTCGAAACGCTGTACTGTTACCGGACCGGCAGGATCCAAAAACATTGTACGTTTTAGATAGTTTGTTTGTTTTGATAAGTTGTATTGTTCTTTGCTCATTAATATTTTCCTGATGCAAGTACGATCTTGCAAATATGTTCTAATCTTTCTATGTGCTCATAGGCACGCCACGGTGTTGTATCAATAGCTACTACTCCATGTCCTTTTATACCCACGATGTCGTAGGCAATATTTCCAGCGTCGTCTAATTGTAACATCTTATGGCACTGGTCAGCAAGTTCTTGGCTAATAGGAGGCACATCGCCTACATTAGGTGCTACCTTGGTATAACGATTGAGTTCTGGAAAGGCTGCACTCACAGTACTCAAATCAATACCGGCATGCATTGCCGCAATGCAATAAGTTGGGTGAACGTGTACAACTACACGAACGTCGCCTGTGTGTTGTCCCATTTCTTTTTGCAAACCAAAGTGCAATGGTAGTTCCCCACTAGGCTTCAGGTTAGCACTAATTTCAGTATAGTCTAACTCTTTAGTTGCATGATACAGTCGAGGAGGCTGATCCCAGAATCCTTTCTCAATGCCAATCTTCTTGAACTGGTCAGGTTGTAGTGTTTGTTTACGTACACCGCTTGGTGTGATGTAAAAGTGATCACGGTCGTGATGACGAATACTCACGTTACCATCTCGGCTAGTAATCCAGTTACGCTTATAAGCGTCTACCATTATGTCACAGATTGTTTCTAACATTAATGTTTCTTTCTATAATCTTCTACTGCGGCTTTGATAGCATCTTCTGCTAGAATTGAGCAATGTATCTTGACAGGCGGTAGTGCTAGTTCTTCGGCGATTTGGGAGTTTTTAAGGTTAACAGCATCATCAATATGCATACCCTTAACCCACTCTGTAACCAACGACGAACTGGCGATTGCTGAACCGCATCCATATGTCTTGAAACGAGCATCTCTAATAATACCATCTTCATCTACCTTTATCTGTAACTTCATCACATCTCCACAAGCAGGTGCTCCGACCATACCTGTGCCAACTGTGTCGTCAATTTCAAACTTACCTACATTACGTGGGTTTTCGTAATGATCAACAACTTTATCTGAGTATGCCATTTATTTTCTCCCAGTTGATAATCTTCCACTGATTATCTAAGTATTTCTTTTTGTCATGTTTGTAGTCCAATGCCCACGCATGTTCCCACCAATCAATTAACAACACAATATCTTTTTTAATTTGGTGATTGACGATAGTTTTAATTTTACCGTCTTTGGCAAGATAGACCCAACCACTGCCTTGAATAGCCATTGCCTCATTAGCAAAGGATTCTTTAAATTTGTCAAAGTCTTTATAATGTTTGATAATAAATTCTAAGATACTACCAATAGGTTTATTGGAGTTAGTTGGTGCTTGATACTGCTGAAACAAAATGTTGTGTAAGAATACACCAGCTTCATTAAAAACTGAATCACCTTCATTTTTGTTGTACCGTTCAGCATAAATTTTTGCTAATTTGCCATAATGGTAATTGATGGTGTCTTCTGAGATCACAGGTTCAAGGTCATTGGTATCATAAGGTAGATTTATAATTTCCAACTTTTCTGGTTTGCCTTCTTGTAGAACATGTCTAATAAAACTATAGGTCATACTGAAAAACTGCTCCCACAACCACAGGTTGATTGTGCATTAGGATTTTGAATACTGAATTGACTACCTTGCAAATCTTCTTTGTAATCAATTACAGCACCACTAAGATACTGCATACTCATTGCATCAATCAATATTTTTACACCTTGTTTTTCTACAACAAAATCGTCTTCGTGTTGTTCTTCGTCAAATGTAAATCCGTACTGAAATCCAGAACATCCGCCACCTTGGACAAATGTCCTAAGTTTTAACTTAGGATTATTCTCCTCTGCTAGTAGGTCTGTGATTTTAATAACAGCCGATTCTGATATTGTTACTTGATCCATTATAACTTACATGCCTCGCAATCGGCGTCATCATAAATGATCACGTTGTCTGCCGCATTAATTGCAAATCCGTTTATACCATTAACCTGTGTAGTTGCAGTGACGTTAGTCTTAGCACCTACCTTGTTAATTAGGCTATAATAAATGGTCTTAATGCCCCACCTGTATGCCAACATCAAGTTCTTGGCAATTAGTGTAGCAGGTACCTTACCGTTAGCAAAGTGTGCAGGATTATAGAATGTGTTAGTACTCAATGATTGATCAATGTAAGCTGCTAATACTGCGGCTGTCTTCAGATAATCAACGCAGTTGGTCTGATCCCACATCATCTGATAACGATTCTTTAGGCGACGATATTCTGGTACTACCTGTACAAACGATCCAGCTTTAGATTCTTTAACAGAAATTAATTCCATTGGCATCTCAATTCCATTAGTACTGTTTAATACTACTGAACTAGACTCAACTGGTGCCACTGCCATTAGTGTAGCATTACGAATACCGTATTTGATCATACGTGCTCGCAATGGTTCCCAATCTAGGCTAGGAGTGAAATCTGTTAGTTCGTTAACTCCGGGATTGCGGCGTTCCCAAGGAAATACTCCCTTACCGTAATAAGTGTGCTGACTACGTCCGCATGGCCCACGTTCTTGGGCAAGCTCGACACTAGTTTCGGTAAGGTAGTATGCCTGGTGTTCCATCCAACGTTTAACTTCTGCAAGTGCTTCTGCTTCACCGTACTTGTATCCTTTACGGGCATGCCAATAGGCCAAGTTAGTAATGCCAACACCTAACGGTTCAAAGTCTGTGTTAGCCAGCTTGCTCTGTATGCTTAAGAAGTCTTGATAGTTCAACAAATTACTTAGGCTACGTACTAACACACGACAGGCTTTTTTCATCTCTTGTGGGTTACGGAATGCTCCCCAGTTGATGCTGCCAAGAGTGCAAAGAGCAATTCGTCCCTCTGGATCTTCAATTCTCTGGAAAGGACGGGTAGGTAAAAGTATCTCTTGGCATAGATTGGATTGATAAATTGGATCAACTGTTGTATCAAACGAGCCTTGGTTGATAACGTTGTCAATGTTAACAAGATAGATACGACCAGTATCAGTACGCTCTTTAAGTATTCCAGCTTTGAATATCGCATCTGCCGATACAACTTTCTTTTTCTTTGTCTTGTCTTGCTCGTATTTCAAATACAATGTTTCAAACTCTGCCGAGTTGCGATAGTATGCTTCGTAAAGATCCGGAACTTCTGCTGGATCAAACAATGTCATCATTTCACCATTCTTATAACGATTCCAAAACATCTTGTTAACCACAACTGAGTAATCCATTTGTCGTACACGATTTTCTTCAGTACCTTGATTGTTCTTTAGCACAATAAGATCTTCGAACTGAGCGTGCCAAATAGGATATGTTACTGTGCATGATGCATTACGGATACCACCCTGGCTGCAACTGCGGAGGTCTGCGAACCATTTCTTCAAGAAAGGAATCATTCCTGTATGCTTGATCTCACCGTTACGAATTGGGGCACCTAAAGGTCTGATTCTGCCAATTTCTAGACCGATACCGGCTCGTTTTGAAGCATATTTGGCCATCATTTCGCCGCTTGCAAAGATACTGTCCAGTGTATCGTCAGTGCTGATCAGCACACAACTGCTAAATTGTTTGGTGGTCGTACCTAGACCGGCGAGAACAGGAGTGGCCAGTGTAAAGTGTCCGTCTCGAGCACACTCGTAGTATTCTTTTACCCACTTTAGTCTAGCATCTTTAGACTCTGCATGAAATGCCGTAGCGGCTGCAACTGCATAACGTACCTGCGGAGTTTCGTATATTGTATTAGTGGCACGATTCTGTACTAGATACTTTTCTGCTAGCTGTGCAATAGCAGCAAATGTATATTGCTCGTCTCTTGCATGATCGATGAATAGGTCAATAATGTTCCATTCGTCTTCTGTGTACCAGTCTAGCAGTTCGCTAGTGTACATGCCTAGTTCAACATTCTTCTTAACAATGCTGAATAGTTTAGGCGGCTCGTATGCTCCGTATACTTCTTTACGCAACATACTTAGACGTTGGCGGCCTGCTACGTACTGATAGTTAACATTATTAATCTCGGGATTTTCTTCTTCGTCAATTAGATCAACCATTGCCTTTAACAGCAATTCGTCGATAGTATTAGTGGTCATGCCATCATGAAATTCTAACTGTGCTTTGATCTCGATCATAGACGGACTAACTCCGTCTATTCCGTGGCAGCTAAATGCTACTTGTCTTTGTATTTTTGAAATATCTAGTGGAACTCGTTGTCCACTACGTTTAACTACTTGAATAGTCATTGTCCACCTGTTCTTTTTATTTTGTGGCCCGGGAGCCCGCTTTTTCTTTTTACTACTTAGAGTGATATTTACCTAGGCCTCTGTACTTCAATTAGATTTTCTAGTTGAAATGACTCAGGAATATCGCTAGGTTTGTTTATATCATTATCTGTGTAGTTAATAACAAACTCATCATCGATGAACACTAGATTATATTGTCTAGATCTGTGTGCATCTGTATATGTTTTTATCTCTACCTTACTGTCTTTAAACGTGGCAGTTAACTTTAATGTCCAGGCTATCATTAATACTTTGGTAAAATCATCGTATTTGTTTTCAATAATGATTTCCCAAGGTGTAGGCCAGCTTCTTTGATTGTAAGGATCTACGTTCCTGTTGAATGGAACATATGGAGGGTGATCCCAAAACTCGATTAGTGTTTCTAAAGGATTTTCAGAAGAGTCGAGACTATGCCTGTGATCGGCCCAGGCACTCAATCTCTCATCCGGAGATAGGTTAAACATAAATTATCGGTAATACGCTACGTTAAAAATTATAGTACCTGTGCCAGCAGCAACAGGATTAGTATATTGTACAGTCAATGTATCGTTGCGATCAACCGGTCCGTGATCCAAAAAGGCAGCGGAGAATACCACATCACCATCACTGCTGCCCGCTACAGCATATGAGTCTTTATAAGAAACGCCCACATCGCTGGCTACTACGCTCAATGTGCCTTTTCTTGCCAATCCAGCTTTTTCCAGTGTGTAATCGATAGTCACACTGGTAACTGTGGAGTTGTAAGGAATCTTCAATAAAGTTTGAGTACTGGTACTTTCCGGTAAAGATTGTCTGTCTGTGAACTTTAATCTAACCTGGGCAGTACCCTCAATAATCTCATATTGAGGAGTATCCAATACTGTGGTCTGCATGTACCACAGACGCTCAAAATTGTCATTAGTTGAACTGTTGCCGTGGCTGGCAAAAGTAATGATTGGGTGTGCAGGGTCAGCATCACCGTTGCCATTATTACCAACGTTGATAAAGTGATTATTCTCACTGTTGATCTGATTGTTAGTCGAAGTATTTGCACCTGCAAAGATGCCTTGACGTTCGATGTTGATAAACTTGTTTTCTTGAATATCTACACGAATTGGTCCAATGTTCTTTCCACTAGAAGTAGTTAACGCATTGGCCAATGTAATACCTTGATATAGTGTATCAAAAGTATTGTTCACAATCTTAACATCACTCACATTCCAATTAGAAACAACAGGGTAGGATAAATCTTCAAAATGGCAGTGTTCAATAGTCAGGTCGCTGCTAAGGTATCCTAATTCAATTGCAGAATTAACTGTGGTTGCAGTAGCACCGGACACATATGTACCTAAGAACTTGATATCAGAGATTGTGGTGTCCGCTGCATAGTTTAACACAATCATAGGTGTTGTCTGGGTAGTCAACATGGTGCCAGTGTGTTCCAAAGTCATTCCGGAAATTTTAATTTGTCTCGGATTAGTAGGAGAAACAATATTTGTTCCTGTAACTCGCACACTTGGAGTACTGTTGCCTCCAATAGTTTCAAAAATAGTTGTGTTGCCTGTGCCTATTGAACGGATCACAGTTTTATCAATACCTGCACCTACTAGAGTTACATATGGTGGCAAGTATACTGTACCAGTTACGTAGTAAGTGCCAGCAGGAACACTAACAGGAACACGACTCTTTGGCAATGTCTTGTCAAAGGATCTTAAATAGATTTCATCAATTGCTTTTTGGAACTTGGCTGTGCAATCAGTGTTGTCTGATATGCCAAAGTCAAACATACTAACAGAGTCGTCTAGTTTTTCTTGTAGTGTACGCACTACTGGAAAGTTTGCACCTAACACTCCCGTAATAGTTGCAGTAATAGTGTGGCCGATATAGGTATAGTTAGTTGCTGTAAACTTGCCCGTGCTCAACAGATCAAACATTCTTTCTTCAGTAAGAACTTCAGTATTGCCCACCGCAGGAGCACCTTCTGCAACACTGCCGTTGCCAATAAACAGCCTTTGCTCATCAACTGACCAGCCCATTTCTCCGCTGGCTAACTGTGGCATCCCTTGATCAGCAGTTTGCCCTCTACGTAATTGAATTTTTGAAATCTGAATAACAGCCATGGTAACATTCCTAGTATAAGGGTATTTATCATGTCGTTTAGGTTTGACTGTCCTGGAAAATAAATACTATGATAATGTTTTACTTTATACGCCGAATCAAGTTTAGTCCCAAGGTGAATTCTAGTTATTTCAGGAATCCCACGAAATTTCTAGAACTATCGTTGACTGCTGCTGAACAAAGTTTACTGCACAACTACCTAACGATTAGTCAACAGATTAGGTATAGAATTTTGACGAATTTTAGTGAAAACGAGGTCTTTCCCATGACGTTTTTTGTGGAAAACGACCAATCTCTAGAAGGTTTTGTGTGTGTAGGCTCTAGTGACATATACGAGTTCTTAGAGAAGATTATCTGTACCAAAGAATATCGAGAACTATCTGATCAACTAGTAACCTGTTCTGATATTATGGATTGGAAGGTTGATAGTCTTCGAGTGCGTGACTGCGTGGACACAGACTTAGACTTTATCAAGGTAAAAAAATTATGGCAAGACGGTCAAGAAATTGCGTCGGACCAATCGTGCCAAAAGATAGCCTGTTTATGATATTTTTGAGCACTAGATACTATTAGGTTATCTATTCGATCTTTTAATTTGCTCTGTTGGTTAACTTCGTACGAAGTTGCAACAATCACTGCAATACGACGATCTAAACTAGTATTTTTTACATTGTGTGCTGCTAGATAATTATTCAAATAATAAGGTTGTCGATCACCTAGTATATGAGCAGTGTGTACAGTGTGTTCAAGTCCTGTATCTGTTTGAAACGTTCTAAATAAGTTGTTTTCTTTACATTCGCTAGTCAATGTTTTTTTAAACAATAACTTGTCCTGTTCTCTGTTTTCAAAACTTATATAGAATCGCAGTCCTAGCTTGTCAAGATCACTATGCCAAAAGTCTTTTGATATAGCACTTGCACGTTTTGGCAACAGAGTTATTGCAACTATTTCATTCTCGGGTATTCCCCAATCGTTGACAATGTAATTTACTAACTCTGGAAACTCTTTATTAAAATTAGATTGCCAGTCTAATGCTTTGGCCCACACTACTTCCCAAGGAAATGCATCTTTTTCATTTATACCTGCAATGAGATAGTTTCCAGTTTGTTGCAGTAGATTCTTCTGCGGGTAAACTTTGGCCATCCACGCTGTTAGTTTGTCTAAGTCTATTTGTGGACAACAGGGCAAATCTAACGGTGTGTAGATAACGTCTTCAGCTTTCACTTGTGATAATTCAAGTAATAGTCTTCAACTTTAGCAAGCCACATGTCTTGATACTTGTTAAAGTTATCCGGAGTTAGATCAAACTGTTGATATTGCAGATCTCTACTGCACATGAACACATGACCTTCACGAATTTCTGTCCCGTACACTTCGTTATGTGCCAGTATGTAAGCCATTAGCTGTAAGAAGTAGTCTTCAACCCATTCTGCTTTCTTAGGCTTGTTAGTCTGTTTATAATCGCACACACTGGGATTGCCTTTGTACACTGCCACAAGGTCAGTGGTACCCGAATACAGTCCGGGAAAGTATAGGCTTTGCTCCATTGCCCAAACTTCGTTAACATCCTTTAGACCCTGCTCGATAATAACATTGGCCATTTTGTTAGCCTGCACATGAACTAGGTTATTGCCCGGCTGACGCTCCAGTCCGGCTATGAATCTTTCTAGGTTGTTGTGCATTGCAGTACCGACACCAGAAGCTTCTTTAGTTATCTGTGCAGCGTTTTCTTCACCTACTCGCTTACGCCATTCGATTAAGTGAGTTTGGTCTTTAGTTGAGCCAAGGATGGTAGTAACGCTAGGAGTCTTTTCTCCGTCCGGAGTTAGATAAACTCTTTTACGAGTTATGGGATCGTTTATTTGTTGGCAGGGCTTATATTGTATGTGTTCTACAAAAGGTGGTGGAGTATAAATCATAGTAATAATTATACTAAAGTTTTTATCATAACGCAAATAAAGGACTATAAATATTTGCCAATGCAACAATATTTTCAAAAATTCGATTTCGAACTTAAACCATTTGAATACGAGCAGTTAAAAGGCCCGCTAGTATTTCAATACGGCTACCCGGATGTGATTATTTTCCTTCACCAAATTAACGATATAGAGCTATTCAAAAGCCTGCATTACAATCCTATATCCAGCATTCCGCCTAACAGAGTTTTCTATTCTGAAATAGTCGGTAGAGGATATTTACAACCTCACACAGATCTAGGAGTGGGTTGTAATCTAAATTGGTATTTTCAAACTGACGACTCGTCAACTGTGTTCTTTGACGAAACTGCCGAAACACAGCATCTCAGCAATATCAAAGAACAAGGAGAAAATGTATTCCATCTAGATCAACTTACAGAGCGATGTAGATTTAGTGCAGAAAAGAATACGGCTTACTTATTAAATGTAAGTAAGCCGCATAGTGTGCATAAACCGAAATTAAAGATTAGAAAGTTTTTTTCTTATCAATGGCTTAATCATGATTATCAAACTGTGTTAGACAGTTTGTTGATTAAGAAAGCGGACTGTTAAGGAACTGGTCAGCAGCCGAGCCAGCCATTTGATCAACTGATTGGCCGCCAGGTGCAGGGGCTGCACCAGAGGCTTCTTTATCAGGGTCGTCAACTTCAGTTGATACGATAATTCCCTTTTCATCAAAGTTGCGAACAATGGCCTGTAGTGAAGGATTACCGTCAAACATTTTTTGGAATCCTTTTGAATCAATAGCACCGTAGCCCATATTCTTCATCATGTTTGATAGAGCAGGCCAAGTAAGTTTCAACGTAGAATTCTTTGAATTACTACGCCCCATTTGATTCCTTAAGACCATTTCTAGATCAGCAGGAAACGAGTCTGCGACTTCAAACAATCTCATTTAGATAGTCTTGCGATAATGCTATGAGCTTCGTTTAGTTTAGCGGAAAATAATTTACGGCTTTCACGCATTTCACGTCCGGCCATTTCTGCACCGCCTGCGGCTGCATCTGCTGCACCGAATTCGTCATCCATCGGAACTTCTTCGTTACCGGCATTCATACTATCCATGCCTGCTTCTGCTCCACCCATATCAGCACCCATATCAGCACCCATTGTATCCATTGGGCTTGATTCACCTGCTAACACAGCAACAGCGTTGCTCAACTGCTCACGTGCTTGTGTTAATGTGTTTAGGGCTGTTTCTAATGCAGGAGCAACTGCACCTTTAAATGTTTCAGCTTGCTCTTGACCAAAGTTAGCACGGATAGCATCTGCTAGTTCGATCATACTCTTTGTTTGATATTGCCCAACACGAGTCATCCAGCTAGTGAAGTCGTTGACCATGTCTGTACCGGCAGTAATGGATTTGGCCTTGCCTTCTTCGTCTTCGTTCATTAATCTACGAATACTTTCGTTAACTAACTTGACATTTTTTCTATGTTGACTTTCTTTCATCTTTTTCTTTCCTGCACGTAGTTTTGCAAAATCACTCTTTTCGATCTTACCGTCATGATCAGCATCAATCTTTTCTTGATTACCTGGAAGGTTCTTAGTAGCTTCTTTGACCTTTGCAGTCTTTTTAGCTTTCTTTACATCGCTGTCATCGCCGCCGTCGGTAAATGTATTAGATTTGCGTGTGTATTGTGTTACACCTGGTTTAATTTCTTTCTTGTCAAACTTGCCAGTAGTCTTTTCTTTTTCTGCACGAGCTTTAGCATCGGCTACTGTAGGGAAACCTTCTTCAACTGTCTCGTCATACTTGTCGTATTTTTTTCTAATAGGATCAAGGTCCTTGCCGTCCTTACCTGCTTTGGCCAATGCCTGCATACCAGCTTTGCCATATTTTTCATGACCCTTGGCTGCACGACTCATTGTTTGTTTGTCGGCTTCTTTAACTGCGTATTCTTTTCCGCCCACTTTAACTTTTTCACCTTTTTGGATACCGTCTGACTTGGCTTTACGAACTGCTGCACCAAAAGCATTGCCTTCAGTTTTTTCGCCTTCTTTTAATCTGCCGTCAGCTTCTGCTGATTTCAACATGGCTGCACGATCTGCATAGCTACCACGCTTAACGTCTTTGGCCGCAGTCTTCTCACCTTTGGTAGGATTCTTAACATGCTTCAATGGGTCAAAGCCGTTTGTTTTCTTTTCAGCTTCAGACAACTTACGTTCCATAACAGCGATACTCTCGCCTAGCATTTCTTTGATACGAGTGTTTAGCAGTCCCACTAGTTGTTTGTTCTTCTGATAAGTTTCATTAGTCAGAAGATCATTAAAATTGCTTCTAGCTTCTACCTGATGAATTTCAGTGCGAATTTTGTTACGAGCATCTTCTAGCTGCTCTCTGCTATACTTGTTAAAGTCGACTTTTACGCCAAACTTCTTGTATAGGTTCTCATTCAATTTATGAGAACTGGTGTGTTGATTAAAATCGGTTGTCTTCATGGCATTTCCAAAAAAGTTATATCTATTATTTATGTGATATCAATTAATTTCTTAAAGGATCTTAAGATGCGGGTTTTTAGTGCATCTTTTTGTGTTTTTGCAATACTGCATCGAGTTTCGTAAAAAATTGACTGATCTAGTGTATTCTTTTTACGTTTGCTGGCCTGTAGGTATAGCTGTTCTTCAAACAGTTTAAATCCGTAATCTCTGTCTAGTTCTATAATCTTTGTATCCTGTATTCTACCTAATGCTAGATCGTTAGCGATCAGTGCGGCAGATTGCGGAAGATTAAGATTTTCTCTGTAAACAATACTACTGCCAGATACAGAATACAGACCGTCTGCGTTTTTAGTAACAAGAAATTTTTCAAATTTAATAGAGCCGTCAGCCTGTTGTATTGGTATAATATGTCCTTTGGCTTTGAGATCGTGTAGTACACGTTTGGCCAGAGTTTCAAATTTGCTGAATACTCTATCAGGAATTTTTTTCATTTGTCGTTTTGAAAATGTGTTCATTATCGTTACTTATTTCGTAAATTCCTTTACGCACTAGGTTTCTGGCAACGACTTGATCACGTTCTGTTAGACCGGTAATTCTAATTTTGCCTGTATGATGTTTGAAGAAATTGTGTTCTTCGTTAGTGAGCGGCATAGCAACATCTAATAATTGGACTATTTTCATTTTTGCAATAGATCCTTGGGATTCAATGTTAGCTTAGGTACTCCAATACTAGCTGCTTGACTAGTATCTAATTCAATACCCTGAGGACCACTTTTAGTTACTTTGATTTTGCCCACATTAGGAAGATCAATAGTTTGACCAGGCTTTAATGCCATTCCTATGTCTTCTGGTTTTTGTAAGGGTGCATCAACTGGCTTACCTCCCATTGCAGAAACAGTGTTCTGCATACCTAACTGGTTTGCAGCCATATTTTTAATACCCTGCTTGGCCATGCCGGCCATTCCGCCTAGACTATCAGCTTTGCCTTTGGTCAGTCCAGAAATAAATGACTGTCCGATACCCATTGGTTTCTTTGCAGCAGGTTGTGTTCCGCCTGGTGTGACCTGAGTAGGGCTAGCAGAACCCTGTGCAGCTTGTGCTCCTACTCCTTGTTTAACAGCATTAGGATCTGTAGGCTGACCTATTTTAGGCTGTTGTGCTGCCTGCTGTTGTGCAGCGGCTGCTCTTAGTGCGTCTGCCAATGTGGGCTCTGCTTCTCTGAGTAGGAATTCTCTGGCTCTCATTTTAGAAAGCCCGCAATTAGGTCAATATGTCCTGTGACCCAGCCCAGTACTGCTGTACCGCCTAAGATCATAAATATCCATTTATTTTTAAGTTGTTCTAGCTCGCCAATGCGATTAGACAATTTGCCATGTGATTCAACATCTTCTGCATGTAGTTTTTCAGCATGATCGAAGAACTTGCCGCTGTTAGCACGATATTCTTCTTGCATTTTTTCTAGCTTGTCTGCTAGCAGGTCACGTGTTTTGTCTAGACAATCGTGCATTTCTTTGACATCTGATTTTAGATCATCGATCTTGCTGTCTAAATTTTCTACTTTGGTTTCGACTATACCCAGTCGTTCTGCTTGAGTAGGCATCTTAATAACTTTCCCCATATTAGTTTATCCTATCTAAATTGTTTTTAATCACTACCTAGCAATTTGATAGTTGTATTTTTAAACTCCGGATCTGTTAAATCAAAAACCGGCTTGTCTATATTTATAGTTTCAGTTAACTTTTGAATAATCGGAACCTGATCAATATCACCAAGCAAGCTGCTAATTGGTCCAGTTGAATCTGCATAAATGCCGTCACGGTCCGGGCGTAGTCTCCATGTCCATACAGAATGCTTGCCTTTATATACTCTGCCAAACCCTAGTCCCTTGATGTCCACACTGTCAACAGTGGGGGCATAATCATACTCTACCACACTGCGTAGTTCCACACACTGTTTTAATGTGATCCAATTTTTAAATTGATCAAGCTGTTGCTGTGTTCCTTGACTAGGTCTGCGTACTCCTGTATCTGTGATATCGATTAGAGTTTTTATTTCAATTACTTGCATTATGTACCTACTTTATGTAGATATTTATAGTCAAAAGAAAAGGGAGTAAAAACTCCCTTGTCCTGTGTAACTTAACGAATTAAGATACGTTAGCTGCTAACATACTTGGAACAGCAACAGTAGTTGTTACGCCAGTAGCTGCATCTAGCACTGCTGCTAGACGTTCAGCAAATGTTGGTGTTGCATCTGTGTCATAAGCTGGGCCAGTTGGTTGTGCAGTAGCACCGTCAACCATAATGATGAAACCATCATTGTGACGTGGACCAATGTAGCTAGTTGTAGCGATAGTTTGGATAGCACGGATGGACTTAGAAAAGTTACCGTCAGTGATAGCACCAGTTGTACCGTTTACAGAGTCAGCTGTACCAATGTTAGTACCAGTGATCTTGATGAAAGTTTGTTGGTAAGCACTTAGCAAAAATTCTGCTGTAACTCCACCGTGAATTCTATTAATACCAGGCATAATAATCTCCTTAATCGTAATGCCAAGCCCCGCTCCGGAGCATTGTAATTTTATTTAGTCCGATTTAAAAAAAACGCCTGATATGCCCAAAAATCAGTCATCTTTGACATCGCCTTCGACCAGCTTCAGAGTCTTGGCTGTTTCTTTGCTGTCACGTAATTTGCGTATACCGCGTGTAAATTTGGAAGGATCTGCTGCTTTGATACTGTTTAATAGTCTACGCTCTAGTTCGTATGCAGTTTCAGGATCAAAGTTTTCTTTGATAGACTGAATCAAATTGATAGCACTGTCTATCACATGTGTGGCACGACTTTCGATAACTGCTTCAGTGTCTTTTTTAACTGCAATATCGTTTAGTTCTTCTAGTAGACTACGAGTATTTCTCTTCACAGTGGTAAATCCTTTTTAATATTTAGCGTAAGTGTTAACAAGTATAGCACACTTATTGGTATATTAAAACCTTGTAATTTGTGCGGTCGCAGCATATACTAGCTAAATACTCAGTAGAAACCATGAGTACTACACATTAACACACAGGAAAATATGAAATACATATCAGAAAAAATGCTAGCTATTATGGAACGTCTAAGCGAAATGTTTCCAGGTAGCAGTTATCAATCAAGTCTAGATGCTTATCTAAGTACTAAAGGCATTACCGATGCCGCACAGTTGGAAAACTATATCCGACAATTCAATTCTCAAAAGGAAACTTATCTATGAAAACAATCTTAAACTCAATCTGGTCATTTTTAGAAGCATTTGGCGAAGCCCGTGCTGCATCTATTCTTGCTCGTCAAGGCCGTATAGAAGAAGCCAAAGCTGTATATAGAAACTAATAAATATTGGCATGAACTTAGTGTATATACACGGTGCCAATGCCACCAGCGAAAGCTTCAACTATATTAAAAGTAAACTGGGCACTGGCCTAGACATTAACTATGACAGTCGCAATGGGTTTGAAAATAACCTAATAGACATGCAGTCAACACTTCAGGACCGTAAGGACCTAGTGTTTGTTGCACATAGTCTAGGCGGCATTTACAGCCTACATTTGGCTAATTCAATGCCCGGTGCTGTTAAAGGTGCTGTGACACTGAGTACACCATATGGTGGTGCTGAAGTAGCAGACTATGCACAGTACTTCTTACCATTCAGCAGACTGATGCGTGACATCGGTCCCAGCAGTTGGGTTATGAAGCAGGCCAGAAACATTAAGATACAACATCCCTGGACTAACATTGTCACAGTCAAGGGGCAAAGTCCTTTTATGCACGAGCCCAATGATGGAGTAGTAACTATTGCCAGCCAGAAACATCACGAAGATATGGAACTAGTGGAGGTGGACTGCAACCACTATGAAGTTGTGCTGAGTGATGTGGTTATTAAACTTGTTAAAGAAAGAGTAAACAAGTTTAAAAAATAAGTCATTCAGCTTTACACACAGTTTGTAACACTGTATAATAAATACTTAGACAGCAAAATTAGTTGCTGTTTACACAGACATTACACACAAGGAGAATAATATGTCAACAAAATTTGAAACCCCAAAATTGCCAGAAGTTAAATTCAATAAAAACGGATACGAAATCCGTACAGATATCCTAGATATGGCAAAGGGACTAGTAAGCGAAGAATTTCATTCTAAATTCCAAGGTTGGGAAATGACTGCTACTCGTGACGAGAAGACTGGTCAGATCGTTACCAAAGTTGGTATGCCAGAGTTTCCAGGACTAGAAAAGGTTCTTGAGACAGCGGAAAAAATGTATAGTTTTGTCAATGCTGGTGCATCTAATAAAAAATAATATAATAAGGCATAGCCAAAAATACTGTTAGATGTAAAAAGGACTCCTAGGAGTCCTTTTTCACGAGCTTAATTACTTGCCAACCTAGATCAAACTCCCACCACTTCTTACCAAATTGCGGATCGCTAGCACGAGAATGATGATTATTGTGCCATCCTTCTCCGGCAATTAGATATCCTGTGATTAGATTATTAGTGCTACGATCACCGGTGTCAAAATTTTGATATCCTAGAGAATGATTTACTGTATTGGTAAAACTGCCGGCATGCCATACAAATAAGGTAGGAACAAAGTATGCATAGAAAATTGCAAACGGATCGATTAGGCAGATGATTGTGATATAAATTAAATTTACTAGCCAGTAGTAATGATGCATCCACATATGAAATTTAGAACGCAACAGGTCCGGTACGTAACGAATATTAGGTACTTCAAACATACTTAAAAATTGTACTCTAAAGAAACCTTTAAACCAGGGACTGTGGGGATCCTTCTCGAGATCAGTAAACTTGTGATGTTCTCTATGCACAGCTACCCAACCTAGGCTAGAACCACCACCACCAATTGATCCCACAACGGTTCCAAAATATTCAAACCACTTGGGTGCTTTAAAGGATCTGTGAGTCAGTAATCTGTGATAAGTTACTGTACCACCGATAGTGGCAAAGAAAAGATACAGTCCTGCGGTAATGGCCCATTGTGCAAGTGTGCCGTAATAAAGCAGTACAAAGAATGAAAGATGTGCTAGTATTTGGAATACTATCAGTGAGTTTCTAGTTAATGTGAACATAGTGTAGTTATCTCACAATCAAAATTAAAGTATTATTGCTGGTTACTTTCTCCAGCGTACACTGACGGGGTACAGTCTTATTCATCCGGACGCCTGGAGCAAGCTCCTAACCGTTACGATCAACGGGCCCTAAGGTGGGTTCTTCATAGTCATGTGGATAAGCTAGGCCAGCCATTCCACAACCAAATCTTGCTAGTCCCTCAATCATACAATCAAGGAAATATCTCATTACTGGCACCAGCTTTGTTTAGCTTCGCCGTAGTACTCACGGGCGAAACCGTTGGCGATCAGAGCAGCACGTAGGCTCTGTCCGTTGACTAGAATGTCTCCTAGCACACGACCGCCAAACTTGTCCCAACCATACATAGTAACTTGGAACTTGCCGCCTTGTGCTGCCGCCTGTGCAATGGCATTTTTGGTAAATGCAGAGGCTGCTTCTCCACGCTGTGCTTCTTGAGGACATTGAGCACGGAAGCCTTTCTCTGGAGTGTCTACACCAAACACACGAATAGCCAACTCGGGTTTTAGTGGTTTAGGTAGGAACGGTGCTGCAATAACAACTGTGTCGCCATCAGTAATACGCAGAATCTGTGCGTCATAGGTAACACCTTGTGGTGTTTTTTGTGCCAGAGCAGGTACTGCTGCGGCTGCTAATAATAGGGTTAATAATAGTTTTTTCATAATGTTACTTATCTTATATAGTATATACCGTGCTGGCAAATACATCGTTAACAGTGGCACCTGTACAGTAGTAAGTCACGATAGCAGTTTCGTTACCATCAACATCTAATGTTGATACTCCTTGTGCGTTTGCGGCTGCGATACCTATTTCAAGTTGACGATTGGCCGCATTGGTATTAACAGCAATCAAAGTCACTGTCTTGCCTGCTGAATAGTTGGTAAATGCTACCTGTACTGGTTCAGTGGTATAGTTAAAGCGAACCATATGGTCAGTGGCAAAGTCTATGGTAATCTCCGTACCAGCACCGGCAGTGATAGTTCCAAGGTTGCGAACCTGCCCACTATAGTTTTTAGCAGTGACTAGGTTTGTGACTGAGAGGCTACCCAATGTGCCCACACTAGTCAAACTGCTTGTGACCACGGTTGCGGCTAGTGTTGTACCTGTGATGTTAGCGGCTGCTACTGATCCAGCGTTACCAGTGACATCACCTGTAACATTGCCTGTGACATTGCCAGTAACATTGCCTGTCAACACCTTGCCAGATTCAAGTGCGATACCTGTGCTGTCTACACTAGCCACTTTAGCAATGGTAGTAGTGTTTATAGGCGTAGCCCAAAACTCTATAGCACCACCTTGGTTGCTGGTTGTTTGATTGCCTCGGGCCACATAGATAATACGCTGATTGGCTGCGGCTGGAATTGACGTGCCGTTGTGTGCTGTGCCGCTGAGACGCATGATCTCTTCATTGGCCAATACTGCTGTGGGACTTGCCACTGTGCCGTTGTATCGGCGAGCGACAAATGCCGCAAATGATCCCTGTGCGTCATTATATATTCTTGATGGGATACCTGGTACAGCATACTGTCCTGTGACATGTAGCATAATACCTGTGTTAACAGGCGAGATAAATTCGCCAGTTGAACTACCTACAATACTCACAGCACCTTCTTGGCTGTCAATCGTTGGCACCAACATCTTAACCTGTCCGTCTGCTTTGATTTCAAACGCTGGAATACTTTCTAATGTTTCTAGAAGTGCTCCGTTAGTTGCGTGGACTCTAAACTCACCAACAACGTGTATGCCGCCTGTGCCATTTGAAGCTAGAATTAAATCTTCATTAAGATTGATTGTTTGTAGAACAGCGTAATCATTATTATCAGTGTAAGTTTCTATTGTAGAAGCAAGGTCGCCAAACGAGAAATCTAATCCAGTGCTGTCAATAATAATCTGGCCGCTTTCGTTAGTAGTAACGCCTGGCCCTAGTTTAACACCACCTATTTTAGTTGATGTAGCTGTGTCAATTGTAGGGATAAAGTTGCCGCTGTGATAAATGCTTAGTTCAAATGTTTGCGGATTAAGCCAAACTTGTCCTTGAAAGTTATTAGTAGGTTCAACTGTGTTAACAGTGATTAGCCCATTAAGCACTTCACCGCCAGTAGTAGTGCCATCGCTAATTCTCAATACTCGTTCAGAAGAGTCATAGAACAATTTGCCAGCATGACCAACATAGTTGGCAACTGTGGGACCATTGTTGCGGCTTAGGAAGAAATCATAGATAGCCATCTGCTTATCCTAAGAAATCGTTGTCTTCACCAGCTTCTTGCTGTGCTACAATGTTGATACCTGCGTGTTTCTTTAGTTGCTCTACTTCGTCTGGCTCACCGCACTCATTATCGTAATGATTATCTAGTCCCACACTTTTCTTTAGAATTTCTAATTTGGCCTGTAGTGGAGGAACCATTGTAGGTGTTTGCCCAGCAGTAGTTGGCTCTTGAATAGGCATGATTTGGGAACTAGTTTGATCAGTACTTGTAGCACTGGCCTTGTCAATAAGATCAGCTAGACCTCTTAAAATTTCACTTGCTTTCATGTTGTTGTTCCTTATGCGACTGGAGTAATTGAAATATAACCTGCACTAGCTCCAGATAACAGAACATAAGTTACTGTAGTAGTTGCCTGCATAGCGAAATGTTCTACGTGTCCTGCTGGTACTAGAATATCGCTGTTGTTATCAGCTACATTAGTTCCAAAATTAATTACTGCTGGTTGTGTTACTGCTACACGTACTTTAGTTGCTGGCAATTTAGCCGATGTGTATTCTGGTCCTGATAATAATGTAGCAACATTAACAGTTCCTGTGCTTGTTGTTAGGGGATATAACCCTGTGTTTCCGGTTGGTTTTGATAACATATTTTCCTTTTGCTAAGACCTGTATTGTTCTTAGACTTGGTATTTATTTCTTTAGTCCTGCTAGCATACGAATCATGCTAACATCTATATTTTCATCTGTAGGTTTGGGCTGCTGTCCAGTATCTGCACTGGCCTGTGCTGAACTGATAGTTTCATAATCGTCCATGGTCAACACACCTTTGTCTTTGATACTGAGCATACGTTCAACAAGATTATGTAGATCCATATCTGTTTTTACATCTTCTCGCACTAGTTCAAACACACGGATTAACAAAGGAACATCTAAAGTCACAGTGTCAATTTTGTCTATGTTGGCTGCACGATCAGCTTCTTTTTCCAAACGTGCTAGCAGAGCATCTTCATAGCTGATACTTTCCTTAACAGGTTTTTTAGTTAGAGATTTTAAGAATTCCATAACGTTATTTACATCCCTGAGTCGGCTACTTCAATAGTTTCTATCTTAGCTACCCAACGAATTTGTTTATCGCTAGGGCCTTGTACCTGTACCAGTAGGCATCCAATATTGTTTTCAGTGGACACACTGAGTTGCCAAGTAGTTGAAGTATTGCCACTAATAATTGTTGGGTTCACAATTGACAGTAAGTTAGTAGTGCTGTTACCTGTATTTCTATACACTGTGCCTTTTAGGTCCCAAACTACAATTTCTGGATTTGCTGTAGGATACAGTTCTTTTGCAATAACTGTGCCTGAAAAGTAAATTGCCGAATTGTCAACTAAAGTAATCTGATTAGTTGCATCTATGTTACCCGAACTGTCTGTGGTCAAATCCACAGGACTAGCACTGAGTACAGTATCACCACCTAGTAGGTAATGCCCTGTTTGAATTTTGCCACTTGAATTGCTCTGTCCACCTGTGGCATAATGCGGAACAATCACAGCACCTTTGATGCCTCTAGCATTACCGTTAACACCACCTAATACCAATGCATAGTCTGCATCAGCAGTGTTATTATTACCTCCAGTAACTACACTGTGTAATCCCGTGGCCTGATTAAAGCTGCCACCCGCGATAACAGAGTAGTTACCACTGGCTACTTGATCTGTAGTACTTCTAATTCGTTGCCAGTCAACTGCGTATTCACCACGCTTATTTCCTGCATCATCGTTGGCAACAGCACCTAATCCCTGTGCTTTTAGCACTGCATCAATGTTGGTCTGTGTACCGGTTACAATTAGGCTGACCACTGCTGTTTGACTGCTGTCTACTACAGTTTTACTTTCTGTCCAATATTGTAGTCCTTCACGAACACTGATAGTTCCGCTACTGGTAATATTAATTCCTGAACCAATCTTAACTCCGCCCAATGTACTAGTTGTAGCAGTGGTTAATTCTTGTGCAGAAACAGTGATGTTAACTTGGCTACCAGTAGTAGTTGCTGTGATAGCAGCACCGATAAAGTTAATGGTAGTAGTCTGTGTGTTGACTGCTACTCCTTCGTCTTTAATGGTAATAGGGCTTGTGCCGCCGGCACTCGTGCCGCTGCTGCTGACGTACCATTTGGTGCCGTCCCAGGTGTAGGTGTAGCCGTTAGGTGCTACATAAGTGTCGCCCGGTTCTGGATCTGGTGGAAAACTTAAAGCCATAGTGAAATATCCTGTTTAGCTATATTTACCTTAACTCAAACAGAATTATTTCTCAATCGGCTGTGGGCTGTTAAATATTCACATGAATATACACGCAGATAAAGAATATTGGACTGGATTAACGTGGCCGGCGGCACCAAATCAAGACGATTATTCTGTATTTTCTAACTATTGTACGGGCCGTGTATTACTGTTGGGTAGCACTAAGTTACTATTGCCGTTGTGTACAGAAGCGTGGGATGTAAATCCAGTATATGATGACCCTAAAATCCAGTCCAGAGATTGGTTTACGCTAGATCAGCATTGGGATACTGTCATCATAGATGGCGGGTTAACTATATTTGATAAAGAAACTTGTGCCCAATTGATATCAAAAGTTTTACCAAATTGTGATCGTTTTATCGCTCGTAGTTTTCTTAATCCCAACTGGCCCACGAAGTATGCTCAATATTTCCCTAGAGCACACGAACTAACACCTGTTCCACAAGAACACCCCATCAACAAAGTTTATACATTTTACATATGGAACAACCGATAATCCTAGCCATGTATTCAGGTGGCCTAGACAGCCTGGGTATGATATATAAGTTACTCACAGATCCTGAGTATAAAGACTATGTGCTACACATACATCACATACACCATCACAATGTAGAACACAGAGATCGTGCCGAAGCCGTAGTTGTTGATCGTGTGCTTAAAGAATTAGAAAGCATGGGCCACAGTTTTATCTACAGTGAAAGCGAAATAGGTTCACAGCCCTACAATGGGCAGTTCATGTATGACACAGACAGCATCAACTTCTTTGCTGGCTATATTTGCAGTGTTAATCCCCGCATTGTACGAGTCGCCATGGGTATGCAGGCCAATGATCATAACCACGCATTAGAAGACCGTCGCAAACGGGCCAATGCTATACTTGCGGCATTTACTCCTGTGGAGAAAATATATCCTGTGCTTGAAATGACCAAGCGTGAGATATATGATATGTTACCAGAAGGTTTGCGTAACATGTTTTGGTCGTGCCGGCGTCCAGTGTATAGTGAAAAAAATATCGCACCTTGTGGAAAGTGCGATACTTGTGTGAAACTGCGTGAGCAGGGTATACGTTAAACTTATACCGCTGTAAACGTTTTAGTCAACGGAACTAATGTAATCTCAGTTGATATCTTGTTAGTTGAACCATATTGGAATATTGGATCAGCATACAGTACCGTGTTTGTACCAGTACCGTTGATAGCACGATTTGAACCATCTCCAACTGGTATGTTAAATGTACACACACCAAACTGCATGGTTGCCGAGTCACTCATAGTAACACCGTGAGTATCGGCCCCTGCTCCAGTGTTGTTAAGAATAACTTCACCCATACCCCATTGTACTGAACCACTTAGGGTAATAACGGAGCCAGTGTTGGCATCCAATGAACTTCTCAGCATAGTTCCTAATGAATCGTTTGCTTGGTTAAGTACTTGTCCCGTACCGTTAGTTTCGAGATTGTTTATAATACAAAATCCACGTTGGATATCTATTAGATATACAGAGCCACCGGCTCTAGCCATGTGACAATCATTCATTTCCACTCTGCTACCTGTGCCAGTGTTATCCGCATAAACACAACTCTTGGTGGCATCGTTTTGATAACAGTATACATCGTCTAGGTAAAGTTTTGCTGGATTAGATCCAGTTAACTCGATACCGTGATTCGAACTGGTTGTACGTACGGCAATATTAAATAGGCCAAATCTATTAACGTTTATAGCGTTTGTGCCGGTGTTTGCCGGAGTAATAGTAACATGTCCCTCAATCCAAATAGGTACATGGCCAGCATCGGGAGTTTCGCTACGGATAAAAATATTTCCACGAGTCAACGCCACATCCTCTGTGATAGAACTCATTAGGAAAATAAACTGTGGGTTATCAACGATAGAACCGTTTATGTCAATTACTAAACTAGTATCAGCAATCCTTGCTTCAATATAGGCCAATGCCGACGCGATAGTTTTGAAAGGTTTGTGTAAACTGCCATCAGCGGTGTATGTGCCCGTATTAGTTGGGTCGACAATCCATTGACTATCCGCTGTGTCGATATATACACTAACGCCTTCACTGTCAAGGATATCGCCCGGTACTGTTAGAGTACCATCGTTAGCAAACGTCCAAGTATTGGCACCAAGAACATCACCATTGGCGTAGCCGCCTGTGATTACCTGTACAACTCCAGACTGTGTGGTTGCTGTGTAAGCACGACCGCCTGTGATTCTAACATCGCCACCATAACTACTGCCTGCGGCATTCTCAATGACTACATCACCGCCGGTGATTTCCACAAATCCAGGATTGCCTGTGGTAGAAGTGTTAAAGTGAGCAACATTGCCACCTTCAATCCTAACATAACCACCTGTGTCGTTAAGGCCTTCGCCACCGCGTAGTTTAATATCACCACCACTGCCGCCACCTTGGCCCCATCCATTACTGTTACTGTTGGTTTCACCGCCAACTCCTCCCCAGATATAAACATCGCCGCCTTCACCTGTGGTGCTGGTTGAGCCGTAGCCACGCTGGCCTTGGATCACAATACGTTGAGCATTGGTGTTGTTTTCTGTAGCTGTTGGTCCTGTGACGATAACTTGGTTTTGACTGTCGTTGCTTAACTGTAGTGTTGGTGCGTTAAGGTTGGTAGTGACATCATAGCCCTTGTTATTTTTAGTTGGCAGAGTCAAGCCTTCCGGTAGTTCTAGACTGCCATCAAACCTAAATGTCCATGTGTAGTCAGTTGATGTGGTCTCTGTGCGAATATCAATTCCGCTACTGGCACTCATGTCATCTTGGTTTACAAGTGTTAACTGAAATTCATTGCCTCCTGATATGTAAACATCGTCTGCGGCGTCTAACGTAATATCTCTTCCTGAACGAATAGTTATATCATCGTCACCGGTAGCCATGCCAAAGTAACTGTTACTTTCACCATCACCGTTAACTATGTCCAACCCAATGGTGTTAACGTAGGTGTAATTAAAATCAATGTCATCTATTGTTATAGGCTCTGGGTGTGCTGTGCCCAGTGTTATGGTGTACAATGGTGGATTACCACTAGAGATTACATTGGTCACTGTTGATGCGAGATCATCAGTGCCGGGATTTATCACTAGGTTGATGTTGCTGTAATTATAGGGAAAGGCAAGATTGCCATCAAAATACTCCACCCATCTTGACAACAGATCATTGAGATACAGTCCGTTATCATTCCCCATCTGTACAGCAATAGATCCAGTGGTATAGGCGAAAGTGTGTTCACTACCGTCATTGTAATTGTCTGAATAAGTTTTCTCTGCTGTTATTTTATCACCAGTGCCGCCAATAGATTCTAATCCGCTCCATACCGTAGTACCGTCACCTACTCTCAGTTCATTATTGGTAGTGTCATAGCCTGCTTCACCCAAGGCCAATACTGGATCGTTAGTAGTCCAATTAGCGGCTGTATCTCTACGTAGTTTGATTCTTGTTGTCATTTATCTGCTCCGATTATGCTGTTGTGACAGCATGGCTGTCTAATGTTTCTATTCTATCTACCATTGTTTGTATAAACGCTAGATCGAATACCTGTTCTTGTAATCTCATACCCGAGATATACTTGCTGTCAATGCCCGCAAATTCTTCTACAGAACGCAGTGCTCTATCATCCTTTACATACTTCATATCTACCACAGGGTAGATGTTACAGTATCTGTTACCAGTTAATACTCCGTTGGCATAGGCATTCAAGTGATACTGTGTCCAAATGTTGTAATAGTCCACAACATCTTTTACCAGTTCTTTGCTGACTATGGTAATCTCTTGACCTTGCTCGTTGACTGTGACTGTGCCCACTGGTGTGTCATCTGTGATAATCTTGGTAAACTGGCCTGCTTGTTTGTTGAATATGTGATGTCCAACAGTACGTAATTCTGTACCGTCGCTGAACTTTAATAAAGTATATGCTGATGATGTTTGCTTACGCTTGACCCATAGTGGTCGTGCTTCTGATAGTTCACCGAGATCAAAGTTCCATACTGTTAATACATCATCATAGGTAATGTCTTCAATTTTCTTTTGTGTGCCGTTGGCCAAGGACATCATTGTGCCTGCTATTAGACATGGACCATATGGAATATCCCACAGGTCTTCAACTAGTGCGTAGAATGTATAGCCATTGCTGTCCACAACATAGGCTGTGACAGATGCCATCTGTCCCCATAGTGGATTATCTATATCGTAGCCACTCCAACTTACTGTGTTGTTGCCTTGGGCAAAAGTTCCGGTAATTGTCTGTGTATGATTTACAGTTATTCCATTAATAATAATGCCTGCTGCCGTTGCCCCAGTGCTGTCAATATTGTATGTAACAGTTCCGTCGTTATTACCGTAGCCGCCTATGGTTAAGAAAGATGATACTATAGTTAACAAAACTCCCATTCCACCGTCGGAAAAGCCACCGTCTAACAAACCATCAAGGTTTTCGTTATATGAAAAAGATGAATCGCCACCTTCTACATAGTATTTTGCTTGATTGTTAGTGATTGCCTGACTAGAAGACCAACGATTGCCGGTCCATACATAGGTTACCGCGTTGGTAGCCACATAACTTTGGCCCACTGTGGCAGTTGTTGGAAATGTTATTGCTGTCATAATGTGTATTTACCCTATCATAGTCCGAACCTTGCCCGTAGAGCCGCATAGTTCTGTAGTTGTTCTGCTTCAGTTAGCACTCTATTGTAAAGTAGGATAACAGCAAGTTTGCCTTTGAATCCTCTACTGATGTAACCTTTCCCCCATACATAAGGAGTAGATCCCCATGATTGATTGGTTCTGGCGGCTCCTAGTATATTCCAACCTGTGACTAAATTCCCTGCTCCTGGAATAACAGTACCGTTTAAGTAATAGTTAGTTGCTGTTAGATATGCCCAATCAGCATTGTTGCCTGGATTTTGTATACTCCATGGACTTGATCCGTCGGCATTACCAAATCGCATGGTACGGTCAGCATCAACACCTAGTCCATATGCTAGATTAGCATCACCTACA